GTTACGTACTAGGTCGATAATAAGGATCTGAGAGTTCATGCTTAGCCTCGTTTGCTACGATTGCGTGGGACCGTTTGGATTTCGCTGAACCGGATGGACAGATCAGCACCGAAGGTATCAGGGAACAGAGTCGACAACTCTTCACGAAGCATTTCGCATACCGCTTCTTTGGTGATGTAGTTGTACAGAATAATCCCGCGATGGTAAACCATAGCTGGGTAAACCTTACCGCCTGCACGTACCTCAGCGAAGAAGCCACCGTAGGTAGTCGCCTCATGACGTACTTCATGACGGTATACTTCGATCTGCACATTGTTAGCTGAACAGATCTGAACGAACTCGTTGGAGTTACCACCGAACATCACAGGACGCTTACGACCCGTAGTGATGTCTTGCAGAGAACGCATCAACAAAGGTACGTCCGATTCCAGCGTGACCATGTCGATGATCTGACGCATTGCATCCATGAATTGCTTGTGAACGATTTCTTCGGTCTTCTTCGTCCATGCACTGGTATCGGTAATACCGATGACGTTAATGCCAAACCACACGTAACCGTTGTTGTGTTTAACCTTGACGCAGAGGTGTGGAATGTTAGAGAGACCAGACAGGTGCATGACAGTGTAGTCAGTCAACCGTTTGATCACGAGGGTCATATTGGGGCAAGTTACAATTTGCGTAGACATTGAGGTGGACCTTTAAATAGATTGAGTTATTCGACAGATTGCCAGTTCAGACTACGTCCATACTTAGCCTCGTCGATATAGACCTGACGCTTCAACCATTCATCTTCCCGATTATCGAACTTATCGAGATGAGTGATGGTGAAACCAACTTGTTTAATGATGTCATTTGCTTGAGCAGTGATGAATTCATTCATTACCGTATTACGAGTACAAGTCGACTGATTCAACAGACGACCGTAGAAGTTAGACAGTAACGTGTGCGTAGGTAATCCCTGACGATCAGCGATCACGAAATAATCCATGGTCGAATCGTGACGGATCACATAAAGATTACCCGGTCCAGTAAGATTACGAGTCTTACGGAATGCCAACAAGTCGGCTGTGTATAACTCGTCTTCCAGAATTTGGGCACTGAAGATCTCAGGCTTAGTCAAGAAGTAGAGTTCAAGTCTAGCACCGCGTTTAACCGCAGCCTTTACACACTCAGCATTGTTACTGGTAGCGTAAGTGGAAAGGACCTGTTTAAAGTTACGAGTCTCGCTGAGCCATACTTCCCCAGTATCGCACATCAGGATAGCAAAGAAGCCACCCTTGTTCTTCCCCGGTACAGATGTTTGGTTGGTGACTTCTGCCATGTATTTACGGCAGATCCGACGAGCTTCCGTGTAGCGTGTTTTTGTGATTGGCCGTACAGCGTACATTACTAGCCCTCTAGATAAAGTTGTGTTTATTCTTCTTGTTGGTTGACGTTGAGAATACTGTAGCGAAGACCGAAGTCAGGACATTTGAACTTGGTACCTAGTAGCGGGGTACCGGTCATTATGTGATCCATAAACTGACCGTACATCTTAGGGCCATCACTGTCAACCAATTTCCATTCTGGACTAAGGGTGTTATGACGATAGAACACGCGTACCAGATCAGGGAAAGCCGTAGATAGACGATGATTATCGAGGTCTCCCTGATCCAGGTTACCATCACGCTTCAGTTGCAGGTAGTACTTGTAAAGCTTCCACGCTGTACGTGGCTCACCGACGATCATGAAGTCTGTAGCCAGCCGCTTCTCGCTTGGTGGCAACCCCAACAACTTACCAAAGCTATCGCAGTTGCGCGGAACGTGTACAGGAGTAACACCTTCAACGAGGTAAGTGCGGCAACCCGGACGCATTGCAATCTTCAAAGGTGCGTTGCTACCACGATCACCGTTATCGAATACCCATGGGAGACGATCATCTTGCATATCAACGTCAACCGTAAAGTTCAGCTCACCGCCGAGTTCTTCCTCGAACTTCTTCAGTTGGATACCGAACGTGAAGATCGTCCACAGGTTAACTTGGCGGGTATAGCGGTAAGGACGTTTGTACTTGAAGCGGTAGACATGTTTATGAACGATCGCCCCTGATGGGAGTACGGTCTCAGTAATGTCCTTCCGAATATCGGTCTGTAGACCCAGATCGTTCTTTTTTGGCAAGGCTTCCGAAACGCGCTTCAGGATACCTTCGTTAGCCAGGTTGCTAAGAGTAGACTTATCAGGCTGACTCCAAACAACACTCACCTTGATACGGTCATGGCCGCGATCTCTTTTCTTAGAGGACATGTTCTAGAATCTCCTTTACTTCTTTTTGAGTATAACCACGGTTACCCGGACGCTGGGTTTGAAGGACGTTCAGTACCGCCAAAGGGCATAGGCTACTACGAACCGATGCTTCATGTTTAAACGGTTCTTCTGAATCCAACCACTTATTCATCTGCTTCGTGTAACGATGCAATGGTCCGTAAATATCTTCATCGCTCAACTGCCATGGTTTAGGATGAACGATAATCCATTCAGGATCAACCCCATTGCCAGCGATACATTTAACCAACAAGATAGCCTTATTATCCATCTTATCAGTCAGGTTAGCAAAGATCGCATCATTGGTCAGTGACTGATGATCTTCAGTGAAAGCCCGGCGTGCTTTGGAAGCTAGACGACCCGCTGCACAAGCCTCACCAATCGCCCATACGGCTTCAACGCGAGTATCGTAATAGATACTAGCTTTACCCTGTACCGGGTAGGTAACGATCGGTTCCACGTTGTTACCCAGTTGACACGACTTACCGACATAATGAAGGCTGATAGGTTTCGAGGTATTAACCAGAATACCAAAGTCATGTTCCCATGTAAACCATTCAGGACGAGCCTTAGTGGAGAACTTGGTTGACATCGATCCGCCGTCCATGAATGGCTTGGCGGTATCAAGCATTTCACCGATGTCAGACATCAATGCCTTCCAGAGCTTTTCAGAACCCAGTTCCTTACAACTCCCCGAGATACGGTACTGAGTAGGACCAGCAGCATCCGAGATACCACCTTCTTTCAATACGATCTTCTCGATACGTACCTGCGGATAGATGAAGATATAATCCGCAGGGCGAACATCGTCCAGTAGTAGACGATAATGCGCAACGATTTCTTTGATTCGGTATTGAATCCACTTACCAGCCAATGCCATCTCTGGTGTCTTCGGTACACCACGTCTTACCCACAAGGTAAGCTCATCTTTCACACGACTCATTGGATACTCCTAATGTTTGGGATACACAGCTGTAATGTAGATGTGAAATAAATTGAGATGGCCAAAAGGCCACCTCGATCAGGTTTATTTACACTTCAGCGACTTCACCAACAGTCTCATCTTCAATAGCCAGAGCTGTACCATCATAGACGGTTTCTTCTTGGGTTTCGAAGGTTGCGTATTCCATGGTCTTGAAGAAGCGCATGTCAGTTGTGTCGATTGCGCTGTTCCAACGAAGGGAAGTGAACGGCAATGGAGTTTCCATCATGTTCTTCATGTTGATGTTCACATAGCGAACACCTTCCACCACCCAACGATTGCTTTCGTCAAGGTTACTCACAACCCAGTTACCACCAGCCGGATTCTGGACGTGTACCCATACCAACAGGTTATGCCATTGGATGTTCGGGTGACTACGCATCATCTGCTTGATGTTGATGCGCGCGCCAGTACCGACACCGGCTTTAAACATACTTTCACGCTCAGCAGCAATACGACCAGCGTGACTACGGGCGTAGTACTGCCATACACGACGGAACTTATCGACCGCAGTCGGTTCACCCATTACGGTCAGGCCGTTCAGTGGGGAATTGAAGTGACCGTCCCAGCTTGGGATGTCGTCGCCGGTTGCGTTCCACTGTTCAGCACCTTTACGGAGCAGTACTTGTGCAGGGCCAGCAACCATTGCCCACGGATCAGGCATCCCACCGTTATCCAGATAGGATTCCAGACGTACGAACTTGCTCTGGTACTTAGCCAGAATAGCTGCCAGCTCTTGCAGGATGTAGTGCAGGCGAGCGAACTGGTATTGGTTTGTACCCGTATGGCGGATAGGGAATACCAAGGTCAGGTTGCAACCATAGCTCTCGTTACCGTTATGGGTAACAGCAGGCTTGACGTGGTCATGGTGATCCATCAGCTCTTTATGAACCGACAGCAGCGCATTGATGTCAGCCAGCAGATCGATTTCATTTTTGAATGCTTCACGGTCGTTAGCGCCTTGCATGTAAGCGATAGTTACACTAACGGTGTTCGGTTTGGACATTACCTTTCCTCGGAATAATTAAGATGGTTGGGGAACAGTGTCCCCATTGTATTAGCTTAGCCCGTATTAGCTTACTTCTGTGGTGGTGCTGCTGGCAAGAAGCTAATGGTTTGCTGGAGATAGCCCATGTCCTGGAGGTTGAATCGACCTTTATTAACCGGGTTATGTGCAATCTCACCAAATGAAAGAGTCGTGCCACCTGGATTGAGTGGTTGGCTCGAGACGCTGTTCTTAGTTACTGTGATGATCCAGCCATCGGCAATCACGACAACCGTCACATTGGTCTTACCGATGAAGTCACGAATATGATCGGCAGTCAGACAGGTTTTATCCTTGAGCTTATGCTCGATCTCCAGCAATGCATCGATGTGACCGATAGCGAAATAAGCTTGTACCTGTGGGCGGTCCCCGGTCTCGAACAGGTATTCAGAACGCATGCGTGGAGCGCCTTCAGCAGTTCTCAGTGCCTGAATAAAGGTTACATTGTCGTTAGCGCGATAACCGTAAACAACACCTTGTGGTACAGCGTGAAGAATGAAAGACATCTTGAATCCTTAGCGGTGAATGATCAGAGTAGACCAAGTGGATACGAGTAACAGAATGAGTGCAACAGTCAGAACTTCACGACGGGCGGGAGCATGGCTCTTAAAGCACAATGCTAACCAGCCCATCCAAGTAATGATCGTAACAACCCACAACAGTCCGATGAGTGTAGGGTCCATAAAGGTCCTAGAAGTAGTTGGTTGAATCGACGGTCCAGTGCAACGGAAGTTGAATCCCCTTCATCGCCGATTGTACCTCAGAAGGAGTGCAACCGATACTGAAAGCATGGTTCCCTTCCACGTAATCTTCGAACGTTCGGGCAGCGTTGCGGTAAATATAGAAGCGCTTGGTGGTAGCCACGAAGATACGCACGTCATGCTGACTGCTGAGTTCGATCAGCTTTTCTTCAGACAGATTGTTAGTGAGCCGCAATACGGTAGCCACGAAATTAGTCTGGACAGCCGACCCGGTTACCCACAGTCCGATTGGAGAACAGATGTTACCATCAGGCTCTGTGAACAAGCGTGCTGTCGATTGGGAAATGTAAGCCCAATCCTTAGCGATGGATTTCAACCCACCGAACTTAAGGGTCCGTTCGGTGATGTCAATATAGAAGCTCATGCCGTCTCCTTGGGTTTGATCGCCCGAATGTTAAAACCTTCAGGGATGTCAGCAATCTTTTGACCGAGAGTGTTAACCCGGAAGAAGAAGTCATAACCGAAGAGATGTTTCTCTTCGTCATGCACCAGTTGCACACTACCGTCTTGAATGTAGATGTCACGAGCTGGGAGGAACTTGTGACCATGCGAACGAGATTGGTAGATACCGTTCGGCACCGTTTGACCATTTAGTTCACGACTCATTACTTAATCCTTTTTGTAGTACTTCGATTTAAGACTGTCTGCCAAACCATAGTCCGGGTCACGTACGGGTTCAATCCCATCTGTTGTACCGGTCATGATACGAGGTGGTGCATGACGAGGCATTTCTGCTACTACACGAGTATTAGTAATGCCTGCCTTCAATACTTCTTCTCTTAACTTTTCCCAATTCATCTTATACTCCTGACCACATAAAGCCCCTGCTATTAAGCAGGGACCTATGTCAGTGTCGAACGGTTTCGATTTCGTGAGTGAGAGCCATAGTGACAACCGATTCGTGGAATGGGTTACGACGACTTATTTCATTATGCTTGTAATCACGCAGGGTGACCTGTAAAGGAAACTTACGATACCCGTTGTAGATCAACTTGGTGACGGCTTCGTTGGACAACGGTTCTTCTGGTCGAACCCAACTCATTCCACTACGAGTTAGTTTGATCATAGTTCCGACATCGGTGATCAGATACATGGTTGCCCATGCACCCAGTGCTTCAGCAATGCGTTCCAGTTGTAGTTCAGTCATCCCTCCACACGCAAAATAGCTGGATTCGCGCACTTCCCGTTTTGCATGCTTGTAATGACGCATGGCATTACGAACACCAACACTACTACCAACGAACAGGATGTCTTTGATGACCAAGCCATGTGCTGGGTAACCACTGATGTCCCACGGGCGATTGCAAACGTCCTCGCCTTCGAACTGGATGATCTCATCACCGGGGGCAACCCAGATTGATGCACGGCCATCGCCATGTAACTTCAGCACGTGACGGGAATCAGCGTAACCGGGATTATGGCAGTCGAGTGCGTTATGGACGTTCTGGGTCTCAGCCATCTTTTCAAACGCGTGACGCAGTTCCCAACTAGGGAAGAAGATAACTGCCTCGTACAACCCTTTCGAGTTACGCGATGGTAAATCGACCCAACGAATGATGTCGACTTTCTTCTTACCATGGTGAGCTTTGTTGAGATCAGCCATTGTCCCATGCAGTGCTACTAGGTAGGGAGCTGGGCAATCACGTTTAACGAACAACTGGTATACTCGACCGGACATATCAGTTCACCTTTTCGAATTTGAATTCTTTATCCGCAGCTTTCCAATTGGGCCAGTAGATCCCACGGATCATAATCCGCTTAGTCAGGATGCTGCTATCTGGGTCCATAGTGAAAAGACGGATCTGGAACGAGTCACCCGGTTCGATATCGGTGAGTTCGTTAAGTACCGGACGAATGCGTTCCAACACCATGTCTGGATCTGTACCCAGATCGACCAGATGCTCGATAGTGCTAGGGTTGGAGATAACCCCAACGAGATTGTCAATCGAACCACAAGCGTAGTAAGCCTTGTCCTCAGACAGGTTGTAGAATTCAACGTACATGTGTTACTCCTGATTGATAAATGTGTAAAGTTTGCTACGGCTGGTAGTCGAGTCCTTAACAGACTTAACCGAGATATTGACGGGCGCAGTGTGTTCCGAATCTTTACGGATCAAGCCACGCATTACTTTAGGGAAAGCCGCCATCAACTGTTCTTGTACGGCTGTAGCCAGATCACGAGTGCGGTATTGCTGTGCACTGCGTTGTTTGGTAGTGGTACCGAAACCTTTCTCCGATTCAGTCAGGAGCAGCTTCTCTTGATCAACACCCAAACACAACTCAATAACGTACGATGCCATGATTAGACCCCGCTACACGTTTGATACTGACCATGATTTTTTGACCAACGTACTCCACCAGATCATTAGCTGGATGATCTTTGAAAGCAAGTACGATATCTTCACCCATGTCACGGAAGATATCAGCAGCTACCATCGCATTGCCAGCAGACAGATAACCCGGTACTTCGAACTGGTTGTAGTTATCCACGCTATCAGGCCAAAACAGACGGACACCGACCGTGTAGGTATCTGGGATAGTAGGAGACAGACTTTCCACGATTTCTTGTAATGTAAAAACGCGTTCCATTATTAACCTCTTGAAATCCAGATAAGGGCAACACTGCAAATAATCAAGAATAGCAATACCGCTGCCCCTACTTGGTTACTTGCATCGCCGTGTACTTGACGATCGTAATCTTCATCGCTATAACGCATCACGATCAGATCTCGATATTAACTGTCAGGAGGACTTCGGTTGGTTCCAAAGTACTCAACTGTTGACGACGGAAAAGATGCAACATCGTTTCCATTGGAGTATGGGTATCGACCTTTGGTGCGTCGATAAAGCTGAACGTGAAAGCTTCAGTCATCAATGGATTCATTGCCCAAGAGACTACATCGGTTTCAGTGTTAAGCTTAGCCAGCAACACTTGGAAGGTATCACCAGTCTCGCCGTGGATATCAACGTAGTCATCCGAGTAAGTCTTGATGTATTGGGGATTACCCTCAGCGTCTTGAATTACGATACCATCGATTTCCAGTGACTCTTGACGCTCACCGTAGCTGGTGAGGTTCAAACGAATTGCATAGTGATCCCGTGGGACCTGCACATAACCTTCAGCCAATCGGTTCATCGCAGTGTTAGCCTCGAAATAAGACAACACGCCATCAGCAACTGTAGCTGGATTCCCTTCGGTATCGATCGCGTAGGAAACACCAGTGAGTTGATTTACGAACAGAACTTTAGACATAGGTCACCTCAGATAGATAGTTCGAATGTGTACAGTCTTTTACCGGATGCATCTACAACAGACATGCCATACTGGCCTTCCGGGTATTTCTCAAAACGCAGTGTCTCGATAAGGTCTGTAAAATCTCGAGCATACAACCCAAGATTGTAACGAGCTTGTTCAACGTCGTCTACATAGACGATACGGTGACCATGATCGATGAACTTATCTTTAACAAAGAACGCTCGCTTGGAGTCGATTAAGGTAACCAGTGTTAAACACCGATTATCATCTTTGTCATACACGGCGTAGTGATAATCTCGGAACAGGGTCCAATTCATATACGCTGGACGTAATGAATCGATATCCTTTACAGCCATTAAGCCATACCTGGTGGACGCACACCAACCTGAGTAGGATCTTTACGCAGTTGCCCTTCACCTACCCAGACGCGATGGATATCACTCGCTGGAGTAATGCCATCACCTAAAGCCCGTACACTGTGAGGTGTATCGACCTTGCCCGGATCATAAGCCATGATTTGAAGACGGCCATTCTCTACCGCAAACACTTCACCCTTTGGACCCATCAGGTCCGCCCCAGCCAAACAAAACTCCCCAGTAAAGAAATTACGCTGCTGCATTTAAAACCCCCGTTGTGATAGGCTTAGGAATCGGAGTGCCGAATGGAACGTAGTCCAGTAGTAGTTGATTTTTAGAGGACACAATCGGGAACTCCGTATCGCCCGGATTACGCCAGACGATCTGTATTGCCTTTGCTTGTTCAAGATGATTCTGGTCTACCAGCCAGTGACGCAGCATTTGCGCTTGACCGTATACCATGCGCTCAGCGTCCACAGGACGCACTTGGAAGAACTGACCTATCTCGGTGTTAGCCAATTCACGGTTCATCGCCATAGCGACTTCCTGAGAGGTCTTAGCGCCATAGCCGTTCTGACTCAACCAACTGTGCATCGCCTTGATGTGCGGATACAGTAGGTTATAGTTGAAGTCGTTGATAGCAATACCGGAGACGTAAATCTCAGGTAGGTTGAAACGAGAGAACCCGACAGTGTAGAACCCGTAAGGGATACCATCATTAGGTTGACCGAACAATGGACGCACTGTGAACTCGACCCGATCCAGTTGATCGTTGATCTGTTCCAGAATTTCTTTTATGTCGCGTTTAAACAGATGTGCCGAACGAACATAGTCGCTCTTAGTGTACGCTGTCATTCAATACCTCGATCTGATCACTGGTGGCATAGAAGTCATTCATTGGCTCACTAACTTTAGCAACCTGAAAGACTTTACCGTTACGAGTTTCGTCTAGGATGTAAAGTTCATCACCAGCTTCGGCCATAGTGCAATCTACATCGAGTACAGTAATGACGATCTTGCGTAAAGCCCTTGCCCTTTTCATAACTCTCCCCCGAATACGGAATCCATATCTGTTAGCTGAACGGTTTCGATCTGATCATGGTTGTCGCAGTTCATGACTCGGAATCCACCACCTGGGTTTTCCGTATCTTCACTGAGTACCATCAGGTCATCACCTTCATTTGCAAACTTTACTTCAGTATAGCCTTTCTCACGATCTGTGCGATGAATGAAAATGTCGTTAGTCGCTTGTAATAACATACCACGCGCTACATCACTCTTCGAGATGCCATCGATCAGTTGTGTAAGGTTCTTGAAGAAGCACATGTTATTTCCCCTGCTCAGTAATTGTTGGCTTCTTTCTCCAAGATTGGTCTAGGATACTATTTGTTGCCAGTTGAGATAGTGTTGATTGCACAGACATGATGTAAATCTGAATTCCGTTGTACTGACATAAAGCCTCCCCGAAGGGAGGCTATTTATTATTCGATGAATTGAAACAAAGCCCCGATGATTGGTGAACCTTCATCCGCCCGAATGTAGGTACGACCAGACTGCCAACTGAAATGGATGTTGATGCCCCAACGTTTTCCATTGATCTTGGTAACGTAGCCCGTATAAGTATTACCGACACCCTTCTCGATTGGATGAGGGTTACGCGGTTTTAACTTAACGATCTGTACATTACCCTCTTCGTCCAGATAGCTGATCTCACGAATGTAGATATACGACCAGTCTTCATTCGTACCGTAGGCTTGTCGGAAATCGAAAGTACGTCCATCTGCCAAGATGTGCACGGTCTTCTCGAATTCTTGGTTAGCCAACATCACTTGCACTTCGTTCCGTTGGAACCAAGGGTGAAGAATGTTGAGGTTGTAACATGGTCCCGGTTTAGGGAGGCTGTTAGGTCGGGATGTGTTGTACATAAACGTCCTTTTCATTAACTGGGCCTTCAAAGGTCTCAGTCAAGAAGTTGTAGTTACGACCGGGTACACTTGCGCTACAGCTTTTAAACTGTACGAAGTTATTGTATCGATCGAAGTTGAATACGAAGACTGGTTGACCCAATACCCTAGCAAGCGACGCTTTCTTTGCGTTATGGGTGAAACTTGCATTACCCTGACCTTTGCAGATCAAGTACTGTGTAAGTTTACCTTTAGGTAACCGAATGTGAACTGGGTCAGTAAAGGACATATATCGAGTTGGATCAAACTCACTGAGTGTAATCCATTGACCGTCACGTCGATTCTGCCAGTTAGCTAGGAGACTCCCAACCTTCCAACCCCCTATTACTATTAGTGCCGCTTTAAGTATGACGAGTATAGTCATGGTCACCCCGAGAATGGTTTCCCGATTACCAGATCCCGATGCAGGAAATGTTGTTTCGGTACTACCACTTCTTTCAATTCGGTTCCGGTGCGGTTATCGGCGATCTTCAAGATCTCACCCTGAGGTGTAATCTCAATTCTAACTGGAGGGATACCCACCAGACCCATGGATACGAAATCGAGATCATCGACCGTAGACATAGCGACTTGGTGATCGTGTCCCATCCAATCAGCAACCCAATGACCGCACTCGGTACGCTTTAGCTTAAGTTCGCTCATAGTCCCTCTTAGGGGACCAGAGTCCCCGTTAGTTCAAAGTCTCGCGTGTGTGGTACTCTGCCAGATCGTTATTACCACCAGCGATCTCCATCATATTCATTACGTTGATGAGTAGAGTACGTTGCACACCATTGATCTCAACACACAGCTCTACGCTGGCCGGGAAACATTGGATGCGCTGGACTTTGCCGAAGGCATAGATGAAGGTCAGCATTGGATCAACCATTGCCAGTTCGTCATCGTTCATGTTTTGCAGGTAAGGTACCAGCGTTTTCTTGACGATCCAGTTCAGGACCGTTCCAGAATGTTGCACTTGATCGACACCCCACTGCAACAGATGCGGGATGCATTCCAGATTCGATTCGATACTGTACGCAGCATCATGCCAGGTCATCGGAACCTTAACATAGTTATCCGATGGGAATGAGGTCACCAGTGGACCATGCTGCAAGAAGGAGACCCAGCGCAGGTAATCGTTAGTGGTGCCGTAAAGGTCGCCGTTGCTATGAACTTGTTCCATTATCTTACTCCAGTATGTTATTTTTTAACGATTGTGGCGTCAGTAAAGTCGCCGTTGAATTGGACCACGTAATTGTGGCCAACGAAGGAAATCTGCGATATATTTTCCCAGTGGTCCTCTAGGATAATTCCATTCATGAGGTGGGTCTTCAAAGCACGTTGAATGATGATCTCCGGGTTATGGAACAACTTACGGATAGTCTCACTCATCATTGTTTCAACACCGATACAAGATAACCCCAAGGCCATCATTGTTGCTTGTTCTTGTGGGAACAACATTGCACGAAGGTAAGTAGCCCCACGCACAGCGCGGAGTGCGGGGTGCTCATCATTGTCTTTAAGGCTACCGACCACGTAAAGTTCCGGGAATAAGCGATAGCTTTTCTCACGTACCGTCACTCGGTAGGTATACTCTGAATTTTCCTCAGAGTACATTATATCGTAGGCTTGATCTCGGGTCCAGATTTCGCCATCTGAATTCAACTCAACCGAACTGCCGATTTTCCACGAATCACGGAATGCACACATGAACTTGGCAACCGTTTCGTGATTCACCATGTAGTGGCCGTAACGCTGGGCATCCCATGGTTGGTCGGTATCGTTGTGATGTGGATGGACCACGAAGAACTGTGTACCTCGTACCCACTCGATGTAGATACTGATGTTGGTTTCTTCAGGGTAGCCATATATGTTACGGTTGAAGCGTAAAGTGTCCAGCAGTTGCATTAATGCCTCCTAGCGATTTAACGAAAAAAAGAATTTAGCTAACGGGAGTCCGAAGACTCCCATTGGCTTATTGATCCGATTAGCGAAAGAGTTCAGCTGCCAATGCCTGTTTAAAGGCAAGACGCTGCTGCTCATCGCCACCCCACAACTCCACACTGGTAAACCCGTCTGCATTCGGGGAACCGAACGCATTACAGGTTTTACCGAGTGGGGAGGAGATGGAGTTTTGAATGATCCGCTCGCGTTGAGCGTTCATACGAACAACATCAGGGGTCAGGATCGTTACGTTTACTACGGTCTGCAAATTCAACACAGCGATGCTCCTTATTTAGCTTCAGCGATGAGACGATCTACCCAAGTGAGCATTTGTTGCTCAGCTTTGTGCAGGTGGAAGTTATTTGGATCGAGTTCTTCACGCACTTCATATGCAAGTACGTTCTTAGCAGCGGTCAGGGCTTCCTTCCAGCATTCTTTGGAAGCACCATTGCGCTGCATGTGATTAGTCATAGCGCGGATGCGAGCCGAAGCTTCATCAATCCAGCGCTCAGCGCGGCGGCGATCGTTTTCACGTTTGGCCACAAGCTGTGCTTGGTAAACCGAGTTAACGAGTAATGCAACGCCAACGACAGCCATGGCGCCATTTGCATAATCTTCAAAAGTCCATCTAGCCATGATTTAGAATCCTTCAGCGTTTGAGTTAATTAGTGCAGGGAGATCTTGCAGATTTGTTCGTCCAGCTTTTGAATAGCCGGAATGACTTCAGCACGGATGCGCGGGCAACCTTCGAAGTTGTACAGGTCCAGGTACAGCTGGTCGAAGAAGCCACGCATTTCTTCATCCGCTTCGTAGGAAGGGGTTTGAGCTGCGATCAGTTCTTCGATCTTGGTAGCTACAGCCAGGTTGGCTTGAGCGATCCAGGTGTTAACAGTAGGCAGAGTTTGCATGATTAATTTCCTATAGATAAATTTGAGTTTTAGATTAAGCTGGTTTATTTTCAGTGTCTTCAACGAAGTACACGTAAACAACACTAACCGTTACGACAACAGCAGTAACGGCCAACACGGCGGCTGCACCAGCAACCACCCCTTTGAAAAAATCGCGGGCTACTTCTTCCATTTATTTAACTCCTGTAATTAAAAGAAGGTGATACTGGTTAGAGTATCACCTTTGTAATATAGCGTTTAAATGGGTTCTATTATTTACGGCTTGCCAACAGGTGGCAACGACGCAAAGAGAAGATCAGTTGACTTACCAAAGTACGAATGCACTTGATCGCTTCAAAGCGTTCAGTTTCTTCGATGCCCGGCATTTCGTTGAACTTGGTGATCTCTTCTTCAACCATGCTGTTCAGCTTGGCGATACGATCCAACCAAGGCACGTCGTCTGCATTCATCTGATCAAGCAGGTCACTGATACGTGCAGTGATCTCCATCTCAATGTGAGTTGCAGTTGGTTCAACCTTGGTCCAGCCGAAGGTGTTCATCATATCGCGGATAAAGCCCATCGTAAATTCCTTTAAGTTAGTTAATCCACAAAAGTAATATAGCCTTTAAAGGGTTTCTAATATTACTCTTGCGGAGGTTCTTCTGGTTCAGGTTCCGGGTTATCTTTAAACAACCAGACTGTCAGTCCTAACAAAGCTACTGTAGTCACGACGAATCCTATCACCACATCGCGCAGCTGTATACTACTTTCTCCATGATCTTCCATCTTACACCTCGAATAGTTTGCGGTTTGTAAAGCTTAGTAAAAGTACAGCACGTCTCGCCAGCGGGTCATCAGATGAATCCAGATACCACGTTCAGATGTAGACATGTGGTTGAAGTCATTAGGTCCATGACCCATTTGCTTCTCCAGTTCAAACTGAAGCCATGCAAAGGTACGACGATATTCCTTCTCCCGACCACCATTGCGGTTAGGAACCCTACGACAACGTTTCAACTCACTGTTGATCTGTTTGATCCAGTAGTCGTAGAACTGATGGTCTATCCGTTTCGATGGACGGGTGCAATGCCAGAATGCCCAGCCAGCAATCAGTACCATAGAACCCATTATCGCCCAGAAGCTCCAAGGCATCAGTAGTGCAGCTTTGTAAAGTTCCTGCATGACAACTCCAGTCAAGATTTAATTACACGGCTATGATATAGCTGTAAAACCATTTCTAATAAACGAGGAAATCGCTATGCCCACTAAGAGTCCAGCTCAAGCCAGATTGATGCGTGCTGCTGCACATGATCCAGAGTTCGCCAAGAAAGTTAAGGTTCCACAAGAAGTAGCTAAAGAATTCGTTGATGCCGATAAGAAAGAAAAAGAGAAGGCTGAGAAAGACAAGAAAAAGAAAGCGGATAAGAAAGACGATCATCACACCAAGTCTAGTATTACCACTCGATACAAAAAAGAAGCATAACAAAGCCCCTCCAATCGGAGGGGCTATATGTCGTTAGATCTTGGTATTGTGATACACTACATCATCGACGCCCAGCGTGTAAGATGGTCCACCTCCAATCAGAATACCTTTGGCCTTAACACGTTCTTTATAAGCCGCGTATTCAGTTGGGTCAGTAGTGATATCCCAATGATCAGGTTGCTTGATATCGTTATCACATTCAATGACTTCGATTCCTGGATCGATATCACGGAGCATCAACTTAAACTCATTAAGGACATAGGTCTTACCTGAGTTGCATTCCCCTATAAACATCGCATGGAAGATTGGTGCCTTCCCACGGTTAACGTACGCATATGCATCCATAGAGGGCTTGGTCCGCCAAGGGGCCTGGAACACACGTACAGCTTCTCGCTGTGTAGTCATCGCGTAATGACGACCTAGGAAATGTTCAGACAAGAACACCGGATTGATTATCAACGATGTAATCTCTTCGCGAGTCAACTCTACCACAGGCATGTAACACTGTGTATCGAATACCGCGTTACCGAAGCCTTGCTCATTCAAACGTTGACGAAGCATTTGATACAGCTTCAACATAATAGGCTCGGCACGCAGATTGAGTTCTATGTTCTGGAGTTTACGGGAGAAAACGAATACATCATACTTAGGGCAGTTCATTGGATTTTCCTTGAGACGAAATAAAACCCTACCCGAAGGTAGGGCGTGATACTTAAGCGCCACCTTCAGGTTCAGGCGGTACAACAGCAGCAGGTTTGAACGATACGAACAGAACCTTATCAGCAGGACCAGTAGAAATACCGATACCTTCAGCAGCAGGACCATATTGGTTCTCTACCTTAACGTCACTCCAACCACCAGCGGTGATCGATGCCTTGAGAGCAGTGATACCAGGAGCGGTCAGTTCCTTACCTTTGTAGGTACGGATGACAGTATGATCAGTTACGCTGGTATTCTCGAGGAATGCCAGAGTAGCCGCAGTTTGCAGGTGAGCGGTAATGTCAGCTTCAAAAGGTGCGATCTCAGCAGCGCTTACGGCTACTTTCAGATCGGCAAGACTTGGGATTGCCATGGCATGAATTTCCTTTTAACATGGTCCGCGGTATTGCAGGACCTATACTATCAGGAAACAGGGACAAAATTAAACCGCACCTTAAACATCTCGACCTGATACTTACCATTCGGTTGAATATCACGGAATCGAATCTGACCATCAGATACGGTTATGGCCACAATACCCAAGTCTGATTCAATATAAGCTGACTTCGCCGCTAGGTCAGTGTCAAATTCGTAAAGCTTACCATCTTGATCGACCCGTAGATAAATGGTCTGCGAGAAGTCTCCACGAATGATTCCATCGAAGCTAAATACCTGTGGCACACGTTTATTGATGATGCCTGAGGTGTGACCACGCTCGAAACTAACTGACTGTATATAGATAGCCTTAATCACATCTCGAACATAAGTCCGCGACGCTTTCTTATCTTTGAGCAGTTCGTCTTGGTAAAATTTATCACGGTACCACTTCGGTGGAACTAAGATAGACCAGAGGATATAAAGGATTAACGCTCCGCTGGCATAAGCTACCACATTCATACGCCGTACCCCTTAGATACAAAGAAACCGGTACTCGAGATGATAGTGATAATACCTGACCATTGCCAGAATTTAACCATCTTCGACCAGTCCGGTAGATTTGCCCCGAATGCAAATGCAATGATACCTAGTAGTTGAAACATTGACGTAAACGAAAATGCTACTAGGCTTAAGGCCATCAATGCAAAGAATGTTACTGTTAACATTGAATTCCTCATAATGCCCTCCGGTTAAGGAGGGCACCTTATGTTACTTGTAACCCAACTGCACCAGTTCACGATGGAGACGTTTAGCCACCCATGCGCGTTCTACTTGATGAGCGAGAACTTTGTTGCGCTTATTACTCGACAGGTACGCACTGTAGGGACGATCGCGATCCCAGAGATCTTTGCCACGCGAGTAATAACAGGTACGATAAGATTTTGCCATGGTACATAACCTCCACAGGTTTACGTTAATAAACCGTGGCCACAGCTGAAAGTAAACAGGCATCTTAGCTACTCACTGTATTCCAATATTGTTCAGCCAGATTATCGACCGTTTCAGTATATGAAACTTTCAACAGTTGAACGTCTGGACCAACATGTCCGGGTGGTGGTACCAGATCCGTCTCAGTGTAGGTGATATCCATGAATCGCTCAACTACCCCTAAGGCTCGAGCGATTGCCATTTCCATCATTTCTATTTCATCAGTATCCCCGCAGACTTCATTGATGACAGCTTCGGGGATCTTCCTAAGTTCACACAATACAACTTGAACCATGCTGGGTTCAGGTACGTAAGTGTCGTCCATTAAGAACTCACTTGATCAAAGTAGGACTGCGCCAGATTCGCCTTGAGGCGGATATCCACATGAACTTCTCCAGGGACTTCGGTCTTTTCGACGGAAGCTACGAAGCCGAGGAAGTTATCTTGAACTTCAGTCAGCGCGCTGCTCAAGGCATGATCGATTGCTTTAGCAGCCGAACCTACCAGCAGGTCATGACCATCCAGACATTTGTCTTTAGCCAAATCACGCAGTGTATCCTTAAAAACCTCGATCGAGTCGGTACGAATCTTTACGAAGGTTTCGATTGGGTCAGTACCTTCAGTGATGATCTTTGGTTCAGTTGTTTGTTCCATTAAGAAGCCACCTCTTCGAAGTACAGTGTAGACAGACCAGTAGAAATGCTCAGTTCAACCGAGACTTCTTCACCTTCGGAATCAGTAGCACTACCCGTAACCAGATCCGTATAACGTTCTTCGACTACATCCAGAACCGCACCGACCAATTGATCAACACCTTTCTTAACTACGTCTTCTGGACTTTCAACACCATTGGCCATAGCCTGATGGAAGTCTTCGGACATGAAGTAGTCCACCGCTTCGTTACGTTTCTCTTTGATTGCCGATACAAAATTGTCAACTTCGCTCATATGTCACCTGTCTATTAAAATGGTTTGGTTAGATGGAAACGGAATTCCACAACTCATAGAGTGGTTCAGTAATTGCTTCGGTAGGAGCTGTACGAGTAACCAGCTTGTCATCGAAGGCGTGCATGTATACCTCAATAGGAAAGCTTCAGGGGTTCCCAGAGCAACGCTAGCGGTGCATTAGGGTCAACGTACCATTGCCATACCCAGAAGCTACAGAACGCAATCAGGAACACCCCAATGGCAATCTTACCATAGCGGTTAGATATACCGAAGATAGTTTCGATCTTGTACTTCTGTAGACGTGGGTGTTCGCCGAGGATCAACCAGAAACCAGCAATGGTCCAACATACCACCAAGAAGAAAGTAAAGATATCCATCAAGCTACGTCCTTCACGGTGGTAACACCAGCTTTAACCATCTGACGATACATTTTCATCTTAGCTGCTTTCTGTTCTGCATTTCGGGCCTTGATCCAATCACCATACTTCGCAAGGGATTCTCTGGATGGGGTAACGAACTGGCCCATCTCCAGAATGAAGTTGCGGGTAAAGAAATTCCGCCAGCCAGCGAAACCACGGTAAGCGCCTAGTACCGAGTTACCGGACCAGTTCTCACGGATCGCATTAACCAGCAACGTACCCACACCTTTACCACGCCAGTGCGGTAATACGTAAAACTCACAGGTCTTCTCTTTAGGGTAGTAGAATGCATACCCCACCAGAGCACCAGTTTCAGTGTTAACTTTGGCGATATGGAAAGGTGTTTCGAACTTACCCTTTTGGTCGAAGTATTCCAGTTCAACCATCAAAATCGATTTAACGAAACCCAGTGGTTCATAGACACTCATGAGGTCAAGCAGACGAAGGAATCTGTTCTTCTCCTTGGTGTCAGTATGTTCGATCAGTGTAGTAATGTAGGTCATGAATTTACATCATCCCAAAGAGTGGTTACGTAGTCGTTGAATGTGTGGGCGGCTCCATGAGCAATCAGTCCCGGAGCGTTCTCAGAACACAGGCCAAGGAAGTTCTCATGTAGATTGACGTGGGCAGCCATGTAACTGCAAGCAAAGTTCACACCTTCGCCAATGCATGCTTTAACTACTTTCAGTTGCTGAGGTGTCATATCCGTGTAAGCTTGAATTAGCTTATTCATCCCATAGTCAACACCATCGACCATGCTTTTATGGATGCTTTCACGAGTCTGGGTTTCAAGTAATTCCATTGCTAGACTTACTTCAGTGGACACATGAATCAACTCGTCGATTTCTTGCCCACTCGGAACCTGTGCCGTTTTCATAGGTTACACCCGTTCGACCTTACGGAACTTGATCAGGGCACTACCAATGACTACACCTGTTTCCATGTTAGTCAGTACGCCATAGGTTTGAAATGGTGGTTCACCGCTGCCATCGATCTTAGACCGTGCATCGAATACACCAGTAGCTTCGACTGGATCAACGTATAGGAAATGTCGACCTTCGTACTCTTTAGGGATTTGTTCCCCAAGCGGCCAGACTGTAAACAACAGCTTGTTTTCGTACCAACCTTTAAAAGACAGTTGGACTACAGTGCCATAAGCTGGAAGATGGTCAGCCTCCAGTATAGGGAACTCAGCTGTATAACGTTCGTGTGGTTTAAACATTTAATCTTCCTTAGGGATTAGCAGCTTCCAGCTATCGAGGTCTTTTACCTCACGCCAGTTCCACGAATCCTTTACAACGGTTAGGATTTTCTGAGCAGCTTCTTCGATAGTGGTTTCAACTGGACGCCACCATCCAGTACTACAACCTGCTGTGCCTGAACTGGTTTCATTTTGTTGTTGGTAAGCGATACTCAAGTTGAGTACATTATTTTCGGATACCCACCATTCGGCTCTCATGTACTTACCTCAGACCAATAGCGATTACATTCGATAGCAATCCCCTTACACCAGTGTGGATCACCATTAGATTCACATACACCAATAGCCTTCAACTCGAAGAGACCTTCAATAGCATCGGTCGTACGTAAGATTGCAGCTTCGATCAGCTGGGTCGGTGTAAGCTTGGGGCTATCTTTTATTAGCTCGTCACGAATACTATCCAGCTCGCCAAACGCCGTGTGTAACACATCTTGCTCTAGGCTAGCCATTATGAATTCACCAATGCCCAGTAAGCCTCAAGTCCTTGGCCGAAGTCAGCGAACTCGCGGTGATCGATGTAGTTAGCTCCGGCTGCGATTGCCTCTTCTTTATCCTCAGGTGGATCATACGCAATCAGGTTAACAGCAGGGAAGTGTTCACTGTTGCCATCCAGAATACCGAGAACACCACCGATGATCTTATTGGCTACTGCGGTGTCACGCGCAGCTGAATCCTCATAGGCATCCAGATAAGGATCTTGCAGAGCTTCGTCACGCATCTCTTTCAATGCGTATACGAATTGGTCACGTGCTTCACCCACAGTTACTGGACGAGGTTTGCCATTACCTTCAAAATAAATACTCATAGATCTCCACCCATTGCTAGTAAAATGATTTTATTGCCTTCATCGTCATCATGGGATTTGATAACGAGGTCAAAGTTTTCTGGACGTTCGCTGGAATAATGGATTGGCGGGAAGTTCATGACAAAGAAACGATCACGTCCCGTCTTAATAATCCTTACTCTTCGGTCGTACCACATGTCGGGATACATGTTGTAGTCGGTGATAACCTCTACCTGCCATTGTCCCGCCAACTCACTGGTCGTAAGATTTCTCAGTTGTAACGTCCACAGTACCTTTGCACTAGGGCATTGGATTAGACCCTGTCTATTAAAGGGCACCTTAATGCGTGGGTTACACAGGAGATACTTTCGCATCTTACGTTTGAATAGCCCGGTGAACCACTCCTTACCTAGCCTACGCTTGAGTACAAGTGGGCTGTTATCAAAATGCATGTTACACCTTAGGGTTAAAAGTTATATGGTGCGGTGCTTCCAACCGGTTCAGTGCTTCGTAGATCTGGAAATCGAGCTGATCATCACTTTCATCAATCCCCAGATCTTCTACGTACATGTAACCTTCTTGCACGATAGACGAGTGGGTTGGACTGTGGGTCATGTCAGCTGTAGGGCAAACCAGAAACAGATCTAGTTCTTCAGCACTGTGGTCGTCTTCTACAACACCGAGGTTGTACAACGACATGTTAGACACTGCTGGAGCATCTGAGCTGAACATCTTCTCGATGGCATCTACTGGAGTACCGATTGTCTTCAGTACATCGGGCTGCACCAATACGAACGAAGCGTACAACGGTGGTTCATCAGCGCGCGGTACGATAGTTACGATTGGATAAACAGCTAGATGCCAACCATCGCTATTGTCGTAGATCCAGTTACCGTGGATGACTGCCTTCTCTCTCATTGTATTACCCTAGTGATATAAATGTGAAATAAAATGAATTAGAGCGCTTGACCGATGTTAGCCAAGCACGCTTCATTTACAGTACTCAGGATCTGTTCGTCCTTAAAACCTTTATGGACGTTCTTCATCAGGTCCAGTACGATGACTTGAGTATAGACCTTTGCCCCTTCTGAACCATTCCAATAGTTGGAAGGTTGGTTATTCAGCTTACTCATTACATCGAACTGAGTCTTACCAGCACGGAAGTCCGTTAGGACCTCCTGTGCGGCTTTATGAACGACTTTACAAGCCGGTCCGTTCAATGTTACGGCATTTGCATAAGAAGGCGTACAGCCTACGAAGGCAAGGATTATGAGAGCAGCAAATATCTTACGCAGCATGTAGTATGTCTCCATTGCGTGAACGCAGTTCGTTGAGAAGCGTCATGTGAATCGATCCAATGACTGGATGACTCGGACGATAGAACAGAATGTCCGAACGGTGGCGCCGAATCACGTTCTGGTAAATTTGATCAGGTTTCTCACCTGGGCGAATACCTTCGAAGGCTTCCAGTACATAAATCAGCTCGTAGATATTCATGACCATGTGAATGTCACTAAGCTCAGGGCCGGGCATCCCATTTTCTTTTTGGGTGATTTGTCGGAAGTTATGCATGATCTTAGGAATCGTTGCACTGTCCAGAGTGTTAGTCATGTCAAGCCAGTTCTTGAACTGGAATGGTGTATAAGAAACACTGGAGATACACTTGATCAACATTGCACTGGAGACCATCGAAGGCGAACCGTCAAACAGTGCCATGATAGCGCCTATAGCAAAGCAAGCATCCCAAGGACGGGATACTCGACCGAAGTCTGCCATGGCATCGATAGACTTAGCTCCGATAACCATGTTGGCTGCTGCACGGATAGAACCACGATCAGGCAAGTTACCTACAGTGTAACCTTTGGTCAATGCCAGTTGACGAATCTTGGCAATCAGTTCATTGTCGTTCATTCAAAAATATCCTTACGTACGGCCCGGAGGAAACGATCTTTCTTATCGATGAAGATACCACGACAACCAGTTTGGACTTCTTCATCAGAGTAAGTAACGGTAAAGGCAGGATCATCCAGACTAAGGGTGATCTCTTTATTCCGCCAACCACAGACATAACGGAGCCCCTTCAACGGGTGCCCTTGTTCAGTCACGGTAAACATCAACCAGACCAGATCCTTAACTTCTTCGAGGACCATGGTATTGGTTTCAGCAGTAATCTTCATCGGGGTCGGACGAATCACATCCAGACCAACGGAAGTCATCCCATCGATCATGTTCATCGCAACCGGCATAATGGTGGGTTGATACCCATCCAAGTTAAAGGTGTGATCGTCGAAGGTTTGTAGACGACTGAGGAAGACTTCTTCACCCAGTCGATCTACCATGTAACCTGACCACATCTCGAACATTGTTTCCAGATCGTCAGCCATGGAGATAGCATTACGCGCTCCGGTGACACTCTGTGACATCAATCTCTCGATAGTGCGATCCATAGTTACTCCATTACTGCAAGGTTAGCGGCAACACTCTCAGTAGCAAGACTGATAGCATATTCGAATTCAATTGAAGTAGTCTTGCGTTGTTCTTCATCTACCGATTCATCAGTTAAGTAATCAATCAGTACATGTGGACTCCGATCAGGGGAATCGTCTTGCAGTACCAGAAGACTTTCCTGTGACAACATCACGCCGAAGTTGTAGTTCTGGCAGAATAGGAACTTGCGTGGACCTACATCTACTTGAATCGTTGCACGCGACTTCTGCTTACTGTCACCGATGAAATCGTGTGAGTAAGTAATGCCTTCAGCTTGAGTAACAACTAATGGTTTAAACTCGTTAAACTTACTGCGGTGAATACCACGATCGTACACCGCACGGAACAACTCACCCAGCTGACGTTGTAATAGTTCCGTATGAATTCTTGGTTGATTGCTCATTGGGTTGCTCCAAATGATGATTTGTAATTACGGTCCGGTTTAGAGCGTAACCGAGACCGATTGTAAGAAACGTTGACAGAACAAGGCTTGCGAAGATTTTCATATTCGACTCACGGCTAAATGGAGGGGTGTAGTCCCCTCCTTTATTAGTTGCTTTGACGTTGACGACGTACGGTTTCTTTGAAGGTCAAACGTTCAGCATCTGGATCACTATACTTTTCTTCGAACTGGTACATGTCGGTACTGGAGTACATACGGAAGCCAGCATCATGGATCTTGATCTTACCTTGAACTACATAAGCTTGCAGTGCAGCGCGAAGAGCGATCGTTGCTTCTTCCTGCCAGTTAGCTTTACGCATCTCATCGGTATACATGACCTTGAGATCTGGCATTGGAGGGAACTCAAGTTCATCCATTACTTCCACCAACAACAGTTGGTCAGGCAGATCGGTGTTGGAGTAGATGATCCGTGGGAACACAACAAAGAACTGGCCTACGTTGTAAGTATCTGGACCGCTGATCATGGTCTGGAAAACGTATTGACGTTGAGCTTCAAGTTCTTCGATGGTGTTTGGGATACCATGCTTGGTCAGCCATTCCAAACCCAGTGGATGGTCATACTTGCGTTCTGGCTCAGGGGTGAACTCACCGGTATTAACTGCCACGTCGTTATACGCTTCTTTAGCGAACAGAGTTTGCAGTTCTTTCGGGAGAGTCTGCACCAGACGGAACACTTGGTTCGGTGAAACTTTGGTACGTTGTACTGGAACTTCAGTGGTCATGGAATTACCTTATTTAGATTGAATGTGTATTGCAGATCATTTGGATTGTGGGTAGACTTTCTCTTCCTCATTAATCCATCGAGCTTTATAACCCTTAGACCTTACGTAGAAAATGTCTGTGTCTAGAAAGAATGGGTGAACTCGTTCGGTGAATTGAACGTAGCTTTCAGACTCATTCATAGCGGCTGCTTTCTTAGCAGCTTTACAGTTACCACGTGTCCACCAGAAAGGATGGTTAGGTTCCTTGCCTGGATCATTATTTACGTCTTGGAGAATATAACGAGCCTTGATGACGTAAGCCTTTGGGCAGAAGAAATACTGGAACCATCCGAAGATAAGGATGTGTAGTAACCAGAAGAGCATCAACATCGCACAGAACGCAAATGTCTGCCAATGATGATAGTATTTATTCTTGAGGCGATACCACCGGGTATCCCATGGATATTTTTGTGACATTGTAGTTTCCTCGAGACAAAATAAAAAAGAGTCCCCGAAGGGACTCATTTGTGTAGATCAAGCAACCATTCACCATAGCTCTTTTTATAGCCATGGATAACAGCTGCTTCATAAGCACTCATATCCAATCTTCTTCACGAGTGATTATGTCTGGGCGTTCATCATTCATACCCATTCCTCTTCAGATGTCTGGACGTACGTCATGGTTAGATACCTTCGTATTCATCGCGAATACCCTCTCCTACACCACTGATGCCCCCACCCACTCCGATGCTATCGCCGAAGCCAGTGATTTCTTCACAGCCAATTTCTTGACTGCCGATAAGCAGATACATTTCTTTCATAGCAATTACCTCATGGTTGATTGTACATACCATTAGGCGACCAGTTCTTTTAACCGGACTGGGTCCCAAGGAGTGCGTCCTTCCAACATCAGTTCACGTTCACTGAGTTCAGCTACGGGCTTACGACCTTCAGCTTTACGCCAAGCCTTATCGAGGTCCTCCACATGCTTATCAAGCTCTTTGGACTTCTTCTCAGTAGCCAATTCGAAGCCAGTGGTGCCAGGCTGCATCCACAACCCGCTTTTATGCCGTATTGCCTTAGCCATGTATTAATCCTCTTACGATTTCTTCAGGGGACGGACCCTTGTGTAATTCTGCTGGGTGGAACCGGTCTCGGATAAATTGACGACGTTGCTTACCCGTCAATCCGCGTGGAAAGCTAACTATCCCTGAGTCGATAGAAGCTTTCATTCGAGTCAGATCAAAGTTGAAGCTACCTTTAGTCATGGCACATTACTCAGGCTTAAACCAAATCCCCGGAATACCCGCTTCAGCACGGCGACGCATGAGGTATAGGTAATCCCCGCCATCGATACCATCGGTAGTGTCAGGCCATGTCCAATCACCCACTTTAAGACGCTGGTCACCTACACCCGTATGGATAATAAGATCACCACCGTCAAAACTGGTCTTGAAATGTTTACCGTAGTAAAGTTCGATGTCATCACGGTTGGCACCTGTCCACTGGATAGCTTCATTATTACAGTAAGCTCGACGTGGGTCCTGAGCGAACTCTTTGAAGATTACAGATATTTTATCCGAGGGGTAAAGATCGTAGTAATCTGGGTTAGTGATATTACGAACGTACTCGAGGTAACGTTGAGTACTGTAATAGCATACCCAGTTACGTGGATCAGCCATATGGTCATAGGCTGCTGGATGATGCTCGAAATTACGACCCCATTCAGCGATCGCGCCCTCGGTATCGTCAGCAAGGATAGCCTGCTTTTGAACTGGGTCCAGTCGGTTGTAGAGTACCCACAAGAACTTAGCAGATGGATTGTTGATCATCGGGCGTGATACGTGAACCTTCAGCATTGTAGGAATGCGGTACAGGATACGTCGCTTGACGAAATCGAACTCATCAGCAGGCAATGTTAATGGAGCGTTATACATAAACGTGTACAGCTCAGCACGAGCGTGCTCTTCAGTTTGTTGCCAGATACGACCTAGGGTAGCCATGGTATTTTCCTTATTCGTCAGTTGAAGGGGGTTGGACAGAAGTGGTACTGCCTGACAATAGCAGGCAGGTCACAATGAAGAGTACGATTATCCCGAATGTTACCATTTTCGCATCTTCCCACCTGAACCACGTTGATAGAAAGGCTGATCTTTGATCTTACGGTTAGTACGCTCACCGTGATCGTTTTTCATCTCACCTTTATACGCACTACCCCAGTGTACACCGCAAAGCTCTTCCAGCTTATCCTTACCGCTTACTCGGCGACCGAAGTTACTGAGATGAATGTCTGACATTAGTCCAAGCATTAGTACCCCTTCATCTTACCGTTACGACCACGCATGTAAAATGGTTGGTCTTTTAGTTTGTAGTTGGTGCGCTCACCATGATCTGTTTTGCAGTCAGGGTTAATGCGGAAGATACCGTCCTCACAACCGGCATCTGGTCCCAACCAATCTTTGTCAAGGTCCTGATGGATTTGCTCTGCCAGAATAAGCTCGGTCATAGTAGAAGCAATCAACCGACTCCTTGCTCCGAAACCGGTCACCAGTATTGGAGAAGCTACGTACTCCTCCTTTGCAAAGACTGGCATCGGTTCATTACCAGTCACGCAGATAATCACATTACTGTCATCGGTGGCAGAGTCGTCGAACGTCATTTCGAGAACCGGTGAAGCGCCGATCGTATTCAAAGAAAGCATCTATTCGTTCCCTTTCTTCTGGTGGGAGAACATGCATAGGCATGCGGTTATTTGGATAAGTGAACATACGGTGGCCTGGGCGTGGCTTAGTGGTATAATCCAATACCACGTCGGTCCACGTTACTACAAAACCACCGAACCATCCAACGATAGGCTTACGTCGCTCAATCTCCTCCCATGTAACTCTGGTGTATCCAGCGTACTCTTTACCGTCGAGATCATAGAAGCGTTCTTCAACAGTAACTTTACCTAGGAACACACCGAGGTCTTCATCAAAACATTGTTTTAATGCATCCCAAGATGGGATATCTGGATTGGAGTCTGAGCTATACGTCTTCATTCAGCTGCGGCCTCTTCGGCATCAGTTTCTTTCTCTTTTTGCAACAGGTACTCATTGCTGATGGCCTTGAAAGAGAAATCACGAGTGGTGGATTTGAATACGATACCTTCACGTTTTACTTCAGGAACGGTTTCGTGTTCGCCATGGATCTCAGCGTAAACACCCTTACCTTTAGCACGAGCCAATACTTCCTTCAGTGTAGCAGGAAGTACGGTCTCTTCGTTCAACACGTGGATGTATTCCATACCCATGGCTTTAACGATCTCACGGGCTTCTTTAGGAGCAACCCACAGCTTACCATTACGGTACACTTGGTATACAACGTAACGTGTGTTACCGACCTGCTCATGGTTCTTCTGGATACCCGGACCAAACAACTCGCCTTGAACAGTGATCGAGTCGCCATTAGCTTTGTTGTAGGTAGCCAGTTTATCCAGCAACTGGTTATTCAAAGCGTAGCGTACGCAGTTGTCATCCTTAGCACGGATAACACGTTTGAAACCAGCGTACCAGAAGTAACGTTTGAACAGGATCTCTTTCAACGCTTCCATTGGAGAGATCTTGCGTTGGCTAACTTGACCAACGAAGTGTTTAGCCGTACGGTAAATCCCGCTGAAGCCGCCAGTGAAGGCCAGCATGTTCTGGGCCAAGAATCGACGGATCGTTTGTTCCCAAGTGAGGTGGATATCCTCCAGACTCATATCGAAGTTACGAGAGCAGACACCATAACGACGGATAGGACCAGCTTCATCCATGTCGTTAATGCTGTAGACTGTCATCGATTGCCCATCAGCTTTCACAGTCTCTTCAAACAGCTCGCCTTCTTGCGAAGCAGCTGCGAAGTGATGACCGATGTTCTGCACACGTTCTTGATCAGACTTGGACAACTGCGAAGGCCAAGCACGGAATGGCGACTCAGCAGGCTTACCCGCAACCCAGCGAACAAAACGCTCGTACCAGCTTACCTCACCTTCACGGTTCAGACGACCATCAAAACCATCGGTGTTCAGTACTTGCTCTTCCAGCTTACGTACGCCGAGCCGGTTAGTCAGGTTAGTACCAACCTTCTCTTTAGCGAACTCTGGTGGAACTGGGATCAACAAACCTTGCGATACTTCACCACGCAGTTTCACAGTACGAATACGAGAGTACACTACGCCATCGAAAGTCTTTTGACCTTCGCTACGTTCCCCTAGGAAAGACCAGAGTGGATTGGTGATAGGCAACAGAGAATCGATCTCGACATACAGTGCCAGACCACCCTCTTGGAACTCACCTTTCTTTACGACACATTGCCACCCACCGACTTTAGCCAACTCAACGAAGTCAGCTTTCTTGATCGGTACGATTGCATCTACTTTAACAACCCGTACGAGTGCACGAGTGTTTTCTACGACAGCGGAATATTTAACACCAGACATTGTAAACTCCAATAGCAAAATAGAAAAGGGCTCCCGAAGGAACCCTTAGGTTATTTAGGTACGTTTTCTTTATCAAGCCAGTCTGAGATAATTTCATCTGTAACTTCTCGACCTTGCCTGCTGAATAAGGCTTTTACATCGGCAACTGATGCGAGGATAGGCTCCATACCACTACGGAACTTATCAAGCTGCTTACACTCGTAGTAATACACCCGCTCATCAAGTGTAAGTGGAACACCCTCAGCGATCTTGGTATCGATCTTAACACGAGTTTCAGTTTTCATCAAACGGCTACCTTACCGGCGATGTGTGGATGTGATTCATACCCGAGGATAACGAAATCGTCCGGTGTAATCTCACGCTGGTCTTTACCATACACTTCGGGCTTGAACAGGATGCGGGGTGTATCGTACGGTTCACGAGTCAGCTGAAGATCAGTTTGTTCCTGATGATTCGAATAAATGTGGCAGTCCCCGCCAGTCCAGATGAACTCTTCCGCAGCCATGTTGAACTGGTTAGCGAGTTGGTGAGTCATCAACGAATAGAAGGTGATGTTGAACGGCTTACCGAGGAAGGTATCCACCGAACGCTGATACAGATGGCAGCTCAGACCACGGCGTGGTGCCTGTACATTATCAAGCCAACTATGCATGAACTCTTCAGTGACATCACTTGGCTTATTCAAGGCACACAGACTACTCTTGAAATTTTCCACTGAACGAATCGGTGGCAACCCGCGAGCTGGATCAAATGCTGCTTGAGCATCTAGTCGGTCTTGATATGCATTGAGGCGTTCTTCCAGATTCAGTTCACGAGTCCAGAACTGGAAGAAGCAGTGGCATGGCGGGAGAGCCTGATCTTCTACCAGACGTGGGTCCCATGCACAGACGATAATCCGACGGGAGTCAGGACCATTAGCCAGCTGATCCATTACATCTTGCAGTTGGTCAATACGACGACGGATAACACATTGGTCAGTCGCAGTATCTGTACCCGGAATGTCTACAACGAAAGTGAAACCACGTTTCTCGTAATCCACCCATTCCAACTTAGGGATGATACGGACATCATCGATGTTCCGCCACGTCTTACCGTACACTGCACCCAGATCACCACCGATCAAACGTTGTGGTTCGGATTTGAAGAACAGTCGATGTAGACGCTTCATGCACTCAAAACCGAAGTTGGTCGCATGGGTAGCATCAGGTGACTCGACTTCTTTCCATTTAACAAGATTAACCTTAACGATCTTCTTAACGTCTTCACGATCTTTGATGTTAGGGTACTGTGCCCAGAATGCTTCAACTCCTTCAGGACTCAGTTCCGCGAGGAAGCTCTGGATATCCTCAATAGCGATATCGTTCTCGACGTCGAAGGTAGTGAACACAAGTACCCACTTACCGTCAATGTGCTTATCGATCTTGATGGTAAGATCGTATTCATCCAATGGTGCGTATTCAGCGGTTTCTGGTTTAACCCATTCGTTCCAGATACGTACACCATTACGGATCAGGTAGTCTACACGAGTATCACCAGAAGACATCCAGATCAGTTCATGGATTACCGAGTGAAGGTGAATCTTCTTGGTGGTTACCACAGGCAACTTATTGTTACGCAGATCGTAACGTTCGTGTTGACCAAACATGGACTGTGTGCCAGTACCAGTACGGTCACCTTTAAAGATGCCGAGGTCTTTGATCATTTGAAGCGATTGAAGATACTGATGCATGTATTTACCTTTAGTGAATTAGGAAGGACCACATAAGTGATCCTATTGGGTAGAACTTAGACCATGGAAACCTGGGATGTTATGCTCTGGTTCAACCATATCCAAATAAGCAATGTCCTGACTGAGTTCAGTAGACCGAACCCAGCCAAGCATGTCCGCCAGTGAACCCGCCGTAGCTGCACAGTAGATAGCAGCGTAAGGAACGTTAACCACTTTACCCTCTGGGAAGGTCACAGCAACGTGATCTTCATTTAATACCGTTCTGGTATTACGGGTGATAGAGCCCAAGGCTAGAGACATAACGTCGGCCCCTTCTGCACCGGTAATCAATGGCAAAACCTCAGGGGCTAATGCCACTGTAATCCAAAGATCCAGTGGATCGGCTATCATTTCCATCCGCTCGATTGCTTCACCAAGGTGTTGCTTAACAGCTTCGTCACGAGACATAATTATGCTTCCGCCATGGTTGGAACTTTCTTTGGTTTACCGGTGAGCACTTTCAGCCAAGAAGGACGAGCCTTACGCTTACCCGGCCAAGTGCATTTGGTTACATCCAGATCAGGGAAGAAGCAGCTATTGCCATTAGCCCCATCGGAACGAAGCTCTGGTTGGGTAGACTTCATGGCATTCGCTATAACGAACTTATCGGTAGGAGCGAGCTTCTCAAGAGCTTCACGACGAGCCAACTTTTCACGATGTACGGTATCGATCCAAGGCATACTGGCTTGAGGCTTCTGCTTACCGCCTTCGATTACGGTCCAATTACGATCACGCATTTTAGTTTCCAATGTGTCATGGCCGATCATGCGACCCCATTCACCTTGTGGTTTAAGGTCAACCTTACCGGGAAAGTTAAGGATGGTAGCGTCACCACTGAAAGTAGCATTGCCCTTATCACCGAAATCAACTTTGAAGACGTTGGTATCTTCTTTGATTGGACTAGCCAGTATAACCAACTTACCTTCAGAGTCAACTTTGAAACCATCACATTGAATAGACATACCTTGTTTACGCCATGATTCATTCAATGCGTCGATTTCTGCTTGGGTTGGAATTGATACCTCAACCGTAGTACCATCAGTCTTAACTACTGATACAGTCGACTCAGGCGTAGCTACGTCAATCGCCGCCAACTCTCGGGCTTTGATATCGGCACGGAGAGCAGCCAACTCTTCATCGGTGATCTCATCAATGCTCTCAACATGACCGTTGTTGAAAGTAATGCGATGTTTACCATTATCCAGTACTTCGACACCAACTGGTTCGATGCCATCTGGAAGATCCAATTCAACATCACCGTAATCTTCGAAGTAAGGGAAGATGTTAGGGATACCTGTGGTAGGATCTTCAGCAGCATATACTGCGGTGTAAGGAATCTCCAGTTGGATCTCCTTACCTTGACGACGGGACCAGAAACTGAACGACTCATCACCGGTAGTGAAGTGACGGGTAGCATTCGCTGAGATGTTCAAACAAATCATCCCAGAGACGGGGTTCATATCCTCGAGGTAGTCCTTTGGATCGAACTGTGCAGCCTGTACGTAGATGTGCCATTTGGCAGCATTCTCGGTAACGAACCAATCCAGCAATGCTTGAAACGTAACTTTAGCCATGGGTATCATGATTCTTTCCTCTAGTTAATGTTGCATCCAATGAATAATATAAATCTCAAATAAAATCTAGTGGTTAGTCGAATGGATGACACATAACAAACTAATAACAAATCCTGCCATTGAAAGCCAAGTACAGATATGCCAGCGAAGTTTACCGCCATCATGGAATACGACAGGGTTATTGGGAACAGGTCCTCTCGATTGCCATGTAAGTTGGATGAATAGGAACATCAGACATATGAACACTAGTGGTGTCAAATGCCACAAGCTAAAATTGTCGAACATAAATCACCAAAAAAGAAATAAAAGAAAGCTCCTACCCGAAGGTAGGAGCGATATGCCGTTACTGAGGGTTGTAGTCGATGTGACGAGTGGCGTCAATCATATCGAACGCAAGGATGTTAGTAATCTTACCTGCGGTGGTTTCGTGTTTACGAACCGAGATAGAGAACTCCTTGTGTTTAGGTTCTGTTTGGAGACGCACGAAAGTTTCTGCGAATGGACCGTAAGGTTCACAAGTAAAACTGACGCTATCCTCAGACCAGACTGGATTGATCAACCGGCAACATACGCGATCCATGTTAACTTCACGCATACGTCGGAACCACCAAGTGATATCCAGATCCCCACGGATAGGGGAACCGAACTCACAATACACTCCATCCTTAACACATGGCTGCTTAAGGAATTCCTCAAGTGCAATGCGAAAGGCGGGAGACTTACGGGTCAAATCGATTTCGTAATGCATATTACCCCAGCATGGCTCGTTCACGGACTTGAGCGAAAGTTACTTCATTAGGGAACTTGCCATCTTTGAAGATGACTTTCAGTTCACCCGAGGAAGTATCGATCTCATCAATCCCGAAAGTTTGGTTCTGTTGCAGAACGTAGTCACCTGCTTCATCACGGACAACCTTCAGGAAACCTTTAGCCGATTTCTTGTTGGTTTCACCTTCGGTCTTAGGTGCTTTGAACAGTTCAACGAACAGGTCGTCTACTTGAACAGCGGTAGCTTTAACCGCAAAGCCGAAAGTGTCACGGGTGTTGTGCTGATAGGTGTAAGAACCGATACCCAGTACCCAGTTAGACGATGCAAAGCCTTTCTTCATCAGGCGACGCATGATCTCTTCGGTACGGGCTACAGTGATCGAGTCACCATAGATCAAGCCGATACGTTCGTGGAGAACTTTGAAGCCTTTCTCGTTGATAGTACCACCGAAGGTTTCCCACAGCAGTTCAACTGCACCACGTTGTTCAGGAGTCAGTTCAACAGGAACGTATTCGTACCCATCGCGCTCCAATACAACCTTGCGGATCTGACCATCGACACTGACGTATTTACCAGTGATAGATTTACCTGCATGAATCATGTCCGAGATTTCAGACACGGTGAAGATCTCAGCGCCACAGATTACTTCTACAGGATCACCCGAGTCAGGACGAACCACAACTTTAGCCAGACCGTTAGCATCCGGTTGACGACCGAGGATCTCAGCCTTAATGGATGGGAAGACGTTGGTCAGAACACCCCAGAAGTCAAAGCTGTCCGATACCAGAGAGATGATCCCTTTAGGTACCTTAACAGTAATGGCTTCAATGATGAACTCACGTTCTGCTTCCAGCTTCAGGGTATTGAGTTCGTCAGCAGTAAAGTCTGCTTCGGTCTTACCCAGCTCCTTCAGCTTAACAGCCAGACGGTACAGGATGTTCGAAGTGGCGACGGCGTGTTCGGTAGCTACTACGGAAGCGGCCAGGAACTCTTTGTCAGCATCTGCAAAGTACATGTCTTCAACGAAGTCAATCGCTGGCAGAGTGTCAGTACCTTTGAAGAACACCAAGTGACCAGCGTTCGAGAATGCAGCTGCTTGTGGGTTGTTGATACCACGCAGTGCAAAGTCGTGACCTTGGAAGTCAACACCTTCGATTGGAGAACCAGTCAGGTGTGCGAAGTGTTCCAGTACACGGCGATACTCGTAAGCGATGGTGGTGTTGCAGACCATAGCCCAGATCAACGAGGACATGAAGGTTTCGAGATAGTTCACAACCCAGTAGAACTCAGGGAGCGTATTGTAGATCACGTAACCCGGAACGTTCATGTTCAGGCGGGAACCTTCTGGTACCGACAGTACAGTAATAGGCAGGTAACCCAGATCGTGCAGAGCAGCCATGGCTTCGATGTCAACCATACCTTCACCGAGGTAAGTATCCATACGACGCTTGTAACGACGGATCACAGTGGCCTTGTCTTTCTTGAAGAAACTGGCATCCCAGATACCGGCAACTTCACGCATTACGGCTTGGATACCAAACCAAACAACTTTGTGGTCCCAGAACATCGATTGGGACTTAGAACCCAGGAACAAGCGGTCAGCACGTGGAGTACCGTTACCGTAAGCGAAGTTAGTGCCGTATGGATACAGAGGACCGTGCCCCATTTTGTAACCATCAGCTACGGTTGGACCAAACAGTTGAAAGTTAGTAGACATGTAGTTTCCTTAGATGGCAAGCCAATTCATTTTTGGATTTACGAGACCGTTACCGTCAGTGTTGCCGGTAGCAGTAGGTTGGAACGAGTTGGTGGTAGTAACACGATCGAAGAGTTCGGTTACAACTTCAGTACCGTAGCTGAAGATACCGTGAGTAACCCAGAGTTCAAGACTCAGAGGTTCGTATTCACGGATAGCTTTAGCCAGAGCAATAAAGGTACGACCACCGTCACAGATGTCATCGACTACGAGCAGACGCTTGTTACCCACATGGGCATCAAAGCGAGTACCGGTGATTTCCATGGTTTCCAGATCACGATCTTTAGTAGCGCAGATGTAACCTGCTGCACCCAGTTCGGTAGCCAGTGCTTTAACGCGTTTCTGCGCACCAGCATCTGGAGCTACCAAATAGACTTCACTGAAATCCATGTTACCGTAATAGGTATCACGACGCATGACATCCGCCAGAGGACGTACAACCGAACGCTTGATCAGCGCCGGAGTAACGTCACTGTGTGGGTCAAGCAAAGTCACTTTAGTGAAAGCCAGACGGTTGATTACGTCAGCAAACACTGCAATGCCATTTGCTTCACCCGGATTGCATACTCGGTCTTGCCGAGCGTACGGCGTGTAACCCATCTCCAGAGCGACAGGCATGTCGGGATCGATACGACGGATCGCATCTACTACCAGCATCAGTTCAAAGCAAGTATCTGCCGAGTTGAGGTATGTCTTAAGTACAATCTCAGAAGCTGTGTCAATCCGTTCACGTACAGGTTGTGGAAGGCGAGGGTTTACCTCACCTCCTTTGAAGACTGGAGCTGAACTGTTAATCCAGCTAGTACGGATGGTTTGACCCGCTTCGTGACGAACCAATTGAATTTCAATCATGATCGATACCTTGGTTAGATTCATTACACCACAGTGATATAAATCTGAAATTTATTGAGTTGACCTAGAACCCAGCTAAAGTAGCTAACAGCTTGAAAATTCCCGCAACTACACTTAGGAGAATGCCGTAGAGACTGATAACCCATCCAAGGGTCATCAGTCCGGCAAAGCCGGAATGGTTGTCTTTCATCAGGTAGCACATCAAAGACATGATGAAGAAGAATGTCCAGAGTACTGTGTGTGCAATAATCATAATTAACCTTTTACGCAAACGATTTGCTTGAGTGTATGAACGATCTCAACGAGGTCAGCCTGAGCAGCCATAACGTCTTCAATGTTCTTGTAAGCCTTAGGGGTTTCATCCAAGACTTCTTTATCTTTACGACATTCAACACCGAAAGTATCACGTAGGTGATCTTCCATGGTGAAGACTTTCTTAGCCTGGTTACGGGACATCACCCGACCAGCACCATGAGAACACGAGCAGAAGGATTCTTCGTTACCCAGCCCACGAACGATGAAAGACTTAGCACCCATCGAGCCAGGGATAATACCCAGTTGATCTTTCTGTGCCGACACTGCACCTTTACGCGTCACGACGACTTGCTCACCGAAATGGGTCTCTTCCGACACGTAGTTGTGGTGGCAGTTAACTGCATTCAAGGTGGTGGTGATAGGACGACCCATGAACTTAGCGAAGGCTTCGATGGTGTTACGCATCATTACCGAACGGTTGAGTGCAGCAAATCGCTGAGCAGCCAGTACACCACGACGGTAGTCATTGTAGCTCTCGGTATCGATATTCAGGTAAGCGAGATCTTGATCAACAAGCTGAATACCCGCTTGGATCATTTCTTCTTTAGCCTGATTGATGAACAATGTACCGATAGCATTACCTACACCACGTGAACCGGAGTGCAACATAATCCACACACGTTGTTCTTCGTCTAGACAGATCTCCACGAAGTGGTTACCAGTACCCAGAGTACCACAATGGTTGAATGCGTTATCCACAGCTCGCTTCAGAGTTTTGTATTTACCCGACAGGTAAGCGAACTCTGATCTGATCGCCTGGACTTCTGTTTGCATCGCCATATCCAGCTTATCATAGACGATCGAGAAGTTACCCCATGCACCACGGTCACCAGGACGACCGTTATTAGTGCGACCATGTGGCACTGCGGCTTCGATCAGACTACGTAGACCCGACAAGTCATCAGGTAGGTCTGATGCTACGAAGTTGGTCATCTGTGCGGCCATACCGCAACCTAGGTCTACCCCTACAGCTGCCGGAATGATAGCTTGTTTAGTGGCGATCACGGAACCAATGGTTGCACCTTTACCAAGATGTACGTCAGGCATTACTGCAAGATGCTTGTGGATGAATGGGAGGTTAGCAATATTTTTCAATTGCTTCAGAGCTTCGGCCTCCACAGGAACACCTTTAACCCAAGCTTTGATGGGAGTTTCGTTTTCAGCAGACAGATTAATGTACGACATTTAAAACCTCACACAGACGGAAAGAGATTGCTTATTTAAGGAACAGTTGGCCACCGATGAAACCAGTGGCTAATGAAAAGACGATACCTAGTACCTTGCACCATGTGGCGTATTTGTTATAACGCTTCCATAGTTCGTAAGGTGTCCCAACCTTCTTACGGTTGAAGTAGATTTCACCGCTAGCACCAGCGAGGGCGAAAAGCAGTATCAGTGTAAATAACAGGTAAGCTGTCATTGATGATTCTCCAATAGTCGTCTGACGGCATCACTGGTGTACGGAACATGTGACATCATCTCATTCAAGGCTTGTGCCAAGAGACTAGTGTCAGGGACCGATGTGAAACCTTTTGGAATAGGCAATAAACCCGGACGAACTCTGCGGCGGGGGTCCATTGCATAGAATCCGCCTACCAAGTATGGTTTCGGTGCCTCTAGACAACGTCTGTTCCAAAAGAACTTCGGGGCTCCATGCGGATGTGCCCATGGTGACCTAGGAAATCCGTAATGCATTGTACACCGCCGTAACTAAGCCAATGAAACTAATGGTTACTCCAACCATTTGACATTTGTCGACCTTCGAGTAACGCCCTTCTTTTAAGAACCACTTAAATGGTGCAAACCCCACACCTATGGTTATTGCCGTACCGATGAAAATCAGTAACCCACCTATCATAAAACCTCCGAGACGGTATAAAGGCCCTCCCGAAGGAGAGCCCTTTTTTATACGCTAAGCATCATTAAGAAGCCAGCAAAAGCAACTCCAGCACCCACCAAGTACATGAGTACATTTAGGATATTACCGATACGAGATCGGCGAGTTGGAGCTGTATCAATAAAGGTGGCAAGTGAAACCAGTGCACACCCTATGATGATCATAACTAGTGACATTACCCACCTCAGTTCAATGAGACTAAGTTGCCATAGTCGTTTTGCATGCAAGTATTAAAAGATTGCACGTAAGTTTCAATTGGGGTTTTATGCCATTTGTACACTTGTGGTGCTTCTTCTATTACTCTGGGCAGAACGCGGTAAAGAACGTTATCTTTGTTGCGCACGCCGTAACCTTTCATGGCTTGAAGGTTCTGTTTCCACTTAGGGAGACTTTCACCTCGTTGTTTAGCTTCTGCTCCAGCTTTAGCCATCAAGGCTGCACTGTCACAATAAAGCTGATCAACCACCACTTGCTCGCCATGGGCCATGGTAGGGATCATTAAGACTCCTACCAGCAACCCTAGACGCAGTACGTGTGTTAAACATTGCATCACGTTGGACCTTAGTTGTTTGATTCAGAAGATAGGGTACTCAATCACCGTTAATAGGCTGCGAAAGCCACTCCGAGACAGAGCGCCCCGCCGATGGCTAGAATTAAACTGACCAAGAAAACGAAAGCACCTAACTCGATGTTCTCGCCGGGGTACCAACGCTTACTGGTCGTCTTAAAGATACCTATCAACCCCACTACCACCAGTGCAACCATGATCAGGATCTTAATCACTGGAGCCACCAGACGAACTGGAACTACTCGAATCAGAATAACTCACTGGCGTGCAGACGTAGTCACGTTCGTAGCCACTCTTCACTTCAGTACTGATGTTAGCTGGTACGCTAATAGCAGCGAACGACTCTGGGATCTGTCGACTGAGGACTTCAGCTATGTTCCTTGGCTCAGTAGACGATACGAATGACTCGCGCTCATCAATAGCACGGACGTCCAAAGGTACATCGTCCAGAACCACGTCAGGTTTGATGTTGTGCTCTTTCCATTCCTCATATTCGACTGCGGTCAGTTCACCAACCAGAAGCCATGGGTAGGCATCTTCGATAGCTGGATCTTCGGCGTAAGCGCGCATGAACAGCAATGGTACGGCAGCATCACCCTCAGTAACTGGATCAGAGTGTTCTACCTTAGTGGTCCACAGCTGGGCTACTTCAATGTCACTGGTGTAAGAAATACTGGTGTCTTCAGGATTATCAAAGATAGCAATAGTGATAGCGTTATGCGTAACCACTGCACCAGTCTCATCCGTCTCGAAATCAACCTTGTATTTAAACATGGCGTTCGATACAGCTACCTGAATAGCCTGACGGTTAACGTGTGTACTAACATCACCCGGTAGCGGGTTAAAGGTGTTATACTCAGCTGAACCTTCAAGGAACTTCTGGCAACGCAGTTCCCATGGATCTTTCAGTTCACCTACCAGTTGAGCAGACTCGGTGATCTTAACATGAATGGTTGGATCGAATGCAGTTTCAATAACCCAGGACACGTTAAGACGAATCCACGCATCCCAGATCTGATAACCATTCAAGCCAGATTCACATTTGACTTTAGTGTAGAGTGGGAAACCCAGCGACAAAGCTTTGCTTCGTAGTGCGGCATGTGATACAACTGCAACCGGCATGTTTATTTCCTTCAGTTAGTTGTTGTTAGCTCTTCGACCATTCGTTTCAGAGTCGAGACTTCTTTAGTCAGCTTAGAGATGTTCTCAGCTTGAGCTGCTACCATTTGTTCCAACTCAACCAGCCGATCTTTCTTCGATGATTTCTTTTCTTTCACTGGGACTTTACCCCGACTGAATACTTTTGAAAGGAGTTGCCAAAGATCATTCATTAAATGACGTCCTTATAACGCCAGTCACCGTAAGGTACGCCAACACGATACGCATTGGTTTCGTTTGGTTCCTGTGGTGTATGAAATACTGTCAGCATCATCGTTAGACGATAACAGTGATAGCGTTGTTCGAGTTGGATCTCATAAGTATCGTCTGTCGAGTCGATTATCACTTTACCCATGTACTTGGGTACAGCGAGTTGATACTTGTCATAGATCTCGAACTCGAATTTACCAGTGTAGTTCTGTAGGGCTGGGACGACACTCGTATTAAAGATTGCCCAACCATCAGGGAACTGGATCTCAAGTGGCACTACCCAATGGACTTTACCATTTACCTTTCCACCATCCTTCGTCCAAGGAGATTCAAAGAGATCACCCTTAACGCCGGGATATAGCGGAATGCTAACAACTGTAGAGGCTGTCGTCATAATAACCTCCGTGGTTATTGGTATTGGGTTCCAAGGTAATGCTCGTCCATATACTTATTCCAATCTTCAGCCACGGCCATCACGTTGTGGAGTCTGGTCGAGTTGTAATAAGCATTATTGTTAAACCGCATCACTTGTTTAAAGTCTTTGAGTGCTTTCTTCACACCCGCCGGACTAGGGTCTTTCCTGATGTCGTAAGCTACTTGACGAACGCAGTAATGCCATTCATCAAACTCCCCGTCTAGCTTACCCATCTTGTTGCGTATTCGTTGGTTATAGCCGTATTTCATGAGTAGTGCCCTGTCCAGATATAAGTGGTGCAGTTAGGATCTTGTGTTATTTTAAGCCTAACTGCCATGTCTGCATAAACTAGCCCCGGTCGGTTCTGTCGCCAGTAACTACGCTTCTCACTGAGGATCACATGGAGTTCAGTAATGATGATAGTTTCCTCTACGTCAAAGATTGTAAAGACAATCTCATCGGGCTTTGGATACAACCGTTCCTTATGGAAGCTGATCTCTTTATGATCTTTACCTTTAGCGTAGTTAATGATCTCCACAATATCAGCATCTGAGAAACCAATCTCAGGATTACCTTGTTTGCGAAGATCATTACCGTGTTCGTAGTAGCTGTGATTGAACCGATAGGGTAACTCGATCTCAGACGTAACGATATTGAAAGCCATGGCCATTACCTGTAAGTTATTCACAGGATTGGTTATCGTAGACCTTCCCGTCCCCACGCATTACCCATACAGTCTTTAAACATCAGGTTCATCCGAGTAGCGGTAAACCAACGATTGGACTTTCGTACCGTACGTTTGGTGTATCGTTCTTTAAACTGCTTACGGATGAGACTGAGTGAACTACCGTCGGTTAAAGCCTCCATCAAATACATGCGGAAGTCATTCCACCATGCTACGTATTGATCAAGGTCTTTTTCGTCCCGCCGTTTCTTTTTCGGCAATCGTGTTGCAGGTCTCGGTTTCTTCATCTGTTGTAATTCTCCACGAAACAGTACCCATATAGACACTGTACAAAACCTTTAAAGGGGGATTCACTAATAGAGGCTGTGTATCAACGCTAGCTGGGTACTTAGACTGATTAGTGCAATAAACACCAACCGGTACAGTTTTACCATCCCAGGTGAAGTCAATGGCGTCGGTAAAGATGTCCAGCTGATAATCACCAATCTTGTAATCTTTTGCCAACCGTTCAATAGCGCTGACCAACAGTTCTTTAACGTAAAACGGACGGGATGCAGTAGCCTTAGAATCAGCGATGATCTCCATCGCATAATAATGAATCGGAGCGTGTGCAGTTTTCCGATGCGTGAGTCGTATCGCATGCTTGTCATTTACCGAATCCACTTTCTTTATTTCGTACCAACGCTTCGGATCGGTGTCTTTACGGTGCTTACGGTCTATTTTGGCGTCATCAAAAACACCAACTTGATTAGGGTCGAATGCTGTACCCAGTTCAGACGATGTAATCAACCGGCGATTACCTATGTACTCTCGTGGTACTAGGATCTCTTTTTTATCGACATACAGGCGAATGTTATCACCCGAGAAGATCTCATTGGTAATTGCCATCTCGTGCAGTCTGTAATACTGATGTGGCTTCAACCGACTGGCGATCTTCTTCAACCATGCAATGACTTCTTCACGATCGTTCTCACCTTCCTGGTCACGCAACTCATGGAAATCACTATCCTCCAAATCCATGAGGTTAATCCTCATGTAGGCCACGTCGTCCACAGGGTTCCAATCTGAGAGCGTATCAGTTCGATTACCTTTATGGCCAAGGACCTGATAGTGTACATCGTATCGCTTGTTGATACCACGACCACCAAGATATCTACCTGTGCCTTTAAAGTAGACCAAAGCAGTCTCTCGGTGTGCATACGCCTTAACGTAAGGAACGCCGTTGCGTAACCGTTCAGCGATCAGTTCAAGTCCTTCGTTCTTGCCGAACCAATTATCAAAAATTGATTTTAATATTTCCATCAGGATGCACCACCAAGCTTAAGAATGTAATTTCATCAGGGGATGATTGTTCGATGACCTTTTCTTCGTTGTGGATAACCCAAGGGATACCCAGCTCTTTAGCGCTGGCTAGTTTATGAGCGGTGTACTTGGTACCACAAACGATCATCGACGTTTTGGATGTAACGTCTTTAGTAATCTTAGCTCCCAAACTTTTATAGTGAGCCTCGACTTCTTTACGTTTCTGACCAGAGAAGTTGCTACCAGTTACAACGATAGATGCATTACCTAAGACACCGTCACCTTGACGCTTAGCAGGTGCTCTCAACCATTGCATCTTAGGGAAGTTCCGCCAACTAGATTCTTCTTCTGGTTTAGCACGATCTTCATCGAAGTATTCAAAGATACATGTAGCACCAAGCTTACCGATATCTTCGACTTCTAACAGATCATTGTAGGACGCAGTAGAAAGATCATGGATATGCTGGAAGTGTTGTGCCAGTTTCTCCGAAGAGTTCTTAGCAATACCGTCAATACCGAACGACATCACCAAACGTTCCAGTGTCATGTTGGCTTGAGCGATTACGATAGCCTCTAGAAGCTTCTCAGTCTCTCGCTCAGACAGTCCAACGCTCAACAGGTCCTCACGTGTCAGATCGAACACTTTAGCAGGCTGGTAAGCTTCTAGGATCTTAGCGTCATGTAGCTGCTTAATAGTAGCTGGACCCAGACCTTTGATGTTAAAGACATCGCGATCCATGCAGTACTCTAGATGAGCAATGCGTCGACCATAGCACTGACGGTTATCACAGTTGTCAGTTTCTTTACCATCTTTGTTAACCACGATAGAGGTTGGGGTGTTACATACTGGACAATGAGTCAGTGGCTCGTAGAGGACCTGATCGGTGTGTTCTACGGTTGTACCCATTACGTAGGGGATCACATCACCTGCACGTTTGATTTGCACGCTACAGCCTTTATAGAGCTTTAGACGGTCAACCTCGTTACGGTTATGCAACGTTACGTTAGAGATCATCGTACCATGAACATGAACTGGTTCTACACGAGCCACTGGAGTCAGTCGGCCTGTACGACCTACCTGATACTCGACGTTGAGTAGTGGTGTTACACCTTCAGATGCAGGGAACTTAAAAGCAGTAGCCCACTTAGGTGCACGGGAAGTCATGCCGAGGAATTTACGATGCGCATGCTTAACTACCTTGAAGACGATACCATCGACTTCGTAAGGTTGCTCAGAACGAATGGACTGCATCTTCTCGATGAACTTTGGCCACCCGGTGATGTAATGATCCGATGGGTAGTTTAGTACATCAGGAATAGCCGCTACTTCGAATCCGTTTGTAGTAAGAGACTCTTGTTCATAGTACCAATCGCGATCGATTGTGTCCCCTTCACTGTCAAACGAGTATCCCACAAACTGCAACTTACGCTCAGCTGTTACAGCTGGGTCTTTTTGACGCAAACTACCGGCGGCGTAGTTTCGTGGGTTAGCAAAGGTCTTCTTACCCTCGGCTGCTAACGCATCGTTAATAGCCCTGTAGTCCGCTAGAGCCACCACCACTTCACCTGTAACCAACGTATACTCATTGGTCCAGGTAGTCAGTGTTTTAGGGATACCCTTGATCTGCAAAGCATTAAGAGTTACGTTCTCACCTGTTTCACCATCGCCACGAGTTACAGCCCAAAGCAGTTTACCATTGCGGTAAACCAGTCTTAGGCTCAGACCGTCTAGCTTCCATTCACCTCTCACTTCAAGACCCGTAGTCTCTGGATCACCAGTGATGTCGATGCTCCAGTCAACCGCTTCATCAGAATCAAAGGTGTTAGCCAGACTCAACATTGGCAAACGGTGCTTCAACGGTTTGAAGTGACCAAACGTCATTGCATGTCCGACTTTCTGAGTTGGAGAAGCTGGAGTTACCAACTCTGGGAACTGCTTCTCTATATGAACCAGTGCACGGAACTTCTGGTCATACTCAGCGTCTGGGATCTTCGCATCATCCAAGACATGGTAATGATAGTTCAGCTCATCAATCTCAGCACAGGCAATAGCATAAGCTTCACGTAGTTCTTTCATGTTCGTCATTGGATTTTCCTTTTAGTAGTTTGATGGCCCATTCAGGGTAGCGTGATGTATACCCCAACTCCAACCGGCGTTGAGTCTCCAGTACCCGGAAGGTAAGACCATCTGTCGGGAACATGTAATCATTCAAGTTCTCTGATACAAAAGACTCGATGCATTCTTCAATAGCACCGACCTCACGAACCTTACCATTGAAGACGAATGCTGGCATGTGATGGAATCCCCAACTGGACATTATAGCCCGTAGTTCCATCAGCTCGAAGGTACAACCTGGAATGTTGACGGTGTGCGGGATGAACGTCAGACAATCTGGTTTTATCCCTTGATCACGAAACATGTTCATCATGACCTGTGTAGCTGTCATCTCAGGACCCACATCTTTCCAATCAGTTAACTCCATGTGTTCCGCTGTTGAGATAACAACTTTCCCATGGATATTAACACGCTCAGTTTCATTGATGTGTTGTGGTACACCATCAACCATGTACATGTGCATAGTGACGTCTTTACCTACCAGACCATCACCATAATTAACGGCCTTGTGTAAAGACCCACCCACGTAAACCAACTCAACCTCAATACCTCTAAGAGCTGGCTCACACAGGATGTCTTTTGCATCCACCGACTCAAACCAACGTCTTAGACTAGAAACGTCATGAGCTTCTCTCAGAGGTAACATTGGGAAGTCGTGTTTGGTTAACTCCCCACGCGATAACATCTGTTCACGAATATTACGTGCTTGTGGTATGGCCGTCGCTGCATGTGGGTTCTCACGACACATACGTTCGTAATCTCGCTTGTAAATATCGTACTGCACGTCTGAGATCAATGGTTCTTTAAAGACGTGGTACATCAAGTCGTAGTTAGTGAGGGTGGCTCTCAATTCGTGGAGCTTTTGTATCGATTGCATCGCCGTATTGCTCGGCAGCTTTGGCCCACCAGTCTGGGGTATGTGCATAGTAGTATTCACCGAAGATGTGGGTTGCGAGGGCATTATCAAAAGCGTCTAGCTTAGCTTGGTTGAGCTTTTTGATATTATGCTCCACCATGTTCATGAAGTGCTTGACGACAACCGACTGTGTAGCCAGAACGCAGTCAGACTTACATGAAATGTCCACGAAACTGAGCGAATGACGATCACGTATCCCGTGACACGTTACGAGTAGGATATCTTCCACAAACAGTGAATATAATTCACGTAGGTCCTTGGAGTAGTCATCCGAGTCCTGTGTAAAGATCAGTTCCAACAGTCGGAGAGTCGGTTTAAGACGTTTAGGAATACGATCAGCGAAGCGTGAATAGTTGTCAAGGTCTTCACGATCTTTCTCCGTAAGCGTAAACATGAAACCGTAGATCGGTTCCAAGTACTTACCAGCTTTGAACAGATAAGGTTTATCCCGTTTTGGTGGTTCCCAGATGTAGTGCTTCTTAATGGTAGGTTGCTTGAACTGGTGTACCTCAATCGGTAACCCATCCGTGAATGTTAAGAAATGCATGGTAACCTCAGACAAAATAAAAAAGAGTCCCCGAAGGGACTCCGTTTAGATGTTATTACGCGATAGCATCTTGGGTGCCAGACTGACCCTGATACTTACCGTCGCCGTAACCAGACTCACATGGTTCACCTTGCAAGAACAATACCTGAGCAATACCACAGTTCAAGTACACTCGTACTGGCAAGTTGCAGTTGTTCACTACTTCTACCACAAGGTTACCTTTCCAACCCGGCTCCAGTGGCGTGACGATTACCGAGACAGCACCACGAGCATAGGTCGACTTACCGAGGCAGTTACCCAGAACGTCCTTCGGCATATCAAACCATTCAGGTGTATGACCCAACAGGAAACCGTTAGGTGGCAGCGATACGTAAGCTGCACCGTCAGTGGCGTACTTGATCACTGGTTCAATATAGATCTTTGGATCAATGTTCCGTGGATCAACTTCGACACAGTGTACGTCAGTGAACAGCTTCAGACCTTTGTCTGAAAGACTGATGTCGTAACCATAGCTGGACAGACCATACGAAGGAACGCGGCTGCCGTCTTCGGTGTAGCGAACCTTCGTTGGATGAAACGGTTTGATCATTGGTGTGTCGCTAGTACACAGATCACGAATTTGCCAATCGGCGAGAATAGTCATTGGAATAACCTTGAATTGTTCATGTACACTATTAAGCTAGTAGGTAGGATCTTGCAGAGCCCCAGCTTTCTCTTGCGAAACCATATCCCAATAAGCCTGACAGATGTTGGTACATGGACGAGTAGCTTCCACTAACTTGATCTTATCGCCCTCTTTAGCCATGGCCGGTACAGCGTAGTCACTGATAACGAACCGCGAGTCATGGATACCTGTACCTTCCAGTTTACAGATGGCATTGCCAACGATCAGATCCAAGGTCTTCATGAACTGTTCAGGATTAACTGGAATGTTACCATGCTCATCGTATTTAATACGACTGACACATTCGCCTGGCTTTGGTAGGTCATGAATAGTGCTGCCATTCAATGCGTTTTCGATATCGCAACGCATATCGAAGAAGACCCCGGCTGGACCACCTTTACGGATGCGGTAATCTTCCGTAAGGTCACGTTTTCTCAACTCTGGATCAACGAGTTGGAATCCCGACTGGTCACCAACCAAGGCCAATATTTCTTCCAATGGGTAGTCTTGGGGAAAGACCGGTTTAGAGGTATCGATCATTACACGTACCCCAGATATTCTTTCAGGATAGACTCAATACCCGACAGGTACTGCGGCTTCTTGATGGTCATGTTAACCAGACGCTCGCCATGGGATTGGAAGATCTCCCATTTGACTTGAATCGGATGCTCTTCATTCGGAGTGGTATAGTCAGCTGCGGTTGGGTAGATGACGATCTTGTTATGACCCGAATCAAAACTTACCCAATCAGGAGTTTCATCTTTCTGACCACGACCCTTCCAATTAAGGTTATAGATCGTTTGTAACATTGACTCTACGGAATGTATGCTCATACGGTGTCCTTCACATTGCGTGCCTTCCACCAATTCTCGACTGGTGGGATATCACATTTTGGTTTGGTCGCTATCATATCACAGATGCGAGTAGATTTACGATTCAGATGCAGTTTACGGAACAACTTGGAATTACCGACCTTCATAGCGTAATACCACTCAATCCTCTTTGATCACGAGTAACGATGAATTCGTCATTGGCTTCACAGATGCACCGACGAGCGAGAAAGGTAAGTGCTGTAGGTGTAGCGATTTCGTACTTGGCATTAAGGACGATGTAGTAAGACGTAAGGATCAGTTCATTCAACTCAGCTTCTGACAACTTATCCCATTCGTCTAGTGTGAAGTGTGGTGCAGTAGCCCATTCATCAGTGTGTTTGGACTTCACGATATCGATCGCACCCGGAGTCTCTACACCTACTACCGTAACATCGCTAAGTGGGATATACTTCTGCACTTTAGCGCAGAGCCTTTTACCAGCGGACATAGCTGAATCAAAAACAACGTTGCCATTCAGGACATCGCTGCTTATAATTTTCTGATGTACGTCACCCCATTTAAAGCCAGACTGATCACGGAGTTCAGTGAAACGACCACCTTCTTCAATGATGACGCTATTCGGTATAAAGAACAAGACTCCCGGTACATGGCAAATTTCATCACGTGCTACATAACGAGTGAGGATCAGATGCTTACCAACGTACTTCTCTTTCTCGAGATTTGACATGAAGAACCACTCTTTGAATGGTACTACTTCAGCTTCACTCCAAACCTTAGGGAGACGAGACAACAACGTACCGAGTTGTTCTGAACTACGAGCGTTATAAACCATCGTAGTCGATTTCGGAATCCAATGAAACAGAATCTCACGGTTGTCAGGCCATTCGATATCTACCGCTTCCTTCGTTACGCTACGTGCAAAGTTAAGTGACATCTATTATACCTTCATATCCAAGTCGAGTTGCAATTCAAACACCACCACGTAACGATCCCATTCATTAACGATGTTCACGGTCAGTAGTTGTTTGGTCAGAGCATGTTCTGGGTTCTGCTTGAGGACTTCTGCGATAGAGTACTCTACTTCAGCACCAATCGATTCACGAACCATTGCACCGCCAGTGATGGTCCATGGTGCAGAGTTTTTGTCACGCTTAACCGTAGTGTTAATACGGACGAATGCTGTACCCGAGGTAGGCATGCTGTAGTCAAGTATGCGATTGTATTTATCTACAATCGCAATGACCTCGTTAACTTTATCTTCTGCCGTGTAATGATAGACGATACCGTTATCAAACGTTAGGTTGATCTTGTTCAGATGACTCGCTGTTAAGACTCGACTCTTCGACATCTGTAATCTCCGGGTAGACGTGTTCACGAAATTCAGTGTAGCTCATGAATTCGTCGGTGGCATTGAAGTGGGTACTCCAAACGTTGTAATGGGTCCATGCGTCAACATACACTTCCTTACCGGCAGCGAATGCTGTCTCAACGGCAGAATCATAGATCGCTGTGCGGGCCATACGACGATTCATTGCAGCTAGTAGCTGGACTTTTTCATCCAGATACACGTACGCGAACTTCTTATCGTGGCGAGCAATGGACTTGGTATTGGAGATCAGATCTGACAACTTCAGTTCCAGCGTCTTATCACAACGTGCCATTACGTGCGACCGGTCGATCCCTTTACGGACCGCACGGTTACCATCTTCTGGTGTGGAGATGTCGGTTACACCTTCAACCAGACGGGCAACTTCCTGACCGAATACTTGAGCGACGTGTGCCAGCGTTACGCTGGTATCTTCCACCACGTCATGCAGAAGAATCGCTACCTGTTGCGCGATACTTGGTTCACAGTGCGTCAGGAGGATCTGTAATGCTTCCTCAGGATGATTATGGTAATCCTCGCCCGTGTACTTACGTTTCTGCCCGACAGCGGCATGAGCAGCGATACAGAAGGCCCTTGCCATTTCTACAACGGTGTAATCTCTAGGTGCTTGAGTGCGCATTAGTCATCCTTCATTACGTGTTCAGCCCAACGTCTAAGGAAGTCCGCAAAAGGGCTACTGTAGGTTTCTCTGAAAGATACCCGTACCCAGCGTTTTGGATTGTACTTATCGTTAAGCTTGAGGCGATGTTTTAGTTTGGTCTTAAACCAGTGCCGACTTTGTTTTGCCATTAGCGTTCACCAATAACATCGTAGGCTACAGCACTTTCCAGTTTTGGTGTCGGGTTACTTTCCCGAAAAGCTGCTTTACGCTGCTTCTCTAGGTACTGCTCACGTTCCCAATCTTCCCGTTCAGCCTGTTCTTGTAGATGATACCAGTGGATAGGTGACCATTCCTTCACCACGAGTCCTCGATAAACCCCTGGACCCAACAGTAGGATGTAACCTTCAGGCATGTCATAGATAACCTGATTAGCTGTAATGCATTGACGTAAAGACCGCTGCTGTTTAATGTTTTCAGGTCTGTATACGTCAACCAGATAACGCTTTTCACGGTTTACGCACGCAACGCGAACTTGTGTATAGACCTCACCTTGTAAAGCAGCGTCATCACGATGTTGATTGACTCTGGTAACAGCGTACACCAGCTTTCCGTGATAGTTCTCTACCAGTCCACGTGCTTCACGAATATTCTTGGAACGTACTTGCTCAAAAGCCTGAACCGTAGCCTGATGTTCAGGTTGCAGGAAAGGGTTATGCTTGCGCACATGACGTTCGATCTTGGATGTAATGTATTTACTACGATCAGCCATACCCAAGAGGTTACGGTAATGTTCAATCGACATTACGATTTGTTGTTCGTTATGATTACGTTCCATGGTTCACCTCAGTTGATTAAACAGTAAGGAGCCGTGTTAGTTTCACGGATTTCCTTAAGGGTCTTTTTGATGTCTTTGTCGTTCTTGAGTGGATACTCGATAACCACGAATGTAGCTACCTTAGTCTTACCTTTCTCATCACGATTAATTTCTTGATCATGGAGATTCTGGAAAAACCGATTAGGGTGCTTCCCTGACGTCAGTAGCTTGAGGTGTTTATCAACGTCCTTAGAGACATCGCTAGACGAACCCATAATAAACCGACCTGAATCACGATGATCGATTATGTAAGCACCTTTCTTTACGACATCACGACGACCACCTTTAATGGAAGCGCTATGCGTCCACTGGTTACCTCTATGGGTTGTCTCGAAACTCATGGTTAATCCTTAGAGGCTGATGTGTTCTGACATATGCATCGCATGATCGGTGAGTGTGGCCAACGCATGGACGAACACCGTCTGACCTTCGCGCCAATTAGGGCTGAAGATGAAATCACCTTTAACATGCCAAGGGCGACCAACATCCCAGTCTACTGAATAGACCTTACCCAAGTACTGACATTCGAGGCGGTTCTTCCACAGCTGGAGTACCAGACCTTGCATAGTACGTGAGTTAAGTTTGATGGTAGCATAATCACCGTGAAAAATCATCGGAGCGATAAAGCATTGTTTCCACAACAACGGGATCTGAGTTTTGAAGGTCAACTTAATCAGATCGGCAACCTCGGTGTTAACTAGGTTGGGTTTGGTCATACTTACCTCAGCAAAGATTTTCTAAACGTGGATCTGTTGGCTTCAGGATTTGACGCCAATCAATTTCTTCATAGGGGTAGTCTTCCTCGTAACGCTTGAGGAATTCCAATGCCCACTTAGTACCTGCTTCAGTGAACAGGTTCTTGCGAATAGGTACACCTGCTTCAATAGCCAGATGTAGGGCTGTAGCGGTGCCACCCGTAATCACTTCGCGTTTAGGGTCACCCTTGGTAGGGGCAGAATAGATAATCGCTCTCACATGCGATTTAAGGTCATGTCCAAAGATTTGGAACACGTTACGAGTATGTAGTGATTCCCCGTAATCATCCAGTCCCCTGAATGAACCTCTAGCTGACTGTGCCATAGCTCTAGCTAGATCCCAGTTCTCTGCGAAGTCTTGTGCGATCATAAAGAATGGATGTTGAGCAACTCGTCTACGAGAAGCTTTAGACTCCACCAAATAAATTCTAGCCCCTACCTCGGAATACTTCCGGGATTGTTTAGCACCATACCAACCAGCGCGGTCAGCCCCGAAAGCATCGCCTGAACTAACAGCGATCCCTAGATCCGTATAGGTACGACCTATACGAATCAGTAGTTCAAGATCATCAAGACTCGCTTCACGCGAACCTACTATTGCAACGTATTCTTGTTCCATCCATTACTCTCCAAAACATCCCCGAAGAAGAACTCTACAGGATTAGTCAGTTGAGTAATTGGTGGTAATTCAAGTTCGGTCATTATACGCGCGTCCTTAAGAATGTACCCGCCGTTTGTACGAGCGTGGTGCTTAGGAGGCAATAGATCGATGTCAGCTTGATCGAGTTTCTTATCCGTAGTTAACTCTTTCCAACCAATATAGGTACCACGTTTGAAGAAGTACGGATAGTGGTTCCAGTTCACACCGTGTTCAGACCACAACATCTCCTGAATCTCTGATGTATTCTTTTTGTGGAGTTGTTTATTGGAGAAGTAGTGGTGACCTGCCATTTGAATGGAATTCTTGGTAGCATCCCATTCACGCCAGATCAATACGTTCACAGCTTCCATGAGGTTTGGTACGTTCCATACGCGTGCATCAAACGTAGGGTTACGTTTAGCGTATTTCGGCATGTGCTCTAGGATGTACTGGTTGAAGTAAAGCGTGGCATGTGACCCTAGAAGGCTAACCATCTTCTGTACTCGTCCGTCAAACCAAGTCTTGGATTTAAATGAAGGACTAAACCAGATAAGCGTAATCTCATCAGACTGTGTATAACCTACGGTTGCGTTAGTGTGCCTCACCAGTTCCTTAGTGGTGTGGATCATTGCTTTCGACATCGTGGCGTCGAATGGACGTTCCATACCGCGAGTGAATCTGGAGAATCCACGTCCATCAATCCGAGCTACGATTGGTACTAACGGCATAAAGCGCTCTTGCGCCATAGCCGATTCATAAAGCTTCATACGATCGCCAAGTGCATCATTCATTTCTTATTAATCCCATTCTTCATCAGATGCTTGTTCATCTGCGTTTTTACTGATAGCCCGCTTTTGTTCTATGGTAAAGGTATGCCACATTTCACGGAGGTCGTCATTGATGTAGTTCCGCCAGTTGTGAACGCGCCCACCAATTTCCCAGTTAGGTTCGTCGCAATCTACGTCAAGCACTATTGGCCTCCCGCATGCTATCGATCTCGAGTTGTACACTAAGATCAGTTAGGAACAAGATTACCGAATGATGCATGTCCTGAACTTCAACAGGCAGCTTAGCTGCCACTAATGGATTAAATATAAGGTCGCCACAAATAATACTAATCCCAACGACTTGTGCTATGAGGATGGATTCATCCTGAACAGCACGATTACAGCGATACGCATTGGTCTGGATGACCAATTGAACTGTGCAACCTACTGGAAGGCGATACTGATAAGTTTCAAGTACAGTTCCCTTAGCGAATGTTTCTTCACCACGCGTTTCCCTATGGGACTGACCTCTTAAAATTATGCTCCATCCTTGTTCGGTGAACGATGTCTTCTCGAGCCATTCGTTAATGAAGTAGATTGCACTTGCGTAACCACCGGCCACATTAAAGGCATGTACATCGGGTAGATCATTCATTTTCGATAGATCATTCATCTTCAAACCCCTTTACAGTAGTGTAGTGCTTTACATTTCCGATGGGGGCGCATTTAACAGCCTTAACCAGTAGGTCACCTTGTTTGTGTGCATCACCCCAAGCAGTTACCAAACCAGTTTTATGATCCTCATGTTCGAGCAACCATTCGGCTGCACGCTTGAGTAGTTCGTCATGATCCCAATGATGGAAACCAATCTTACCATGGTAGACTTCTTTTGGTTCCCAACGCCACAGACGATCTTCGAAATCGTAAGGAGCACGTTTAACCATTACTTCTACCAACAACTTCCAACAGTAGGGTTGATCATCGGCAAACTTGTCTTCTTCAGGGGACAGATAGATCTCAAGAAGATTTCCACCGACACAACGTTCCATCAAGTGGACGCGACTATTGGAGTTACCGCCATAGCTGAGTTCCAATTTCATGGATCGGCTAAAAGAACGGATGATGTCAATGTGCTTCATTTAAGTATCCTTGGTCGCAGAGATTTGATTTGCTTGATTAGATCGTTACGATAATAACGCTGACTAATATTAGCCTTAACCCGTTCAGCATGCTCCACTGTGAAGTAATGGTGTAAGTTTTCGTAGATCCAGTTGTGTTCCCATTGTAGCGGATTCATTCTACGACAGTCCTTTTAAAGAGATAACCTGTAATGTCCAAATGTTCCCAACCCTCTAGGAAATCTTTAGAGTGAGTCAATCGGATATTACCATCGGTCATAGCCTCGAGCGAGTAGCACCATGTGTTCACATGTAGTCGATTGTATTTCGTAACTTTGAGGACTTCGCCAGTGGCTGTACGGATCTCATTCGGTGTGTTCCAATCTTCTGGTCGATAGATCGCAAAGTCAAAGCGATGGTTATCTCCGAAGTCTCCTAAGAAGCCTTCCGTCTTTAATACTCGAACAAGGTTATTTACCTTATCAATTCTCAAGAAAGGTAACGTACCCTCAACAGCTGGAACTGTACGGTAGATAATGTCAGCAAAGTTAAGAGAAGTACCTAGAAACTCCAGTGAAGTTATGATACTAGCTTTCTTTTTCTTCATTATAGATCACTCATCATTTTTAGGGTGAGCGTAGTACATCTCGTATGCCCTTCAAATTTTACATCTGTCCAACCTACTCGTTGCAGATCACGGATAAGTCGTTCTCGGTTAGCCTCTAAGAGACGAAAGTCAAACAACGTAAATACATAAGCTTGAGTAGCTGGGTTGAAATTATTCCCACCAACGTTGGTCAGCGCTTTCTGTATAGTGGCCAGGCATTTATCATAGTTCTCAACTAACTTCTCCCCCGTCTGCTTACTTACCGTAATTGGACCCATAAGCTCTAGTTGAGTAGTATTGTAATGCCATTCATTGAATGCTTCATTCCCATTGGAGAGATAATACACCACGTTAATGTCACGGTAGAGATTTTTGCGATCTAGGAATAAGTTCTCGACATCCTCGACCTTCGATGCGACATAGGGGAGAAACCTTTGCTTTACAGTAGCGGGTGAGTGGTCGACTTTGAAAGGGGTCATAATGAATACGACTGTAAATCGACCAACGTGTTTGTTCGGTTCGACTACGAACTGTTCATTCTCGCCATTGTCGTATTTAATTCTAACTGTAATTGGGACCCGCCTTACTCGTGCAGCTAAAGCTACTGACTCACGTAGACCATCGTAATCGTTAGCAACGACAAGATTATAGAACCAGATGTCTTGATTGGGCGAACCATTTAAACTTCGTCCATACCACGTGTCAACATCTGTCATCTTACGTGGTAGTGATTGCTGTACAACTGGTACTGGATCGATATCGTAACCTGTGAAACGTTCTATCTCAGCAGAGTCCTTCGGAGAAGAGGTCTGTACCGGGACAGTTGTCGGGATATCTGATTTGTCCTCGCTTGAGGGCGATTTTCTTCGCTTCAACCCGATTGTAGAAAGTGCCGTACTGATCCACGAAGCCTTGTTCATAATCTTCCCCTGCGTATTTACGAAGTAATTTGATGCCGCCATATGCCTCAATATGACCGTACATGAGATTTGAGTAGTGGCGAGGTCCCATGACAATAATGTCTTTATAACGGTTGGCTGCACTGACTATCACAAAGTCAACTTTATGTTTATCCCAGCGCCAGCCAGTAAAGCCATCAGCATCATTCTTAATCCACGCTCGATGCATATAGCCATCAAGCAACATCTTACCTATGCCTTCAAGGCGCTTTACTGGATACTGACCTGTAACAATCCACCACAAACGTTTAAGCTTTTGACCTTTCTGGCTATGAAATGGAGTAGGATATTCTGGAACGTTATAACCTGAATCACGAGTTGGCCAAACCATCTTGAGTCTCCACTACGTTATAGATTTTGATGAGGTAGGTAACACCCGTAGATTCGCCGGTTATAATGCCGCGATGAGTGGTGCGAGTTTTAAATGTGCCATCCACGGTATACTCGAAACGTTTCCAACCGTTCAGTTTGAAGTAACGTGCCAACAGTTCCCAAGCAACATCGGAAGGCTCCTGATAGTAACCAACCATGACACTATAACCTTTACCGTTTTCATCATCAAGACGGTCGAGTTCATACGGGTTACTGAACGATTCTTCTACCTTCTTACGTAATGCACGGAACTGACGATAGTCAAGTTCGTCAATGTCGGGATTGTTCTCAGCGAACTGGAGAGCCGATTCACACAGCTCTGGTGATACATCTGTACTACTGAATTCATATTGGATAAAGTCGTTGGTATCCCATGCTGGTGGAGCTACTGTTAATTCACCAGCTGGATCAAGGGTGAGTCGAGTTACTTGTTCAGTGTTAGACATGATGTACTCTCATTGAGTTTAGGGATCAACAGCATGATATAAATTTGAAATAAATTGAGTTGGCAAAAAGAAAAGGGAATAAAGCCAGTCCCGAAGGACTGGCAATATGACGTCATGCAGCTACTTTACTCTTGGACACAGATACTTGTACCCATGGGAATTGACTATTACCAGTCACGCCTTCATTGGTGTAATCAGCTGCTTCAATATCGACCATGTAGGCAGGTGGCATATAACCAACACGTTGCTTGAATACGTGCACATCATAACCGGCTTCACGCAGTTGCTTAGTTACTTCAATCTCTACGGTATTGTCGTAGGTGATATAGCCCGGCACATAGAAGCTGAAAAGACCGCTACCACGATAAGCGTCAGAGACTACAGCTGGATCGGCCATCAGGGCACTGAGCTTAGCTGCGAAGCCAGTAGGTGTTTCTGGAACAGGTTTAACGATAGCGATCAGACTATCGGGCGTTGGGATTGCCATGGTGTTACCTCAGTTAGGAAGGAAGTTCATAGAATCATACTCAATGGTTTTCATTTACACGATGTTTGTTACGCTCGTCGTTTTTGGCTGACCACTTGCCCGCTAACGTAGAACGACATTCAGCACCGTCACCCTCACGGAAGAATTCAGAGTAGCCACCTTCACGACGATTTCGCATTAGCTTTACAGGTTCGTAATCTCGGATTGAGGGATTACTCTTTGATAGATCGAATCCATCCATGCCACCCAGTTCAATATGAACCATAGGTACTTCTGGAACCGTTCTGTGTTCATATCGGAAACACTTACCTCCAAACTTCCTACTCATGTAGGTCTCCTACTACCATAGTCGTTTTCAGCAAAACTACTTAATCGTGGGTCATTCCAACAACTTGTACGCCACCCTTCGTGAATTGGTCTGGTATCGAGATCATAACCATTCCCCCGTCTATGTTTGGCATTGATCCCACCGTGGTACCGGTGGCGCATTGCTATATGAGGTTCTAATGAACGAAAAATTACCTTATTACGGTCTAGCTGCCAAGCCTCCCCTAAGTATTTAACCATTGTGTCTACTCTGGTCTGTATCAGTGTAGTGCGACCATACCGTAGTAGCTAGGTTATGTCGTTCAGCATCGGGTGTCCATTGTTCATCGAACGCTTTGTCTGACTCGTACAACTCACGGGTTGATGAACAACACTGCATACTCAGTTCGTCTTCAGGGTTGCGCCGATCTCTATCGATAACCCATTTGATATTGGCTATAGGACCCAAGGGGTAGAAATAGGCATGTATGTCTGTATCGCCGTCTATACCTCGACCCATCGCTGGATGGCACTTACCCTTATAGTACTTCTCACGTGCGATGTTATTCCGCATAGTTTCACTCTCTTCCAGTAATACCGCTAGCGTTACGTAGTTCTATACCGACGACACGGGCCCATCTGAATTGATTGCTACGTAGGCATTTATTGAGTGGTTCACTAGAGCGTTCATGGCGAATGTCTTCAGGTTCATTACGAATAATGAACCCGCCTCGATCGGAATCACGTCTATTACCTAGCGGTTTGGTTTCAACCTTCCGAGTCGATGGTTTCAAGTTTGTACTCCGGCGGACATTTGTAATAGTCGTAACTCGGATAACGAATGTCTACATACGAGCACTTACCCACATGTTGCATGACACGTTGTTCTGCCCGATCTGTACAGTATGGACCTTTACGTTGTGCTCTAGCCACAGCTCGCCATACCGTTTCTTCGTGTTTCTGTTTGTATTGATAAAGTGTTAGGTTAGCCAACATACAGGGAGAGCACTTCTGACAGGCTTTACCCTCAGATGGCATTTCACATACCCACACCATCGGTAGCAGTCGCTTATCAATCTCCTCAAGCACGTTGAGTTTGGTCATATGTAGCAATGGGAACTCTAGTGGGATTGGATCACCATGAAAGCCATGCTTCAACATGCTGTTCCACTGGTCTTCAACATGCTGGAGGTGTTTACCGAAGTATGCCCCATCACTGTCGACATAAGCCACGCGAACACAACTGTGACGTTTTGCATCCAGTACACGATACGCGCCTTGCATCCAAGAATTTGGTTGATTCCACTTTTTACTTTGACCATCATGGAGATAGACCGGTTGCAAGATCTCATACTGACGTTGAATCTTGTTGGGGTATTCACGGTTCATGAACTCAATCAAACGATCCCGAGCTTCCAACTCAAGTTTCATTTTCTCTTGTGCTTGTCCGCCGTTTACGTACAGAATATCAATCGGACCATCTTCAGCCAACATATAAGAAACGAGGTAGGTAGAATCCATACCACCCGACAACAACACCAATGGAACTTTCATAGCTACTCCAAAAAGAAAATATGAAAGGGGAGCCGAAGCTCCCCAGTCAATTAAGCGGCGAAACCCATACCTGTTTTCTGATGACCTTCACCAACCTCGTGAGCATTGATAGCCTCAGCGAGAGTAATGTCAGTACGACCTTCTTTGAACTCGAACGGATCGATCGACATCATGTCACGGATATCGTTAGCCTGTTCGTTGTTCAGGTTCTGGAACTTCAGTACACGGAAGCAACGGCCCGGACGCAGCAGAGCATCATCGATATCACGGGTGGAGGTCAAGTTGGTGCAGATGATCAGCTTGATGTCACGTGCCACGATACCAGCGGTAGCGTTGAGCAGAGCCGACATCGAGACGTTACCTTCAGTACGCTTCTTAACCAGAATATCCGCGTCTTCGGTGAGTACGATGGAACCAGCTGGCAGTTCACGGATGAAGTCAGGGAAGCCTGGGTGACCCAGTACGTCCATACGGTCAGCCAGATAGATCTTATCATCCCAACCACGGGCGTTGATAACTTCCATCATCCAGTTCGACTTACCAGTACCCGGTACACCGTAGATCAGTGCAACGTTGGAATTCGAAACCGAGAACTCTTTGAAGAACTCTGCTGGAGTGAAGTTGAAGTACGGGTAGAACTTGTTGACATCCAGTACATCACGGTTACCTTGAATGGTTTCCATAACAGTGCACAGGTTGCCTTGGCCGTCTACACGAATACGGGTCAGGTAACGAGTAGGGGTAGCGTTCAGGTGCTTGGTGAACTCTTCTTTGAACCACTGACAGAATACTGGCAGACCGAGTACGTCATAGGTCGACTTAGTAGCAGTAACCGATGGGTTAACGAAGGCACCGATGATGTGGGTATCGGAAACGATTACACGACCCATTACGCAACGGATCATACGCAGACCAGCTTTAGCCAGAATGTCTTCAGACACTACGCGAGTAACGTCGTTAGCCGATTCTTCTTTGGTACCACCGTGAGGAATGTCGACCAACAGTTCATGCTGTTCCGAATGTTGACCTTGGGTGGAGAAGTACAGACGCACTACGTCGTAGATGTTATCACCACGCAGTAGTTCCAGTTTGGAGTTGAAGATCTCCATACGAGCTTTCAGTTCTGGAGTGATGCCGTTGAATTCAGCGAGGTTAGCGGCGTCTTGCATTTCGATAAAGTTCATTGCGTTTTCCTTTGTTTAAATTGGATTAGTAAGTCATTCTTTCAACGATGGCATCGTCGATATGTACAAGTTCACGGGTACGGGAATCTACACGGTTAGCTCGGGGCGCTCGCGGTACGTCTTCACCGGTACGTTTAGAGGGTCCGATATGCGGTTTATTGCGTACGTCTACGAGATCGATCGCACAACCCTGACCAGTTACTTCAGGTTTGATGTTGTGCTTTCTCGTCCATGCGTCTGGTTCAGCTCTTCGCATATGTCACCTAGAGTGATGTACGGAGAAAGGTGGATGCGTGATTGGACATGTCCTTAAATCGTCGGTTCAGATCTCGAGTAAACCCCGCTTGGTCATTATGACGAACCTCAGGAACACCCTCCTCGCCCCAACTGTGGCGATCAGCTTCACGCCGAAAGTTGTAGTAGGATTCATCATGTTGCCGCCAGAAGAGGATGTCAGAATCACACAACTGTTCAGGATGCATCGGGTCATCCTCCCGAGAGAAGCTGGCGTACTGGCGCTCTCTTTGGTTACGGCCTTCCGATTTTAAGAATCGCACCACTCATCCTCCCGTTTCTCTATACGTCTATCTAGGGTCTGTTTATCGATATCGAGCCGTTCTTCATCGTCTTCTTCATTAATAGAACGATGAGCCCAACTTCGGTCAAGTGGTCCGCGAACAACGCCCGGACACCATTCCCACTCAGCCTCCGGTGTTGTGTTTCCGTAACGAACATAATCCAACGTTTCTTCGTCGTAGGAAAATGGATCGTTAGGGTCATGCATAACGTGTTCGCGCATAGATCACCTTAACAAACTAGTTCTTCATGATCTTGATCAGGTCGGTACATGTCACCATCGTCACTTGGTGGTTCCACACGTTCTCGAAGTCGATCAGGAACATAGGTGCTGGTACGGTGAACCGGGGCTAGCTTACGCTCACCTATACGCTTGTCGTTCGTTTGGCTAAACGGAATAGTCGTATCTCGATCAGGACGAGTAACGACTTTACGGTTAACTAGGGATGGTTCACCTTTACGCATTACTTCAGGTCCTGACTCAAGATCACGATGAACCATTTGGAGAAACCATTACCGCGATTAACGATACGCAGGTTCTTCCACAAGTCGGGCCGGATGGCCGACTCACGCAACTTAACGATTTCGTCTTGTTCCATCCAGCCTGGGAAACTGAACTTAGCCGACCGCGCTACTGCACGATCGTCATGAGGGTCAGTACTAACACCAGCTTGCATCTGTCCTGCACCAGTGATGTTATCCACTGGAGTAAAAGCCTCATTGAAGTTATGATCGGACAGCACAGTGATAATACTAAGTGCTGAAGTCGGTTCACCTACCTCATAGAAGTCAGGAGGGGGCAGCGATGGCAACTCAGGTTCTTTTGGGGCTACTACGTGATCCACCAATGGAATCACTGAGTACGTGTCAGCTTCCGCGCCATAGATCGTTCGATCAATGAGGTGCCGGGTCATGTGTTCACGCGCTTCAGTAAAAGACGTAAAGGTTTTACCCTTATCCGACGTAGCCGCCAGAGTACCGTCTTCTTTAAGGAACGAAATCCGTGCTCCGCAAACGGTCATGATTGCGAAGCGTTGATCTAATGGATGCATATCTACCTCTTAGGAATCGAAACCAAATACCATCCGCACTTCACCATACTTCTCGTGAAGACGTTTTACTTCATCGGTGAAGTAAGCGAACTCTTTATTGATTGCAGCATTATCCAGAGTCCACTGACAACGAATGTTCAGTTTCTCTACGCGCCCGGCATAACGTCTAAGTTTAGCCAGATGCTTAAGCGCCGATTTCTTACGTTTAACTACACGTTGGCGAACGATCTTCTCGACTTTAGGTACATGACGGAAGTTTCCTGGACGATCGAGGATACTCCACGAATCATGTTGGTAGTCTGGATGATCAGGGACCATTTTCTTAACGTGACGTCGAACCCAGCGGATTTTCTTCTGTGCTTCGTCAACTTCATTCAGAATATGCATGGCATAAGACTGACTACGGATTTTCTCCGGTGTCAACTGCGATTGGTCAATAGTAATCTGTTTACCACCCCAGATACCACCACACCAACTTTCAGGTTGAGAGACTTTATCCCACTTGACGTACTGATCCATGGTGAGAACGCCACGTTTATGGACTGGATTGAAATGCTTGGTACCTTCCAGAATCTCAGTACTGGTCAACCAGCTAAAAGAATGATCGCCGAAACTACCACCGCATTTATAATACTCTTCCCAGTCAGGGGCCTTCCAGTCCCAACGAGATTTTGGCTCTTCACGTTTCACAAGGTCCTCAGGTAATCCCCGTGGCTCAGCCAAAGGTTTGATTGAATCCCCAGTATCAGTACCGCCGAAGCCATAACCGTTACGAACGTTGGCCAACCAACCGAACAAGAAGTAGTGGCGGTTACCTTCGTATTTATGATCCGTGATATATTCCCAACTGTCTTCAGCTGGGGTAGACCCCAGTACTTTACGTTGGAACGCTGGATGAACATCAGTACCCATGAATTACCCCTTAGTTAATGTGAAGATGTTTTTCGCGAGTTACTTTGGAAGGAACGTGTTTGAATTCCACTTTCAGGAAACGTTCCAACAGTTTGATGGCTTTAGCATCGTCGACGTAACGCAGGCAATCGCCATTGTATTGCTCAACGGTCAGATTACCCCACAACAGTTCGATGACCGTATGGATACCATCCATAGGACCACTGTAGTTAAGACTCATGGTCCCTTTAGCCGTAACACCGATCGTAAACCAAGTGTTGTCATTACGCAGGGTCTTATTGACTCGACCAGACTTACTACTGGATTTATTCTGGTAATACGTACCGATGGTCAACAGACGACGACCGAGTTTGGTCTTTGGATCGATCTTACGCAGCATGTTATTTACCTTTTCGTTTTTTGAACTGTTCCCAGAAACAGATTATGAGTTGGAGCCAGACCACGATAGTGAGGCCGTAAACGAGCAATGGCCCGAAGAACCAATAAAGGTTATCACGCGGTGTTTGCTTTATATCGAACTGACGAAGGTTTAAGGTAAGCTTTTCACCCAAGTGCATTTGTCGATACATGTACCCACTTATCTCTCGGTCAAATACGTAACCACTCTCTGTTTTAAACAGCCCTTCTAATCGTGCTGTACAACTATGCTTACCACAAGCCTGTACCGTATATTTGTCGATGAAAGTAACCGGTACGTCTTGATGTTTCATGTAGACGTTATTATTCCAAACATAGACCGACCAAGAACTAAGAGTGATGATTAGAAACAATAAGAAAAGACCACTGATATTAAATGTAGATTTACTTGACATGATTAAACACTCTTAGTGGATAAGTATTGCCCGTCTATGATATAAATCTGAACTTTTTTCTATTGCTCATCAACTGGACCACGCTTGAATTCCATGTTAGTCCAGCTGTCATCTTCATCCATTTCAGCTCGACCGTCAACCCAATGACAGTTACGCTGTTCTTCACCTGCACCTAAAGGTCTCCGGGCTTCGGCCTTACGAATGGTTGTGATATTGTGTTCGGATAACCTTGGGAACACCCCTCTAGCAAATAGGGTTGGTATGCAGTCACGTTTAAACATTGATCAGACCTTATATAACCCACGTTTTATATCTGTGTCCCATATGTACCGATCTATATCCTTCCGGTAGTCATCTGCTCCACAGGTCTCATCATCAAATAACCGCCTACCTTCTAGAGGTCGGTATTCCGTCACACATCGTTCAAAGATTACATGACGTCTTTGGTCAGAGCTACGGTCATTTAAACCAACCCCCTGATAGTCTCTACTCATATCACCACCACTTGTTGTCTATCAAACCCCGTTGAACATCTGTAGCCCAATCTAATTTATTTTGATCTGTACGGACACCGCTAAGATCGTCGCCATCTAACTCAGTGGTCATCTTTAACCCTTCCGGTTGGATACGTGGATGATCACTCTTACCGCGCTCACCGAACATGCGATAATCCGTTTTCTTATCCTTGATATCCACAGGTGATGTCGCGCCTGCGGTTTTATCTGAAGTTCTGCCCATGGGTCGATTACTCAGTAAGTTAAATGTGATGGTCGTTCACAATCAAGTTTTGGATTAGATATATCGAAGACAACTGGGCGCCAACTGACATGTTCGGGATTGGAGCGATTACCACTGTCTCTTAAGGATGCTCGTCCACCGACGGTTACATGTCGTCCCGGCATTAGTCTGGTGTCGAGATAGGTATCTTCTTGCTCTCTACTCATCGGAAGCGTCTCTCATTAACGTTAGGTTCATCATTGGTTCTAGAAACGTTTGTATCTAGATGTACAAACTCACGGTAACCTTCACCCTTACGTTTGAGTCGCTCCGAGGACAATCCTTGTAGGCGATGAATAACCACATTACCGCGTCCATATTCTGAATTATAATCTAGTTTCATTGTAAACCTCATTTGTTAGTGGCGGCATAAAGCTTCCCCGAAGGGAAGCAGTATACCCATTAGATTAGATAAGCCTAATGAAAGTCGAAGAAGCACGTAGTTAGGTACTGACGTTAGCTCCCGCTAATGTTCTTAACGTACCAGGTCACCTATGGCTGGATCACCCCCTTGAACGCAGTGCGTATTTGCACGGACTGCTTCTTGACTATACCATTACACTCAGAGTATTCTTTTAACCAAAAAAAGAAAAGGTATAACGCCCTACCTTACGGTAGGGCTATTATTTATTCTAAGGTGAAGTTTCGGTATAACACAATGTCTTGCTCCAAATCGATAACGGTGTAGTACTTTGCGAACTCGTTATCGATCGGTAAATCGTAATTGTGATCTACCCATGCTTCCATCTCCTTCTGGGTATTGAAAGAGATCTTAACATAGTGCGTAGGACAGGTACGACCTGGACCCCATGACCGAAGTTTATATTCGGCTTCAAACAATGGTTTAACGACTTTATTCTGCATCTTTAAAATCCTTTAAGTTAACGCCTTACCGAATAGTAAGGCTATTGGTTACAGATGGCTGACTTGTTTCAGATACTTCTTGTAAGCATCGTCAATCATCGGTTGGTTATCACGTTGAGTGATCAAGCCACGCAGACGATCCTCACCCTGCCAGAAGAACAGATACGCATCGATACCGTACGTATTGATCTCGTAGATACCCGGCTGGAGTACGGTACGCTGTTTAACGTACGCAATGTCACAGCGTGCATCCATGAATCCGTGGTAATAGATGTTCCATGTACCTTCCACCCGAAGGTAGTCTTCACCATTGGTGTTATCGGGATCAGTGTTATGATCGTGACCGAAGTTGAAGAATTGAATGTCCAGCTTTCCTGTGATTTCCATTTATAGTCCTTAACTCAAAGTGAATGCCCTCCCGTGTGGGAGGGCTATTATTTACATCCCAGCTTTCAAAGCTTGGATTACCGCATTATCCTGCCCACGCTTATTAGGCATGCGCTCAGGATGTTTGTACAACCACTCGTACTGCTTGAGCAGCACTTCTTTGGTTACCACCCAGATACCATCAATCATTACCCGATCACAAGGATCAGCAATATGGAAATCCAGATGATCACCCAACGATACAAACTGACCGGTTATCCCTTTACCCGATACAGCACCTTCCATACACCATACCCAATCAAACACGTGATTGTTAGTATCAACATCAATATCACACGTTTGCTCACGGATACCATGCATTACAGCAGCTGCACCATACCCAACGGTTAAGCTATTAACATCAGCACCATGGGTAAAGCAGAACTCCAATACAACTTCAGCAATTTGATTCTTTTGCATAACAATCTCCTTTGGTGTCCAACTGTAATATAGCTCTTAAAGATCTTTCAATAATGAGTATTACTGCGTAATAGCTTTTAAATAAACTTTTGGAATTAATCTCCCCTCCTATAGACTACCGTATCAGAGTACTTGTCTACTCATTTTATGAATCTTTAATCATACCCCACTAAAGGGAACATCTAATGATCGACTCATTTAGATCGCTTTTCGGTAATGTTACCGTAAAGGAGACTAACGCTGAGATTGTCGTATCTGGTATCAGAGCCAAAGACATTATCCGAGATATGGATAAGCATTGGAAGACGACTAGAGTCTCACAGAACATCTTCAACACAGTAAGTGGTGGTTCCTTTAGCTTTGACAAGTTCTTTGCTCCAGAGATCATGTACATTCTGGAGAACATCAAATACTACCGTAACCGTTGGACCAGTATTAAAGCTATCAATGCCATCATTGAGGCGATGATGGAACACACGTGGTTACGCAATACCAAACCCGTAGATAAAGTTACAACTCCAGGACGACTAGACTTCCGTAAACTGAATAACCTTAAGTTTACAGCTAAACCGTACCAGATGGAGTACTTTGAGAACTATAGTTACCGATTGGATCAATACGATCTTAGAGGTGACTTGATGGCAGCCGCAGCAGGCTCTGGGAAGACCTACATGGGTGCTGCATTGGCCGAGATGCTCAATGCTGACCTCGTCATAGTCTTCTGTCCTAAAGTGGTCCTAGAGTCCGTATGGGTCGACTCCATCAAAGAGATGTTTAAGACACCTCAGACGATCTGGCATTCCGGCACCCCGATGGAATACACGGGTCAACGTTGGGTGCTGTGTCACTACGACGCCATGCAGAAGCTGAACGACATCTTCGAAAACCCTAAGCTGTATGAAGGGAAGAAGATCGTTACGATTCTAGATGAATCGCACAACATGAACGATCCTAACTCAGCACGTAGTTTGCAATACCAAGCGATGGTTAAGAAGTTCGGGTCACGTGATAACATCCAAGGTTCTGGTACACCAGTTAAAGCACTGGGTGCTGAGATCATTACCCTGTTGCGTGTAGTAGATCCATTGTTTACCCCACGAGTAGAAGCAGCCTTTAAGAAGATGTATGGTAAGGAAGCTTCGAAAGGGTTGGACATCATTCGTCACCGCTTAGGACTGGTTTCGTATAAGGTCGAGAAAGGTGAGATTGACTCGGAACTACTCCCACCAATTATGCGGGCTTATCCAATCCGTATTCCCGATGGGGAGAAGTTTACATTGCCTGCTATCCGTAAGGTAATGGAAGCCTTCATCCGTGAACGAGCTGAGTACTACAAGAATCGTAGACCTGAGGATCTTAAGTTCTGGGACCAATGTGTTAAGAATGCACGTTCTCAATTAAAGAGCAAGCAAGCTGTAGTAGAGTTCGATGAGTATCTGTATAAGGTACACTTGATCTCTCGTACACCTGACCCTAGATTCTTAGGTGAGGAGATGAAAGCTGCTAACGCTTTTGAGAAACACGTCTTCGAGAAACTGTTGCCCCGTGATTGGGTACCTCGTTTCCGTGATGTTAAGTCAGTAGTCAAATACGTTAACCTTAAGATCCAAGGTGAAGTACTGGGTCGAGTGGTAGGCGGCATGCGGATTGAAGCTAACGTAGCTATGATCCCACATATCGACTGGGTAGGGATTGTTGAATCCACTCAGAAGAAGACCATCATGTTTACCAGCTTTATCGAGGCGGTAGACGCCGCTGAGGCACATACGACTCGTCTGGGTATGAAGCCATTGGTTGTCTACGGAAAGACCTCTAACGACCTTCCAAACATGGTCAAGCGGTTTGAAGCTGATGATGCACTGAACCCGCTGTTGGCTACTTACGCTTCGCTGTCCACTGGTGTACGACTCACCATGGCAGACACGATGATTCTGTTGAACTCTCCTTTCCGAGCTTACATTCTGGAACAGGCGATTTCCCGTATCTATCGTCTTGGTCAAGACTCTCAGACTTACGTTTACCAGTGTGTTCTCGACACAGGTGAGATCCCTAACATCTCCACACGTTCTGCTGACATCTTGGCTTGGTCTACTGAACAAGTAGAAGCTATCATGGGCATCAAGGCACCAATGATCCAAGGCGATACATTTGAAGTAGCTGCTGTGGAATCTATGCAGCACGGCGACTTTGATGACAACCGACTGATGTATAAATGTTTGTCTGCTGCATTCGAGCAATACGACATCGAGATCGACTTTAATCAATTCACGTATAAACCAGAAGTTAAACCTATGCTTCCAGCGTGGATGCGTTAATCAACGGGGACTTCGGTCCCCCACTAAAAGGTACAAGACATGAGCGCTACAGGCAAAGCTTACATGATCGCACAGATGCAAGCATATTTCACTAAGGTGAAGGCTGCTATTACTAGCGGTGGTGCAGCATCATTTCGATATAAGACCGGTACTGTTCCAGCTAATGGTCAGACGGTTTACGATGCCCCTACTGAACTGGGTTTCGCTATTGCGGACTATCACCTAGGGTCGATCGGTATCCAACTCAGTATGGTAGATCCAACTGTTCAAACTAACCCACCTATCGTTGATGCATTGACGGTACTGCGTTATGAAATCCAAGCTAACGGTCAGATCGTGATCAAGAGCAACTACAATGGGGTAGTCACTTACCACATCCGCGTCACTATGCCAGTTAAGAAGTAAGGTGTACCCATGGCTGAGATCATCTCTTCTCTTGAACCCGGTTGGTATACAACGGGTCAAACGCTTACAGTGAAGTTCCCTGCTGATGCACGTAGGGTTATTGTTACACGCACAGAACGAAATCCAGTCTTGACTGAGATCTTGGCCTATGACCGTGGTCCTATCACACCAGTACCTGCATTGCCTGAAGGTGATCCGGGTGCTGGTCCAACCATTGATCGCCCATTCCTAGCTGTCACTCAAGATGGTCGGGGTAACGTTATCTACGACGGGGGCTTTCCTAAGTTCTACAATAGTCAGATTGCTGCCTATAACGGGGGTTCTTACCCAGCAACTATCCCAAATACCTTTGCGGGTTTGACTCCAGCAGGTAAGTATCTGTACAATGGATTGAACTTCATTGCCAACCCACGTAAAGTTGGAGCTGGTAATCGTAAGGTATTGTTCATCGGTGATACGGTTCGTGGTTATAACTTCGTACTAACCGATTCTCACTATAACCCTAAACCGGGACAGGCTAGTGTCGACGGAGGAACAGGTTTCTTCGATACCATCACAGGTATTTGTCAAGCTGGTAACTGGACGCCTACATACTACGACCTTCCGAATGATACAGCTAAGATCGATTTTGACTTCAACTATCTAGATCAGTTTGCGGCTGTAGTGTTCTTCAGTTTGTACGCAACACCTACACCAGCAGAACGCCGTGTAACTGATCGTTTTGCAAAAGAGCTTGCATCGTATCGAGCAGCGGGTAACGGTATTGCTATCATTACTGACCACTGTGGTGACAACTACACTAGTGTTCAAGATGCTGTAACTCGAGGTACTGTATTTGCTACTTCGGCTATTTATCTGACGAAGGAATACGGTTGCTACTATTCGGGCAACGTAGATCGGAAACCAGTATTGGTATCTGAGATCAAACGTCAGATTGGTGCTCCGGGTCCGCCTGAGACACACCCGCTGTTGGCAGGCTTAGCCGACACAGATTCGATCTATGCCGGTCCTTCCGAATCTTTGGTTATGCCAGAGTTGTTTACCGATGAACAAGTTGATCCAACGCAAGACTTGGTAATTCCTTTGACTACAGCTGGGAAGTATCGGGTTAACGTGTTGGTACAGTTGGATGATGGTAGCATTATCACTAAGCCAATGTTGTTCACGATCATCGATCCTTCAACCACCAACATCCGTGATTCCTTTAACCGGTCTGTGTTGGCAACGTCTACGACTTATAAACCAGCCGTGGATTACACGATCAGTCCTGACCCTACGTTTGAAGGTTCATTGCGTGGTAAGATTTTGATCGATAACAATCTGGTAGGTTTCTTCCAGACGACTGTTAACGCTGGTGTGAGTAACACAACCTACATGCCATTCGGTGGAGCTAGTGCACCTATGGTACTGAAGACTGGTTCGGTATTGAAGTTCTCGATTACTGATCCATTCGAGTACAACCTGACTACCACTATTAACCTACCTGTCGGTACTCCGTATTGGAACGCAAGTGGTGGGCTGTCTACGTTCATTCAGCAGATCCTTCAGCATCCTTACTTCACAGGTCGGTCTGTTGATGAAATGCAGAGTGACATGACAGCGTTTGCTGATAAGTACTATCCAGCAGCTACGCATATTGGTGTTACGACTTACAATCAGTGGTGGAAGGTTATTGGTAAAGCCAGACTTCCTTTCGCTGAGACTGAGTTTAATCCTGTCCGTCTGAGGATCTACGCTAACCTTGCAACATTCAATACGAACAAACCCGCAGTGGGCGCGGTAGGTGATGCAGTTATTATTGCTGATACCAACCAAGTCTACTACTGGGATGACTTACCGATTGTCTGGACAGCTCACACAGCGAAAGCTAACGTGTTGTTTGGTGTAGATCGTAAAGCAGTCAACACACTGAATAACTCTAACTGGGTTATTGGTGCTAACTCGACTGTAGCTGTATAACGTCATAAAGCCCCTGCTTAATTGCAGGGGTCTTATGTCATTTCGAACGTGTGCCGTAAATACGTGCTTTCTGATCGAGCAACAGGATTGCATTCTGAGTCAGGATCACATGGAAGTTTTTCTTACGCAGACTCGAAGACAGTTTATCAATGGCTTCTTTAACCGAAAGATCAGAGTCGACGTTCTCGCGCTTCCCGTTAGGTTTAGAGCGGTCTTGTACCTTATTGCGGTAACGCCATGTAGTTCGTTCGATCGTGTCGTTAGGACGCTTAGACTTAACCTGAGAGCGATAGAACAGCTCCAGTAAACGAATGGCTAGACCATCAGCATCTTCCAATGGTGAATCACCGTTAATCAGGTTGACAGTAGAAGCTGCCATCTGTACATGAGTCTCGGCGCTATCAACAATACCACGCATTGTAGGATCAATGTCCAAGCACTTAGTGATAACTTTAAGCTCACCGTCTACACGTTTAATTTCAATGCAACGAATGAAGTCGAACAGCGAATAGGAGCGTTCTACTTCACGCATAGCAGCAGCGTCTAGTTCTAGTTCTGCTTTATCAGTCTGACCACCATGCACCGCGATAGCAAGTGTGAGATCACTCAAGGTAGACTGAGGGTAACTGGTAGACATCAGCAACCGTAGGAGCGTCTCAGGACGGCACCGGCGATTTGGTTGTGAAGTCATTTGTTCAAATACTGACATTTCTATTTCCTTATTCAAAACCATTCTGCCGTATCCAGTCTTCTCTGGTAGCACGGGCATCATGGAGAGCGTTGTGAAGTAACTTAGAACCCTTACCACTTAGTTTGTCATCGACATCAAAGGTTAGTGGTTGGATCATGATCCACTTACCCTTTTCACCAAGCAACGCTTCGCTAAAATAAATAACGTCGTTAGGGTGGTTTACAATTATGTTCATGCCGGGGAATTGACCAACGAAGCGTTTCAGGCGTTCCTGAAATTCTTCACGCGAGATCGGTTCCTTTTCCAAAATAGGGATGACGTTAGCCTTTACCCATTCATCTTGGATGTTAGAGTAGTCGAGTACTTCGTAAAACTCGCGGTTACCGTCGGCGCTCACGATGCCCAAGCTGATTAGGGTCTTAGTAGGTACATCAAATTCTGCGTCAACAAAGAAGTCCAATTTATTAATCTCCGAGTTATTAATGTGTCATATCAATAAGCAAAATAAATGGAGGACCGTAGTCCCCCAAAGTTAGAGCTGTGTTAAGTTCTTGAGGATATTGCAAGCCGCAAGAACCTTCCCATGGTTTAACGTGGTGTAAATCCCGTTAGCCAAACACGCGTTCCGAGGAAGTGTGCTTTCTAAGATCTCGTCTATAACAAAAGGATCTATGGTAAAATTATCGACCACGAACTTAGCAACACGATGATCCCACCGACGAGGAATTCGTTCGGCAGCCTTCATGTATTTAAATGCTTGGTCTGGATTAAACCCGATTACCTCAAGCCATCTAAGACGACCTTTCTTGTACAACAACCGAGTCCGTTTATTCGACGGGACTGCTACGATGAAACCAACGCCTGGGCGATAGTCATCTGGTACAGTCTTAAGATACCAATCCCCAATCTGTTTAGGTATTGTGGATAGATCATCCTCTGTCCCAAAGTAACCAATAGATGTACCATTAGCTACTTGTATATCAATTTTGTCGACAGTGTTGTATGTAAGCACCATGTCCCCCTCCATTTTCAGAGTGGACTTATCTATACACTACATTGAACACAAAAAAAGAAAAGGCATAAAGCCAGTCCCGAAGGACTGGCGATATGTTTGTCATTTACCAACCAGCATCGGTCAGGATTTTGTCCAGCGTAGGACTGCTCGCGCGCACAAACCCAAGTCTAAAACCACCGACCGGATTAAAGAGAGCACTACCATCAATAATAGATGGAAGTGTCCATGGTGTAGTACCGGTAGTACCAGCCTGCTTCCGAGCCATAAGGCGATCCAGTGCATCGTGAATATTACTATCCTCACTCACACCACGAATTACCCAGTAGTTACGCTCATCATTGTAATGATCGATGACCTCTTGCATGGTAGGTCCTGGACCCATACCAGATCGTTTATTATCAAACGCCTTGCGAATGATAAGGCGAAGGTCAGAAGGGCACAGCGATTCCATCTGTTCCTTGGTCAGTTCGTAGAACAGATCTGTAACGGTTACTTCAGACATTGTCAAGTTCCTTAATGAACGGTAGTGCTGATTTCAATTTAGATACAACGAAGCGTAGATGTGGAGCGATTGTTTCATGGTAGTAAGGTGAGTTCATGAACTTGAACTGACCCATGTTGTAAAGGTCCATGTGATAACGGAGACTCGCAACTTTGAAACGGGTAGTATCGTTCCATGCCCCTACATCCGTGTACTGCATCGCTTTGTCAAGCATGTGCTGTAGGAGATCATCCGGTAACAGCCGCAGCTTACCGTAAGCGTATTCGTTCATGTAGTGGTTAATGACATCTTCCAATGTCGGACCATGACCTATACCGATTTCATGCTTCTGTGGAGACAGTGCCATAAAGACCGCCGTCATTACTTCATTAGGAATCGACCACCCACTGGTAGCTAGATCGATTTCCTCACGAGTCATACCAAAGAAGAGCTGTTGCATAAGGTTCATAACTTACTCCAAAACGAAAGGGACTTCAGCCATTAACAAGAGAATCCACAATACCTTACAACCGAGGTGGATGAACTGATCGGTGTTAAATCCAATCTTACCATCACACTTCAAATAGTCGGTGATCGTGTGAACGATGAATTCTGCCATACCCAAGACAAACGAACCTGTGAAGAAATAGACGAACCCACCATGCATCAAACCATGTGACGGTAGAACCCATTTCCAATAGGTCTTACCTAGTTCAGTCGTGTGATTCTTGGCCATAGCCACGAAGTCGTTTTGCAATGCGTAGTCAGCGAGGACGTGACCAAACATAAGAACGAATAGGTATTCGATGAATCCCCATGTTGAGAAGTGACCTAGTAGCCCGTCTAAAATTTCCATTTAATTCATGTCTCTTGGGTTGAGGCCCGCGATCGTTTGATCTGCATTATAACAGAAGTGTTTATCGCAGTCAGTGGTGAGTACTTTGGGAATGTATTGTTTCAGTTGAGAGACCAGCATGATACGACCCAGATAGCTGCATTCGTCTGCACGGTTACAATACACATCGTAACGATTCAGAGTATCTTTTGGTTTCTGTACTTTACCCACAGGTGGGTCTTGATAACCCGGAACGTTCTTAATGTTCTTCATTAGGAAGTAATCTGCACGTGGACCAGTCCCATGCTTGTACACACGGGTCTTACCAGTCGATGCATCCATGTAGAAGCCCACAGGAACGTACCAGTACGTAACGCCGGACTCAGCTGATGAACCGTAAGACTCATTGTAATTCGTTGCGCAGATCGTGTCTAAGCAGACCACCTCTGTAAACAGACGAACTGCAACACCCACACCTTTATTAGGATCGTCCTTCTGAGTGTAACCTACTGTCGCTTCTTCGTAGTACTTAGCGTCACCACAGAAACCAAAGGAAGCCCCTTCAGTATAAACGCAATCGAACTCGTTCGGAGTGAACTTAGAGTAGTAGATTGGCGTACCGAAGTATTGCATCGGTTCGGCTTTAGCCTTCTGCGAGTGAAGGGTCATAATAACCATGGCCAACACAATAGCTACCGCCCAATAGAACTTTTTCATTTAACCTTCCTGAAAGTATGATGGTAACGTGTAGTCTGGTTGCTACCTACGCAGTTAGGAGAGAACATAAGTTCCCAACCCAGATCAAGCATCTCCTGTAATTGGTGTGCCGCCATCGGGTGATCACATTCCATATCGGCGAAGTCTTCGGTGATGCCCATGCAAATGGCACTACCTACTTTCAAAAATACCTTTAGTTCTTTGTGCATGTTTCATTCCAGTGATAACGGTCATCTGCGGTTACAAGAATCTCGACTGCCCACTCTTCCACCAGATGGGTATAGATCACGCGTTCGAGTTGCTTGTACAATTTCTTATAATCGTCCTTATAGTGCGTCCAGTCTGCAAAGATCATCTGGTGACCATGTTTCAACTCCAGATGGACATCTCGACACTTAGGATCTGAGATAATGAACGTAGTCCATTGGTTACGAGCATTACGACGCCATGATAGTGATAGCTTAACTCCACGACGACAAATCCCGAGCTTAGCTACATTAGAACCGTCTACTGCCATTTTGTAGGCTAGGAAGTTACCGACTGATTCTAACAGTAGTTCAGTGCGACGTTTCCAATCATACTTCTGAGCCATTGCTAACTACCTTCTTAAAAGTGGTACGGAATTTGTAACGGGTATCGGACTCATGTTTGTAAGTAGTCGGGTTATAGATCTCCCAACCATCACGATAAAAGTCGGCCAACATGATCGCATCTGGAATCCACTCACTATCAGTAGTAAGGAATCCACCGTAGACACTCACGACAAGGGTATCTTGACCCAGCATGTTACCTTGCTCATAAACCCAACTCATTTCAAGGTTCTCCGCTTATACGTGGTAATGTAGCAGTCACCGCCACCTCGGTAATCCTTGGAGTAATGCGGTAATGGTTGCACGTAAATCTCCCAACCCATGTTCCACATATCAGAACAGCGTAACGCCCCAGGCGGATATTTAGTCATAAACGTTACAAAGTCATCATTGGCAAAGAATACTCTTCCGTAATCCTCATTTTCCCAACCGGCTTTAAAGAAGTGTACATCAATTTCTTCAGTCATCTAACACCTCACGAAATAAAACCCTCTCCGAAGAGAGGGCATTTATGTTTACTCGAAAGTAATTGCACCCTTAAGGATGTTAACCACGGTATCTTTCAAGACACGACGTTCTTCGGGTTCACCGAGGATACGTATCTGGTCATGTCTGACATCGTCTTCCCATACAGAGACAACTAACTCATCACCCTCAAGACCCACGTCCAATTTGTAAGGACATGCGCTAGAGGTCATCAGAATTCTGTCACCCAACGGGTGATCATCAGCCTTTACCACAACTTCGATCTCTCGGTCGTGATGCATGAAGTGACAATGTACAGCAGCGATCAGTGTGGAAAGTGCGATGATGTTACCAGCGGTGGAAATCATGATTAGCCCTTCTGCGGCAGTTCGTAGAATTTGAGGAACTTATTCAGTGGCAAGCTAAACTTGTCCTGACGTTCAGTCGTATACTCAAGGTACACGGTGTTGTTCTTTACTTCGTTCAACTTCACTGCTTTTACTGCACCGTTCTTACGAATGATGAAAGTCCGGGTCAGATAGTCCTCGAGGTTACCCAGTTCGCTTGCACGAATGTATTTCGGGGTAGGGAGGGAGAGGATGTCAGCCATGCTACAAAGATTCCTTATTTGATTAGGGTAAAGCTATCGAGAAACGATTTGAGTTTGATCTTGTAAGTATTGCATCGGTGGTAGTAGTTGCACACGGTAACGTTCTTAGAGTCTGAAGACTTAAAGATTACACGCATCTTCTGACCACCGACATCGGCGTGGAACTCACAGCCCTCGTACTTCCAAAGATCTGAATTTGGAATGTCTACGGGCATCGGTTATTCAGCGGGTTTGATCCCTTCGCGATCGAAGAGTTCGTTCCACTGCTCCTTCATGAAGCTGGAGTTCAGGACAGTGTGAACCTTCTGGTTAATCTGTCCGATACGGGATGGATGGAAAATAGTACGGTCTTCACCGGACTTCAAGTATACGGCCTTAGCTGCGCGGAAGGCGAAGACTTCGGCTTCTTGGGTATAACGAGCCAAGGTCTCAGCATCAACGCCTGGGAACAAGCGATCAGCTACGACGGTGATGTGATCACGTACGTACTCGGTACATTTGGTATCGAGGTCCCATTCAGGATCAGCGGCCATCTCATCACGCAGTTCTTGCATGCGTTCTTCAGCGGTCAACTTCTTCTCTTCGACAACCGAAGTACGGGCCTGTTCCGATTCCAGTTGTTCTTGGAGTTGCTCGTTGAAAGCTTTGACGGTTTCGAGCATTTGTTCAACGAGTTCTTCGGTAGTTTTGGTACCATCAAGGAACACGCAGCTTGGTGCTGCACGAAGCTGATCATAAGCTGCTTCAATGCGGTCGTGCACGTCTTTAGCTTGGGATTCATAACGGTCCTTCTTACGTTCATCAGAAGCTGCACGGGCATCACGGATCTCACGTGGAGTATCCAGAATGAAAGTCAGCGGCTCAGGAATACCTTTGATGACGTAAGGCATCAACCCGTAGAAAATCTCAACCAGATGCGGATGAGTTGGCAGGTTGGCTTGAACGTTCAGGCACCATGTCGAGAAGATGAAGCGATCGGAGATGACCCACTTACCTGCATCCAACGCTGGCTTGATTACGTTCTTGACGTTCTGGATACGGTAACCCATATGCAGCATTACGTCAGTTTCAGGATGTACAACTTCATCACGCTTAGCGATCAGAGTAGCACGAATTTCCTCAGCAAGGGAAGGTTGACCATCAACACTACCCGGTTCACGAATAGCGACGTGTTCGATTTGATCACGTTCCAGGCGCGCGAGGAATGCTTTCATGAGTGTAGATTTGCCGGAAAAGTCTGGACCATCAACTACAACGAAAGTACGGTTGTTCGACATTGCAAATTCCTATCGATAACAAAAAATTAAAGTAATCTGTAGGAGCCCGTTAGGAACTCCTACAGTATACCTAGAGCAAGTATTAATTAACTCGGCACGCCGTGGTCAGACAGTTATGCGCAAAGTAATGTTTAACAGGTGGAACAGGAGCACCATACAAAGCGGACTCCTTATATTCATACTCCTTACCCAGACGCATGCTACCCACTTCAGCATGCATCGCAAACTTCAAGGCTTGAGAACCCAAGAGAGCTTCAGTACGATCTTTCTCGGACTGACTGGTATCTTTAGCGAAGTCAATAAACCAACGCCGCAGAAAGATATAGCGGTGGTAGTTCTCTTTGAAGTTAGGTTCTTTAAGAAACTCTTCAACATCCTTAAACCGTTGCTGGAGATCTTCAACGGTTAACTGTGCTGCTGGAATCATGAACTTACCTTTTCCCAGATCTCCCTGAGAAGATCATTGGTTGTGTCACCCGGTTGGTTAATCCGACGGTAGTCATAATACGTAACTGGTTCCTTATCAGGAATAGCTACATACTCGACAGGATAGATGCGGTACTCGGCAGCACTACCTGCCCGTGAGTCAGTCAACCGTAAGAAGACTTCTGTTGCCATATGCATACCGAGTATAAAGGCTGGAAGCTTTTCAGGTGAGAGGTCCATAGACCCCTTCACCATCTCAACCTTTTCCTTTAATGCTTCGGATGCATCTTGAATGAATGCACCGCGACTCATTAACTCAGCTCTCTACTTCAGCGAACAGCGAATCGATGTGGGACAGCACACGCTTCATTTCAGCGGTATGGATCTTCGAGTTCACTTGAACCACGGTGTCTTTACCACGGGTGAACACAGCGGACAGAGTCTGCGAACCACCCATAGGGATGCTCATGGAGATCTCGGTCAGATCAGGGTTCTGCTTGAAGCGTTCAGCAGAAGCTTCGCCACCAAGCAGTACGGATGCCGATACGAACTCACCATCCAACTTGTCTTTCTTCTTCAGCTGGTCCAGAGTGATACCGCACTTCTCCAGTACGACAGTGTTATACAGATCAGCAGCAATACCGTCGAAACTGTTTGCTTCGCTCAGGACGTAGTGTTCGCCCAGGTTGTTAGCTTCAGCGAAAGCGCGGGATTTCAGATCGGTGTTGTTAGTCTTAGCCATGGTACGTATTTCCTATTTAGTAAAGTGAGGGGTGTTTAAGCTACGGAGGATTTGAAAGTGAAGGCAACTACTTTAGTAGATTCCGTCAACAGTTTTGCAAACTTGGTTTGGTGGTTTCTAGGACCACCCATACTGCAACTGGTAACATCAGCGCCGAAAGTACACGTACCTCGAGCCGGGGATACTGAACCGTTAACGCGATATTCGATTATGACGCCTGATTCAGCTTCAGCCTTCAGCAGAGGTAGCCAAAAAGGTTTCTCACCGAAATAGTTGAGAGAATCCTCATCAATCACTTGATTCGAATGAAGTGCAACCAGTAACAGTTGAGGTACCGCTTCTACAGAGGTAACTGCTCTGGCTTCATTCAGGTCAGATACGTCGATTGCGAAGAGTTCACCCATTACTTCGATGAACACCTGTGCCAGACTGAAGTCTTCAGACAACGTATCTGTAATCTTGATCTGGCCACTTTGGACCAGAAGATTCATGTTTGAGTTGCCCATCAGATCGAAGGTCGTCCCCACTTTCAACGGGGCTGTTTCGAAAACATGATCACGAGTATTGTACGTCTGGATCAACGATAGTTTATCGTGTTTCAGTAGGAACAGCGAGTCATTACTTCCCGCCGGATCGATCACCGGAAACACCGGAATGGATCGTGGGTAAAGGGCATGCTGGCTATTTACGATGGACATGTCATTCCCCCGCCAGTTTGATAGAGGTTTCTTTGAACCACTCGTTGAATCGTGTCGCAGTGGTACCGAGCCCGATTCGCTTGTTTTGAGTGATGTTGTGCACCCACACCTGCTCACTGTCAAGGGAGCTAAGGTAGTACCGGATAACGTCAGTAATCTCGTAGCTATTAAGGGCACCGGCTGTACGAAACGTTTCACGTGTAGCAAGGTTAGCTGCCTCACGCACACGGGGATCATTCAACTCGATAGTCCAGGTATCGTCATTGCACTTACGCAATGGGAAGTTGTACTTATCGAATACTGGAAGATCTACATCCACCATGACACGACCTAGTGGCGGGATGACGGCTGGTTCAATCGAACCAACTGTGTCTTGACCTACCAGCTTATTACCGTCCACACCGAACTGCTTACGGAGTTCATCACATTGAGCTTCGGCGTTAGCACGGAAGGTTAGGCCTTGACCACGGTCATTATCTTCGCGTGACACGGCCGCTTTGAGTTCAGCAAACTCACCTGCTGGTAAAAGCTTGAGGAAGAATGGGTTAGTAACCAACTTAACCAGCCCTTCCATCAAGGTGTTACCGGCAAAACGTTTAAAGGTATCTTGGATATCGTTCATACGGTCAATACATCCTGCGGGAGAAAAGTTTTACCATCTTCAAGACCGACATATGCAGTCAGGTCTTCGAACACGTTAGATTGAGTAACGCACTGCATTGCGATCTGACCTTTATAGTTCACGATCTCATAGCTGACGTAGCCAGCTGCATCTTCTACCCAACCATCAATACCACGGAAGCTATCACCATCCTTGAAGATCGAATAGATACCACCCAAGGAGTTGATCGATTCAGGATCTGGATTAGGGACGAATACATTCAATGTAAGGTCGACCTGATATACAGCATGGTCACAACGCAGTACTTTGATCACAACGCGCTTGGTAGCACATTCAACCATTGGCTTACCATGTTCTTTACTGGCAGCATCTTCCGCCAGTTTAGTCAGACGCTTCTGCAAAATACCGATCACAGCTTTTGCATCGCTTGCGCCAGTATGACTGTAAGCATCTGGGCAAGTGCAAGGATGACCGCAATAACCAGTAGGGCAAGGACCCATTCCCATTATGATGTTCTCCGAATATGGTGGTAATCAAGTGGCGTATTGTGAGCGTATTCGTAGTGGTAACGTTTAGCCTGGAGTTTCAACTGTCGCAGGCTAGTCATTGGAATCCAGTGACCCTTAGCTTTATACCGACCACGATAACTCAGGTGGTGGAGATCGGTTACCGGAGTGATATGGAAATGAAGTCCACAGCACAACCAGAAGATATCGCCATTAGGTAAAACTCGGATGACCCGACCATAAAAAATGTGGTCACCCTCTTTATAGGTAACCACTGAATTACGGCGGATAGGACGCTTACACAGTTCTGGCAATTGGATTCACCGTAATGCGAACGATGGTATTACCTTTACGGATTCGATCTTGCAACCGGTCACGTGGGATAATACGTTTGAGAGTTTCCTCGTTGTTCAGACCACCAACTTCACAGCTGGCATCTTGAGCATCGACGAACAGAATGAATTGATGATGGTAATAACTCATGCAGGCATACCAGTATGCCAGCTGTAAGTTTTTGGACCGTCTTCACCGTCTTCGAAATTCTTAACCCACTCACGATAACCTGGACCAGTCAAGGCACGGACCATCTGATCGATAGCGTAGTCCTTGTGATGTGCGCCATCATGACCAGCGTGACTGAAGGCCCGGTTGAGAGCTTCTTCAACACGTTGTTCTGGAGTTACGGCGCATACCGGTTTATGGGTGATGGTTGGATCAAGCCCTTTAGCCCAATAGTCAATCTTCTCTGCTACCTGTGCAGTGGTCAGACCGTCTTGGGTGTACAGGTTGTAGATCGCTGTACCGAGACTATCGGATACATCGCCACCTTGCTGCTCAACTACCAGATCAAAGAGTTGTTCCTGTTCGTCCAGGTAAACTCTACGACGGGCGTTGTATTCAGGGGATTGGTAATCCATGATTACTCCTTAATTATCTTTACGATCTCTTTGAGTTTATATGCCCAACGCCAGTACACACGTTTGTACCACGGTGGTGGCATAGTGCGAGTACCGAATGGTTCCAACTCAGCGGCATAACGCTGTATTATTTCCACCGCTTCATTATTGACTCGCTCAGATGTTTCTTGGGCAACCAGTTCTAGACGACGTTTCTCAGTTGCGGCATCTTGTTCGTTATGGCGAATTTGATGAGACTCCAGAGTTGGAGCTTTATCAATACAACTCACGTAACTAGGATCAATGATTAGTGTTGACAGCGCACCATCTGGTCCTCCAATCAATTCTCTCGACATCATTTAACCTGCTATTGGTTTTAGATACACCTGAATGATATAAATCTCAACTTTTTTCTATTGCGTCATAAAGCCTCCCCGAAGGGAGGCAGTATGTCAGTTACCCTGCATGGTACCTTCTGTACCTTCGGACGCACGACGTTGGAAACGCTTAGCGATTGCAGCTTGAGCTGCACGAATGTGTTGCAGAACTTCTTCGTTCTCTTCACAAGCGAACTGGCCTTCTTGGAAGCAGACGTAAGTTTCTTCTACTACTTTAAGCAGGTCTTCGGCAGTAACGCCGTTTACACCCACTTCACTCAGAGGACCGCTTTGCAGCAAGATCACACATGCATTCAGGTTATCACCAGCTTCAGCAGCATCGTTAGTCTGTGCATCGAAACCACTGATTACGAAACGCTTAGGAGCATTCGAACGTGGATCGATAGCGAAGGCTTCAATTACCTTACCACCTTCATCGCCCGATACGATACCAGCTTCGTGATCTTCGATAGAACCCACGATGTCATGATTGGTATCAGCATTAACTTCATCTCCACCATCGGTGAGAGTTTTGGTTTCGGTATCGCTGTCTTTAACGTCCTTAGGATCAACATCATCGATATCGATAGAGGACTTTACATTCGTGACGTCTACTACCTGAGCAGTACCGTCTTGTTCGGACTCGAGGCTATTTGCCCAAGCCATAGTTGCAGAAAGACTCATTGGGAATTCCTTGGTTAATGGATTACATAACATAACTGGGAATAAAGTCCTCCCGAAGGAGGACAGAATTCTTAACCTACGTGCAGTGCCAGCTCAGTCAGCTGAGCAGCACGATCACTGTTCAGACCCGGCAGTTGAGCGATGATTGCTTTACGCACAATCGAACGACGCTTGATGAAGTTACCTTCAGTTCGAGCTTCAGTCAGTGCCAGAGCAATCGAAGTCAGCAGTTGACCAGCTTCACCACCAGATACCAGTTGCGCTGCATCTTGGTTAGCAGCGGTGGTCGGTTCGGCATTGTGATCAGCGATGATCTTACCCATAGCAGCGATAGCGTAGTACTCTGGAGCAGAGTTACGACGGACTTGGCTACGGCACAGTTGCAGGAAGCTACCAGCACGGTAGTGAGTCAGCAGCAGATCAGTAGCCGCGGCAAGGGCACCCGTATACTCTTTGCTACCCGGAGACAGCAGAGGAGCTTCTTTCTTGAAGAAGCTAATCGCCATGTCCGCGTTCTCACCGACAGTTTGTTGTGCCAGCAGCCCCGGTAGCAGATCTTCTTTGGTCAGGAAACGGTTAGCGAGGTATTTTACAACGGTTTTGATAACGGACATTAGATAGTCTCCAGGAATTTAGCATCGGCTTCGTAGTTAGTGTGGTTGATGGTCATTGCAATGTTAGCAAGAACACCGATTTCGGTTTCAGTGAGGCTATGTAGATTCTCACGCAGGATCGTCTTGTAAGTGGCCAGACGTTTCATCGGATTAGCGGCGTCATTGGCGACGAGTTTCTTAAACAGCTCTTTGTGGTCCTCGCATTCGGCAGACGGACAAAGCATGATGTTTTCTTTGATCGTTTTGTAATACACGAACTTAGCCAGTTCGCCCGTACGGAACGATTGAAAGAGATGGTTCATTGCTACCGCGTTCAGGTTCTTGCCTGGAGCACTCGAAGGGACATCGTCCAGTGAGTTGTAACGGGCAAACAAACCGCGAAGCACCTGTACTTCATTGTTACCCTTGACGACCTGATCAATGAAAAGGTCTTGAACATGATACTTAGTCAGGAACCGAGTTGCCAACCAAGCGATAATGCGTTGAATCAGATTCATTAGGAATCTCCACGAGAGGGAATAAGAGTTAGGGATGCTAGATCCTCTACAGAATCTAACACCCCAGTATTTCTTAGAACCGATCAGTGGTAATTGTAAATGCCGACAGAGTACGTGCAACATCTCCGTCCAAGATCCAAGAAGCAAAGTTGGCAGGAGAGCGCCAAGATTTGAAAGCTTGTACCGAACGAGTAATGTTAAGGTTCAAACGTTTACCAGCGTAGTAAAGGTCAGAGTAACTCTGAGAGCACAGGGTCGCTACGTAATCGTTGAACAGAGATTGTTCATCCCATACAGCACCATCTGTTACCGCCAGAGCTGCACCTAGCCCAGCTTCACCACCAACAGCTTCTGCTGCTGTAGCAGTAGCCCACTTAGCACCCGTACCAATCCAGCTAGGAGAAGCGAAGCCACCTTTAATAGGAATGTGCATGATCTTCGATAGATCTTTAATTCCGATCGTTACTTCACAACCTAACATGTCGTGGTTAGCGTTGAAACCTACGTTGCCTGTACCACGACGGATCTGGATAGAGTCAACTATACCCAGCTGACGTTGTACGCGTCCTTTGTGGAAGAGTTGTACGATAAATGGTGCAGTGTATGCCGATCGACCTGCCGAGCGCGGTAGACCCATTGGAAGGATCATAGCGAGTGGTAGATAGATGTTAAGGAATCGAGAGATTACGTTACCGTAAGGGGTAATCAAAGGAATCGTGTATTGTGCAGTAGGGAGACTAGCCATAGCTGTATCCCAATACTCAGGTACGTCAACAAACGCAGAACCCGTAAGTACTGCCAGACCACCTAGGTTCACACTATCCAAAGCACCAGTCGCAAAGTCAAGTAGTCCGCCAGTAACAGCACCTAAACCTTCAGTGATGTTACCACCCATGAATTCGAAAGCTTTGTTACGACCTTCACTAACCTTCGTGTTCAACGTTTGGATTACCCCAACGTCTTTAGTCGAGTTAGTAAAGCTTTCGGATACCTCACCGTTGTAGTCAGCCCGCAAGGTAACGAATTGTGCACCGTCGTGTTGTGCACCAACGATGTATTTGTACATGTGTGTCAGATCGGACCAACTGGAGAAGAAGTCGTTATCGATAACCCCGGTCTCATCTTTACTGCCACTGCCTTTCTTATCTTTCTTCAGATAGTCTAAGTAATAAGCTCGTGCATCTTGACCCGGATTAGGATCGACTACTGCTTGACTCATTGCCTTCTCAGTTGAGTTACGAAGTTCCTCAATAGATCTAGCCTTCTCAGCCATTGCCTTAAATTCACGGTTTGACGCATCCGCCATTCGTTGAGCACGACCTGCCAGTGCCATTACGTCAACACCGCCATCTGGACGGAACAATTGTGGGAAGATCCGGTGAAGCTCTTTCATATCTTGCAGAGTACCTTGCGCACCCGGCATGGTACTATCAGCGGTAACCCTTAGTTGTCCTGGGTCAGTACCGGGCGCTGATTCGTTAGCCCAGAACCAAGGAGTAATACCGAGACCGATTGCAAATTCGTTTGCAAGGGTGTTAACCGAAGACCAGTAAGTGTGCATGGTCGGTTTAAAGTAGAACCACTTAGAAGGCTGAGACTTAGTCAAGAAACTAATAACGTTCATTGTACCAGTCAAGCCGAGGATAAACGGCTGTGCCGGCAAAGATACCAACAGACCAGCAGCGTTACCCAGGTTATACCACAGTCCAGTACCTGCACCAGTGTTGGCCATCGATGCTGCACTACGGTCGTAAAAGTTGGTGAAGAAACTCGACCAGCTACTGAATCGAGGTACACCGAAAGACATGTGGATTTCTTGCTTAGTATCGTCATGGGCTTCAGAGTAATACCGTCCCATGCCTAGAAATCGGTCTTCATAGCTACGTCCACGACCCGGCTGACGAATGTCGCAGTAACGGGTATATTGCGGCAGCATGTTAATTGGGAAGCTACCACCGGGGGACGTATTCGTAAATTTGAATGCGGCAGAGTTTGCTCTTCGGCGTTTGGTATTGGAACCATAACTGCCTTTTTCATAACTGACTGGAAGCATGAAAGCCTTCCGTAGCCAGATGGGTTGTAAGTCTTCGGCCATGATTGAAACCTCAAGGGGAAATAAAGCCGGTCCAAATGGACCGGCCTATGAATTACTTCAACGTCAGTGCACTCGGTCTCTGAGCGGCTGAACGGTTCTGTATGCCAGACGGGGTCATATTATTACCCGATTGCCCTTGAGAACCTCCACCACCTGAACCACCATTACCCGATTTGTTACCAATCTGCTCGAACGCAACTTTCAAGAAGTCGCGAATCTCATACAACACGTTCAGTTGTTTAGTCTGAACATCGTTTGCTTCGCTAGCAGTTTTCTGTTCGCGACGAACCTCTGCCTCACGGCGAGCATTCTGAGATTGAGCGGTATCCATCTGAGCTTGACGATTAGCATCAATAGCACCACCGCCAGAATCGGCGCCTTCTGCATTAACACTAGAACTAGGCGTACTTGAACCGCCACCGGAAGCTGGAGCACCCGGCATTGGAGCAGTATCACTAGCGACAGACGCTACGGTAGGTTGTGCATTGGGAACGTCCGATGGATCTTGGCCGCTACCACTTTTACCGACACCGTCTTGGTCTTTTGCATCTTCCTTCAGACTTGCCGTGAGTTGTTCCGCATCAGCTTTCGCTGGCGAGGTTTCAGCTCCCGGAGTTTGTGCTTCAGGTACACCAGATGCAGCAGCACCTTCACTAGACCGATATCCCTTACCGGTAGTTGCCCAGAACTTCTCAATCTTCTTCTGGAACATTTGGTACATCTCGGAGATAGTCCGAGGTTGAGATGGTCGTCCACCCACAAAGAACAGAGGCATGTTCGCAGAGTATTCTTTCTTGAAGATCTTGTAGCCGTAGGCATTAGGATCAGCACGAAGGAATTTCAATGCACCGCCGAGACCCAAGAAGTGAGCCATGTACACATCGGTATCAGTGATGTTATCGCGACCCAATCCTTTCTTCAGTCCTTCCCAGTTATCCCGAGTGAACTGTGCACCGAGCAATGCGTTGATCCGAGGATCGTTACGAGCTGCCCGAGACTTGCTAGGATCAGGTGGGAGACCGAACAGCTTAATCCCCTTAGCGTACATCATGTCCCATGTACTATCGATGAATTGGAACCAGCCAGTAGCCGAACTCGTAGCAGCTTTAACGGTGTACCGGAAACCGGACTCCAAGCCAACGATAGCCAACAGCCAATCCAATGGAACACCCGTCATTCCAGATACAGCTTTAAGTGTAGGCAAAGCATCGCGGATAGAACCACTCGATGCAGGCATCGGAATAGCTTCCCACTTACCGCCATTACCCGCAGTTACAGTACCCTTGTTACCAGCGGACTGAATTGCACCACCTTTAGCCTTACCATCCCCACCGTAGTCGGCACCCATACCCAAAGCCATCTTGGCACTAGCGGCAGTATCACCAATAGCGTCAGCAGCATTGTTCAAAGTAGTAGAGACCGTTTCCTTCGTGGATTCCCAAGTATCTTTAATACCGGAGATTACGTTGTCTACGAAACTACCACCTTTATCAGCAGCATTCTTACCTGCTACTTGGTCAGATGCTTTCTGAGTAGGTGTACCAACAGCTTCCTTCTCAGCTTCTTTCTGCAACGATACGAGATCAGCGTCAGCCAGTTTCTTCAGGTCTTTAGGATTACCCTTAATTTCGAACAACGAAGGTTGATCCCAAACAGAGCGAGCGAAACCATCCACTGCACCCAGCATGGCGTTAGCCACAGAAACCTTTTCACTAGCCTTAAGCTTAGACTCCAAGCCGGACAGGTTCGCCGATGGTTGAGCACGCAATGCAGTGCCGTAGTAAGCACGGAACACTGGAGCAAAACGGTTGGTCAACCAGCCATGCAGTTCGTAACGGTCGTCAGCACCAATAGTAGTGTCTTTACCAAACAACTGACCAGCTTCCTTCAACAGGGCACCGGCATCACCACTATAGTCAACACTGTATTCACTAACCTGCAAGTCTTTCGCATAGAAAGCTTCCAGAGCCAGTGCGGCCTTAACGTTGGTTACTGTCAAGAACTCCATACCGTACGCACGCATACGGATTGCTTGAAGGGCAGTTAGAGTACGACCGATCTTAGCGCTGAGGTCAGCGATGGTACCACTCAATGTACCAGCAGCAGCCGTAGCTGCAACACCAGCACCTGCGCCCGGAGTATTAAAGGTATCAGCTTTTGCTTTATCTGCTTTATTAGCTTCATCGGCTAATTTCTGAGCAGCAGACATTGCACCTGCCCCCGTAGCAACAGCGCCAGTAGTGGCAGCAGCTGTAGTACCAGCAGCAGCACCTTCCTTCTTGACCGTCATCTCTTCGCCAGGCTTACCAGTAGCAGCCTTAGCTTCCGCTTCCTTCTTCTTAAGACCGTACTTCTCTTTTAATGTGTCGAACATCTTAGAGATTACGTCCATGTTGTTAGGGAGTGGATAGCTAGGAGCGAATGGGTTATCCGTTACCCCGTATGGCGAATCGTTGTTGTAAGGGAATCGAATGGTTTCCAAGAAATCGCCTTTCAGCTCTTCTGGAACTTTGTCATCGACTTCGTTGATGTTAACCGAACCTTGACCGATCTTCTGCAAACCTGCAATCCACTGGAGGTAGACTGGTTTAAAGCGCTTCTGCATCCAACGAGCGAATACCATTACGGATTCTTCATCTTCTAGGTCAATGCCCATGATGTTAAGCGTTTCAGTTGCAGCTTCAGGAGGTAGAGTAAACCCAGGCTTTTCACTATCTTTGGTTGTGTATTTCTCAAGTAAGCCCTCAAGCTTAAGAACCTTGACCTTATCACCACCCAGACTGAACATGCTCAGGGACGTGATCGAATCGATCAGACCTTTCTCAACAGGTTTATCAACACCATACTGAGCCAGACGCAGTTCACGGAATTCACCGGAGATATCCTTGTAACGATTGTAGCCCAAGTAAGCAGCACCTGCGGTCACAGCAATAGCTGCACCAGCAATCAGTACCGGCGCACTCAACAGACCAGCAATAGCTGTACCTGCCATCATAGCACCACGAGCGAGCAATGAACCACCCATTCGACCGATCAGTTGACCACCCTTAGAGCTGGCCATACGACTTGCCATTTTACCAAGGCGTCCACCACCCATCCGTCCAAGCTTCCCAGCTTTACGGTTACGGCGACGTTCATTGTGGTCACCAACAGCATCACCGATGTCAGCAATGTCTGCCACATCGCTCAGGATACCACCGTCATCATCGTCTTCCTCTTCGGACTCGTCCTTCTTCTTACCGAGACCGAGCATACCTGCAATACCAGCCAGGCCACGCTTGAAGAAACCACCCTTCTTGTCTTCTGCTTTGGCTTGAGCCTCTTCCGATTCTTCCTCAGTCGCTTTCTTCGCATCCTTGTCTTGCCAGCTACCCTTACGGATTTCTTTAGGACGTTGTTCACGAAGTTCGTTAAGGATTTCTTGGAGACCTTCGACTACAGGCTGGTTAGCCATCGATGCACCGGCAGCCGTAGCTTCCATAGCACCACGTTGCTCTTCAGGGATCTTCTCGAACATCTTGCTGAGGATATTACCACCAGCCTTAGAGAATCCACCGAGTGTCTTCTTACCAGCCCAAGCACCTACAGCCATAGTCTTCTTACCAAGCCACTTGTAGTAGTTCTTGGTTGCCCGACCATAGGCATTACGAAGTGCCCGCATAGGACGCATTACGAGCTTACCCCAGATACGCTTGTTCTTCGCCAACACGTGACGAGTACCATCGTAGTTCTTAAGTAGCTTATATTGCTCAGCAGGAATAACTGGTTCACCTTTAGCGTCATGGATAATGGAGTACACATCCACAAAGTCTTCGATTACTTGACCCTTGTCGTCATAGTACTCACCGTTCTGCAAAGCACGACGAGTCAAGACTGGGATACGGTCACCTTCCAGATAGGCGTTCTGGTTATCAGCGATAATGTTGAACAAACGAGAGCCAATACCGAGTGCAGCTTTACCCATGAACTTGGCGGCGCCCCACGCAATATTGCCTGTGGATTGACCAGAGAACTTGGCAGCTTTACCTACACCGCGCAACAACTTAGCAAAGCCTTTAGTTGGGCGATAACGAGTACCTGTACGACGAGACCACAATCCGTTAGCGAATTCTTTAGCACTGATAACCAAGTTACCAGATCTATCGAATACGTCACTAGCGATTTCCTTGATCGAGGTTACCACTTTACCAGCAGCATCGTAGTATTCACCGCTAGCCAGACCACGAGCTGTGATGACAGGGTCTTCACCCGGCCCCAGAGCCCAATCCTGACTGTTTAGCTTCTCATCCGAGTTAGGATCAGCAGCCTCACTTGATTCAACGCCACCGAGCTTAGGCTCGCTCTTAGCAATAGCCTCAGCAACCTTACTGTTAGCTTGAGAATCAACCTTAAGGACAATGTCGCCGTTAGCATTCATCAAACCGGCAGCCAGTTCGTTAGCTGACAACATTACGTCGCCATTGGCGTTGATCAACTTACCGGTAATGTCACTGAGTTTGGTCACAACCTTTTTGGTGTTGTAATCGATCAGCGAACCATTGGTGAAATCCCTAACCCGAATAGCTGGGTAGTTCTTATCGAACTTGGTGTACAGGTCGGTGATTACTTCATCCGAACGGTTAGCCATTTTACTGGCGCCGTCATTTACAACGTCAGAAGCTTTAGCGGTAAACTGGTTAAACCCAGCCAGACCGGCATCGAGCATACCCGACATCTGACCTTTATACTGGCCCGACAGCATCGCACCATAACCACCTGCCGCAGCAGCTTGTTGCTGCATGTTAGCAAAGTGACCCGGAATACCGTTAGCGAAACCTTGTACGTGAGCAGCAGCGGCACCGAAGCGACCACGCATACCCTTCAGTTCTTTAGCCATCCGATCACGGGCAGCTTGTTCTTCAGGGCTATACTTGGTGCGTAGACGACGAGCAGCATTCAAACCACGAGTGGCAGCATCAGGAACAGTAGGACCCATGAAGTCACGGTGACCCGACTCACCCGAGCGATCATCCCGATAAGGATCATCACCATTACCACCTGGACCATACGGGTTGTGATCAGTTACACCACCACGCAGGATTTCCCAGATACGCGGATAGTTGATCTTATCGAAACCGTCTTCAGTAATAATGATCCCGATTGCACGCAAAGGTTCAGTATGACCGGAATCGATCATCTTCTGAATTTCTTTGATTGGGTCACGAGAGATACTACGGATATCCAAGAAGACTTGGGAGAACTCTTGACGCAGTTTATGGTTGTCTGCGTTATCAGCCATCTTACCATCGGAGTCCATCTTGAACTTGCTATTAAAGAACCCTTCGAGTTCCTTAGCTACTTCAGGAGGCATGTCCTTGGCATAACCCTTCGACTTGATATAAGCCTCTGGATCAAAGCGACGGTTAGTGGAAGCATCTCGAAGCATACGTTCAGCCAAAGCCTTACGTGCTTGTGGGCTAAGCTTACCATCTTCATCCATCGTGTTGAGTGCATCGTTAATAGTAGTCGATGCAGAACGGATAGCGTTCTTAGGAACGATCTTGTTCTGAAGGTTGTCATGAGCTGTAGTTTCCAGCGTAAACTTACCTGTAGTTGCATCAAATACTTCACGACCTACGTCTTCACTACCAGTCTTGATCTGACGAAGCGTTTGGAGAATCCGAGCCAAATAGCCGGGGATTGCATCAACGATCGTACGCTGCGTCATTTGGTTAAACTGCGCAGCTTGGTCAATTGTTTGATAGTTCGAACCATTGGTACGATCTTGGAGACCGAACTGGGGAACATAAGGGGCGATCATATTACGGATCTTGCCTTTCATCCCATGCGAGTTCTGGTTGTTGTTAACAAACTCCTGCAAGAACGCAGGCATGTTATCCAAGTAGTAACCGATCTGGTTATGCTTACCACCCATGTGCTTGTTAGACAAGTTAGTCAAGCCAGGACGAGCTTCACGACCCAACATCGGGATCAGTTGATCCATGATGAAGTCGCCCGCAGCACCACCAGCGAACTGGCCGGCCATCTTGTACTTGTCCTTCCACATGTTGCCACCAGAACCTTCACCCATCTTCATCGCCATTACGGCTAAGCTGAGTTTCTGGCTCATGTCACTGGTGATCTTACCCTGTGCGTTTCCACCGTAGTCACCGAGGAAGTGAGAAAGAGTTTTGCTAGCTGCTTTCTGAGCAATGCCGCCAACAAAGCCCTGTCTTGCTCCAGCCTTACCCATCGTCCCAAGGTCATTACGACCATTCTTCTGGAAGTCGGTCATACCGGTGTTACGAATCATCGCATTGAAAGCCTGAGCATTCAGCTCAAGGTTAGCTTCCTGTAATTTGATGAGTTCCTTAATACCGATATAGCTACGGAATTGGAGTTCCAGACCTTTACGTTGGAACCCGTAGTTAACCTGTGTGTTATACCCATTAAGTTGTTGAAGATTGTCAACCGCCATACCCATGGCTTTAGCGGTAAAATCAAATCGTTTGGTTTTGAGAAGATCACGAACACTGTTCTCAGCACGCATTTGGTTATGACGTGCTTGGGCACCTTGCTCGGCCCGGTTATGGTTCACTTTACCCGAGAGGGCAATGTTGTCCAACGCCGTTTCGATATCACTGGTGTCTTTACGATCTTGAGCAGCACGACGGATTGCAGTCTGATCACGCTGAGACTGAATCGTGTAGTCATACTCGTCAATCTTATTCTCTAGACCCTGACTAATGTCATTGTAAAGACCCTTAGGTGCGTATTCTTCAAGCTTAGGCAAAAGAGCCTGTGCTCGTTTAGCGATGTATTTTAAGTCAGACGCGTTAGTACGCTCGAGAGAGTCTTTGATATCCCGAGATGCGCTTACAGCCTCATCGGCAAAGCCCATCAGGTTAGAGATACCATCAGGAGCAGCCGAGCGTAAAAAGTTTCTGACAACATCTTTAGTACGAATGCGATCGCTGAATGATTCTTTAATCCCTTCCCAGACTTCGCTGAGTGGTCCACTCTTACCTGAAGAATCACTCTCCAGTGGACCAAACATATCGTCGAAATCTCCAAGGTCGAGAACCATTGGACCGCCCGATACTTTGATGTTTCCCTGACCGTCGGTCCCTTTAGGAGCGGCGATGGGAATAGTCTTTTTAGCCATGTTGATAACTCCATCGATATCAATTAATCATATCGTTGCCATGTAAATCCCCCACTGAGGAAATAAAATGAAAAAGGCATTGTTGCCCTTCAACATCTCACTACTGATTCCGACCAAGGCACAACTTGGTTTTCTGGGTCAAGTAACGAGTCATGAGATCTTTGAAGGCTTAGGTGGTAACTTCCACGAGAAGGGTTTGTTCTCTACCGAGATCTTCGGTCGGATCAGTTCTAACGAACGTGAATCTCGCTTCGGTTACATAGAACTAGGTTTACCCGTAATCCATCCGGTAGTCTATCGGAACATTCTTAAGCTCAAGGGTTTCTATGAAGACATCATCCTCGGTAAAGCTTTTGCAACCTTCGATAAAGAACTGAAAGACTTCATTCCCGCAAACGAATTGAATGGTACTACCGGTTACACATTCTTCTTTGACAACTGGAAAGACGTTGAGTTTAAATCGACGGGTTCTGGTATCCGATTGAACCGTTTGCAGCTGATCGACAAATATAAAGATAACTGTATCCTGAAACAGTTCCTTGTAGCCCCTGCTGCGTTCCGTGAGGTCGAGATCGATGCTTATGGTCGCACCACTATGGATGAAGTAAATGAACTCTACAGGCGGCTTCTCCAGCAGTCTCGTGACATCCCTGAATACTTCGGTCCTAATGACGATCTGAGTATCTACGATCGTAAACGGGTTGCTTTGCAGAACACCGTAGTTGAGATCTATAACCACTACGAACGTCTGCTGTCCGGTAAAGGTGGTTTCATTCAATCCAACTGGGCTTCTCGTAAAGTCTTTAACGGTACTCGAAATGTAATCTCCTCGTTGGATACTAACGCTGCTGACTTGGATCTACCGAACCGACCTAAGTTTAAGGACGTCGCTATCGGTCTGTATCAAGGCGCCGTGTCGGTTAAACCTAAGACGATCTATGGCCTGCGTAGTTCGGTTATTGGTGATGTGTTTGATTCTCTGACTCAACGGGTAGAACTTATCAACAAGAAGACCCTTAAGTTGGAATGGGTTGATGTAGGTACAGACGTGCTTGACCGTTGGGCTACTCCAGATGGCTTGGAGAAAGTTATCAACGAGTTGAAGGTGGTGGATCAACGTTCTCGAGCAATTGAGATCGAAGGTCATTATCTGGCGCTGATCTACAAAGACAAGGATTCTAACTTCAAGATCTTCCGGGATATCACCAGTTTCCCTAAGCACCTGAACAAAGAGTTTATCTACCCACTGACCTATGCCGAGCTAGTATACCTGAGCGGCTTATCTATGTGGAACACCACAGTTGGGTTTGTTACTCGTTACCCGATTGAGAACTACAACAGTTCTATTCCCTGCCGTATGTATCTCAAGACCACCGTTAAAGGTGAGCTTCGTCACCAACTGGGTTGGGACTGGAAGCGTGATCCTGATTTGCCACTGGCATTGGAATTCCCAGTGTTCGAGCTGAACAAGCCTGCACAATGGCACGACTCCATTTCAGTACCTCCAGCAACACTCGCTCCACTAACAGCTGACTTCGACGGTGACACCACCTCGTGGATTGCATGTTATTCGAATGAGTCGATTGCTGAATGCAATAAATTCTTTAAGTCCCGTTTGGCATATATCCGAGCTGGTGGTGGTATTGCGTTCTCACTGAACATCCATACCCTTAACCTCACACTCCGGTACATGACAGGCGATCCTCAGCCAAGGAAATAATTCATGCGCTTAAAAATCATACAGTTTCTTAGAGACTACGGTCTCCGTCAGATTGGGGAGCTTCAGTCTCCTCGTCTGCACGCGATTAAGAAATTCGACTTCCCGATGGAAACCATCTATCACTTCTGGGATGACAACACTGCTGTAATCGGACCGAGTCAAGTTGATCCCATTATTGCTAAGCTGAAAGGTAAGGTGTTCATTGAACACTTTACTCAACTGGAAACTCTGGATGGTAGTCCTAAGCGCACGGGGGTGTTGCCAATCACCCTCCTGAACGACTTCCGTAAGCAACACCGTTTCTTTAAACCGCTTCGTCGGGATGAGTCTGTACGTCTGAACCAACAGAACGTTGCGTTGTTTAACTACAACATGCTCAACCCACTGTATCGCTACATCGCCAGCTATAAAGCTACCTACTACCGTTGGTGTAACAATGCTGCAACGATGTGGACTGGTGTGGCGAATGCGGTTGAACGTTTCCCTCAGTGGAACCACTTCATCGAGCTGCATGTACCTGAACGGATTCCTACTATCGCTCAGTTCAAACAACTCGAGACTTCACAGAACCAACACCTACTGGAATTGTTCAATACCGGTAGTTTGCTGAATCTGTTTGATCTGTATCGTTACTTAGGTTTGGAACGTAAGACTAGTTACATCTCTAAGATCCCTAAGGCAGCGCTGGCACAGATTAACTTCTTTGTCCGTGTCCAAGGTAGCTTCTTTGTTATCAACCTTGGTAAGCTCGATGAGTGGCGTACACAGACCGAGGAAGAAGCGGAAGCTGATGCTATCGAAGCAGCTGCTCAGAAGGTAGCTCTTGAGAACAACGATAAAGAAGCTCTGTTTGCAATGGGCTTTGAATCGTACATCGATGACTTCGGTATGGAAGCTTATTTCAAACCTGAAGTGTTGCAGCGTCGTTTCATTAGTTTGATGACGACTCTGGTTGAATACGCACATGGCGGTGGCACACTCATTGAGAATGACGCTAACGTACAAGGTAACAACCTGCTGCAAGCGTTCAAAGAGATCACTGAAGAACAACCGGTTGCTCCAGTTGATCCTGATGATGAGGAAGAGTTGGATGAAGAGAAGCCTAAGGTTGTAGAGGAAGAAGTCGTTGAGGTAGATGCTACTGAAGTGGGTGAACCTCTCAGTAAGGTCTATAAACAGTTTGACCTCGATATCCTGCAAGTTACCTTTGAACCTCCTCCCGAGTTGGATCTTGAACGGACTACACTGCATATCGAAAACGATGAGATGTCTGAGGCTGCGGTTAAGACACTTAAAGTAGAAGAACGTAAACCGGGTACACCTGCACGTCAGGAAGAGTTCACTACTGGCGATGAGATGTTGGATGGTGTTGCTAAGCGAGCTTATCGTCTGGCTAAGACCAACATGATTTCTGAACGTAGTTTCGAACAAGCCGTTGACCAAGCTATGTCTTACGAGACAATGCCTGATCCGTTCGGTTCTGGGTTGACCGTTAAAGAAGCCATGCAGTATTCGGCTGAAGACTTCACTGTTCCAGTAGACGCGTTCCCGGACAAAGCTACGATCATGGACAAGGCAATGCTGAAGTCGGTTCACAAACCGATGATGCGTAAGTACGTCAAGACACTGCTACCGAAAGACATCCTCAACGCAATCATGTTTGTACAGCGTCAAGGTGTATCGGTAACCGATATCAAGATTCGTGAAAACGAAGACGTGATGAACCATACTCAAACGTTCACCGTTACTGTTAAACCAGTACGGGCTCCAGCGAGTAACTTGGAATTCACTATCCCGGTTATCGACAAAGACGGTCGCTTCTTGTCTAACGGTGTTACTTACCGTCAGCGTATTCAACGTGCTGATATTCCAATCCGTAAAGTTAACCCAATGAAAGTTGCGTTGACCAGCTATACGAACAAGACATTCGTATTGCGTTCGGAACGGGCTGATAACAACTACGATAAGTGGTTGACCCGTCAGTTGGATGTTAAGGCTCGTGATGAGTCTAACAACATTATCTCTAACCCTAAGTTTGCTGAGATTGATCTGAGTGAGTTCCAAGGGCTGCCGCGTGTGTACACTGCTCTGGCTACTAAGTTCAGTGCGTTCGACAACGGCGATATTCACTTCTACTTCAACTACCCTAAACGGGAAGAACACTTCCAGACTAAATACGGTATCACAGCTTCTAATGTGGAACGTGACGGGATGGTGTTGGTGGGTGCTTATAACAACACCCCAGTAGTTGTGGATCAGCAAGGCGTGTTCTATCTCCAGGAGTCTATGACTGATCTGGAACCAATGGGGACTATCGTTGACCTCGCTGGATTGAACCTGACCAAAGCTCCACTGGAATCGGTAGACGTTAAGATCGGTGGTAAAGACATTCCTCTGGGTCTGGTACTGGGTTATCAGTTTGGTTTCAATAACCTGCTTGACAAACTCGGTGTTGAGTACACTGCTTATCCTCGTGGTACTAAAGGTGTAGTGATTCAACCAGATGAATGGGTATTGGCATTTAACGATGAAGTGTTGGTATTCCCACGCTCTGATTATAAGGCCATGTTGGTATTGGGTGGGATGCGTCGTTATCACAAGTCGCTACGTAACTACTCCCGCTATGACTTCAACCGTAAGGACGTTTACTTCCGTATCCTTGCTGAGCAAGACATGGGCGCTCGATTCTTGAAAGAGATCGAATTCCTGTTCGAAGCTTGGTTAGACCCTATCACTAAGGGTCTGTTGGAGGAGATGGGTGAGCCAACTGACTTTGAAGGGTTGCTGTACCGCTCTGTAGAGCTGCTGATGAACGATTGGTCTCCTAATGAGGTAGACGGTGCTTACATGCGTTATCGTGGCTACGAACGTATTGCAGGCCAAGTCTTCAGTAGTCTGTCCAAGGCTGTGAAACGCTTTAACAACCGTGAAGGTTCCGCTGATCAGAAAGTGATTCTTGATCGTCATGAAGTATGGCGCGAGTTGAACGATCCGACAGTTGCCACCATCGAAGACTCGAACCCAATTGCTAACCTGCGTGAGCAAGAAGCAATGACCTATCGTGGGTCGGGTGGTCGAGCTGCTGTATCGATGGTTGCTCGTACCCGTGTGTATGGTGATAACGATCGGGGGATTATCTCTGAATCGACAGTTGACTCTGGTGACGTAGGTATTATTGCTTACATGACTCCTGATGCTAACTTCACTTCCATGCGTGGTTTGACTCGCACGTTTGATGAGTCTGTTGATGCTAAGTCTAAGTTGTTCTCTACCTCTGCACTCTTGGGTGTAGGTATGGCACACGATGACATGAAGCGTATCGGCTTTGCGTCGATTCAACAGCAACAAGGTTTGTATGCAGATGGTTACGACCTCTCTCCAGTTCGTACTGGTTATGAGCAAGTGATCGCACAACGTACATCGAGTATCTTTGCGACCTCAGCTGATCAAGACGGTGAAGTTATCTCCGTTGACAAACATGCTGTACTTGTGAAGTATGCCGATGGTGAAATTGAATCTGCTCCACTGGGCACGATTCATGGTTCTGCTGCTGGTGTGGTTTATCCACATGACTTGGTGACCGATCTTAAGAAAGGTGACAAAGTAAAACGCGGTGACACAATCTCATACAACCGTAAGTATTTCAAGAAGGATCGCTACAACCCTAATCAAGCATCTTGGATGCCTGGGGTTATTGGCGTGGTTGTATTTAGTGACAACCTCGATACCCTCGAGGACGGATCTGTTGTTTCGGAATCCATGGCTGTTAAGTTGAACACACAGACCGCTGACGTGAAGAACGTTATCGTTCGGTTCGACCAACATGTCCGGGATCTGGTTAAAGTGGGTGACCACCTCGACCTGAATTCAATTCTATGTATTATTGAAGATCCTGAAACTGCGGGTAACACGCTGTTTGATGAAGCTTCTATTGAGACACTCAAACGTCTCTCGGCTGCCACACCTACTGCTAAGGTAGTTGGTACGGTATCTCGAATCGAATGTTTCTATCACGGTGACCTAGATGACATGTCTGACAACCTGCGTTCAATCGCAGAACGTTCAGATGAAGAACGTGCTGAAGCTGCACGTCAACGAGGGCGCAATGCTCACTCCGGTGAAGTAGATTCCTCCTTCCGTATTAAAGGTCAAGTGCTGGAACCAGATAGCATGGTTATTCGTATTTACATCGACCATGATATTCCATTCGGTACGGGTGACAAAGCTGTACTGTGTAACCAGATGAAGACTGTTATCTCTCGTGTGATGACTGGTACTAACACTCTGGAAGATGGCACGCCAATCGATATCATCTTCGGCAATACGTCTGTAGAAGAACGGATGGTAATGTCTCCGAAACTAATCGCAACCACTAGCATGCTCTTGAAGCAACTCTCCAAACACATTGCTGGTGTATACCGAGGAACTAAACATGCAAAAGCAAAGTAACAACGTAGTCTTCGGACAGAACCTTGCCGTTCTGACCGCTGCTGCTGAACTGGGCACAGAAGCAATTCTGCGCTCCCTGGGCTCCGAATCGGCTGCCAACACCATCGAAGGCGAATCGCTCTCCGCTGCGGATATTAAAGCCGCATTGGTTGGTCGTATGCTTAAACAACTGAACTGCTAATTAGGAGCTATCATGTACCAATCCGAAACTATGGACGCTGTCCGTGACGCAGCCCAGACGTTGACTCGGGAAGGTAAAGTACTGACCATGGGGAACCCTGAGTTCCCTTTGGCTGTATTCGCCGACACCTACAAAGTTGACGCAGAGCCGACCAACACTGCGCTCCCTGATGAAGAGATCGTAGCTGTTGAAGAACACTTCGATGAGATCAACCAAGACACCACTCCGGCTGAAGATGATTCCCGTGAAGGTATTGTTGCTAACTTGGGCCAAGCTGTAGCCAAGGTTCAGTTCAACACTACCAACGTGATTATCCCTGCTATTAAAGCAATGCATCAAGCTTACGCTAGTATGCAAGCTGCTTCTTGCCAACCTGAGTACTCGGTTAAGGCTTGGCGTTATCTGGCTCCTCACAACAGCGCTACGCTGGTTAACCACATCAACACTCGGTACACTACCGTTCGTCCGAAAGACTCTTATAAGTCGTTCGCTCTGGAAGGCCAGTCTGCTGAAGCCATTATCGAAATGATGGCGGTCAACAACCCACACCTCGAACAAGAGGAAGTAACTGAGTGGGCTCTGGAAGTTGGTAGTGCTCGTGTTGAAGCTGTGTGGAACTCGCTGTTTACCACTGGCCATGTAATGCCGGGTGGTCTGCCTTACCTTTCAGCTCAATCTGCACCGTTTAACGTTGACGACATTCTGGTTGCTTATCTGATTTGCGGCCACTACATCGACAACCCAGTTGTGGTTCCTAACATCTCCGTTGATCTGGAAGAGTGGGAACACACCATGAAACTGTTGCACGAAATGTTCGGCTTCTATCTGATGCGCGCTTACGTGCGTCGTGCTGACATGCGTGAACAGGGTGTGATGATCCTGAAGAACGAGGCTACCAACCCAATCGCTACCCGTAAAGCAGTTGTTACTGTTAACGGTGACGTGTTCGATCCATGGGTTGTAGGTGGTGGTGACATTCAAGCTATTCTGGGCGCTGCTGTTGAGAACACTGGCGTCACTGACGTTAAGTATCTGGACGCCGCTGCACACAAGTTCATTGAACGCTGGCATGAAGTTTACCCACTGATTCAACAAGCGGCTATCGACTATTCTGATCGTCAGCGGATGAACAACGTTATTACTACCTTCCGTGAAATCGGTCGTAGTGAACTGTTGAAAGACCGTTACACTCCAGAAACTGAAACTGCTCTGATTGATGCACTCCGTTACGTACGTCGTGACGATTACGAGAATCCATACAAGGTCTTCTCGAATCTGATCTGCCGTGTTTACTTCCCTGAATCGACTTACCTCGAATATCTGGATGCTATCGATCAACATGGTCAAACCTTTACCAAGGCTTCTGTTCGTGAACTGGCTACCCAAGCGATGATCTCGCTGGTTGCTATCTTCCAAGCGAAGCAGATCAAGGTTGAAGGGTTTATCCCTGAGATTGATCCAGAAGGTTCGGCTGGTGGTCCTATTGATGACTCCGGTCTCTTGGCGATTACTGATGATGAAGCTCCTGAAGAAACCGCTGATGGCATTGAAGGTGAAATCGGTGACACTGGCGAAGTGGGTGATACCGGCGTGGTTGATGATCTCACTGGCGATGATGCTGGCATGGACGATCTTGCTGGCGGCACTGACGGTGGTCTGGACGATGCAGCTGATAGCTTGGGTGGTGATGACACTGCTCTCGATACCGATCTCGGTGGGACTGATACTGAAGCGGCTGTAGGTGAAGCTACTGATGTAGAAGAAGACTTCTCTGCTGAACCAGAGGAAGAAGATCCATACGCTGAACTGGAAACCGGTGAAGCTGATGACGTGGAAGAAGAGTCGGAAGAAGTTGAATCTGAGGAAACTACAGAAGAGACCGAAGAAGAATCTGAGTCCGCTGAGGTAGAAGAAGAATCCGAAGAGACTACTGAGGAAACTGACGTCGAAGAGACTGAAGAATCCGAGGAAGAAACTGAAGAAGACGACACCCCTTTAGCGTAAGCCAGCCTTCAAAAGAAGCTTGGAGTCCTGAGGAAATTAAGCGCCGTCTCGCTAGGCTAGATGCCCGGCGAAGCGGTCGCCCTTATCCCGCTTGGACCGAAAGCCAGGGCGCTGGCAAAGAATACACTGAAGGTCCTGAGAGTAAGTTCACGCACCAAGGTTCCGTCTACAGTGTAGATGAACTGCTGAAGCTTACGAAGGGTTTACCAACGATTGATCTTCCAATCAAGAAGTTGCTGTGGATGCTTGACGGGGTTACCCAATTTGACGATGAACGCATCAGTAAGGTAGACCTGAGCTATCCAGTGATCGTTCAACAGCTTTCTCGTGGCTTAGGTCGATACGTAACCTTAGATGGTTTCCATCGTGTGGTACGTGCTGCTAGCGAAGGTCACACGACTATTAAAGCGATCGTAGTAGACGATGCATTAATCGCCAAGCTTACACACCAGACACTCAGTACTGAAGGGTTCATTACTATCGATGAAGCGCGTGAGCGTGCACAAAGAGAATGTGATGCTGAAGGTATTGATCCTACTCTAAGTAATGCTGAACGTTGCACTCGTTTGATTGACATTCAACAGGGTTCTCCTTTGATGCAAGAAGAACGTGAACGTAAGGCAGCTTACGCCGAGAGTCCTAACTGGAATCGTTTTAAAGCACATTCCATGCGAGTGATTAAAGAACTACCGCCTTCGATCGCAGAACGTCAAGCAGCTGATAAGTTCCATCGGGATCTTAAAGCTAAACTAGGTCAAACCAATGGAGTTCCAGCTATGGAAAAGTTTAACTCTAAGAATCTCTTCTCTATGTCGATAAGTAACGAGGCTGTAGCTCGTGATCCATTATGGCAACAACTCTTAGATGCTGATTGCTATTCTACATCGATTGCAGTAGCTGTACGGGAACATCCTGTTGAAGGTAAGGTTCTTGCTGATCTGTATACGAAGTTGAACGACCTTAGTAAAGGTGATGGCAAACGTGAATCAGCTTACGATGCTTACTGTAATACTTGGTACGGCAAAGATGAAGACGATAAACTGAAGCTCATCAAAGACACGACCAAAGCTTTGAAAGCTCTTGAGAAAACATTTAAATAAAGGTGACCCATGAACACACCAAATCTGATTCGTGATGCTGACTTTGTACTTAGTCGGCTTTCAGAAGAGTCTGATGGAAGTGTCGTTACTACTGTTCCATGCACGGTACAGATCCCAGAAAGTTTTGCAGCTAAGAACCTTGCTGTTATCGGCAGTGAGGTTTTTATCTTTGGTTTCTTCCCGATCATCATGGGTGACCGATATGCTGTAAACAAAGCTATCGCAATGATGCGGATCTGTCCTAGCTCTACGCAGAAGATCGTAGTTAACGAGACACCATACATCGAGTTCCAGTTTGAAGCTGGTGACACACTAATCTACACAACTGCTCTGGTTGTGACGGATACACTTAGTTACTACATGTACGACGAGTTCATTGCTAAAGGGAATATCCCTTGGTACATGGATTACTTTGACATGGCAAATATGTTCGACACAGCAAAAGAGCATGCCGGGGTTGACCTCGGTGGTCGTTCGATTATCGAGTTGATTATTTCAACTATCGCTCGAGATCCGAATGATATGACTCGGCTGTATCGGCACATCCTTGCACGCCCGGAAGACCTCAGGCTTAAACCCCCTGTTACGGTTCCCTTCCGTTCTGTTATTTGGAACACTTCCGATACAACGTCTAAACTAAACGGCGCTTACTACGATCACGGTATCAACTCAGCTTTGGTTAACCAATCTGAGTCTGTTGAAATGCTCGAGGAACTGCTCCGAACTTAATTGGAAGTGGCATATGAACCTAGGTATTATCCGAGGGAGAACGATCCCTAACCCATCTGGCCAAGTACCTCTGTCTCAGACAGCGGTTACTGTTGGCTGTGCAATGCTGGCTGGTACTAATAAGCGAGGCATCCTACCTGCGGATGCCAGCGGTTACTACACTCTCGTAGTGGGTAGCTATGGTACACATAACTCAGCTGGTATGTTTTATGATGAAGCATCTGGCTGTGCAATGTTTGAGCCTTCGAGTTCTTTGATGAGACGTCTTAAGAAAGGCGTGTTGTTCATGGAGTTCAAACACCCTGAACCATTCCAAGATCTGATGATCGATGGTCGGGTTGTCCGCAGACCAATGTCGGATGCTGAGTACCTGATGCGCATTCGTCAAATCGACGATAACCGTGTATGTGCACACATTCGTAATCTGACTATCGTTGATGGTATTAACGAACAGGGTAAACCAGTTAAGATGGTCGTGGCTGAAGTTAAGCCTTACGGTCCATACGCTAAAGTCTTCCAAGACTCTCTGGATAACCCAAGCATCAACACTTACTGCTCGGTTCGTTCGATCACTCAAGACGATCAATACCGTGGCATTAAGTACACTCGTGAAATCGCTACTTGGGACTTCGTGGGTGAAGGTGGTATCTTTACCGCTAACAAATATACTTCTCCTGGACTGGAGAACTATACTGCTGAAGAAGCAATGATTATCCCTGAACGTCAGATCACACCAGACGTACTTTGGAAGATCCAAGATGACAACCAAAAGCGAACCTTGCTTGGGTTGGAATCTGCTGAACACCGTGATGTATCGGAGCTGATCAAGATTCTTGATTGGGATCGGTCTAAAGGTGTTCGTCGTCCTAACTACCTCCGTTAAGACGAAAAAAAAAAATAAAGCATATGCCCTCTCCGATTGGAGAGGGCTTTATGTCGTCTTAGAGGAGCGAAGACTTTGGATCAGGGAGGCTATCAGGCGAGGCCGTGTTGTGCACGACTTCAGCTGGTGGCATGGCCAGGGTTTTGCCGAGGTCTTGAACCATCTGCAAACCGCGTTGGTGAACTGCTGCCTGCCGATCAATAACTTCGACATGCCATTCCAGAGTTTTGATCTGGATAGCTTTACTCAGCATGGCGATGATGATCGATGCTGCCGATTCAGGAAGGTTATCAATCGCCTCAACTTCCAGATCGCCTTCACGGCTTTCGTAGGCAGTCATCAGGCGTACACCATCGAACTCAGCTACGAAGTAACGGGAATCTTCACGGTGGAAGAACAGAACCGATTCGCCCTGCTTGCTACCGATCAGATCGATCAGCTGCTTCAGCGCTAAGCGACGATCCTTTACACGTCCCATGCACGAGGCCAGCACGGTGTAATGGGTCAGTTGGTTGTATACAACGTGGTCAGTCAGTTTGCCGAACATGGTATTGCTCCTTGGGGTTGGGGTTGATTAATGCATTACGTTTTCGGAAGGGAAGCCTTGAGCTTCCGCGTACTTCACCAGCTGATAATGCATCTCAGCAGTTACGTCTGACAGGATGTCCGCCAGTTCACCATAGGTAGCCTTACGACCACCCAGCTCGATGTACGAATTAGTCCACGATCCACCTTGGCAACGAGAGAAGAACTTAACTTCCTGACCGTTTACGTTCACCACGAAAGTGAAGACCGTACGACGAGGAGCTTCTTCTGCTTCAAAGCGGATGTTCGGGTCACGTGCTACCAACTTTACATGCTCGTCGGCTTCGAACCACTGAACGTAGATATCGAAGACGGCATCGAATTGGAGTGCGATCAGTTTGTTAGCTAAGTCCACGGATAAAGTCCTTTAATGGGTTGGGTTAAAACATGTCGTGAGGACGAACCAGATATTCCTTGATTTGCTTAGCCCACTTATCGAGGTCAGCATCATCTTCGATCAACATCTCAGTATCGTACTTCTCGTGTTGATCCATGAACACTACCAGCAAATGATGGTTAGGCTCGATGTAGATCTTGACGTGTTGCTTTTTAGCAACGGGTCCAATGATGAACCCGAATCGATCAGACAACAACCGCGCGAACAACTTGAAATCGCTAGACTCCAGCTGTTCGAGACGGTTGATCAACGACATTACATTTTTCAGTTCAGGAGCGATCAGCATTTTTGTACCTGTCGAAAATGGATGGGCTTTTGAGGTAGCCGACGATAACTTCGGCAGTCTTCCAGTGATCCACCGGCCCGTGAAGCGTGAGCTTATCGGTCACTTTACCTTCTTCATTGTGCAGCTCTACCGAGAGACCTTCCCCCGGAGCAATGATCACCTTGGCTTGTTGCGGCAGCCCTACTGGAGTTACCACGTAGATCCAGACTAGTCCTTGGAACCGTGGCTCTTCGATGAAGGCTTTGAGTTCGAAGTTCTTGTTATCCAGAGTGTGGATACACTCGATCAGCTTAAGGCCGTTTTGCAGTTCTTCAGCGATATGCATTATTACTCCTTGAACGCTTGGGTTGGGTTATGCAGATAATCGATAATCTGCTGGGCTGATTCTTTGATATTACTTTCGGTGACTTCCAAACCCGTGTCGTATTCACCCTTGGCATTCCAGAGTGTTACGGTACAGGCTTCACCTTCGATTACTTTGATGAGTGCGCGAGCGCCTTCATCGATCAAGTGCAACGTTACCGAATGTGCTGCACCGGTGTTGGCCAACAAGACAATCTCGTGGTTTTTCCGGTCCAGCCTATTCAGTTCCTTAATCAGGGCAAAGTAATTCGCTACCATGACAGAAACTTTCATGACGTATACTCCAACGGAAGGTTATAAAAGCCCCCTCCGAAGAGGGGGCTAAATGTTATTACCAGGTACGATGACCGGTGGCAACAACCTCGATATCATCACCGAGTTCAACCTTAACGATCTGAGGTAACTCCACGGCATCTTCGATCGTTTCTTCAATGTGACGCAACAGCTCTTCGTTTTTCCGAGTGGCCTCCTCGACCACATGTACTGACTCATTGGAGGTATGCATCATTACTGCTACAGCCGCGATCGTGGTAGTTACCGCCAGAATGGTGGGAGCATTCTCGACTATTACATCGCCGAACGGAACAAGGTAGTTATCCTTGAAACGCTTATACCACGAATCGTTTTCAGCAGGAGCAGGTTCTGGTTTCTTTTTGGGCGTATCGGTGAATGGAGTCTTACGATAATCACCTCGCCCGTTCTCGTAAATACGATAGCACGGTGCGACGTGATCGCTCGACTTGCTCATCGAGGGACCAAAGGACTGTAGTTCTTTTTCAAGTTCTACGATCGAGTAACCAGCTACATCAACGACAGGCTGAAAAGCTTGAACCCACGGCCAGTTCTCCCATGGGAAACCAGTCAGGTCTTCCTTAAGTGCATCAAGGTTGACATCGACCAGTTCCTTACGCAGGTAACGATCACCGCGTTGATCACCCAGCATCCTGAAGGAGTAGGTAATCAGCTGTTCAGGGTTTTCGACATGGTTAGACAACAGAGCACCTTTAATGCGCTCAGTCAGCATCTCATATCGGTCAATCACTTCAGCCATATTGACGGTTCGGTAGTTAGCCGTCTCGCCATACGTGTCGATCACGTAGTGTACAGTGTAGATTTTTTCCATGGTCCACCTATTGAATTTACTTGATTGAATTGTTGAAAATGGGGGGTTCCCCAACCCCCCTCACCGCAAGTCAATAACCCAATAGATGCCGCGGCTATCTATCAGCTCTTGTTATCGGTGAATTTACGATAGGCTTTTATGCCCAAGTAAGTACAAGCTGCCGCTGTAATACATGCCTCCAGCATGCGGCGGGTTTTCTTAACGTTATCCTTTTTATGTTCCTTGTTGTCTTGTTGCATGTGGATCTATTACCTCTTAGTGAATGTAACAACATGTAGAAACGGCTGCTCTTAGGGGCAGTTTTCCCCCACCGTTCCTAACGTCCCCCTGAGAAACTACCCAGAGGACCGGCACTACAGAGTTAAATCCAACTTAACCCCTATTGGTTACGTGTCCATCCTTACCGCGATGGTATCACGGGCTACATAGAGAACCGACAGTGTCGTTGCGACAGCGCCGGCGGTGATGATTACAGCAATTTGCCACTTTTGCTTAGTGCTCATCTTTTATTACCTCTAGGTTATTGGTACCAATAGCACATGGATTGACTCAGCAAACAACACTTTATCTTTCCATTATGCACAAAAGTAATATAGCGTTTAAAAGGGTTCTAATAACATAAAAGCCTCCCCGAAGGGAGGCTATGTCAATTGGAGGACTCAACGAAGTACGGATATAGGTTTTTAAGGAGCCCTATGCCCGATTCTACGCGATAGAACGGTGCAGCCAGTAAAGCGTCACGGTATTTAGCATCGGTCGACAGAACGGCTTTAGCGGCGTCTGAGGCGGTGTTGATATATTGGAAGGTCCATACCTTATCTACCCGCCACGGTGCATCAGGGTTACCGGTTGCTACAGTACGATCCACTTCAAACCAACCTGACATCAAGCGATTCATGATACTCACGAGCTTACGTGCTTCATCTACGTAGTTAGGTACAGTCTGGGCGCCACTAGGATCTGGGATTGCTGGGCCAGTTGGGTTATTAGGGTCGGGGATCATCACCGGATATGGGCCGCCGGGATGGATACCTTCAGGGAATACGTAACCTGCCAACAACGTTTGTGGGAATAGTGGGTTGTCGGCAACGAGAGCGGCGTCACCACCATGTTCCATCAATCGGTCAATTACGGCAAGGCTGGTAGACGGTGAGATAGAATCAGATGCACGTTTAGTGACACTGAATCGGAATTCATCGTCATAGTTGTAGTCGTATGTGTTCTTCTCAGCGTTCCACTTCGCTCCAAAGGTTTCGTCAACCAGTTGAGGGATACCCCAATCAGACACTTCACCGAGGATACCTTTAACCAGCGCAGCTTGTGCCCCTAGGTCAAACACCCCGATCAAACGGTTACCCGATAGATCACCGATGAAGTCTACGATACCCGATACGTTCTTGAAGTTACCATCTTTGAAAGTACGAGTAGCCCCATCATACACCATCTTAACGGAATCGATCATGGTATTAGCGCCACGAACGTAACCAGTACCTTCATCAATACCCGTCAGGTCTCCGAAGATGCTACGCTCGACGCCTTCGGCCAAGTCTGAGATGGCAGCACGGGAACCACCCAACGCGTCTTTAATACGCTGCTGAGCGGCTGGTAGATCTATACCGCTAGCCTTGAGTTGGTTACCAATCCCCTTGACCATTTTGGTAGCACTACCAATGATACCACCTAGGTCAGTATCGAATGCTGAAATCTTTGAAGCTAATTTATTCTTGAGTTCTGGGTTGGCATCTGTATAGACATCAACCTCAGCAATCTTGTCTGTAGGTAGACCGGTAAAAGTTGGAAGAGTTAATGGTAACATTGGATTCACCCAAAAAAGAAAGGACATAAAATGGGGCACCGAAGTGCCCCAGATTACTTGGTTATTTAAACGCAACTGCTGGCCAAGGAGTAATCCATGCAATCGTGGTACCAATGTCAGTGTTCTCAGCAAACACAATTCGAGTACGGATATCAGACGCTTTTTGTCCAAAGGTCATGTAACGGTTTACGTTTACTACCCCATAACCTGCACAACGCATATCGTCAATGATCTTTTCAGCCTTACCTTTGAAGAGCGCTAGTTCTTCATCACTGTACGTGTGGTCAGGTAAGTTAGCACTTAGCTTCAACTTCCGTGACACTGAAAGATCCATTGCATCCAAAACTCGAGCCGGGTATGTACCGAAATGCAGATGTACCTTAGCGACCTCATCTATCTTTACACTGTGCGACAGACCAGCACGACCCGTCATGCGATCCCAAGCCCAGTGTGGGCAATTGAGCTGCTGGAGATGATCTAAATGGCAGGTTGGTACCACATCTGTCAATCCCTCATTTACCAGTGAGGCGAACAGAGTATCATGTGCAGTGCGGTATGCGGTAGATAGGATATCCAGAAAGGAATCGGCATATACCTCATTCAGTATTTTACGATGTACGTCACGTTCGATCAAAGTACATGTATCTTTTCGAGCAGTGATCAATACCGCAGCTACCTGACGGGGATTGAGGTATTTACGGAGCCAATCAGGAAGTTTGCCGTCGACCACGAAGATCTGTAGCTTAATACCTAACTTGGCGGTGTCGTCAACGCCATGGATCAGAAAAGCCATTACCTCTTGAGCTTTTGCCACACCTGTGCGCAGAGCAGAGGCCAACTGTTGAATAGTGACACGCTTTTCTTCCACCAGTTGTTTATGGGTCCAGATCATAGCCTTCTTTTGCAGGGCCACTTCAGCTTGAACGAGATCACGTACATTAGTCATGTTTACTACCTTTTAGTTTAAGAGGTTATACGAAATGGATAACCTGTTATTGTTCCGAGAGGACTTTCCGAACGATAGCAACCCACTCTTGTTCAGCAGGGGTGATACCGTACTTAGTCCAAACGATTTCAGTGTGTTTGGTTAGCTTGAGTTTCAACATTGGAAACTTAGCAAGGTGTAGCTTCAATGCATCGGCCAACTGTGCATGTAGGTCTTCCACATACACATACGTTGGCTTAACATTCTGATCCATGTAGGCAGACGAGCCGGTAAGGTACCGACCGTCTTTCTTATCTGTGATCAGGTACATCCTAAGCCCAGCAAAGCTCAGGAATGGTAACCCCGTGCCAGTACGTTTCGGTGAGTCATGATAGAATCGAATCTGCTCAGGGCAGGTAGTCTCGCAACTCATGTCGATTGTATTCATGCACATTCCTCAAAGTACGGATCTTCTACATAGACGGGGTGAACTGTATCCGGGAGAGTTTTCTTCAGTTGTTCGTTGTCGGTCCACTCTAGCGTAAGGGTGTATTCTTCCGCTTTAGGACGCAGGAGGTGTAATCCTCGACGAAAACCGTTCCAACTCAAACGGGGGTCAATCAAGGTGCGACGGAGTTGTTGGACATTTTTGTTGATCTCATTCTGATTCAAGCCAACAACGTTAGCTGGGTTCTTCGTGTAATCATCAAAAAGCTTTTCATACCAGACAGCGATGTCTGGGTGCTTTGAGCCCTCGGTATTAACAATGTGACGGAACACATGACCCATCAGCAAAGATGGAGCTTTAGTTCCTTTGAAGAGTTCACAGTCTTTCCAGTTGAATTCATTAGCTGTTGGTTTGGCTTCATCATCGGTCGGGTCAACATTGATCCGATAGACGCTTTCGCTTCCATCACGCCAGTGCAACTTGATATCCAAGTATGCTTTGTGCGGGTTGAGGAAATCGATTGCTTTGTTGAAGGCAGACCAATTCATGTCATCTGCTTTAAGCGCCTTATTCAGATTACCCTTATCTGGGTTCTCTGCGTTGTGCGGTTTCTCGAAGTACATTGTCAGCAACCGGTTCCAAGTGAACCAGTTTACTTTGCGCCACAACAATACTTCACGGAACAGATAACACAAAATACCCTGAGCGTGTTTCTTACCCTTCAGGGGATCAGCAAGCAAGTCTTTTACAGAATCCATTAGCTCTACACCTACGGTGGTTGTATCGGGGTTTGCTGTTAATTAAACCAAAGATCTGATTGGTTATTCCTCCGGCATGTTTTCGATGATCACTTTGGTTATGTACAGGATATCATTGTACATCCGATTCATAACTCGTGAGTGAAAGGTTGGGTTCAAGTTTTCGATGCCCAATCCGTGCAGGATAATGGCATTTTTCAGGTCGAGTACACCCTCTCGGAAAGAGAGTGATCCACCATCTGCACCAGCGAAATAATCGTCCAGAGTCATTTTGCGTACAGCGGCAAACTGTTCTTTGGAGATATCCATCACTGTTGCATCATCTTCTTGTACCAATGCACCGGTAACAAGATTCATCAAACGACAAAGTTCTCCAAGAGAAGCATGTCGTGTTTCAACATCAATGTACATCATGTCACGTGGGGTTGGACCATTCGTGAAATGATCTGGTTTCACACGTTGCCAGAATTCAACTAGCATTCCAGGAAGATTTACGATACCTACTTGAGGAGCATCGAACTGCTCAAACAGCTTCAGGTAAGTTTTCTTGGGAGTAGTACCAGTCCAGCGAGCCACTAAACGCTCAATAAATTCAATCATTGTATAGACCCTTAATCAATTTTTGTCCTAAGACATAGGCTTATTCAGTCAGGTATTTTTATGGAAGACATCAACAACGTATTCATTGACCCAGAAGTTCCAGAAGTAGATTACGCTGAACTGGAATTCGATCAGCAGCTTAAACATACGCAACGCATCAAAGGACGATTGCTGCATAAACTGGTTTACTCTAATCCAGATGGTTCTATCCCGACGGATAAGGACACTGTCGAACTCATGCTCAAGGTGACTGATTCGATGGATAAGGTTGCAATCAACAAGAAACGTATTTCTGTTGATGAGAAATCGGGTAACTCGGCACTCAGCATTCTTCAGGGTATTGCCCAGTTGGTTGCAACGAGTGGTAACGAGAACATGTTTACTGCCGGTGCTAAGGGTAAACCTAACACCAATCAAGACATTGGTGAGCTACCAGACTTTAGTGGTGAGCATGCCAATGGTGAAGCAGAGATCGGCGTGATCTCTGAGATTTCGGATTCGTTTAACGCTCGTATGATCGAAGTCAATAAACTCGATCAACAACGTCGTGAAGCGGAGATGGGTCTTAGTGGTATTGAACTACCAACTGAAACTCCGTAACAGCATATTAGCCCTCCCATTTAAGGAGGGCTTTATGTCAGTCTGTCCGGTTACCATGTCCTATGACTTCAAAGTTATCGCCTATCTCGACTCTAACTATTGAGGGGACTTCCATTGCTATTTGAATCTTTTCTTCGATGTTATCTAAAACTGTTTGATTACGTCTTGCTGACTCGTCTGCATCATTAGAAGCTTTCAACATCATACCTACGGCAATGACAGATGTTGCTGTAGCTATTACTACTGGAATGTTCTCTGATAGCGTATTCTTAATTCTGTTGTACCATGAAGGTACTCTTTGTGCTGTCATGTTAGTGGACCTTATGCTAGTCTATTACTAAAGGGATAAGGAATAAAGAGTTTGATCCGAATTCCCCCTACCTATAGCAATGACTACCCGAGTATTATTTCTTCCCTTTAGTAGGGTTACTACTATCACTCATGAAACGTTTGTAAAGTACAGATGCAGTAACAGCTATAGCTAAACCGATTACGATGAGTTGTGAAGCGTCTTCAACCCCAGCATTAGGGTTAGGTGGTTTTATGTTGTTATCAGGCTCTTGTGGTGTCACAGGTACCTCATAGTTGATCTTGTATGGAATACCGAGTAGTCGATTGTGATCTACTTCCCGGATAGTGAATTCAGTTACAGTATCTACAGTTAATTGACGATAGACGAACCCTGTTGCGATTGACGCATAAATGAATCGATAGCTTGCGCCACCATCTACAGACACAGCCTTCACACGCATACCGCGGTAATACGTATCTACGCTGTACACCTTAGCTCTAAGCAATGGATCATGAAACATATCCATCGGATGCTTACAACCAAGTTTTCTCATAGTCCCAAACAACGATTGATCCATAAGGACTTCTCTATTACTATTGCCCGAGTATGATATAAATCTGAAATAAAATCTATTGCCGTCATAAAGCCTCCCCGAAGGGAGGCAGTATGTCTGTGAGGCTCTGTAACGCGATTACAGCGATTAGATCATGTGCAGCTCAGTCGTCGGTAGGGAGAACACGAATCGACTCTATACGGTCATTACGTTCATCCACCTTCTTCTGTAGGATTCGAGCAACTTCGAGCCGATCTTTATAGTCATGGAGGTCGTTAGTTTTCGTGTGGTCACCACGAGTGGAGTTTTCTTTTTCAGGCAACCATGAATGGACAAACGTATGAAGCGCATGGAGACAGAAGCTCTTCTCTTCAAGAATCAGTTTGTAGAGCTTACGTTCGTTCTTGACACGACTAAAGAAAGCTTTCCGATCGAGGCACCGTTGAGCACGTTTAAGGTCCCGGATGGTCAGATAAGATTTCTTAAAGTCTGGGCGTTCATCCATGTCACTACCATTAGCCATGAGTCTTGGACGTGGTGAACCGGAATATGCTCCACCTGGATCAATGAATCGACAGAAGATGTATGCATTCCCTAGTGGGGTCAGTATCTTAAAGCGTGAATACAATTCCCCGAACCGTTTAAGCAAAAGGGATTTGTTTTGATCAGAACCTTTAAAACTATGGACCCCCAAAGGGTCCACTAATTTACTGATGGGAGCGATAATCATGTTTCACCTATTTCAGTTGGACGTTCTTGTTATACTGCTCTGGGACGGTAATGTTGGTTGGATCTAATACCATGTACTCGGCCTGATTGAATGCACCATGTGTACTAACGAAGTGGGAGATGTAAAAGATCTGTGCAAACTGACCATTCTCAATCAAACGACTAATGAACGGGATCAGGTTATCACGATGCTGCTCATCGAAGGTACGACCGAATTCATCGATGAACAACGGGTATTGTTCTAGATGCAGGAACTTACGCATAGCTTGGCAGAAGCTGAAGTTGACCATCTCCAACTGAGAGTCAGAACCCTTAGAGATGTCTGGAGCGACTACGGCACCATTCGAGATGTTGAGCGGGAAATTATAATCGAGTTCATCCTTCTCAACCTTAGACGGCAATACTTCCATCTTGTAGGTCCAGACTTCATCGATGTACGCGTTCACCAGTGTCACTACGCCCTGCATGAACCCCATCAGGTATTTACCCAGCAGACCACCATTCGGAGACAGAGCTTTAATCAGCAAGGTTAGATCTGCTTGGACTTCTCGGGAGTTCTCAACTTCGTTTTCAAGTACCCGCAAGCTATGTTCACGCTGCTCCAAAGTATTAAGCCGACGGGTACCTTCCGCCAATCGAATTTGGATTTCTTTGATTTCATTTTCAAATGCCTTATCCAGCAACCATTCACAATGCTGCATAGCACGTGCGCGCCATTGCTGGTAATCGTTCAGGATGGTTTCAATTTCACGGTTCTGTTTACGGATACTAACTTCACCTGCTTGGATCTGTTGCAGGTACTGAGCCATGGTAGTATGCGATTCGTACTTGGTAGCGATATCGTGTTCCAACATCGAAATACGATTACGGTTGTATGCTACTGCATCACGGTCGATCTCATCCAGTGTAGCCTTACGACGAGCCAGACGTTCTGCCTGAGCTTGGTCCTTATGTAGGGAAATGATCAAGGACATCTGGGTTTGCCATTTCGTCAGATCCATCTTAATAGCAGACGGAGTACGGAACATCAGCTGATGCTCGGCAATGTAATCCCACAGAGGAGCGAAGTCGTTATACTCACGAGTCAGCTGAACGAAGTTGTGTACGTGACCACGATAGTCTTTAGCTGCTTCCAGATACTCCTCTTCTTTCAAGATATCTAGATCAACGGCTTCCAACTTAATACGGATCTGTGACAGGTATTCTTCAAGCTTCTCACCTTCAGTAGCATCTACACCCGGTTTGAAGTCATGTTCGCACTTAGGACATACTACCGTGTCACAAGCTTTAAAGCGGGACAGCCTTTGAGAAGCAGTTTGATCCGCTTGATCAAGTTGACGACGCAGTGCCAGCAGATTCTGTAGCGATTGACGTGTTTGTTCGATAACGTGATTGGAGAAGTAACCTGTGGTGTTATCTGGGAAACCGTTTACGATTTCATACAGACGACTGAACATGCTGGTCAAACGACCTTCAGGGTTATTGGAGATATCCAAGTTAACCAAAGGGAACACTACTGGATTATCATTCAGTTCCTGTAACTTAGATGCAATAGATGCATTCAGCGTTACAACTTCGTTCTCTAGGTCTTTCAGCTGCTCTGGTGATACTTCCATATCAGCCGTGTTAATGCCCCGCAACGATTCAAGTTCTTCTGCCATCTGATTGATAGCGCCTTGGATAGCTGCACACTGAGCTGAGATCAGTTGTTTCTCTTCGAGGAATCCTTCTTCGTTCCGGGCTTTGACTCTTTCAGGTATTGTCGGGTAAGAGTGCAGAATAGCTTTAGCTCTGCCCAAAAGGTTATCGAGGTATTGAATAGCTTCGGCTTCATTATTGAATCCTTGACGTGCATTAGGTTGACGTGCCATGAACAAACCGTTAAGGCGTTCAGACAACTCACCGTTCTCTTCCTTTAACAGACTGAGTTCAGCATCAGTTGGTAGATCGTGATTCTCATTACTGAGGCGCTTAGTGATCGTATCGACTGTACCTTTCTGTGAACGATGTTCTTGCTTGAGCAGGTTGAAGATATGGAATGCATGACTCAGGTCCACTACGGACATCTTAGTCAGGATCTCACGACGCTTAGCCGTAGACATCTCAGTGAACTTGATACGACCTGTAAGGATATCATGGAACTCACGAGTCAAACCGAACTCTTGGAAACACAGATCTTCTTGGATCTTAAAAGTACCGCCTGAGTTAAGTTCTTCGTCCCCACGCATGAACGAGTGTTTACCCGTACCATGACCATACTCAGACTTTAGGACATAAAGGCTACCATTGTGGTAGCAGTGAAATTCTTTCTCACCAGCGGGACCGAAGTTCTTATGTGGTGAAGGGAGTGGTGACAACTCATCCATAATGGACGACTTACCTGAACCATTAGAACCGATCATGATCATCAGCTGCTTGGTCGGAGTCCACTCGAACTCTTGAATGTTAGATCGCATCAAACGTTTATAACGCTTAAGACGGATGAGCTTAATGTGCATTGCGCCATTCCTTAATTAATCCTATAGATACAGACATTCAAGTAAATTAATGGTGGACTATGAAAAGTAAAGAAATGGTATCCTCTCTGACGTTTTTCAGTGTGGGTTACGTGACCATAAACAAGCCACGTAATAGCCGAATGATTCAAGCACTCCCAGTAGAATCTGCATCAGGTACCGATGGGGAAGTAACGCATAACCCGGTAGAGCAGATCCTTAAAGGTGTCGATAAAGAGGGTAATGCTTACGAGGTTAAAGGCACTGCAACTCGTGACCTAGAATGCGATTGGTTACCTCACGAAGATAACCGCGTTACTCCACCCGATGTACGTAGGGGTGAGCTGGTGGCTATCTATCGCTTAGCTAACACGAGTCAGTACTTCTGGCGTTGCATGGGCTTTCGAAACGGTCTACGTACGCTAGAGCACGTTGTACTGGCATTTGGTGGTAGTCCTAAGCCCGGTGGCTCAGGTGTTGACTTTACCAACTGCTACACCATGACGTTCTCACCAATGGACGGCCACATTACAATCCAAACAACCAAGGCTAACAAAGAACCCTACGCGTATACGTTCCAGATCAATACCAAAGACGGTTTGATCGGTATGCAGGACGATGTAGGTAACTTCTTTGAACTGAACTCTAAAGAGACTAGGCTGAAGCTACAAAACGCTGATTCCAGTTTCCTACAAATCGAGAAGCAGAAGATCGATTTGAATGCAGCTCAGTCGATTAAGTTCACAGTGGGTGGTACAGTCATGGAATTAACTCCTAGCACTATTACCACTAAGACTCAACAGACTTCGATGGAATCTAATTCGTTCGCTATCAAGACTGCAACAGGTACAGTGAATGCAGGTCGATGGGATTTCATTATTGGGTGATCTATGCCAGGCATCGCAGTATGTAATATGGACTCAGCCGGTGGGATGATCAGAACAGGTCCTAACGTCGGTGTGACTTATAATGGGCAACCTCTAGCAGTAGTGGGTTGTCCTGTTGAGGATCACGGTAGTGGTCAACATAGATCCGCTACTATGATTCAAGGTTCAGTTGGATTGGCCATCAATGGTCTACCAGTTTGTTATGCTGGTTCACGAGCCAGTTGTAATGACGTAGCTACAGGTCGCCCCAATCTGACGGTTAGTGCATGACAACATAAAGCCCCTGCTAATCGCAGGGGTCTTATGATGTTACACACCAGTTGTTTCGTAGTGATCGATACAGTGGTTGATGAAGGTAAGCCAAACACTCAGAGTAATAGCCAGCCAGTGAGTGAAGTTATCCAATGGCTCAGCGAGCTTCTTGGAGATCTCCCCTGTGATCTGGAGTACAAGGTTAGAGGCTGGAACGGTTTCACCCGAATCAGTCTTTTCCATGATCTGACGAATGGAATCATCTACTACTGTTTTAACCGTATCGAAATCCCGACGACCAGCTTCAGCTTTCTCAGCCAGAGTCAGTACACGAGAGATCTCTTCTGTCAACAGAGTCAAGTCCCGAACAGAGGGAACATCGATTTCGCGTTCAGAGCGGTCAGCTACGTTCAACTGAAGTTCAGTGAAGTGCATGATAAAGCTAGAACTTACGATATCTGCCGGATCAGTCTTACCACGACGCAAAGCTTCAGTCATGCCTTCTGGAGACATATAAACGAAGGCTCTGTTACCAGCCAGTACATCACTACGACGATGGTTCTTCTTATCGAGTCCACTCATCTCTCCCGATTTAACTTCAGTAGCACCCGGTGGAGCACGGAAGTTAGTTTGGAATACATCAATGAATGTTTCGATTACATCGTGTGCAGTTTGCTGACGTTCTTGACCTTCAGCGTTTTCGAGAATGTTAAGGAACTTACGACTGCAATTACGAGCGATCTGCGTTACGCTCTTTGGATAGATGTTCAGGCAATAGTTGGTGAGTTGCTTGATGTCCTCAATGGCACTTTGCTCCACACCTACGAACTTACCGTCTACCGACAAGCGTTGTACACCTGCTACCGCCATCGTAGATTGAAGTGAGGTCTTAGACCCCAGCTTACCCAAACGACGAATAGTGGACTCTTGGCTACGACGTACCCGACGGATACTACCCGTAAACTTAATGTACATCGCGTTAAGGAATTGCCAGATCTGTTTAATGATCTTCCATGCTGCACTTGCCCCAGCAGAGATGGCTTCCTTAATTGCACGCAATGTAATGGCACCACCCTCTTTGATATCGAACTCAGGGTCGATGTTCTCAAGAGCAGTACTCATTACAAATGCGATGTCGTCACTCGCTCTTTCCTGTCCAGCTAGGAGTTGTTCATAGCGTTCCAAGGATTGAGTGAGTCGTACCACCTTGTCCCAATTCTCAAGCAAAGGCTTCAATTCAGATGTTGGGTTCATGTGGTACTTCCTTATTAAGCGTCGATGGTATTGCCAGCAGCTTCCGCCTTGAGCGAAGCTTCAAGGAAACCAATGTAAGCTTTGATCATGTTGATCAGGTAACCCAAGAAACGATGTTGCGATTCAGTAGAGGTCTTAGCCAGATTCATCACCATGATACCAGCAACTTGACCTTCAGCACCACCAGAACCGGTGAACAGATCCATGAACGCGTCTTGGTTAGCACCCTGAGTGAACTTCTTCAGTTCACGCATGCCATCTTTAGAATCCTGGATGAATTGGCAGAGTTTCTCCAGCTCACGGATTACCGATACAGCTTCACCAGCCGATGGAGTAGTTACAGGAGTGTCGCTCGAACGCGAGTCACCACCTGGGATCAGGCTGAAGTTCAGAGTTACAGCGTTCTGAGCATCTTCCATCGAACCTTCGACGCCAGCTTTACCCGAGTTAGCGATGCCAGCGTAAAGAGCCATGTTACCAGGCATTGGACCGGTCCAATGCAGACGATCTACACCCAAGAAGCCAGACGGTACTTTGTCTTTGTCACCGGAGTTCAGTTGATCGAAGCTACGGAAGGCACGGTCAAGTGCGGTATCCAAGCCACCGATAACAGCACCCATTGCAGCGCCACCATTACCACCGAAGATACCACGACCTTTCTCCCAGTCTTGGATAATCTTAGCGAGGCTATTAGGCCAGTTCATCAGAAGTTCTTGGGAGACCTTATGCACTTGGGCAATAGCCTTCGAAGAGTCACCTACGAACTCATCGCCAATCATCAGACGACCAGGGTTCTTCATGGTGAATTCTTTATCACCTTCAAGAACGTTAACACGTTTACGCAGGTCAACCAAGTGCTGCTTGATCTTACCAGTGTCGGTAGCCAAGGAAGCGATCAGGTCGGAAACCATGTTAACCATACGCCAGAAAATCTTAACGCCGGCTTTAAACATTTCTTTGAGCTTGCCACCAAGACCTTTGGATACTTCACCTGGATCTGCGCCGTCATCAATAGTACCGGACTTACCAGCACCAACTGCACCTACAGCGTTAGCTTCCAGAGATACACGTGCTTCTGGGTTAAACGATTCCAGAGCAACACGTTCACGAAGGAACATCTGCGAGTCGATATCTTCCAGTGCCCACGAGATCGATTGACGGAGTTCATCCGACATATAACGACCTTCGTTATGCATACGTACCATCAGACCGTGATATTTCTCAACAGTAGCGGTAGCTTTGCTCAGGGATTCAGCTTTAGCAGCAACCGAGTCTACTTCAGCCAGCTTCGATTCAGCTGCATCGGTCATACCGGTAACTTGCAGTTCTTCACCGTCAAGGTCCATAACCAGATCGTCAGCTTTCTCGATCTCTTCAGCGCCCGAGGCGTCGATGGATTTCAGTTCGGTGGATTCAGCGTTGTCACCACCTTCTTCCTCTTCACCCGAGTGTTCTTCTACCGAAGTAGAGATGTCACTCTTAGACAGACCGTCTTTGGCTTTGACATCGTTAGGCAGGGTGTCGATATCACGACCACCGTTCTGATCACGATTCAGGTTTTCGTTGACGTCACTAACGTCCATCGAAGTAGTAGCAGTCTTAACGTCTACAGTTTGAGCGGTACCATCACCACCACCATTCTCAGGACCGGGTTCGGTAGTCTTGGTGTTGGTAGCATCAGCTTTCGGCAGGTCGTCTGCTTCCAGTGGCTTAGGATCGTTGGTGGCGTTGGATGGGATGTCTTTAGAAGCGTCCAGTGCAACGTTATCTACGTTGGCGGTGGAAATGCTTTCTTTGGAAACAATGGAGTTAACCATTTCGAAAATACTTAGGCGAGCCATATCTTACTCCAGTAAGAGAGAGGGGTGGTTAGTTCTACATAAGGTTGTCAAGGGAGTAGACCGTTGTCGATAATGATCTTCTCAAGGATTGCGTTCCGCTGCTGAAGCAAAGCGATGGTCGCTTGGGCTTCATAAAGACGAGCATAGTCGGTGTCTCTGTTAGCGATCAAACCTTGACGAGCAGCTTCCCGGTTGTCATGTTCTTCGGGAGTAATTACGTCGGTAAGTGGCATGAAAGCAACATGCACTTCTGGTCTGAAACCTAGGAAGTCACTACATGTGTTCTGCAAAGCATTAATAGTCGGGTCGAACAGGGTATCCTCTGGTAATGGACCACAGCTAAGAACCATGATGTATTGGTTGTAAGGCTTGTATGCTAGATCAGGGAACTGGACGTAAGACGATGGTACATACAACGGAGCAGAGGTCGGTGACATCAAAGTGATGAGCAACGAACCAGCTGTTCGATCGGCAGCTACGTCTTGTTCAGTTAAGTTGAACGGCTTATAAAACAGTTCAAAGATGTTTTGACCCAAGGTCTCAATCTCATCGAACCGTCGTACGGCCGTCATGGTGTACAAAGTGTTCGGGGTCATAGCTGCACGGAACGGATCTTTTAACGTGAACCGTCCACGTGTACCTACGGCGGGGATATTGTTGTTTGCCATCTTAAGGCCCTTTGGTGTCAGTTATAAGATTAGGGACCTCAGTGCAAATGCACGATCATCTCACCCCACAATCCTAAGGCGCTGAACTGTGATTTCATTAACCAATTAGGTTGCGTAGTACCGCCAGTATAATCGGTCGAGTTGGGACTCACCCAGAAATCATCCGGGGTAAAAGCTACGTTCCATTTCTTAGCAATGTAATCCAGCATATCCTCAGAGTTATCCATTGCCTTTAGTGCATTCTTATCTTCAACGGTTAGCGCAGGCTTACCGGCTGCGATATCATTGACTTCATGACGACCATAGATAAATTCATAACTGTCATCACCTTTCTGGATATGCAGGTAGCCCAACGATTCTCTAGCCGGATCACCATAAGGGATGCTCTTCAACAACTTGCAATTTTCTTTGGTGAGTTGAAGAGTTGGATTGATACGGTTGGCGCTGTCTAAGATCAGCTGCCATTTATCTACGCCATACGTCATAGCTGTATAATCGATCTCTGTGTATAGCATGTGAACCTCGTTATAAAAAGGAGAGGTTTCCCTCTCCTTAGTTTTTTAAACAATTGCTTCAACCGAAGACTTAGCCGCAACCAAATAGTTAACGTTCTTGAAGAATGCCGAAGCATACACAATACCGTCACGTTTCATTCGGGAGATACCTTGTGGAACCGAGGTGTATTGAGTCATTGTCTCAGCAGCTTTAATAAGCTTCGAGAACAACATCATCCATTCCAGGGTTTCAGGATCAACACGGTTAGCATCACCACTACCCACTTCTGTTACCAGATACTCAGGATACTGCTGGGTAAACTTACGGATACCGTTACGGTTCTGAGGGTTACCGATTACACCAAAGCCGAGGGACTTATAGATGTTAACGCCGGTCTGATAGTTCGAACGTACATAGGTCTCAGTATAAGCTGGGCCACGAGCCGTACGCAGGATCAGTTTCAGGTCTACGTTTGGATCGTAGACTGGAGAATAGATACCGGTACGAAAGTCAGCGTTAGGAACTGAGTACTTGGTCCACAGTGGAGTGAAGATGAATTCTGTAGTCAGAAACAAATCGGGCAGAATAACTTCCCAGTCTTCCCGTGGACGATCCGATTGATCGAGGATATCTTTTACGATAGCGTCTTTGATCAGGTCAGGGTTGTTACCGGCTTCACCGTAGATCAGTACAATCCACTTAGCTGGCCAACGTTGAGCATTGTTAGCTGGGTTAACGTAGTCGAACTCAAATGCACGCAGGTGAGTGTATGGGTATTGAGCCCGCTCAGCTTGTGCCTCTTCCAGCTTTTCAACGATGCTATAAGAATCCAACAGACCTTTAACGATCAGTGGATCTTTGAAGAAATCATCTACTGGTAGAATCGGTTGGATTACCTTGATGATGTAACCATCGTACTGAGCAGCAAACGAATCGTCTGCCAGCCAGATAATGATCCGGTTGTCTTCTGCACCAACCAGTTTGAATTCGATCCACTCAGGCATCCACACCTGACCGTTGTTCTTCATGACGCCCGAACTAAAGGAGTCCAGAATACCATTGAATTCTGCCATGACCATTTGACGAAGAGCGGTTGGGTTATTTGTAATAACGCCATCGATCGCCTGATCATAAAGATACTGACCCAGCTTCAGAGTCTGTTCGAGGTAATTACCCTCGACCTGAACGACTGTTTCATCCCTTACGCTATGAAATGAGATGAGACCCACATTTGGGGTGGACGACCCGGTCAGGATGGATTTGTCTTTTGCATAGGTAAGGCTGTTGTCGGAAATCTCACCGAGCAAAGCCGTCTGATCAGTTGCGTTGTTAATAAACGCAGCGATCTCATAGAAACCTTTTAATTCGTACATTTGCTATCCTCACGAGTAGAGCTTTTTGATGGTCTACCATCTATAGAATCTGTCATTCTACTTGTGCTAACATAAATCGTCGGGTATGGTGGTATGCAATGTACTACTAATACTGTCATCAAGTCTATACTTCTGCCTTTACGGTTATATGGGTAGGCTTAGTTTATTACTGACCTGAGGATAATCCGGTGAGTTTAGCTATCAAAGCCTTGCTCCTGTTTTGGCCCTTCTTCAAACGTGCTCTTTTCGGGGATCGCACTATAAAAGAAGTTGTGCTGGCTAATAGACACATTACCGTGGTAAATGCTTGCTTGGTACTTATGTTCCTTGCATTCATGAACGCGACTATTGAGTTGAGCGTAGTTAAGTCAGAGAACATCCGGTTGCGCGAGCAGTCGGCGCTGGTATGCGAAGTTCCTAAGGCCAAAAGCCTGATCGATCGTCGTAAACTACTGGGCGACATTCTGAAATAAAACCGATATGGGAAATGAACCACATGTTTAAACCTTTCTTTCTTGCATCCGTATGCTTAACTCTTTCTGCGTGCGTGATTTATGCACCTACATACGTTTCGCAACCGAGTACAACGGTGGTTCATTATGAATCATCCTCCACAGTGGATTCTCATCAGTCTACTGTGACAAAACAAACGAATGAGGTATCGGAACGGGTAGAGCCGAAAGCGCCGTTACCAAGCACTCAGCGCTCGTTAGCTGCTTGCGGAGCTTTTACCCTTCCCCGTGAAGCTGTTCCAGAATTCCTTACCGATGAGATGATGGCCGTGGCCAAAGACTCTGACGAACTGGACGCTGTTTTGGGTAACCAGATCAGCGGGCTTCAAACATACATCGGTAGCATACATTCCAAAGTTGAGCAAGCCCACCAAAAGTGGTTGGAATCCTGTAATCAGAAACTACTGGACTAGTTAATGATCTAGTAAGTTCTGAATGAGGTATTATCGATGTGTGATGGGATTGTGTTATACACGGACGGGTCATTCCGTCACAACGTAGCTGGATGGGGGGTTCACGGTTATACGTTTAAGGACGAACCAATGAAAACCAAAGCTGCTTCCAAACAGCAGCCCACCAGTGAAGGCTATAAAGATGTACCGCTCGAAGAGACCTGTACGGTCATTGAATATTTCGATGCGTTTGGACGAGTTGAAGGACGGGCAACCAACAACACAGCTGAGTTAACAGCTGCCATTGAAGGTTTCCGTATCGCGTTAAAGTCTGGTGCTACTAACCTGATCTTCCGCATGGACTCCGAGTATGTTCGTAAGGGCATGACTCAGTGGGTTGAAAAGTGGATCAGGGAGAAGTGGCTTAAAACAGATGGTACTCCACGCGAGAACAAAGAGTTGTGGCTCGAACTGCTTGCAGCTAAGAAGCAGTGGGAAGATCGTGGCTATACGTTTAATGCGATCTGGGTCAAGGGACATAGTAACGATTTAGGTAACGATAAAGCCGACCTGAACGCTGCACGTGGTGGTGGTTGTGCACCTGATGCGACTATCGAAGTCAAGCAGGAAGGTGCAAAAGTCAACAAGCTCAAGAAGAAGCCGGTTTCTCCGCTCATTCTTGAAACCCGGATGATCTTTGGTATCAACTCGGGTAAGGAGCCTGACGGCTACTACTACACCTATAACCTTGGCCGGATGCATAACGCTGGCCACAAGCCCCGAGACACAGCGAAAGATAAGTTGGCTAAATCGGATCTACTCTTCGGACGAAGGATTGCCGAAGCAACTTATTGCGTGTACAAGGCGAATGAACTCGATGAATACCTCGAGCACATTCAACAGCTCCATGCCGGTGTTTACGGTACGGAGAATCCAGAACTAGCTATCGTCAACCTTGCTAACGCCTGTAATGCTAAGCAACGAAATAACATTGAGTTGTTAGGCGCAGACGGTTTACTGAAGTTCGATGATATCTACTGCCTGGCAACTCCAGAGATGGGGTTGATTAGTCGGACACTCAACCCACCACGTATGGCTAATGATGGAATCCGTGAGTTTAACGCCATGGAGATCCGTCTGAATGAATACATGGCTGGGAAGCTTGGTTCGTCGGTAGATGTAATTGACATTACCTCGCACTTTTACGAAGTGGTCGAAGGTAAGAAGACGGTAACTCAACTCAAGAAGTCTATTACTCAGAACGTCCCGCACATGGACGTACCTGTTAAGTATAAGGGTCGGCAGATTAACATCAAGCTTGTGCTTGGTATTGATATCCCATCTCGTAATCAACTTAACCGGATCACGTGTGAAGGTGTTAAAGTCGAGTTGTTGATTTCTCCGTTGGGTCCGTGTGCCTATTCGTACTCAACTGTGTTTGTGACCGAAGATGGTTCTGCTATCTTTAGTGCACCATACGCACAGTTCTTGTTTAAAAAATAGTGGGTAACTCATGAATCTATTTACTAGATTCCGAGAATACGTACGTGGTCGAGTAGTCGCGATCTGGAATTGGTTGTGGCTACAAAGCGACGTAAGTTTTCGAAGAATGTGTGTAATGGCTTCATTGCATGCTCAGTTGGCTAAATGCGAGACTGGTGACTGCGGTGCAATAGCACGTCTTAATCAGCATATGAGTTTGGTGAATGACTCCAACGCTATGAAACTTCCAACGTTGTTTGCAGGGGTGATCTGGAAAAACCTCCCGACCATCGACAAGTTGGATACAGACAGCGACAAGTTAATTCATCGTATTAAACGACTTACACCATGCTGGTTAAACTATGCGTCTGATGACCGGTTCGAGTCGGACATTAAGGACCTGCTGGGCTTCTGTGAAGAAGCTCACAAAGCGAAGTGATGACATATTGCCCCTGCTTAATCGCAGGGGCTCTATGACGTATTACAACTTCAGAATAGCTTTCTCGATTTCAAACAGTACGTTGTTAGTCTCGATGATCCGAGTCATCTGAGCTGCGTACCATTCTACCCAACGACCTACTTCAGTCAGTTGGTCTGCAACCATCTTAGCGAATTCGTTAGAGTTGGTTACTTTGTCTTCGGACATGCGTCGTACCAGTGCACTAGCAGTCTGCACGAGAGCTTGTACAGCTTTCTTCACATCTTCGGTGCCACCACCATTCAGCATGGTGTTAACAGTCTGCATGTTACGCTCAGCTTCTACAAAGTCACTGAACGAGTTGAACACTTTACCCAGTGTAGTTTGAGCTGCACGGTTACCGGTAAAGAACTTAGCTTCTTCAGCAATGAGACGATCGCGGTCATCACTGATGTGTACGCCGAATTCAAAGTCACGACGTTCAGCACGATCAAACGGAACAGTCAGGTAGTGACCGAAACGAGATGTAGCTGGGCGAATAACTTCAGTCAGTACTTTCTGCATAACCTTGGCATGATCTACCAGCATGGCGGTCAGTGGAAGGATCTCACCTTTCAGACCGTTAGGTTGTGCCACTGGAAGACTATCATGTTCCAAGAAATCAAGACTGTTGGTGAAGGTGTTCAGATTAGATGGATGTAGGGTTTCCATCGGATCGTAGTTGTACGTGGTCAGATACTTGAAGCCTTCCTGAATAGATACACTCAGGTTATCAACCTTACGACCGAAGTACTTGGAGATGTTACCCATCACCATAGCTTCTGTAGAGATCGTACCGAGGTCTTTGAAGAGTTGGTTAGACGGTGAGTCGTCTATTACTAAAGGTTCAGCTGTGGACTCCGCTGGGGCGCCCCACTCGTCCGCAATATTCTCTTTGGACGGGCGTTCTACGTATTGATCAAAAATTCCGAATTTCATTTCAAGGTACCTTATAAATGTTTAAGAAACAGTCGCGACACTGTAAACATAAAATTACACATGAACCCAATGAAGTGTAGCTCCCATCCAACCAAGGAATCAAAAATGTTTGCAAACCATTTTGAACGACCTGCCTTTCGTCCTGCCCTGAATATCGGGTGCATGATGGATATTCCAACAGGCAAATATGAACAGGGTAAACACGGTGAGATGATCATGAACGGTGGCCTCGGGTCACTGACTGGTATCGCATCGCGCCCTAACAACTTTAAGACTGCTCTTGGCGTGTACATGCTCGCTATGATCCGTCGTGCCTTTCCAGGCAGCTCTGCTCTGATCTACGATACTGAGGGTACGCTTAACCCAGTAGCTCGTTTCAGTTCTCTGGCTAAGTCCATTGAAGAGATCCGTTCCGTAGATTGGGAAAACGATGATCAGTTCGTATTCACTGACTTGTCGCGTTACACCGGTGATGAATTCTTCAGTATCTTCCGTAAGGCTCTTGGCGAGAAAGAGAAAGATCAGAAGTCTCACATGCGCACTACTCCATTCTTGGATATGAACGGTGCACCACGTAAGTGCCTGTATCCAACAACTGGTTTCATCGACAGCTTCTCGAAGTTTATCGTTACTGCTGTATCGGACATGTACGAGAAGAACGCCATTGGTGCATCGGGTAACAACACCGACGCTATGACCAACGGTAAAGCTAAGAACCAACTGTTTAACCAACTACCTCAGGTATGTGCCAAGACTGGTACTTACATGATCCTGACTGCACACGTTGGTGATATCATCCAGATGGAGATGTATCCTACCGATAAGCGTAACCTTTCTGAGATGAAGAAAGATACCGTGCTTAAGGGTGTGTCGTCTGGTTTCTATTCTCTGCCAAACAACGTCTGGGACATTATGTCTAACAAGGTGTTGCTGAACAAAGATAAGATGCCGATCTACCCACTGGATAACTCCACTGCTATTCAAGGTGACTCTGATCTACGTATTCTCGAGATCAAGAACCTGCGTGGTAAAGGTGGTATTACTGGTCTGCCGTTTAACCTGATCGTTTCTCAAACTGAAGGTCTGCTCCCATCGCTCTCCGAGTTCCACTTCTGTAAAGAAGCTTCGTGGGGCATTGGTGGTAACTTGCAGAACTACTACGTTGAAATGTGTCCTGACGTTAAGCTGACTCGTACTACCGTGCGTAAGAAGCTTGATGAGTCTGGTCCACTGCGTCGTGCTGTAGAGATCCAATCGGAAATGCTGCAACTGATCATGTTCCAACGTTGGACTGCCGAACAGGTATGTGATCCTAAGACGTTGTACGATGATCTGAAAGCTATGGGTTATGACTGGGATATGATTCTGGCCGATACTCGTGGTTATTGGATGTGCGAAGAAGACGAACACTTGGACCGTAAGAAGTTCTTGTCTACCTACGATCTCCTGCGCATGCGTTCTGGCGATTACAAACCTTACTGGATGTCTGATGCTGATAAAGCCAAAATCATTCCTCTCGCTCTTGCTAAGGGCACTGCTGGTGAAAAGAAAGCAGCCTGATAACACAGATACAGATCCGCGTTTCGATGCGGATCTAACTGGTGCGAAGAAGGAAACATTTAAATGATCTTAGAAGTCGGTGCTGGGGGTTGCATTATGATCAAGCCCCCAGCTAAAGGTAGTAAACTGGAGAAAGCTCTGGGCCAAGTCGTTGACATTGGGTCAGGTTGTTCAGTTTATAAATCGGAGAGAGTTATGAACGGTGAGAAGGTTGGCGGTTTAACCGTAAGTAGAATGCAACTAGAGGAATCCGGGTGTCTGCTGGTTGACTATAGTTCCGGTAGCCCGGTGTTTAAGGCGGGTGAGGAAGAGAAAGAACCTGACTATGTACGTTGGAATACCGATGTACATAAACGTGACGAGCATGGCCAGATCATGATTGATACGAATGGTAACTTTTTGTTCCTTCATCGTGCAGGCGATGTAATGCTCGATTCTAAGGGCGACCCTATTCTTGCGTCGCGTCCTACCAACTTAAAGAATTCGGCACCACGTATTGTCTTTGACGGCATTAAAGATGGTGGACTTTACCCACCATGTAAGTTGGATCATCTTGAAGACCCACGTTACATGTCCGGTAAGGATCTTAGTGCTCTTTATGAGAAGGTATCTGCTGAAGTACGTCGTCGAGTTATGGGCGGTCAGCCGCTCAGCTATGAAGATAACCCACACACGGTTGCAAGCATCTAATGGAAGTGTACACGTATCAGTTAGCTAACTGGCGTAAAGTGAAAGCAATGGGGGTGTTCTATATGGACACCACTATCAAGTCGGGAGATTGGATGTTAGCTCCCACTTGGGAGTTGTTAACTGCTTACCGCCATTTTGGTATGACTGATGACGAGTACGAGAAAGCCTACAATGAATTATTGGAAGCCCGTTTAATCAAATACCCAGAATACTTCAATGACCTATTTAATATAGAGGTATTGGCGGTTGGCTGTTATTGTCGACCCGGTAAGTTCTGCCATCGTCACTTACTTGTCAAATTTTTAGAGAGACACACGGAGACTATAAACCGTGGTGAGATAAAATAAACAGGATTTTTATGATTAACCAAACCGATTTGAAAATGCAGTTGATTTGTTCTTTGCGTGGCAAAGATGTAGAACTATCGGAAGACCTCCATCGACGTATGGGTCCTTGCGATTCAGTGGCTCAGCTAAATTCTTTTTTTCATAGTACACTAGCTGCGTACACGGGTAACACCATTGACTTACGTTCCAGTCTTTTGGTGACTGAAGATTATCCGAGTTGGTATAGCCAATTCATTAGTAAGATCTTCCCTTTCATCTCCAAGAAGCGTCTACCACCTTGTACAGACACTTTAGCTGGAGAGATCTATAGTGGCCAGTCTAAGAGTCTGTAATCGTATGACTTAAACTGGAGGCTATCATGGCTAACGACAGAAAACTGGCTGAGAAGGAAGCCATCTATTTCATTAGTAAATTCCTTCCCGGTTCTGCTAACGATCAAGTCTACATCGATATGTTCGCTGGTATGACCGATAAAGAATTCGAAGAGTGGATTAAAGCTCTTGAAACGGACATTGAGATCATGGCTCTCTATGCTCCTAACCTTCAAGAGTACACACTCAACATGAATCGTAACTACGAGATCGCTGATGAACTCGAGTACGATTTGTTTCAGCACGTTATCTTGACTGACCCACAAACAGGTCAAACCTATCGGACTGCTAACAAACACCTTGTCGGTATTGTCCCTTTCCGTCGTCAAGTACAGATGCTGGTCAAGAAGGCTTCTATCCCTTCGTCTAACCACATTATCGACCAACGTACAGGCCAACCTACCGGTGACTCTAAAGGTGCTCGTCTGTCGGCTCCTGAGCTTCAGGTTAACGCCTCGAAAGGTTTGCATGACATGATCCGTGAAATGATCAAATGTCGTGGTGGTGATGAACAAGCTTATCTTGCAATGAACCGCTCCATCATGGAAACTGGTGAAGCATCTATTAACTCCATTATGACTGAGTTCGACTCTACCGTTAAGTCTAGCAAGACGCTATCGGTTTACTTGAAGGCTCAGCACTTGGATAACAACTTGGTGTAATAATGTCAGAACTCAACAACCAAATGAAACAAGCATTGGTTGAGACGTTAGACGAATTGTTTAACGCTGAGGATGAAGCACATGCACACGGCCTGATCAACATCATAAACGAGATTCGTGGCGATACGAATCTCATTATGTTTGCTGACAAATATGTGGTTACCAACGTCTGGAAGAAGTTGCGTGAACAGACTTCCTTTATCCAGACGCTTATGGCAACCAGCGCTACGTTCGTACAGTGTATCGATGACATCGATCTTGCTATTAAACGTTTTGTGCCCGGCTTCGTCCCTTTTACCAATAGCACCGGTATCGTAGATAACGAGACCATTGAGAAAGCAGCAGAGCATAGCGAGCTAGAAGATATCCTTAAGGCTAACTACTGGTTATTCTTTCTTATGTACGCTGCAACTAACATGCGTATCGTCAATCATTTCCTTGCACAGTTAGTTCCAACTAAGCCAGGTAAGAAGGAAGGCAAGTAATGGGCATTAAACGCATTCTAACACCCCTAGACGCTCACTTAGACACTCGCCTTGGCACAGTTGCCCGTTTGAACCAAGACGCCGCTAAGAGGCTCCTAGCTGGCACTGACTACTGGACGCGGGAGAATGACTTCTGGTTCCAATTGACTGGAGGTCTGATTGCCGACGATGAGTTCAAAGAAGCTTATGCTCAACGTGGTGGTCCAAACACCATGGCTACAATTGGTGCTTCAGTACGTTCGGGTATCACCCCATTCATTATTCGTTTGTTGGCCGATGACCACATCAACCGATTGAACCAAATGGGTGAGCCAGACGACCAGATCGGATTGACCATTAACTACTGGCCATACGAATTTGATTCGGACATGGTGGAGTGGTTACGTGATATCATGCATGAACTCTATGGTCAGACTACGGTTATCGAGTTGATCAGTGTTCCTATGTCTGAGGTAACTCCTCAGTTCCTACATGAGAACTTCGCAGCTGCCATTATGTACGAGTTCCCTGAATGGATTAAGATGCATGCTGTGGAACTAGGTAAGATTCGCATTAACTGTTTCAACTTCATTGCACCTAAAATCTTTGAAGCTGATGTTAGTGAAATGTCTATCGATGCTAAGAAACAGATCCTTATGGCTTTCCGTAGGGAGAAGCTAATCCATATGGATTTCGAATTCATTGATGCTAAGTATTTCAGTGTACTTAATGTGCATGGTGGTACTCGTGAAGATAAATGGTTGACTGATGAAGAACGTATTAAACAAGAATTAGAAGAGCCATAACGACATAAGACCCCTCCCGTTAAAGGAGGGGCTTTATGACGCTTCAGTTAGTAGCTAGGACCCTTAGAGATGATCCAAGTACTGATGCCGTTGTAGAAGGCAGTGATTACGGTCTGAGAACTACCGTATTCAATATCAGCCGCGGCAGTGTTGTTGTTGTACGCAACGGTAGGAGCACCGGTACCAGCAGCGAAGGACAACTTGTTAGTTGAACCAACGATGGTGAATACGCACATCATCGAGCGACCAGCAGCCAACTTAGGCAGAGTCACGGTGATACCAGCAGTAGTACCCGAAACCGAGTAGCAGTTCTGAGTTACTGGGTTAACCGTAAAGCTTGTGGTACGTGGAGTTTGGTCAGCCAGCAAAGTGTACGCATCGAAGGTCATTTCTGCCCACGAACCTACACCACTACCATCGACACTGTAACCGTACACCTTGTTAGCTGTGCCAGGAGCAGTAGCAACTTGGATTGGGGACAGAGCGAATGCACCATTCAACCACACGTATTGCTTACCAGCTGTTTGACCAGTAGGTACAGCGATTACGTTTACCCAGCCAGCCGAAGTACGACCTTGAGGAACAGTTGTGCCACCCGGAACTTCTGGAACACCGGTAGCAGGAACTACGAGTTCAGCCCAGACAGTCTTACCACCAGCAATGCCCTTACGGACGTACTGTGTATCAACCACTGGAGAAGGCACTTCATCAACCGGCAATGTTACCCAGTTGTCGCCCTCACGGACAACTTTACCAAGTGCGATGTTAGGCGAGGAAATACCACCTGGGGTGATAGGACCGATACGTACCCAACCTGCACCCTCGTCTTTGTAGTAAGCCACAAAGTCGGTGGTAACTGCCCAGTCGCCCACGGTACCGTAGGTAGGAGTAGGAGCAGCAGTAGAGCTGAGGGTAAGCCACAGAGAACCACGATCACCTTTAACGCCCTTCTCACCTTTCAGACCACGGATACCTTGCTCACCCTGATCACCCTTGTCGCCTTTGAACTGACCGGCGTTGTACCACTCGGTGGCACCGCCTACTGGGTTAACACCGTACAGGTACAGATCGCCACCTACAGTGTAGGCTTCACCTGGAGAACCGGTAGGATGCGCGGCGATGAGATCACCCGCAGTTGCGTAGGAGCCTTGGATAGTGATACCTGGACCCATCACACCTTGGATACCTTGGATACCCTGAGGACCGTCTGCACCACGGATAGGAATACCTACACCGTATACACCAGCATCGTTCACTTGGTACAGGGAACCGGTTTCTTCAACGTATACCGCATCGCCAGCATCCAAAGTGGAAGCCAGAGGACGGTCAGCCAGCAATGCGACTGTGTCTACGATGTTGATACCTTGACCAGCAGGACCCTGAATACCTTGGATACCCTGATCACCTTTGAATTGACCAAGGTCAACCCACGTGGTGTTAATGTACATGTACAGATGACCATCAGCCAACGAGGTCCATGCATCTTGTTGAGCAGGAGTAGGCAAGGCTTGGATAGCAGCCAGATCAGCTTGAGAACCTTTAACCTGTACGTTCTTACCATCCGCGCCATCAGTACCGTTGGTACCATTAGTGCCTTTCAGAGACGCCAAGAATTCGGCTTCTGTCTTACCGGCATTACCCGGCTGAGTCAACCATAGTGCATAGGTCGATTGACCAGCAGCACCGTCTTCACCGTCTGCCCCACGGAATGGACCAGCATCGATCCAAGTATCGGTGGCGTAGATCCACAGATTACCAGTATCATCGGCAACCCAAGCATCTTGGTTGACAGGGGTAGGGAGAGCCTGAATGGCAGCAGCGTTAGCCTGAGTACCATTAACTTGCAGGTTCTTACCTTGCAGGGATTCGATCCACTCAGCTTCAGTGCCGACGAACCCTTCAACAACAGCCAGCTCGTAAGCAGACTGGCCGTCAGTACCATCGGTACCGTTCGTGCCGTTGGTACCCTTCAACGAAGCGAGGAACTCAGCCTCCGTCTTACCAACGTTACCGGCTTGCTCTTCCCACAGTTCGTAGGCAGATTGACCATTAGTACCGTTAGTACCTTTCAGGCTATTGATGAAGTCTTGTGCAGTACCAGTGTTGCCCAGATCAAGCCAGACTTGGTATGCCGAAGCGCCGTCCAAAGAACCGAGGTTCTCATAGTCGTTCTTCGAAGTGAACCAAACGAACAGATCTTTGTTAACGTAGTAAGCACGAGTAGGATCACCCGGACGTGGCAGTTGAGCTTCATCAGTCAGTTGATCGATGATCTCGAAGGCAGCAGCAGCTTCACCCTTCTCGCCTTTCAGCGAGGCAATGAATTCTACTTCAGTCTTACCGGCATTACCCGGTTGAGTCAACCACAGCTGATAAGCTGATTGACCATGCAACGATTCGAGCCATACTTCAACAGTACCTACGAAACCGTCTTCTACAGCCAGTTGATAAGCGGACTTACCGTCTGGACCGATGTCACCGGTATCACCTTTGGTACCCTTGATGGAGTCAATAAACTCCTGCTCGGTTTTACCAGTATTACCCGGCAGTTGAAGCCAAGTCTGATAAGCCGAATCGCCTTTAGGACCCGGTACACCGATGTCTACCCACTGGCGTACAGGTTCTTCAACCAAAGTCCAGAGGGATTTATTAACATCACCAGCACCCCAAACGTAGGTGTCACCAGCTACGTAGTTGTCACCCATAGGCAACGACAGGTTACCTGGCCACTCACCCAGATAGTTCAGACCTTTACCGTCTTTACCACGGACGTTCGGGGATTGAACCCAGTCAGTACCGTTGTAAACGTAGATGAAGTCACCTACCCAGTAAGCATCAGCACTAACAGAGGTACCTTCCGATACGATCTGATCGAACTCATCCTGAGTCAGGGTTGCCAGTACAGTGATTGGCTTACCATTCTGGCCGTCAGTACCATCGGTACCATTCTCGCCATCTGCACCTTTGAGGGACGCCAAGTAAACAGCCTGCGAACCAGTGTTACCTGCCGAAAGCCATACTTCATAAGCGGAGTCACCTTGTGCACCACGGTCACCTTTCAGCGACAGCAGGAATGCAGCAGTATCACCGGTGTTGCCCAGATCAAGCCACTCTTGGTAAGCAGACTTACCTTCAAGGCTTTCCAAGAACTCAGCTTCTGTCTTACCAACGTTAGCTGGCAGAGCTACCCAGAGGTCATACGCCGAAGCGCCGTCTTCCCCGTTCTCACCATTGGTGCCGTTAGTTCCGTCGGCGCCTTTAATAGCAAGAATGAAATCAGCTTCTGTCTTACCGGCATTACCCGGCAAGGCTTCCCAGACTTCATATGCGGATTTACCATCTTCGCCATTGGTACCGTTAGTACCATTGGTGCCACGCAGCGAAGTAATAAACTCTTGTTGAGTCTTACCTTCGTTACCTGGGATAGCAAGCCATACTTCATAAGCCGAGAGACCGTCCTCACCATTCGTGCCGTTGGTACCATTAGTACCGTCTGCACCTTTCAGGCTAGCGATAAACTCAGCTTCTGTTTTGTTCTCGTTACCAGGCAAAGCTTTATAGGTGTCATAGGCAGATGCGCCATCATCACCATTAGTACCGTTGGTACCATCTTTACCCTTCAGGGATTCCAAGAACTCTGCTTCGGTCTTACCCGCGTTGGCAGGTACGGCTTCCCAGATCTCGTAAGCCGAAGCGCCGTCATCACCATCTGCGCCTTTCAGCGATGTGATGAAATCGGCTTCTGTACCCACGTTACCTTGAGCAACCCAGATCTGATAAGCAGACTTACCTTTCAGGGAATCCAGCCAAGCTGCTTCCGAACCTACGAAGCCACCTTCAACAGCAACCTGATAAGCAGAAGCACCCACCAAGGTAGCAAGCCATTCAGCTTCAGTACCTACAGTAGGATCAATTTCTTTAGCGATCTCATAGGCAGATTTACCTTTGAGCGACGCAAGCCACTGGGACTCGGTACCAACAAAGCCATTGGCCTTGGCGATATCGAATGCGGACTTACCTTGCAAAGACAGAAGCCATTCAGCCTCAGTCCCAACGAAACCATTCTTAACGGCTTCATCGTAAGCAGATGGGCCAACCAGTGTGGCGAGCCATTGGGGTTCAGTACCGGTATAGCCAAGCTCTACCGCAAGTTCATATGCCGACTTACCATTCAGTGTAAGCAACCATTCTTCTTCAGTGCCTTGATAACCGTTCTTCACAGCTACTTCATAAGCAGAGAGGCCTTGGTTGGTACGGATCTTGTTGATCAGAATGGAAAACGTTTTCCAAGTCCCGTCGCTTTGGCGAGAGGAGACTTCCATCAGCTCATCACCGGTGATGACCGCCAGTGGCGACATGCCCGAGATCATACCAGCTTTCTTTGGATCAGCCATTGTGATTTCCTTTAAAAAATAGATTAACCACCCAATTTCGCCTTAGTAAAATAAGACACATACTGTTGGGTATTTATTTCAAGCCGCCATGCTTCTTGAAAGCAGCTTCAAGCTTTTCATCGTACTTGTTAGCACGATAATTAGAGCCGTTGTAATAGCGGGCGAAAGTAACCCAGTCATCCTGACGAATCGCTTTCAGCAATACAGGGTTTGCCTTAATGAAACGCACGAAGCATTCCAATTGACCGCGTTCCGAAGACTTCAGCTTTTCGACGAATTCGTAAACGTCCTTGAACCCCAGTAGTTTCCAATGGTAACCCATTATCTGGTATGCACCCCACGAGCAGGACTCTAGTGCAGATACTTCGTGGATAGCCTTAGCTTGATCCAGGCGATTGTATTCAGCAGCCTTACCCAAATAACCCCCAGTTTTCTTACTGACGATATCTGGATACTTGGCCCAGTACTGTTCTGGATTAATACCGTTAGCAGCAAGCTGTCGGTACATCACGTGACGTTCGTAGAGAATGGTTACACGTCCATCTGGAAGGAAGCCACCTTGTGGAGCCTCAACCTCACGTACAGCCTTAATAGATGGTACGTCGTCAGCAAGGAACTCTGCTGCCCATTTAAAGTCTTCTTCCGTAAGCGACTTCAACGTGGTGTTAGGTGTGTTAAACACAGCCCAAGTTTTGTCACCTACAATCCCATCATCCTTGAGTTTGAATTTACGTTGTACTTCCTTAACGTAACGTTCAGTGGTATCACCAAAGACACCATCGTCTTTAAGGTCGTACCCAAGACTCTTCAGTTGACGCTGTAGTGCAGCAACCTGTTCCCCACGGGAACCATTCTTTAACAAAGCCATATTAACCCCATGTCGCAGACAAGCGATGTTCAAGTTCGCGTGTCACGCCTTCTTCTGTATAGCGAATTGTTCCGGCTTCAAGATAGCGGGTCCATTGAGAGACTGGAATCACCTCTACTTGAACAAGCGTCTTACCGATGTATGCATAGCTACCGGTCAGTGCTGTAAACTCATATTCAAAAGTGGTCCCAATAACTGGAATCACTTCTTCAGAGAAAGATACATCACTTGGTCCAAATGTCATTCTTCGCGCCCGATTGATTTCGAGAGCGATGCTAGCCGGGGTGGGATCACCCATGACCTTAATGCTAACTAGTGGTCCCAGACACCGGCGGTCTGAAAGCTCGAGACGACGGAATTCAAACCAGTCTTTGTGACTGGTTACTTTGTCAATCATCTCAATGTAGCTTCGACCCGGTTCTACTTCCGTTGGAGAGAAGAACAAATCTTCAAAGGTAATGTACTCATCCTTCAGGTCAGGTCGGTTCTGGGATCGCCGGACCAGTTCTACAAGTGCCTGACGAGAAGGCATGTTGTAGGGGAAACGATCGCTCATGTTAAACCCTCTTTAAAAACGTGCGAAAAATCCACTTAAGTTACATAGCATTATAAAACCTCCCCTAGAAAGGGGAGGCTAAAATTAGGTAGCTGGTGGAGCATTAGAGGCAATGAGACTAAAGATCGACTGTGCGATTGACTTAAGTGCATCGATTGCTTCAGGGCTTAGGTGACCGCCAGTGACGACCAACCCAATTACGATCATAGCTAACAGGATTGCCCCGTACATGCTAATCCGTTTATAATTCGAATCCCCCTTAAGATTAGCTACTGTGCGATTAAGCAAAGTAGTCTGCACGTCTATATCTTCGATGCTGTAAATGCGTTCGAGGATAATGTCACATGGGGTATCAGGCGTGATAGGTTCAAAGCCAACCCTTTTGAGGTTAGCATTGATAAACGCGCGCAGTGGACGACCGTTGAGTTCATCCGACAAAGGATCGGTGCCCTGCTCACTAAGGAGTTGTTCGAGCTTCATTATTCATCTCCAGATGTTTGTCGTCCCAACTACGGATAGAATCAATCTGAAGATCACAGTTATACAGGTTCCCTGTCTGACCTAAGTAGGCATCGTACATAATCAAGAATCTGGCTTCCCACACATTGGTAGCTGTAGGAAACAGATCAGTGGCATTTACGAGTTGTTCTTTGGTTGGCGGTGCATCAATCCTACATTTACTTTTCAGGACTGACGGCACTGCATCGTGTGTCTTGGGGGCGGGCACGACAATAGTTCTCGTGCAAGCGGTCAGCGAGGATACCAACACGATCAGCCCCATCAGGAACATCAGTTTTCGGAGTTGTTTCCTTAGCCGGTACCACAGGTTCGATTTTCTTAACGTACTCATTGATTGTCTCTTTTCGGAAGTTGTCCGTAGCTAACTGGGACGTCTTGGCTTCAGTTGCGTAGTCTAAAACTACACGGTCAGTGATCTCAGCTGATTTCTCCGCGTGGACCACATTTTGTTGTAGAGTCCCATTCTCCGTTTGTAGGCTTCCGTTCTCTACCAAGTTATTCGTGTACAGCTTCCATAATCCAAAGCTCCCCAATAAAAGTATTAGGATTACGATCACGAATATCTTAGTGCTTGCACTTTTAAACAGGGTGAACATAGTCAACCTCTTAAAGTAGTTGCGATGAGTAGTAGTAGCCGATTGCAACCGAGTCGATAGAGTGTTCGTCTAGGGTATCGATATCGATATCATCCCATGCGAGTTCTTTCAAGTTAGCTAAGGCTCTGCGTACGTCTTCTTTGTCTGTGCCACGAATCTTAACCATCCCGATATTTGTCTTCACTGTAGTAGGATCGACGATTTGTAGGGGGAGGAATGGATCGTAGGCGTAACATGCGTTCCGTATAACTGTTACACACTCTACGAGGCTCGCAAACGCTGTTGCGAAGCGTCCTAGGTAGTTACCCTCCACGATGACACCATGTGGACGATGCGTGCGTAAGAATAGGGTTACACGGTCATGTAGGATCATGAGCTTAGCTGCACGATTTCCGTGAAGCTCGGCCATTTCCTTATATCCGAATTCAGCTGGATTCAGCTTGACTGTTTCCGCTACCTTCACAATTGGCTTAGAACCATCTAAGTGGTTCTCGATAAGGGAAAGACCCAAGTTTGCACCTGGGTCAAATCCAGCGATTCTAAAAGGTTCTAAACTTTTAGGCATCACTAACATTTTAAGTCCTTAAACGAACTGAGCCTGTTGGACAGCGTTCGAGCCAAGGGTAGGTTCTACACCACCGATGTCGAAGGTCAGATCCAGACCACTGGAGTTATAACCGATCGGGTGGTTAGTCGAGATGAATACGTTTACTTGGCAAGCGATTACTTCGTTATACTGGAAGCCTTGACCCGGTGCAGTTACACGACGATCTACACCAGAACACAGACCCATCTCAGAGATGATCGGAGAGCGGATAGAACCAGTACGGATACGGTGAGCATCGGTGATATCACGGATCTCTTCAGCACTCAGGCTAACCTTAACGATTGCCGAGGCCGATACAGTTTTGTTGGAACCGATTACGGTACCACTGTTCGAGATAACTGGTGGGGTGGGGTTCAGGTCATCAACGGTAGGAGTGTAAGGCTTAGCGGTTACAACACCGTTAATAACTTCCAGTTCCAGTAGTTGTGGTTGTACACCGGTAACGTTAATACGACGACCGTAGTAAACGATGTAATTCTTACCACCGTGTGTTTCTTCAGTACGTAGACAATACTGGTCACGACGATCCGCTGGAAGGTCTTGACTAGGCTCACGCATTACAAAAGGAATATGGTTGTAAAGAGCAGCATCGTTAGAACGGTGGATGCGGTTAGCAGTTTCATCCGAACCGTCTGGACCTTTAACGAAGTAATGGCCCATGTTACCAATAACGAGGTAGCGAACGTTAGGCACTTCACCAGCAGCAGGAGCGATACCGTTTTCGATACCGAACTTCTCATTCAGTGTGGTGTGTGGAATAACGCGAAAAGGTGTAAGACCCAGATACTTGGTCGTTTGCAGATAAGCTGCATATGCAGTACGGGTTACGTTGATCAATTGTTGATCAATAGGGTTTGCGACAACGTCGGCCATGATGAACCTCTAAGTTTGTAAATAGCATTGTAAGATTGTGCATCAATCGGTTAGTTTGAGTGGGCAACCCAAGATCATGACACACGCCCAAAGCTGGCCATCCTTAGAAGGTTTCAGTTCATGCAGGGTCTGAAGGTTAAAACCTATTTGCTGACCCTTCTTAACTTTTACTTCTTTGTGATCCAGATGAATCGACTGGTTCTTCAGTGCTGTAGCAATGACTGTACCTGAAAGTGGCTTACCTACCCATGCATCCATCAGATCCAAGAAGCCTGTACCCCGAGGGATCTCAAGGAACCAACCTTGCAGGATTTTACTTTGGATTGGAGCAGGGAACTTGATGCGATACAGTTCTCGCTGAGCATGTGTCCAATCAAACCACTTGGCTACGTTATAGCGACTAAGGGCATTAGGACCATTGACTCCACCGCGACGACGATAGCCTTCAGCTTTCTGGAACTTTACTTCTTTGCTGAGGACTTCCAATTCTTCGAGTTCTGTTTCGGAAACGTTTTCATATTGCTTGTACATGTTAACCTCTATTCGTAGAGATAGATGAGTGTGTATCGTCTATGGGTTACAGGTGGAACTTCATGTGGAGGAGATTTGAATGGCATGATCAACCCAGACCCCGGTACATCCACATAGAACTCGTCACCAACCTTTAATCCATCACCATGGTCACTGAGTGGGATTACCATGTTGTGCCGATACATTGCTATATCGACATGTTCTGGCATTCCATTTCCGATCTCATAGCGGTTGACACACGCTTCAGCAGGTTTCTCACCATCGATGATTGGGGCTAGGGCAAACAGGTGGTCCCTTAGTTCTTTAGGCATCTGCCGATCCCCTAGGAACCAGTAGTCTGCTGTAGGGTCACCCTTGGTAGGTTTACTGTTAATCTTGAGACGATGGAACCACCGTGTTTCAGGTAGTTCCTCCAAGTACTCAACTACCTCAGCGGAGGTCTGAGCCGAAAATGCTACCACCGGCAACAGATCTTGGGCCAAGTGCTTCATGGATACCGCCTTCCATTCGGGCGGAAGTCTCAGCTTCGATTTGTTCGTCAGTGATGTAGTCGACGTCTGGGCTTGCACTATAGAATTCCTTCTTCGCTTGGTTGGTTGCGATACATTGGTCGATGTAAGAGGTCATCTCACCCAAGGCAATAAACTCTGGGAGATCCGAGAGTTCATGTTCCTGACCCAACCGCTGTACGGCTTTAACCAACATGTTGATCTGATCAACCAAAGGATATTTCTTGGTGATCTTACTCTCAGCCATGATGTTCAATTGCTTTTCGAAGATCTGTTCTTTCTGCTCACTACGTTTGATTACCTCGAAGGCATCACTAAACGTACCGTCTTCATTCTTAATGAGTTTACCGAGCAGCACATCATCTGCAAAGTTAAACAGTACCGAGCGACCTACGTACAGATTTTGATCGTACTGAGAGTCGTCGTAGGGGATACCCACGGTTGTTACGTATACGCCATTCTGTTTGTTGAACAAGGCGGTAGCTGAAATGCGACCGTCTTCATGGATTTCTTCATATGCTGCCATTTTGTTACTCCACTATTAATTAGATGCGAATCGCGTATGTACCAGGACCCGTCTTCTGAGCAACTACCAAGGCGGTGTTGTAACGACCACCGTTGAAGTTCATTGCATATTGACCGATCAACCAAGAGTTGACACCAGCTTCTGGATCATTCGCTTTACGTTGGATAGCTGCTAACGCTGCGTTATAATCAGTTGATGCACCTTCAAGACCAACAAAGTAAACTGTACCCGCTTGAGCGTTGTAAGGTCTCAGGATATCGTCGATGTTAGCGTAGGTGTTATTACCTGCTAACACGTAACGCCCTGGGTCCCAACCTTGTACCACTGGTGCGAAGTATGGCTCAGTAAACCGAGTATTAGGGTCGATGTTAGACGCATCCAAGTTAGCCTGAATATTACTGAACACTGTTGCTGCTGGTAATCCAGCAAAGCGTGCAGAGTCAGCTGCTGTTTGAGTGCGGGCCAGACGCAGTGCAAAGAGGTCAAGGATCTGCTGAGTGCTATACAGGTTCAACAGTGGGTCAGTCAGCAATACTTGGTGCGGGTTAGAGGTGTTAGCCACGTGTGCAGTCAAGAGCGGATGTGCGTGCGCAGCAAGCTGATTATAGATACCGCCGATTGGCTGGTATTTATTGTTAACTGTTTTAGTAGTCGACTCAGCTGTATTAGCCATTGGCCAGTTATTCACGTTACCCAACTGGATCTTGATTTTATCGGTCTTGTGTGGATTAGCTCGATCAGCAATGTGAGCGTTAACCTGAAGTCGATATGAATCAACTGCTGCCTGCGCCAAGAGGATGTAGTTCTGATAATAGGTACGGTTCCCTTCAATCAGAGACTTACGTCCTAATGCCCACGCCTTACCCAAAGCATCCAGGTTGAAGTTAGTAGACTCCAATCCATAGAGTTGCCAGTATTCGTGTTCGTGATCATCAGGGACGTACTGAAGTGGTTTGTCAATAATGTCTTCCCACTTGATCTTACCGGGAGCAGTCTCGGTTTCATCCAGTACAGCTTTCAGTTCTTTAAAGCTCAGCGCGTATGGTCCACCTACAGCACGATAAGTAATTCGCACTCCGGGGGTTACATCCTTGTTTGTCACCACGATGATAGCACAGACTTCTTTAGCAGTAACAGCGCCGAGGTCTTTGTAGTAATAAGTCACTACATAGTCTTTATCACGGACCAATAACTTCCCATCGGCCTGGCGAACAACAAGTGACTCGGTGTAGAACGCACCGAAGTCAGGTGTGAACATTCGATTGACTCGACCATTAGCCTTAGTCAGTGTATGTTCCTCACCCTCTCGGTAGTTTGAAGCAAGTGTCCCCTTGAAGTCCAAGGGGAGTTTTGTGATCGTTGCCATAATTACCTCTTAACGCCAACCCGGTGAGTACCAAGTACCGTTACTGATGGTGGCCATTGCTAGGGTGGATACCGGTGTAGTGATCGCGCCGTTACTCGTACCAATACCGTAGGATGCAGTTGATCGGTAGACAGCAATCGTCCCGTTAGGCCAGTTAGTTCCTGCGATACTAGCGATCGTAGCTGGAGAAGCATTGTAATCAAGTGTACCGACGTAAAGGATCGTATTACCACGCTTAGCGAAGATATTGAAGATCGATTCAATCGAACGCCAACCCAAGATACCGAATACCGATGGAGCTAGTACGTAACCAGATCCTTGATAGATCTGACCGCAGAAGACTTGCCATGGGAAAATGCCGGTCGTAATGTTTCTTACTGGGATCGCATATCGAACGTTGCTGTAGAACGTACCGAAGCTCCGACCACCAAGAGCCAATGTAGATCGTACCGTATCTCCACGCGTGTAATACTCGTTAGCTTTCTGGTTCATTTCGACATTAGTCATCGTCCCCAGTTTAGCAGCGGTATCTTGGTGTGGGTTATTCAAGTCTTGGATGTGAGACAGTAGCTGTGGTGTGAAGTTAGTTGCAATCGACTGTGCTGCTCGTAAAGGAGTAGCATAGGCATTCATTACAGTACCCGAGGCCGTCTGCGCTTGCCCTATAGTTGCAGGAGCATTGTTATACACAAATTGCAACTGGACTTGTTCAGCCGTTACGTCATGCGGGTCGGTCTGGTCTTGGATGTGAGAAGTCAATCGTGCTTCTACGTCCGCAAGGTCGGTCTTCACTGCATCAAACTTAGTGCTGAACTCACCGTACAGATTATCAAACTCCCGCTTGGTCATCTTGTCTAGAGCGGTTGTCATCCGATGAATGATTGCCGTCTGTGGAGTAAACCCAAAGAGTTCCCACAATGCGTGCAAGTGACCATTAGGTCGGAAGCTACTTGGTTTACCCGTGAGGTTCTTCCAGAATACCTTACGGTTAGCCGAACGGATAACGTTAGCGGCTTGCTCCAAGATAGCCGTGTTCAATGAGCAGTATACACCACCCACCATCTGAGCTTCGATGTACAGGAAGTTGCCGATACTTGGATTCGTAACAACCAACACAGCGCATGCAGTCAAACCACGCTTCTTAGCGATCGTCGGTTCCATCAGCAAGCACTGATAGTCTTTGTCTTCTTCGAGGACGTGACCACGGTTGTCGATGATGTACATGTTATCGGTGTAGAAATAACCTTTCTCCATTACCACAATGCGGTAAGGTAGATCGAATTGCGGGGAAAGATCATGGACCTCCCCTTTAGTCCGGTTATCAGGGGACTCACCCGACCAATCGATCGGTAGAGCTTGTAATACAGGAATCATGTAATCACCTCAAAGTTGAATCCAACCGGATGCTGATTTATACGAGCCGAACACGATCGGGAAACTGTTGACGTATGTACCGTTACCAGCACCCCAGATGTATTGCGTTTGCACACGGTAGAAAGCGATCGATCCAACTGGAGCACTGAATGCCCATGGTTGACTGATAACAAACTGGTGACCTTGTGCAGCTGAACCCATTGCTCCGATAGGGAATACCTGTGGAGAAGGAGGTGGGCCATGGTTGATGATAATCGAGTCCCATGTTACCCATTGACCATCACCGTTCAGTGCAGTGTTAGCACTAGGTGTGCCTCGACCGATACGACGTGGGTCAATCCAACCTGCTGAAGCATCAGCGACGAAATTGGGAGCTGGGATATTACGCCGAGCGAACTGGTAGTACTCGTTATAGCCGTAAGCGGTTGCACCGTCTGTAAAGATATCGGCGTTAACAACTTGCTCGTTACGAAGATACTTAGAATTAACAGCTGCATCTACCACGGGCTTGCGTGGAGCACTGATAGTCTCAGGTGTAGTCTGGTGTGGGTTAGAACGGTTACCAATGTGCAGGTTGAGAGGCTTGATAGCTTTCTCATCAATGGTAGCCCAAGACAACAGCGGCGTCAGATACAAGTTGTTAGCTGTGGCCGCACGTGCATCGAGTTCTGTTGCCAAAGCATAGTTCTCGACAAGGTTCAACCCTACGTCGTCTTTGGTATCTTGATGAGGGTTAGCCTCATCACGGATATGTCGTTCCAGTCGGTCGTTAAAGAGATCTAGGAACGCGTTATAATCAGCCAAGACCTTATCGCGATACTCTTGCTCGTAGTTACCGGACAGACCTTGTACAGCCCGGCGCATCTTGTAGATTTCATTGTTGAACGGTTGGTATGTGTCTAAGGCCCATCGTTCCTTATCCAGCTCACCGGGTTTCCAGATAGGTTCATTACCCGCATAATCCTTGGACTTTGGAATATAACCATCGGGTTGTTGATTGTACCAACTAATGTAATCCTCAACTGTGGTTAAGCTGAAGGCTACATCACCACCGACCATCTGTGCAGACAGATATACTTGTCCAGAGAGGTTAGGGTCGAGGAACACAATTACACCTTCTACGTCCAAACCTAGTTTATCACTAAGGTTAGCGTAGCGATAAGTAAAAATGTAATCAACGCCAAGTGTCATCTTAGCATACGACGAGTTATAGACCCGAAGTGTATCAGAATAGAATCCGCCATTGTCCATCGGCAAGATCTTGTAAGGAAAACCGTTGATCGATTGAAGATCATGGGGTTCACCGGGAATCAGGTTATCAGGGTTTCGTCCGGTGGGGTCGTACGATAACCTTACGTAAATGTTAGCCATGTCATCTCCGAAAAGGATATAGCAACAGAAGGAGACACCGGGTTGCCCAAGTGCTCCTTCTGCTGCTCGGTTTAGTTACAGATCATCAGCCGCGTCAGCAAAAGCGTCACCGATAACTTTGTAGATGTTTTCATCTGCATAGTCGTCGACACGTTTCGGAGTCATGAATGCGTTGTTACTCAGGCCACGCTTGGCTTGAACCAAAGAAGCTGGTAGCCAATCGGGAACGTTACCCAAACCAATATCAGCTGGTTCCATATCGTGCACGTTACCTGTCGCAGTTGTATGCGCATTCAGACGATTGCGTATTGTGGTAAACTTCTGAAGCACGCTACCGAAGTATTGTGCCATAACCGTTTTGAGTTGCGAAAGCTTGACGGTATAATCAGTCATTGCCATGATAGGACCTCCCTTTATGGACTGACAGTTTCAATGTACTTGCCACCGCGCCAGACCAACGAGTTGTCAGGAGAATCACCCCAGAACTCAGCATAGTTTTGACTGTTGACAGTTACAGTGAAGCCATAGCCAGCAGCTACAGCCAAGAAAGGACCAGAGGCAGGAGTAATCTCCAACTGACCCATAGATTCGTCGCCAAAGGAAAGAAGATCCGACAGATCTGTATCTGGACCAATAGGCTTGGTAAATACAAAGTGTCCGAAACTACCCGCAAGACTAGACGCACCAGTAATAGTAGAAGCAGCAGCCAGTAGACCAGTCGAGTGATCGCGTACCAGTGTGGAACCAGATACGTCAGTCAGAGTGATGCTTGCCCCGTAGTTGAGTCGGTAGACCCAGATAAAGGTGTCATCATCTTTCTGTACCAATACCACCACATACTCAGAACCGATTCGCATATCAACGATTTCGAATGCGCCGGTAGAAGCACGCGTCTTAACAGCGTTGAATGCCGTAACCCAGCTAGCGTCGCCCAAACCAGTCCATGTAGTATCACCACCAGCGTCCTGTGTTTCGATAACACAGAAAGCACGCGGATCAGTCAATCCATTATTACCGAAGAGGCTGAATACGTCGGCATGAACACCCATAGAGGTTTCAGTACCGTTGCGGTCAATCCGAACAATGGTTTCATCGTTTGCACGAATCATGTAGACGTGATCTTTCGAAGCGTAGATACTCGAGAGCTTGCCAGTGGTGTCAGAAGAACCAGCAGCATACTTAGGTGGGATAACGATTGCACCCGTACCAGAAGTCTCTACATAGCCCAGAGGGTTAATGTAGTAAGATGCATCCACTGATGTAGACCATTTACCCGGAGCCCCTTCCAGCGCACCGGTAGGGAAGTCTTGAGCGTAAGCTGTGTCAGCAACAATGTAGCCATTACCCAACGAGTTGTACAATCCGTAAGCTTGGTACTCACCGAAACCCCAACTGATCTTAGATGCATTGCGTTCAGCAATATCACCTGGAGTTACTGGGTCTTCTACATCGAGTTCACCCAGTGAGGTGTTAGCCGACAGATAAACTTCAAACAGTTGTTGTAAGATCTCATTGATATCCCCTACAGCAGGGAACATAGAAATCCATTCGTCTGGAGTCTTACCATCGAACGTAGCTGCATCACCACCTTGTTCAAGTGCTTGAAGCTTCTCATCGATTTGTTCGGACGTATAGGTACCGATCAACTGAGGGGTGATATCGTGAGGATTCTGTGCAGTCAAGTGATTATTGAAATCAATGATCAGCTGATCTAGTCGTGGATCGTTCTGAAGCTTTTGGATCAGCAAGCTGGTCGTATAAGGCGTCATGAACGAAGTGTTGTTCGTTGGATCAATCGCATTGACTGGCGAAGCTGGCAACCAGTTAGGGACGTTGCCCAAGCCGATGTCAGCAGGTACCATGTCGTGGACGTTACCCGTAGCTTGAATGTGTGCATTCAAAGGCACCACAGCAAACTTGTTAACCAACAGTTGTACACCACGGGGGTTCGTAAACAAATCGTTACGAGTTGCATCAAGGTGTTGTTGGTCATTCGCCATTGCAAAGTTAGGTACGTTACCGAGACCTACTTGGATGGCAGTTACAACGTGTGGGTTGTTACGATCGTCAATGTGAGACTTGGATGTTCCTTCAGCAGTAGCTTCAAGGATCTCTGCGATTTTCTCGAGAGTAGCATTGATCTCTGCGGAACCCACCAGACTGTCGATACGTTGATCGTGCGGTAGAGGTGGGAACGAGTACGGAAGTACATCGATATCACCCCAACTACGAATGAGTGGGTTGAGATGTTTATTGGACAGTTCGCGAAGGATAGCCTGATCGCTGAAGCCCCATGGGCCACCCAGAGTTCGATAAGTCAGACGAACTTGACCTACGATAGATGGTTTCATGAATCGAATACTACCGGCGATAGGACGACCAGTCGAATTCATTGCTTCAATGAAGAGGTGACCCACCTGGTAGTCATCACCTTCCACGTAAGGTTGCGAGGTTGCTGGGTTGACTACGATAAGGGAGTCAACAAAGAACGGCGCGGCCTTCGGGATAATAAAATAGTAATCGTTTGGACCAGGAGCCTGTAGCGTATGTGTCTCGCTAGGAATCAGGTTACTCGGCAGGGTCCCATTAAGGTCTTCTGGATACAGAAACGTGGTGCTGTAAGCCATCGCGCCCTCCTAAGAAGCGCTAGTGCGCTGTTGTTAGCGTAATGATGTGAAATTCACATAGGATTGTCCAATCTTTCTTTCGGAGGTAAATATGTACACTCTAGTGCGGGCCCGCTACCGCAGAGACCGTCGCAGTGGACGTTGGATTGAAGCCGATCTAGCCGATGAAGCTATTGGTACTCTCTCAGCAAACTACGGTGACATTTATCTGTACATCGAATACCCTGGGGCAGGCGCACCCATTACCAAAGCCCTTCACTGGGTTAACGTAGAACAAGACGTCAACAACTACAACCCTAGCTTGACCGTACAGCAGTGGTTGACTCAAGTCGGTAACAAGACACTACCTTTTGACGCAAAGCTCCCTAATGAGACTCTGAGGCTCGTACGTTATGCTCAGGCATGGCATGCTGGTTATAAGATCCAAGCTAAGGGGTTCAATGGTAGTCTCAATCAAGATATCTCGGTGCATTACAAAGAAGACTTGGTACTGACTCATCCGAAACACAAACCTCAGACTATTCGCGACTATTGCATGATCTCGGTTAATGGTTACTTCCATCTAACTGACTGGACTGACGAAGGTGTTCGGATCATTGACGGTAACAAGACTGTTATTGCTTCTAACGATAACCAAGTTGGATTGTACTCTTTTGAGACGATCGGGAAGTTGAAGTATATCCCTATTGCTGATGAGATGATTCGTAAGGCTGGTACTGATATTCCATTGTGGGATTCTGCTTACCTGCAACTACCTGCTGATGTTGATATAGAGAACAAAACAGTATTACTCGTGACCGGTGGTTATCTGAACGTGTTGTCTGATGTATACGAACGTATTAATGAACGGACGTGGCGCATTAGCTTTGGTCGGATGATGTTCCTTAATCGGTACATTCAATCTGCACAAGACATGGATCTCTCTAGCTTGGGGCTGACTCGTAGTAAAGCTGATCCAACGTTGTTCGATGCTCAAGAGCTTAAACATGATGATGTCATTAAGAAGTATCTGCAACTATCGCAAAGCTTCTTTGTGATCGTAGACTCTCCAAGTATGTTCCAGTCGTATGAACCTGTACAGTACTTGAATCTACCGGGTCGGTTTATTGATAGTAAGCAAGAACAACTTCCACTGGTTGGTGCTTACGGTCGGATGTTGGATTACCACATCATCAAAGAACCTAACCAAGCATCGGCTATCCTCCCCTCAGACACCGCTGAATACGTTTACTGTTCAACTCTGAACCAACGTAACGACTACGACGCACATCACCGTCCTTGGCACCAGCAGAAGGCTGTGAATGGTGGTCGTTATCCAGCGAGTCCGTTTAAGAACGAAACCGCATACTTCCGCATCCTTGGTGTAGAAGGCTAAAAAAGAAACGGCATAAAACCCCTACCAATCGGTAGGGGCAATATGTTGTCTTACAGAGGTTTCTCTTCCTCTTCCTCTTCTTCCGCATTCTCATCAGCTTCCGCTTCACCCATTGGATCTTCTAATCCTGAGGTATCAGCTTCGTCTGGTTCGTCGGCGCTACTTTGGTCATCCATTGACTGGTCACCATTGTTACCACCCATGTCGAAGTCCGAGTCTAGTTCGTTTTGAGTTCCCTCATCCAAACCTTGCTCATCGCCTTGGTCGTCGAATCCTCCAGAGTCATTACCGAAGTCATCTCCACCTTCATCATCAAAGCCACCGCCGGAATCATCTCCGCCGTAGGTATCATCTGCACCCGAGTTAATCTTCTCGATCATTTCGCCGTAGATCTCTTTAAGACGATCTTTAAACTTCTTCTTACCAGCAGCGTATTCAAGGAATGCTTGAACCGATGTGGCACGAGAAACGTTGATGTGATCCAACAGACTAAATGCAGGACGGCTACCGTCCATCTCAGTCAGGATGTTGAGTTCTGGCAGGATGTTGTTAGTCGACATGAACTGTCGAATGAACAAAGCTTTGAGGTTAACGAGTACATCGTCAGCCAGACCAGAAATCTCAGTAACGTCATCAGGGAACAGGTCAGGAGTAATGTAAGCTTCCAGACCTTTATCCAACAGACGCTCATAAGCCTCGATGGATTCCAGTTGACGTTCATGTTGGGTGTTGTCAGGTGCTGGCAGATCCACGCTCAATGCGAGAATGAATTCATCAATCACTTGGTCAACAGTCAAGGTCTTCAGTTCAGGAGCTACCAGCATCTGTACGTTAGCTTCAATCTTCTTCTTCAACTCATCACGAATGATAGAGCTGTTTACACAGAAGACACGAATGAACTTCGACAGCATAGCACAGAGAGCTTTCTGACGTTCTTTAACTACACGCGAACTTACCAAGTCGTTATGTACGATCGAGGTTGCAAAGTCAGGCGAAGACATCGGGTCAACTTTCTCTGGTGGGATACCGAAGGAGCTGATGTGATAACGACGCAGACGATCTTGCAGTTCAGGGTTACCAGCGTTAACGTTGGTGTTGTAGTCGTCGAATGTAACTTTGGTTTGAGCATAAGCCGAATCGTTCGAGTTGATCTCGAAGTCATAGCCCGAACGAATCAACGCATCCATCGTCTGTGCAGGATCTGGTGCAGCCAGAGGGAAGCTCCGGTGACCTTGTTCCATAATGACGGACTGGATGTTAGAGATTGTTTGTTCTGGATCTGGATCGTCCGGGTCAATTTCGACCAGAACTTTCTTACGACCCATTGCGTTACGCATGCCACCAATGGTTTCAGCGAACAGCAGTGTAGTACGCATAGTCGACAGCATCTTGGTACGGGCGATGAGAGTCTCACCGATACCGTTAGCGTTGAAGTCGAATGCGATGTAGGTCAGGAGTTCTTCAGGGATAAAGATCAGCTGTGTAGTCTTAGCCTTCCAGCTACGATACAACATGATCCGTTGGATTTCCTGAGTTACGCCAAACTCTACGTCTTGATCGTACATGCCATTACGAAGACGGTTATTCAAGTCGCTCGTAAGAATAGCGTTGAATGCCGTTTGGATATGGTCAACTTCATAAGCAGACTTGTTATCGTTGTCACCCATTGCTTCACGGGTTAGACGCAAGATCTCAGAGTTACCCAAACCACCAGCACCTTGATTACCTTTCCAACCAGCTTGGAGTTCACCGTAGAAGTCACGGGTAGAATCCTTAGACACTGGATAACCGTGATGGTCTACCAGCAGGAAGTAACCAATGTGCTCATGAGGACGACCAGCTACGAATACCGGGATAACCGATTCCGAAGGCAATGGCAGGATCAACGGGTGACCTACCGATGGACGGTTCATGTACTTAGGTGAAGTCAGTACCTGAGTTTGTTCGCTACCAGCACGAGTGTTCTGATAGAGGGCTTCAATCTCAGCGTTGTTAAACGAGTGTACTTCAGATTCCAACGATACACGGTTACGGCGCAGCTTAGCGCTAATACCGAGTTCACGTACACGCTTGGACATCTGTGGAACTTTCAAGACATCGAAGTTATCCGACACCTTAATGTAATCGAACTTACAGAGCGTGCTATCATGCAGGCCTTGTAGTGTGTTCTCATCCCCAGTAGCTTGATAGCCTTCAAGAGAGATCTTCTTACCATCGGTACTCTTTCTCGGTGAGCCAAGGAAACCAAGGTTGTCACCAGTCGAGTTAGCGATGCGATCACGGATAGCACCAAATGCTTCCATAGACACTTCACGACGACCGTTAACCATCTCGTCGAGTTTGTTCTCTGGTAGGACACAGAGGATCGATGAACCCTTGTTGAACAGGCAGTCTTCGATAATCAAATCGAGACGGTCGTCAATCTTATAGTCCTTCTTAAAGAAGTTCTCAATAGGCTCCATCAGTAGCTTACCAATCTCGCTGTCGAATATAGCGGGATCAACTGAAAACGTAAGGTTAGCTTCCGACATAGACTTCGGATCTAGCGTGGTACCGACTGCAACCGTCTTCACTAACTGAAGTTCTGGTAGCAGTTGCATCACAGCATTCGAGTCTGTAATGTCCTGCGAGGTTTGTCGAGAAACCTTATCCATAGTAAAGCGGTTAATATCAACTGTTGGCTTAGTAGCCTCTCCTGTGGGAGTGTTGATATCTTTACGTAACAGGTTCAGCAACGCGTTAGTTGGCGTTGCATTATGCCCTAGTCGTAAAGCCGCAAGTTTTGGATAATAGTTCTCTTTTGACTTTTGAGCCATTTGAAAACTCCCAATTAAACAAGTGAGTATCTTACCATGAGTAACGTATACTTTAATATCTTTCGTGACGATACTATTAAATTGGTAAGGTCAGTTATTGTTAAGTTCAGTGAAACTGCGACTCAAGTCAATAATGGTCTTTACCAATTAACAGGTATTGAAGCCGATCCCCTGCGCCCTGAAACATGGAAGTACTACATGCACTTGGCGGGGGAGTACCATTCAACTGATGAAATGATGTACGTTAAGTCTGCTGACACACTCGAACAAATCGAGTTCACGAAAGCTAACCTAGAATTCCATCGCGCTACAGCTCGTGAGTACTACCCAGGTAGTACACTCTACAAGTCTCTAGCTCGTCAATATCCAAATCAAGTTGACCTAATTACTGGGATTCTTTATCCCATTGACATTCAAGTCGCAATCGATGCAGCTGATGGGAAGATCTTGTATCACGACCCAGCATACGTTGAGCCTCAGGAAGACACGTTTATATTTGAACTACAAGATTGGGTTAACACATTCTATCTACGTTGGTACAACAAACAGTTTAACATCGTAGACGAGTTGTTTCACACAGCTTTCTTAGGTAACCTTTATTCCCGGATGGTACCCGCTATCATGGCAATGCGGTTAGCTAAAGCTAAGACTAATCAAGCCCATAGCTATCATATCCGTGAGTACTTGGCGTCTCATGAACATCTTGATGATTTCATCCCGTATCTCGATACCTATCAGATGCTGTGGCTTTATCGTAACATCGACTACTTACAACGTCATGCTGGTAACAAAAATACTTTCCAGCGTTTGGTTAAGAACATCCTGACTCATCGCGGTATTCCTATTCTGGAGTATACGCTTGAACAGAACTCTACCAACATGCTCCGGGATAATCTGGCACACGTTGAAATGGTTAAGCATGACATCAACTTCAATATCGTTCAGGAAGGGCAGGAGTCTGTGCCTGTATCCACAATCCTGACTCGTGAGCAGTTGTTGGCTCGTGATAACCCGTTGGTTGAATTTGATACAGAACGTGACATCATGCAAGAGATGGGTTACTCCGCATCTAGTTCTTTGCCTACACGGGTATACGACTCTGAGGTAATTGACCGTTCGGTGTCTAACGTTCGTAGTCTACAATCGGTACTGTTGAATGAGTGGCTACAGCTGGCTTCCAGTGATCGCTACAGAGCGTTCGTTCAAATCCCTAACCCTAAGACGGGTGAGATGATGACGATGTCGGTAAAGGATGCTTACCTCGTTACCATGTACTGCTGGTTGAAGACTCGTGAAGTATTGCCTGAGTTCATTCCAAAGTTTACGGCATATGAAGTACTGTTGCCTAAGTCTCCTACATTCATGGAACTGCGGTGGATGTCTCCTAAGCGTATTATCCCTGATAAGGTGATTACCGCTATTCAGGATATTACCCCGCCGATGAGTAGCTATATCTCAACGGAACGTTTCTATTTGGATTGTGCTAAGGCACATGCCAACTACCTGAAACAATGGGAACTCTATTCGTTCCAAGAACACATGGTAGGACGCGGTTACTGTGAGCAGATCGTTAAGATGCATTACATGAACCGACAGTGTACTTTGGTAGAGGGGCAGGTAACGTGGGAGGACTACTTTACATCGCAAGGCTTTAACATCCTCGATATGTCTAACCCTGAAATGGAACAGCTTTGCCTTGATACCATCAACATCGCTACCGGTGCAAACTTGGTTAAGATCATTACCTTGGGTGAGATCCAGCGAGAGCTTCTGCGTCTGATGTCTCGGATGTCTAGTTACATCGCTCAGTACCTGCGTAACGTTGAGTTCACTAAGTTCCACGTGTTGGGTATGGTGATGCCACGAGTTGGTGATTACTCCGCCCATTCGGAATCTGGTGATCTGGTACCAATCGTTAACGTTAACGTCCGTAACGTAGCTTCCTTGGGTAAGACACTTATCCCAATTAAGGAAGGTTCGATTACCCCATCGATTCTGTGGAGCTATCGTGGGTATGGTCGTTGGTGGATTGACCCATGTGTTAACATCGTTGAGACGTCGTTCAAAGAGCATGCATATCCAATGCCTGTCTGCAATATCGGTGTAGGTGGAGTTAGTATCTCTGTACCTTCCAATCCAAACCCAGATGGGGATCTAGATTTCTATGATCTACCAACTGATCCTAACTGGCCTAAATTCGAGAAGCCATAATGCTAATGACTAGAGACTACTTGAAAGCCGACCCTTGGGACGCTCTCATTGCGCGTATAAACGACCTCTACCAAATCGAGCTGCAACCTTACACCACTAAGCTGATCGAGCTTCAGTCGCAGGGTGGGACACGTACCCGTGTGGTTATCGGTCCTAACCAAAGTGCCTCTGAGACAAACACTGCTCCTGCTGTAGAACGTACGGAATATTTCTACGATCGCTTGGATCTGGCAAGTTTCTTTAAAGGTGGAGTTAAACAAGTAGGTGGCTTTCAGCTGCCTACTGATACCTTCAAGATCTTGGATGCGATTAGTGAATTGAATGACATCACCTTCACACTGAATGATTTCATGCATGTTCAGTATGATGCTTACGGTCAGACTTACACGCTCACGGCCAACCCTAAGTCAATGCGTTTTGTAGGTTCGGTTCAGTTCCAATTGGTTAACACCACCAAGCGACTATTGTCTGATCAAGGTAGCGTACGTGAGTTCCCTGATGCTAACCCATTTCCTTTGGGTGCTTCAGGAGATAAGCTAATCGCTCAGTACATGACATCAGGTTTTGACTTTACCGATGAACGTGAATTCTTGAAGACGCTAGATAAAGATTCTATTTGGCCTACCGGTAAGAAGCTTGCAGCAATTCTACAGGACGTCACCAAACGTCCGTGGGTGTGCTCTGACACAGAAGTCGAGTGGAACATAGCCTACGAGGCTAAGAACGGTGAGGGGCGCTTAGAGGTGATCTACAACGGCATTGTATTGCCAAGGTTCTCTCCACGTAAAGATATCCGTCGGGTATTGGTATTGCGTACCAGTGAACTGAGTACTAACGTCGATGGCTATCTGCTGTTGCACTATAACTGAGGTCATCATGATTACAACTAACGTTAAGCAATCTCTGTTGAATCAATTCAACCTAGCAAACCGTATCAGTCCACCTATTCAGATGACTGATGTAAACTTTCTGACACCGGAGATCTGGTTGCAAGGTTTGTGTAACTCACGTGTGGTTATTCAAGCTGCTGCTACGAGTAATGAGTTTGCTGGCCAAGAGACTCTTTACTTTATCCGTCGTCGGATTGAAGAAGATCTGGTAGATGTAAAGGTTCCGGGTAAACCTTCCGACTATCGTCGTTATTACGATGTGTTGAAAGTCCTACGGGAAAAGCTTGGTCTACCGTTACAGGAATCTGAATACCTGGATAAAGCCTTCTCGGCTAACGTGTTCCAGATTGATGTAACAACTGTGAGTATGGCTTACCTTCCGGGTGGGTCGATCACATTACAATTCGAAGAATCGAATTAACACAAAAAAAATAACATATTGCCAGCCCCCGAAGGAGCTGGCTTTATGTCGTCATTCAGTGTGCGCCATCTTTACATCACGGATGTAGGTGTTGAAGCTATTCTTCAAACCCCAACCATAAGACCAGCGCTTGTTGATGCCGCAGTTGCGACGACTTACCTTCGCTCGGAAATGGTCATGCCATTCTTTGAACGTCAGTTCATCACGCATTGCTTTCTGCATGATACTCCAGCCACCTTCGTAATGCTGAAGGTCATTCAGAATGTCAGTGGCCTTCTTGAGGATACGCTTGTTACCGTAAGCATTGCGATCCCGGTTGTTACGCAGTACCTGACCGTAGTAAGAGGACGGTGTATTAAACCGCCCCAGCTTTGGATTGAACTGGTAGATACGTTTCGTCATTACAGGTACACCTTGAAGTCATTCGTTTTGAACAGAGGACGATTTTGTGTCTCGTCCCAAGTCAGGCTTGCTTTGTTATGGTGCAATACATCCACCACCGGTGCGAACATGTCGGTCTTACTACGAGCGCTGGAACTCAGCAGCTGATAGAGGGCCTTGTGTTCACGTTGGAACCACTCGGTAGCGTTGCGTTCTGGATCAGTGCTAGGACCACGAGACAACAGATCCTGCAAGCACATATTGTGCCCTACGACACCGAGGCGGCGAAGCATATCGAGGTCTGCACGCAGAGCGATAAGGTTGTAGTAGACCGCCAGTGAAGGAGAGCTACCACCACGGACTTGCTCCAGGCTAAGGCTAGCCAGTTGCGCAGAGTAGTCCACGATTTGCGTGTTTGGTCGAAAGGTACGGGGCTTCTCCCAGTATTGTGGATCAACGCCGTAAACGTATGGATTGGCTTCATGGTAGGCTCCATCTGCCCAACGCCACAAAGACATGTCAGCGGTTACGTGGTATTTGATATCGGCTTCCCCATCCACAGGGAGGTCGGTCAAATCCTTTACGTACACTTCTTCTGGCGAAATCGATTCTTCTACTTCACGGGTCCAATCTGATTCACGACCGAGGAAGGCCAACAGAGTAGACAGGGGTGCGGAAAGACGAGCTGGCATGCTAAGGTTCATTGGTAAATTCCTTTAGATAAGTGTGGTGTTATAACGACCGCGTTGGACAGGAGTGTAATCAAGGTTATGGATGTTAGTCACGATAGGTTCACCGGACTCTTCATCTTCACCCATGGTTACACGGAAGGTTACGAACTGATCTTCTAACGGATTCGAATCAACAGATAGCTTGAATGCAGTACCCAAGCGACCCCATGGACGAATCTTGATTTGCAGGTAGCGATTAGCAAAAGGCATTGCCTCGTACAACATGAGGCAAGCCCGAGTTTCATCAACCTGGTTGAGTCGATGGAACGTAGCGAGTTCATTACCGACCAATGCCGAAGCATCAGGTGCATTGAATTCACCAATCGACTGACCCCGGATCAATCTACGACGAAAGCTACTGTGCTCCATTGCGTCTTCAAAGCCCGCAGGAGTATCTTCAAAGTCGATGGTGATATAGAGCGTACCATCGGCTAGCCGTTGAATGGGGAGACGCATCTTAGATCCTTACAGACTTGTAGGGGTGCTCACTTTCGAGACGCATCTGCAAACACTTGAACGCGTCTACAACGTGAGGGTAGTATTGAGAACACATCGAAGAGAAGTGTTCTTCGAGATCTTCGCTTTCACGGAAGTATTCCATGTAGCTTACACCGTATTGCGGTTTGCAATCTTCACCTTCGATGGTCTTCACACGCAGGAAGTCAGGAGCACGACCTGGAGCGACGATATCGAGTTCTTTGGTGATTAGTGCTTTCAAGCGATCGACTGCGCGCATCTCACCAAGGTGCAGGCCGAAGGTAGTGGCCAGGCATGGGTTGATTGCTCCCGAAGGAACTGACTTCAACCACAGTACCAGATTACGTGCTTCGGCTTCACGTGGATCAACACGTTTGATTTCGACCGATACGATCGGGGAACGGGAGCAACGACGATTCGATTTAGCAGTAGACATGGTAAGTTCCTCTAGATAAGTTGGGTACTACATCACGTTTGTAATATAGCCTTTAAAGGGTTTCTATTAAGCCCCGTTGAAAGCGTATTCCAATTTACCACGACGATACCGACCTTTGTCAACATCAGATAGCTCAAACCCATAGCGTTTAATGAACGGACGACTATAGAGGTGGAACATTTCTTCAGAGACTGTAACACCCGGCTTACGCGATTCGATCAGTTCAAGCATCTTGTCGATCAGACGTATACCCAAACCACCATGCTGATGATCTGGATGCACTCTTACACAACGTAACTTAGATTCATCCGCTTCCATCTTACCTAAAGCGATACCAGCAATTCGATCGTTGTCCCGAGCAATCAACAATTTATCTTTACCGGTAATCAAACCGGGAACGACTTTGTTGACATACCAGTATTCGATGTCAGGGTAGTATTGATTCAGAGATTGGATGAAAGGTAAGACCGAGAAGGCTTCGACAAATGACGTGGTCGATTCAAGCTTTAGCATATCTGTAACCATCCGGTATAAAGCCCTACCCGAAGGTAGGGCGTTTATGTTGTTACTTGACCATCTTCAACAGAGTCGCCTTAGCAATCAGACGACCTTTGATCACTTCCAGATACACGCCATCGGCAGTAATCACACGCATGGTACCAGCTACGAACTCTTCGTTGTTAACCGAACGAGTGATCATACCACGCAGGGATTCCAGCAGAGTTGGGTGAGCCGATGCAGAGATCAGCACAGCTTTACCGGAACGGATGTTCTGAGTAGACAGTTCATCCAGAGTCCAGCCCAGTTGGAAGTTGATGTAGTTATCGGCGATGTGATAAACAGGCTTAGCATCTGGATCAGTGCTTTCCACAGTTTCCATCAGGTACATAGCTTTGTTCAGTACGTTGAGATACGCACCACGCAGAACCTTAACCATGTTCTCGCCTTTCTTACGGGCCAGATAGTCTTCCAGTTCCAGATAGTCTTCACAGAAGTCAGTGATGTCAACAGTCAGGGTCATGGCATCAGTCAGTACATCGTTGACAGCCTTAGTCAGACGGTCATTGATGAAACGATAGTAACGTACTGGCAGGATCTCTTGAGTAACCAGTTCACGCAGCATCAGAGCTACTTGAGACAGTTCTTCTTGATCACCGATCAGACTCAGTTTATCGAAGCACTCTTTCGAGATGTTCATCGGATGTAGGAAGGTCGAACGATACTCAGCAGCAGGCATTGGAATGTCTTTGCTGAAGTCTACTTCCAACAGGTTCTGGAGTTCTTCACGGACAGTCATCTCAACTTCGAGATCAGTCGAGCCAGTGAAGGTGGTTGCCAGAATGACTGGTGGAGTAGCAGAACGTTTCAGGTGACCATCTTGTACCATCAACGCTACATCTGCTTCAGGTGCAGCATCACCACCGATGGTGGAGATTGGGGTGTCCGAGGCAACTACTTCACCATTCGGACGATACGCTTTACGACGCAGTTCTGCATCGAGTTCGTGGTCGAGGTATTTCATGTTTTGGGTCCATTCTACAAATTTCTCACGCACTGTACCGTCAGGGAACCGGACGTAGAACAGGCAGAAGCGACTTGGGTCAGCGGTTTGCTGCCAAGGCATATCATCACCGATGGTCACTTCCCAATCCACCGTTTGCGCTGGACGGGTCTCTACACCACCTGGGCTATAGATAACATCGAACGGACGATTGATATCCAGCTTGAAGCCTGCCGGTGCATAGTAGGTTGGGTCCATGACAACTTCATCAACCGAACGTGGTGCTGGCAGATCGGTTTCTTCGATTACTGGAGCTTGCTGTTGTTGAGTGAAGGATTGCATTGGTTTTTGTTCCTGTTGGATTGGGTTACCGAAGTAATCAGTGTTGTCGCTACTGATCTCTTCTACTGGACGCAGTGGTTGCGTTGGAGCAGGCTCATCGTAAAAGCTATTACCGATGCTATCGCTACCACCAACCTGAGGCTGGTGATAAGACGATGGGTGAGCCATAGCAGGACCGTTACCAGACGTCTGGAAGTTATTGATCCCACCACCATAACTGTTGTTGTTATAGGTTTGCTGCGGTTGACTGAAGCTGATAGGTGGCAGTTGATTACCACCCGGAGTACCATACGCAGTCTGATGTTGGAACGTTGGCTGTTGCTGACCACCCTGACGGAAGTTGTTAATATCATTAACAACCTGTTGGTAGATCTGGAGTGCTGTTTGCAGACCAGGCCAGTACTTGCTATCCGTTACTTGTTGCAGCTGGGGGTAGGTGTTAAAGGTCATACCCAGGAATGCTTCGTACACTCGCTGAGCAGCCATTTTCTGAGCAGCGTCTGGTTGATAGTTCTTACCACGGATCAGAATCTCAGTCAGCTCTACGACCATCTGGCACCATTGTGGCCACAGCTGGTTCTGGAAGTGATTCTGAGAGAGCAAGTTATACGCGGCAACGTGAGTAGCGGAGTTGCCGATAGCACTCTGTGCAACCGACCGAAACAGACCGATGGCAAACAACCCGATCTGTTGGTTCTGATTCATCCACGGTGTCAGCTGGATTTGTGGAACACGATCATTACCCTGTGGCAGGTTAGGATTCTGGGTTGATGGATCAATGCCGTTGTAAGGAACTGGCAATTGGGCGGACTGGTTTTGCTGAAACATGGTGATTCCTATTAATTAACGATTGAAACGTTCTTGTACACTATCCAAGAATTCTCGGTCATGATCATTACGCTTAATCAACCCGTCATGCGATACCCCCGCATACAAGTTGAGTCGGCCACGCCCATCCGGGTTATTCTTGGGTTGGTTTTTATACTGACCGACATCCGCAAGGGATACGTGAATCAGTCGACTGGAGTCACCGATCAAGGATTTGTTATGCCCACCTTTAGTACGGGCACGATCCTGTGGTACCACCATCGAGGTTAACTTAATTGCTTTGTTGTCACCTGGATAACTGATAGTGTCGAACTCACCGTGTTCACTAGTAAGCTTACGCATGCAGGTATTCAGTTTAAACGACCGCTTCATGGCATCGTTAATTTCTTGAGCGGTCCACTCTTTGTTTAGACGTGACTGGAACGAATAGCCGAACATGGTAATGGCGTAGTTCAGGTCAGCGAATACATAACGCAGTACAGACAGACTCTTGTTCCACAGGCTGGTTTCATCCAGATCGGTGTCATACAAGTGGTGAGCCATGTCAGTCATGATCTTGTACATCAGTTCCCAGATTGTTGAGACTTTAATCCCAACGCTACCAAGTTCCTTAATTGTCATCTCATCGAGAGAACTATTGAAGGACTTCAAGTGGGAATCGATGTTCTCCGCCAATTTGCCTTGGTGCTCAAAGTCACCGAAGATCATCAGGCCAAGAATGATCCTCCACAACTCCTTAGAGTCGAGGTAGTGGGGTTCTACGAAACGGCTAGGGAAAGCATCGACTACATACCAGAACCCCGCTATCAAGCGTTGTACGAAGTCTGAGTCGGATTCAATCGGTACGGCAATAGCCATATCTCCGGTAGGGTGTCGACCAACCAAGAAAGCTGATTGATAAACGTGCCACTTATCTCGAGGATAGTCAGTTGGGTTGAAGTCTTTGAAGTACCCAATCTGTACATCGGCGTTAGCCCAGCGTTTGAATGTTTCCTTCACTCCGAACTCACAGAAGAAGTATTGTGCCAGGCACGATTCAATCTGTGGACGGTTATCAAGGTCACGCTTAGTACGCTTAGACATCTCGTTATGGATCTGCGACCAGATCACGTACATGATCTCACGCTCACCATTACAAACGTAGTGATGATCAATCTGCTTGAACGTAAGCTTAGCCCGTTGGAATGGAATGAACAAGCTGTTGTTCAGTACAGAATAACCTACGTCAGTCATTACTGGTGTGATGCTGTAACGTGCGCCGTTCAGGTTAGTGGTAGCACCCTGTTCAGCAAACGGTACCAAGATGTAACGATCAAACAACGGCTCGCCTTTGAAAGAACTCTTCAATGCGATCATACGGGTGTTGGTCTTAGCGATGTTTGCATTACGCTTCGAACCGTACTCTCGTGTAATCTCGTCGAACATCTTTTCAGGACGACACACTACACTACCTTCATACTTGAACCCTTCTGGGAACATCATGGCGTTGATAGCCCACAGTTGGTCAATGTGTGCACGCCGATTACATACCCCCGCAGAGTTAACACCCATGAGGTGTTCTAAGGCAATACCATTAGCAATCGTTTTATTGAAAGCTGGTGTACGTTCCAACATTTTGCCTTTGAGGAATTTATCCATACTGCCATTTACCTAGCTAACAAGTTTCTCTATGTTGCTCTTCAGTTTCACTGCATGTTCGAGAGTAGTTATAATCTCTTTCAAGCTGTGTCCAAAGAAACAACGAATGTCTACCAACTCTTTCGGTCCACCTTGAGCTTGCGGTGGTATTAGATTTTGATTTAGGAACTCTTGCATACGCTTAAACATTTTGTCGACATCAGCTTTAGGTAACGACTTGGTCTCACGATCAAAGTTGTTATTAAAGTTATCTAGTCCGCGAAAGCACAGTCGCTTGCGGAAGTCGGCAATTGGAATATGTTCCACCTCAGACGTTCTCGTATCTCCGGGAGACCTACGACCGCCAATAGAGATTAGATGTACACCCTCGGGTAGCTCTTGGGTGCAAATCGGATCTAACACAACTAGGCCTGTTGTTGAAACCATAAACAACGTCTCACGATCGGTTGGATCATGAACAACGTAAGCAGCCATACATGTCGCTGCTTGAGACACCCCCTCATCATCGTTAAAGTCTGCTATGCCTATTTGTGCCTGTCTTCGGTATGGAACCGCTACGTCCAGATGACGCGTCGCTACCAACTGAACATCAGCTGGTTTGATATATATTCCGTTTGGCCGATAATCTAAATCGCTGATATCGACGATGTAATAGAACTCCACCATACATGGAGCGTACGATCCATTATTAACCTCTCGGTCGAATCGTTCCTTTACTCTCTGAATGAAAGCTAGGTCTTGCTCTGGTAAGTTCTTGCTTACGTTTGCCCAGGGAATCGTAGCGCCCCCTGAAATCTCGTATCGCACTATTACGGTAGCTTCTTGTTTGAAGCTCTGATTGTCTTGTGGAATGTTGACCACCATCCCATCAGAATACATTACTGACAAAGGAATCGGAGACGTGTTCAATACATCAACCGAACGCGGACCCCTTGGACGTGAGTTAACATTATAAATGTCTCTCGTGTCATAATGACTACCAGCATACTGCGGAGGTTCTAGGGAGGGGTTACAGTCAATCACCTTAGGTCTTTTAATACCAAGATTGTCCATCAACTACTACCTTATCTAACTGGACATTTACTTTACGTCCAGCCCCTAGTTTCTTCAACGCCTTATTTCTAAGACGTTTAACTTCCCTGGCGGTCTTTTTCGTTTGATCACCACCTGCACCCTCTCTCCCGAATCGTTCACTTTCCACATTGCGGTTTCGTGAAGCTTTTGCTTCGCGGATTGGCCGTGTATCTTCTGCCACTTCTTGAACTCGTTGGGTTGGCCTAGCTGACCCCCGTTCAAATTTAGAAGAGGGCATAGACCCATCCTGAGTAGGACGGATAGTTTCTGGTTGAGGTTGAGTTGGTTTGCGATCTACACTATCAGTCGCCTGAGTATTTTCTTTTAAGAGTTCGACATCAATACGGATGTCACCATAGTTCATACCAGTCTCGGTATGTTGACGCTGGACAGCATTCCAATAACGAGAAAGGAAACTCATTTGGGTAAATCCTCTAGAGAACATTAATTGTAATTACCCAAGCATGATATAAATCTGAAATAAATTCTGTTAAGCTATAAGACGACATAAAACCCCTACCCGAAGGTAGGGGCCTATGACTTGGTATTACCGCTCGGGTCCACGGGCTATCCCGCTTTCTTCGTACCTTAGACTTAAACCGTCTTCAGTATAGCGGGAACTACCCTCTCCATTTCATGGAGTGTTCAGACCATCAACAACTGGCTTGTTCCACTGCGAGTGACCCATTACTTCCTGGAAGCCTGTTACTTCAAATTCCAGTGCGAATGGAATGTTGTTGATGTGCAGGTTGAAAGGAATGGCTGCGATCTCGCGGGAGATCTGGTGACCGCCACGGCTGATCGGAAGATCGGCGATGATAGTCGACACGTAGAAGAACTGACCGAAGCTCAGGATGTCGTTCTCTACCGGAGTCTTACGGGTTGGTACTACTACCAGCTTACCATCGAACAGTTCGTTGTTGGTCGACACGATGTCGTACTCGAGGTAAGCACCCAGGGTACGGTCGTCGCCTTTGGTCATCAGGTAGTTGGCGATCTCTTTGTCCGAGCAGAACAGGAACATTGGACGCTCATCTTGGTTGCCCGAGATTACTCGGAAAGCAGCTTCGATGTTCGAGTTACGGTATGCTGGGAACAGCGCACCTTTAACTTTGTTCAGGATAGCGGAGCAAACGTCGTCCCAACGGTCTTTCGACTTCAGGGTATCGATCATGTCAGGCAGGTGCATGCGTTCGAAGTAGTAGGTAGGACGCATTACTGCGGCCAGAGCACCTTCGTACACGTTGATCACTGGACGGTTGAAGCCGTTACCAGTCAGTTCACGCAGCTGAGCCAGGTAGTTCAACAGAGTCTTAACAGCGTTGTTGCTGTTACGAATGTTGGTGTTCACAGTCAGTGCTTTAACAACTTCGCCTGGACCTTCTTCTTCCATGGTGCTCAGTGGCAGAGTCACTGGAGCGTGCATTGGGATTGGGTGACGGAATTGCAGAGCACGAGTTTGCAACAGGTGACCGCGCTGACGACGGTTAGTGTTGGTGAAACGGGTGTGCAGATCGAAACCAACGATTTCCAGATCGGTGATCGAATCAACCAGAGTCTTACCAGCGCCAGTTTTGGTATCTACTGGACGACGGTCAGAGTTCAGGATAGCAGCAACTTCTACATCGCCATTACCGAAACGAGAATCACCTTTCGAGGTGCTGATGTTACCGTTGAAGTCAACGCTCAGACGCAGTACCCATTCACGCTGGGCCAGTTCTGTCATTGCAGCGGTTTGTACGCCGTCGATGGTACGGGTGATCGAACTTACGCTCAGATCATCAGTCCAGAAGTCGATACGAGCACCACGGGTATCGCCGATCAGGTCAGGTTGGAACACAGCACGTGGCATGCGGTCAACTTTGAACTTGATTACTTTACCTTGGAACTTAACGTACAGGTTCTTCAGACGACCAGCAGGGTCGATGGTATCAGAAACTTCCAGCATGCCAGCCGAGATCAGCAGGTTAGCGTTCGAGTTACCGATCAGGTCAATACGAATACCAGGCTTCAGAGGAGCGGTTTCGATCGACAGGTTTTGTTCGTTAACGATGGTCTCAGCAGGAACCAGAGCAGGGTCAACGAAGAAGTCCAGGTTGGTACCAGCTGGATCGATCGCAGGGATCAGATCAGTAGCGTTGTCGTCAAGAATCGACGGATCACGGTATGCTTCTACCATGTTCACTTCTTCGTTCTTCCAACGAGCACCGTTAACAGCGTGATGGACGTCTTTCATTACAGCGATGTACGGCAGAACCTGAACTACACCACCCTCGATAGGGTTGATAACGGTAGTTGGGTAGATCCGCTCAGAGAACTCGTCCTGACGGGAAGCAGCCAGGTTATAACCAACGGTTACAACACGGAAGTCACGTTGCGATTTCTCGTTGTAGTTTTCCAGACCCATGGTCTTGGCGCCTTCAGCGTCAAACACTTGCAGGGAACCGGCAGGACCGTCGAATTTGTGTTCGATGGTTTTGATCGACTCGGTCGAAGGGATTACTTTCGACAGGCCGCGCAGAGCCTTGATGTACTGATCAGGGTTAGCAGCAGCGATGGTGCCCAGGAAGGCAGCAGTCAGCTGGTTTTCAGCAACGCGTTGATCTTCAGAGATAAACGCTTCAAAGCCGAGGTTAACGGCCATGGTACGCAGTTGCTTGTAGACGTTAGCGGCTTGACCGGCTTCATCCTTTTGACCGAACGATTCCAGACCTACAGTAGAGGCCAGACCAGCAGCGGTAGAGAACACACCGTCAGCCAGATCGTTTTCGAAGTTCAGCTTGGTAACAAATGCTTCCATGGAGAAGACTGGTTTATCTGTGGCGCTAGCCTTCAGAAGAGATTTCAAAGTTTTCATCAATTAATTTCCTACGCAGGATGGGTTTTGGTTTTAAACGAGTATCTATTGTCCAGGACTATTTTTCACCGGAACTAGACCTTGGACATAAGATAATAGTTGAAGAGATTCGTTGATGCTACTTGCTCAAACTTGCAAGTTCTCAGCAACTCATTAATCATACTATCAAAGAACGTACGGTTACTGATCAAAGTAAACCGTTCAGGATCGCTATTGGTGATAGGCAGACTCTTCTGCACCGCAACCCAAAGATTCTCATCTACAGGATAAAGGGAATATTCACTACAAACTTTTGGTTCATTAGCGAATCGGAGCGTAATGGTCTCAATACGTTCCTCTAAAGCATTATGCAAATCTTGCATCTTAAACCGTTCGAGGTTATCTGCGGTAGATGCAATTGCAATGCCAGCTCGTGGGCTCACAGCCAGACTTACGCCTGTACCGGCGCCGAACACGAATGGAAATTGGTTCATAGCTAAGTCGATTTGCGCCAGGTCGTTAACCGAACTAACGCTAGCTATATAGTTGGTGTCTAAAAGACGAGTGAAGAGTACGCCATCAGATTTGTACTGATCGAAGACTGCTTCTGGTACGACTAAGAGCTGGGCCATACAGTTAACCTTTGGTTTCATCGAGGGTTAGTTAATCATTCATAAAAATAGTGATTAAAACCATCGACAATTAAATACTTACTCACAAGATGATACACGATACAATCCACTATTTTTACTATCAAGGATTTAAAATGGCATCTCCAAAGCAACTCTTGGTACAATGCGTAACTCTATTGTGCCTTGAACACCGTGAAGACTCACCCGCTTCTCCTTCTACAGAATTGATCGATAAAGTGGTATCGTCTTTGGAAATGAAGGAAACAACTGTAGACCACGATCATGGTCGTCAGACATTCCTGGAATTGCGTAACCTCGTAAACGAACTTAATCAGAAACCCAAGAATGCTTTTCCGGGTTCTCAGGAAGTTCTACAGCTGGTTCGTGTTAGCTGCCGTGAGGAATCTTTCCTATACGATTCCGTTGAACAAGGCGTAATGGAAAACTTCCCAGACGGGATGAGTATCATGAAGGCTATCAATAGTCGTCGTGGTGCGCTTAATTATTATCTCAATGACACTACAATCAAAACCATTCTGAAGGAGTATTCCCAGAAGGCTATCTTTGACCGAGGCAATATCGATATCGCCAGTATGGTTAATGAGATGGGTGCAAAGCTTGAACCTTATGTAAAGGCTCGTGCTGAATCTAAGCATCCGGCAGAGATGGGAGCTATCGACTTTGATAATCCCGAAGCAGTAGAAGACTTCTTTGAAGCTGTAAAAGATACGTTGTCTTCAGATGGTGCATTCAAACTAGGTTGGAAAGGCTTTAACCGCATCCTTGGTATCTTGGGGGCATTCCGTCGTGGTGAGTTTATTATTACATCTGCACTACAGCACAACTTTAAGTCTTATCTTGCTATGTTCTTGTTCGTTCACGTATGTTTGTTTAACAAACCCTTCCTACGAGACCGAACCAAGAAACCGTTGATTCTGTTCGTTACACTTGAGAACGAAATCACAGATAACCTTTTGACTATGTATAAGTACATCCGTGAAAACGAAACGGGTGAAGAGATCGTCGTTAAGGATATCAACAAGAAAGAAGCAGCTGCTTATGTCTGTGCTCGATTGGAAGAGAATGGTTTTAAAGTGAAGATGATTCGCTTTGACCCAACTGAGTTTACCGTAGCTGGTTTTGTAAACTACCTCGACTCGTTGCAAGCTCAGGGCTTTGAACTTCAGTACCTGACCGTTGACTATCTCAATATGCTGCCTAAGACTGGGTTGGATGCTAAGATTGCAGGTGATGACATTCGACTGTTGTTCCGTCGTATGCGTAACTACACTGCGCCTCGTGGCATTACTTTCCTGTCCCCTCACCAGATGTCGTCTGATGCTTTGCAACTGCAACGTGAGAACACTGAGGACTTCGTACAGGTCGTAGCAAACAAAGGTTACTATGATGGTTGCCGTCGACTGGGTCAAGAACCGGATCTGGAATTGTTCCACCACATTATCCGTCGTAAGGGCAAAGCGTATCTTGCTATTCAACGTGGTAAGCATCGTAACACCGTGACTCCAGTAGAGGACCAATACATTATTCTACCTATGACTCAAATTGGCGTTATGCCGTGGGACATTGACAAAGAAGAAGATTATTCCCTCAAAGTTATTCCTGGCTCTGTGATCGGTAGTGATGACGAAAGTGGTTGGGACGCATAAAAAAGAAAACGATATAAAGCCTCTCCGTAAGGAGAGGCGATTTATTCATTCTCAGGTAATTACGAATGACCCATATAGACCACATTGTTAATGACATCATCGGTCAGATCCAACTGTCGATCACATGCAAGCACAGAGCTTATATCGGGGTATACACGGCAAGGCAGAATCTGTTGCCTGTAATCGAGACGTTTATCTCCCGCATTAATAAGCAGTACCAAATCAATACCGAGTCCCTAGCGGATGTCCAGAACTTCCTTAAGGCCAGTGGTTTGCGTATTGACATCTGGCAGAAGCCTGATCCATTTAAAGAAAAGAATCACCTCACCCTGACCGTGGGCGGGTTGACCGCTATCATTTTTGATTACGAGGAAAGTGTCTATGTCAATTGAAAAATTGAACAACGAAGTAGTAGAACATCTGAAGCATTGCATTAAGTGGCATCAAAGCACCGCCATCCTCGTTCAGGCAGCCGATTACAACGTAGCCCACGTCATGGGTGCAGTTACACGTTACGTGGCTGAAATCGAATCGTGGGGCGAAACAGACTATACCAGCTATAGTTCGTTCAACGTCGCTAAGCAATCGCTTTACTTGAAGTACAACATCCTGTTGGATATCTGGCAGAAGCCACACGGTCATCCAGACTACAGTCACATCAGTTTGGAATGCCGTAACTACAATCGAATCCTGTTTGATCTCGAATTGAACAGTGATGATCCATCCAACGCACCAAAAGTATAACTACGGCTACCCTTCGGGGTAGCTTTATGCCCGCCAAGCCCGTGGGACCCGTTTTAAGAGCTTTCTTTTAATAAGGGGTATCATTTAATGGATTACACTACATCACGTCATAAACGCCATCCCATGGAGGATGGCTTAGTGGGTATATTCAGCTAACGCTATTAGAATAAGGCATTGCTGACTAAAGAGTTTATAGACGTATTACCATTGAGGTAATACTAACTAAGGATTGATTACTATCGTAATCGCTGTATATTACAAAATAAAGCCCTACGGGCGATCCTATGCTCTTTAGTGCTAGTCCTGTACTACATGGGGATGTCCAGTATTTTAAATCAATCGTATGTTAACAATAGAAAACCCTGATCAGGTAGACACATATGAGCGCCGAGCGTATCACTGACATGGACATTGCTAATCCTGAAGTAACTGAGGATTGGGTTAGTGTACCAGATGACGAAGCAGCACCAGAGATCTTTGAAACTGAGAAGATCCATACAGCCTTAACAGACCTCGCCAAAGACGTAGACACTGTGCGAGATCAAGTAACACTTGAAGCATACCAGAAGCGCTATCAGAGCCTTGTAGGGGTATCTGAGGTAGTAACGCTACCGACTATCACCCTAGAGTCTTTTGTAGGTGGTGCTCTGACTAAGAAGACCCTATTGGCGAAGGCTATCAGAGCCGAAGCTGATCGTGTAGGTGCACAGCTAGAAGCTGCCCTAGAGTCTTATGCCTCAGACATCAAAGAAGACTTTGGCGAGATGGTCAAAACATTCGATCAAGCTAACCGTAAGCTACGTGCTACTGATGCTGATATCGAAAACGTAGATTCCAAGAAGATCGAAGTTAACCACCAGCGTATCTTTGATATGTTCATGGTTAAGGATGTCTTCAAAGGCAAGGAACCATTGCCTACCATTCGTACTGAGACTCAACACCTAGAACGACTCACTCAACTCGTTGGTCGTGCGGTAGAACGCATCTCCAAAGATGTAGGGATGTTAGATCAAGATGATAAGCTGGAACGTAATGGCCGCGATCTTCCAGATCAGAATTCCTTACAGCTAATGTTCAACCGAAAGGCTAAGACTAGCGGTGGTCAGTTTGAGACTGATGCTCGTAAAGTACGTGGTCCAAGGAAGTCACATAGCTGGGGACAACACTTCTGGATTGCCTTTGGTGCGATCATGTTTGGTAGTTTAGGACACTCGATTGCCAAAGCGATCAACAGTGACAAAAAGGATACCGAAGCAAAGGTATCCAATAATTTGACTGAGATCCACAAGTTCATTCGGCATGTCGAAGGACTTGATGAAATCGTTGATGATCTAGCCGGTCATGTACAGGACTTGGTTGATCTGTTTAAGCAAGTCAACGAACGTCAGGAATCAGCATTGAATCGCCGCGTAGTACCAGTGATGGAACTCGCAAACTTTATCATGAAGCAGATTGTCGATATCACAAAAGGAACCGACACTCTCTTTACTCGACTCGTACGAAAACACAGCAAATAAGGTACCTTGAAAATGGCCAAAGTAAACCCTGTAATGCAACACGCTCCTGTTAAGAAAACTGCTGAGCAAATTGCACTCGAAGACTTCCTGAATACCGTGCCACCAGCACTCGTCAAGGAAGGCGATATCATGATCGACAACTCGCCAGCTGAATGGATCGAAGTTGAAGATACCAGCCTGGAACCAATTGTTGATTCCGTAGCTGTAGCCGACACACTGGACGATCTGGCTGATGACGTAGATGCGTCCACTACCGCTATCGCAATGGAATCCTATCGGCGCCTGTTTACTCAAGTAACTGAGTTGACCGGTCACCCTATTCAACCGGGTGTATCGCTGGAAAGCTTTAAGCTGACCAAAGGTGGCAAGAAGAAGCTGTCTACATCGATTCGTGAGCACGCTGCTACTATCCGCAGTTGTGTTAACATCGCTCTGGAAGACTACGTTGATTCCGTAGATGAGAAAGTAGCTAACACTATCGCGAACTACAAGCAGGTTATCGGTGATCTGAATCGTTTGGAAACTTCGATCGACGTTCCTGATACTCCTATCCAGATCGACCACAAACAAATCTGGGATATGTTCTTCATTAACGATGAAGCAATCGATCCTACTGAAATTGGTTTGGAAGTTTCGGCAGTTAAAGAACTGGCCGAGATCGTTAGCAAAGGTGTATCGAACCTGAAGACCATGTCGAGTGGTGGCGCAGAAGGCGCTGCACTGGGTGGTAGCGAGTTCGTACAACTGATGTACAACACTGACGTTAAGATTTCCAATGGCCGCGCCAAGTTCGAGAAACAACCTACTCCTAAACCATCTAAAGAGTTGGCTAGTAAAGACTGGGGCTGGTTGGTATTCTGGGGTATCCTCGGCGGCCCGGTTGGTCTGATCACTGCTGCTATCTACCGCGGTATCGCCGGCGGTAACGGTAAAGAGAAAACCAAGAAAGAACAATCCAAAGCACAGATGCAGAACATGATCCGTGCAATCAAAGGCATGTCGTCGGTTGTTACTAAACTGGATCAAGAAGTTGACACTATCTTGAAACTGGTTGAAGCTGCTCCCGAAGAAAACAAAGCAAGTCTGAAGCGTGCCGCTTCCCCAGTACTGGAATTGGCCTCGAAGACAATTGCCCACGTTACTGAAGTTTCTTACGGTGCTAAGGTACTGTTTAGCAAACTCGGCTAAAAAAAAATAAAGCATATTACCCCAGCCATCAGGCCGGGGTTTTATGTCATGCTTTCAGTTTCACGTTATCCCAACCACTCACGATGTACGTACCCGAACCACGAGCAACATTGAAACCTTTGGCGATCAATGCGTTCGCTGTTATCATGTGGAGGTGAGTATCGCTAACCAACTCGTGTCGATCGGTGGTATTAAAGATCACCTCAGACTTACCTGAGAACATCGCCGACTCGATGGTTTCGAGTACGACCGAAAATGACTCTACCATCCGTTGTTCAGCGTTAGTAACCAAAGTAGCCAAGCATGACATAAAAGAATACTCCTGATCTAATGTTATGTAAAGTGAGTGTACAGTTTGTATCGTTCCGATTCCATCACCGGAATGACGGTCTGGTCCCACGAGGGGATCATTCTGAAATGAGGGTGATTGAGTCAACCCATGAAAGACGACCACTAATCGTCTGACATGGTCAGCCTAAGGGGAGTAGTGCCCCCTTAGGCTTCCTTTCTTTATGCCGCGTTTTACAACCACTCGAATTTGATGTCATCGCCTTCCCACACGTAAGTGGCTAAAACATTGGCGCAGGTCGGACTACTATAGACCTTCCCGTTTCCGATGGCGTAGTTACCTACGACACCACAGGAACGACCTTCCTGCTCACACAGTGCATTTAATACAGCACCAATTGATCCAGCTTTGTAACTACCGAATGGACCATTGTACATTTTCATTATGCTGCCTCAGCTAGTTGTGCACTGGAATGCACTTGATCTGGAGTAATACCGATCTCTTTGGGATTGATAGTAATACCCCAGTCAGGATTACCTTTACGGAGTTCTGCAACCATCTTAGCGTAGAAAGCCCGATGGATAACAATTCGCTTATTCCAACCTAACCGGGAGAACTGGTCACTCGTTTCAGTTACATACCCATCATCGTTAAGTTGAACCTGGATGTGCCAACCCAACGTAGGACGTCCACCGAGGATACGTTCAATGTGGAGGCGCGCTGCACGTTTGAATGGGTGCATTGTACGGAACCCGAGTACTGGACAGAGGAACTTACAACGCTCGTAATACTCGGAGGCAGCAGCCTTTTCGATTTCCGCAGCTACTCGATTAAGAATTAGCTGAGCGAACCAACGCTTGATCATACCAGCTCCTTACTGATCGGACCTACGATCAACGACATATACGCATCGCGGCGCCCTTCGAATTCAACCGCCCAACCCAGTGAGCTGTAGTATTTTTCGATGTAATTTTTGACGAGTTTAGGGACAAAATAGTAACCCGCACCCTTATCACGTTCTTCATCGGTACGGTCCTCGTTAGCCAGGCCGTCCAGATCAAATTGAATCTTGATCTGACCATCTTCGGTTAAGAAGTTGTAATGGCGATCTTCGGCGAACGCGTTTGTAGACAATGTGTGATCGATCTTTTGTTTCAGACGATCACCGAGTTCACGCAGTGAATTGCAAACAGCTTCGCGAACTTTACCAGCGGATACTGGATTTTCATTTGGGTTACGAGTGAGGCCATGGTGCGACATTGTAAACTCCTTTAAAAGAAATGGATGTAGAGGAAGCCACCGGTCAACCCGATGGCTAGTCCCCAGCAGATTGTTGCAGTACCTAGTGGTAATGCATTCATGTAAACGCTATCAGTAACCCTGCGGAGATTACTGCTCCGATGACCGTTGGTAGAAAGCTCACATAAAGGAAAAGTTCCCAGTAGATGGCGAGCGGTTTATTCGACGTGTCGTGGTATTGCTGGACAGCAGATGCACCGACTAGCTGTAGTACCCCGGTAAGACAGAAGACTACCAAACTAGCCAGTGCAATGTACTCTATTTTAAACGTGAAGGTGAAAGACATGTTAATCCCGGCAAAGGTCTGAGAGTAGGTAGTTCGTGGTATATTCGCAAGGCTCTTGACGCCGAGTGATTTCCCAGTAGTTGCCATACGTACCAGAGTCACTACAGCAACTGCATTCCCGGACGTGTGTCCAACGAATGAATTCAATATCAAATTCACCCAGTGAAGGTGCACCGCCGAAGTGGGCACGGATCAAGGAAAGAAGATCACCGAACGAACGACGATCCTCCGCATGTGCAATGAACAACTTCGATTCACTGTTTACCGGGAAATCCCACGCATCTGCTCTACTCACGACAACAACTCCAGATCAACCTTTTCCAGCGCCAGTGCAGGCATGTGACGTTCTGCGTCATGCAGATCGATCTTGCGCCATTTAACGATCAGCTCGTTGAGCATCTCAGCTACAGCAATAGCTGCCCCACGGAACTGAGCGCCTTCACTCGCTTTACCGACATGATGTTCCACGAACTTTGCCATGTCATCATGGTTAGGTTTACCACACCACGGCAACTGCCGATCAACAACGATCAGTGGAACGGTCCAACCCGTGCGGTAGATAGCGAGAGATTGTACACCGATGTCGGTATTGAGTGACCACTCGTACGACAGGTTACCACCACCCATGAACGCCGTGCAGCTATGGTGGTCTTCACCCTTCGCTTTCATTGCAGCCACGATACGATCGAGTTGGGAATTAGCCTCACGACGCATCGTTACTTCTACGCCACTAGGATCGGCGCAGTACAACGTGATGTTACTGTTAAACTTATGCTGAAAGAACGACATGGTTGTTACTCCTGGGGATGGGTAATGCTTTCGATATCCAGCCACCCGAAACAGGTAGGTCGGGTATCTACATCGCGGATACGAAGACAGATCGCGTCGAACACGTTGCGAGTCAGGTCTTCGTGGTACTCGTGGTTGAGCGTTTCGGCTTGGTTCTTTACTACACGTAGAGCGTAGACCTCTTTAGGACCATCGCGCCCAACTTCGAGGGTCATCCCCAACAGCAGGGAATCTTTGTTATCCCAACGATGGATCAACAACAACCCACGTTCGTTGCACAGCAGGTGTACGTGACGCAGCAGGACCTTTTCATAGGCCCAACGCAGACTGCTAACCGAGGTGTAGTTATGACGGATTTCTTCAGCTTCACGAATCAGCTGATTCAACTCAGCGTCATCCTTGATGAATTCCCATTCTTCATGAGAGGCCATTGCCTTGAGGATCTCAGGCAGTTGCGGCATCTTCAGAACATCCCCGTGATCCGACACCTTGGAGATGATGGTGAGCAGATCGTTGTCGTTACGCAGTTCAATGTTAGTCATAGCTTGAATTCCTTTGCAATGGCACTTACGTCTACAGCGGTGGTGTCACCGACTTTAACACGTTCGTACGCTTCGATGATGGTAGCCACGCTCAGAAAACCCTCACGGGTATTGGCGTAGTCATTGGCAACGCGGTATTCGGTTGTAGTTGGACCACCCTTCAACCAATCTTCTTGGGTGTAAGCGTGGTTCAATACAGCATCAACAATTTCCTTCGAGACCGCCATTTTAAATCCTTAACGTGGTAGGTAAGCCAACATGGTGATCATGTCGAGTGGCTTGAACTTGGCATATTCGTTTGCCTGTACGTCCGTAAGTTCTTTAGCCAGATCGGCATCGATTGCATGCAGATCAAAGAACGCTTTAGAAGCGGACTCACTAATGAAGAACTTGCCAGTGGTGTAGATCGAGTGATCGTTGTGGTAGTAGCAAACCACATAGACCTCACGATTGTTCAACAGCACCAACTGACGTTGGATAGCCGTAACAGGGGAAACGAGTACAGCTGTATCGAGAACTTCCAGTAATTGAGGGATCATGTTACACTCCTTGGGATTAAATAAAAGTACAGCCAACAGAAAATAAAGCCCCTCCCGTTAAGGAGGGGTATATGTCACGGTAGTTCTTTAACCGGCTCAACTTCAACTTCGAACTGATAAATCAGATTCGATTCAGTAGGGATACTGAAAGTGCCGAAGTTTTCCATTACTTCCCCTTCAACCCGGCAAGTGACTTCCCCGATCTGATCACCACGCATGGTGACGTCAACGAAGGTATCTTTATTGCGGTTGATACAAAGGGTCTGTTCGATGGTACCGACATCTTTGATGAACCAGCCATCACCACGCGAGTTAGCAAACTTGACCATGTGAGCTTTACCAGTCAAGGCGCTGATCACAACCCAACCCAGACCTTTCCAGTAATACAACTGCATGTCATGATGGGTGGGGGAGAGCTGAGCGTTGATGCCACGCTTGATCATACGGTCATGCCATTCCAGCGCACGAACCTTACCCAGGACAGAGACTTCGCTGTGGTTGGGATCAGTTACCCAATCTTGTCCACCAGCCCAGTACTCCTTACCGTTAGGACCATCCGAAACGAGATGGAAGTGTTCAGCGTGTTTCGACAGGTTTTCATAAGCCATTTTTATTTCTCCTTGGTGCGACGTTTCCGTTTCTTTTTGGGTTGGTGTCGAGCGAGTGCAGTCATAATGGTTTTACCCATTTCCTGCTTACGCTCGAACTCCAGTTCTGACTTTGTCTTACGACGAGGTGCTGGCCACATACACGGTGGCAGCATTATATTCACAGCAAGCCCAGCTTAACGAGATCTACGATGGCTTTAGCATCTTTGATGTCAACACGAATTGGACCGAAACATTCACGGATAGCTTTCACCGCCCGTACAACATGTGGACCTTGAGCCAGCTCGTGCCAACTTACACCTTCAGCTGTAACCAGTTCACGCCTTGGATCACGAGCCTGCACGTAACCGATCAACACCATGTGTTCACAGATGTTGGTGATCTGCTTCATACGCAGGTTCAGGACAGCCGGTTCCAGAATCGTTACCCGGTTATTGGTATCAGAAACTTCCGCAACGATCTGCGCCATATTCGGAGAGTCCATGAGACCTTTGATGATACGTTCAGCTTTGTCCATCGCGGCTTGCAATTCGTTAACGGTGTCGATGAACAGGATCGATTGGTCGAGCACGGTAAATTCCTTTAGAGAGTTTTGAGAAGATGTTTGATTTGTGGATGGTCTGCCAGAGCCAACACTTTCTGCAACCGAGGACCCCAAACATCAATAGGGTCCACAGCCGCAGGTTTAAGACCCATAGCTACCCGATTGGCATTACAGTCAGAACAGAACTTGTGGATAGTACCAGCTACGATCAGGTGGTTGAAGAGCAGTTGTGTAGACCAGGCACCGCGGGAGTCATAAGCAACACGACTACCCGTAAGAGTAAGGTCAGCTTCTTTGGCAAGCTCTCGCAGGCTAGCGAGTTCTCTGACGAATAACTCCATGTCCTTTAATTCGCCATCCCACCACCATACACCCACAGGGGAATAATTGATGAACTCCAGAAGATGGTGCGAAACGTAAAAATCACGTTTACGCTCCAGAGCTTCTGCACGTTTTACTTCTTTAGACTTGGCCATCGTGAACCCTTAACGGAAAGAAAGATCGACTTTAACTTCCAGACCGTTTTCTTTGCAGATGGTCAGGATACGACGCAGAGCATGCTTGTACGGCAGGCGCAAAGCATAGTCGGTGTCGTAGGTGTTGTCGATCTCTTTTACTTCGATCAACATGTTTGGCAGATAATCATCAGCCTTGAACTTTTCCGAGAGTGGATGGGTATCCAGCATTTCGAACAGGTCTTCATGTTTTGGCAGATCAAGACCGCCACCCATGCGTTGAGTCGATTTGTACCAGTCTTCCAAAGTTGGGATAAACATATTCAAACTCCTTTAAAAAGAAAATATAAGACCCCACCTCCTTTCGGAAGTGGGGGTCTCGTTTAGGCCTTGCGAATATCTTTCATCAGCTTCTTGACTTGCTCGTCGAAACGTGCGAGCCACTCGTTCAGCTCCTTCTCGTGTTGGGAGTTAAGCTCCACGAAGGTCTTACGGATTTCAGCCGCGGCCAGCTCGAAGGTGAAACGTGCTCTCTCACGATCGTTCGGGTGATCCTTCATCGCAGCATCAAACGCATGAATCATGGATTCATACGCGGTGTCAGCATGCTTAGGGCACCACTTCTTACGCGTGGTCAACATAACCACACCCACAACAGCCGCAGTTGCTGCAACTGCGATACCAGCGGCGATAAGGATGTTTTTCTTGTTGAACTCGATCATTTTTGAAACTCCTGTAGATATGTTTGGATAGGTGATACCCAGTTGAATATCACCTTTGTAATATAGCCTTAAATGAGGTTCTATTACAGCTTGTTGCGGTTACGGCAAATGGCTCGCTTCAGATAACGCTTGAAACTGGCCTTGTGGATGTACAGGTGTTCGTCAACAACGACGTAAACCTTTTCTTTGAGTTCCATCAGACGGAACGCAACCCCGGTTACACTAATCCAGGCGTTTTGTCGCAGCTGAGGATACATCTCGTCGATCTTACCCGAGATGAATTCCAGGATGGCATCAGGCATGTGTCCGGTGTAGAGAGCGTAATACTCTTTACCGAAACCATGATGCCGTTTCATTGCATTACCACTTTCAATGGCAACGCCCAGCTTAGCTTTTTCAGATACCATGATTGTATTCCTTACAAGGCTACAAAGAGTGAGTCGAAATGGTCGATACCAGCGAAGGCCTCCCAAGCGAAATGGAAGACCTCTGTTGCAACGATGGAACCGTCAGGTCGTACCACCATTACGTGGTACTTCTTATCGGCCCCGAGCTTAACATCGATGGCGAAACCATTTTCTTGCTCTTCGCTGTAGCCGAACTCGAACAGTACGTGGAGAATGCATTGCTCGAACAAATCACGACAAGCCATCCCATAGTGGCGACGGCGATCACGATTCGGTTCGTTGTAACGCATCTGGAAACGTTCCCAGAGGTTGTCTTCACGAATCTTTCTTGCAATGCCTAGAACCGTACACTCGAGGTGAATCATGAGGGCACGGATGTTGTCGCCATATGGCAGACTCTTTTTGTCACGACGGTTGATTTCTCGAACCATAGCAACAATCAGAGCCATTCCGGTTTTGTCAGTGATTTGCAGCATTTCTGTTAACTCTCCAGTTTGATAGCATGACGCTCGGCGAGGTCAGTGCGATGGCGGTCGTGGTCGATATAGTCGCCGGTGAAGAAGTTACGGATAACCCACGAACCCATCAATGGGTTACCTTCAGGGCTTTGACCGTATTCACGAGCGATTACGAATTGAACATCGTTACGGGTATAGCGGTAGTGATCGTCAACCTCGAAAGCTTTGACGGGTTCTTGTAGTGCAGTGTTCTCTAAGCTGATGAGGGCATTGAGTGCATCCACCCCCGAGTACCGGCTATTAACTACAACTTCAGCTTCACCGATGTTACGGGTAATGCTTTGTTTAGTGTCACCCATTTCGAGTGCTACCAGAACCTGTTCAGCAATGTACTCGCAAGTCGGCCAGCCGTTCTTTGCATTGGCGTCCCACAGCTTACGACTGAACTCACGGATCTTGCCCATGGTCCAGGATTCACCTTGAGCAGCGAGTACCCGACGGACTTCTTCGGCTACAGCTTTATGTTCAGGGCTCATATCTGCAAATGGATCAGGCTTTTCACCGATGGCAATAATCCCGCGGGCCGTTTCAGATTCACGTGCGATAATACCACCCAATGAGTTGTAGATATCACTATCACTCAGCCATTGCCCACGCTGATTGCTGCTGAAGATCGCATCCGCATAGTTACGGCACTGCCATGCCATACGAACTAAACCATTTCCCTCGATATGACGGGTCACCTCACGCAAGATCCGACTGTGTTGAACCGCATCACCAATGCTGATCTCGTAACCGCTTGGATTTAATTGGCCCAGACGGTGGTTGAGATAGGTGAGCGACTCTTCAAAAGATGTTGCCCCATGGTCAAGCGCTTCGGCAGCGTAAATCTCAGCGTCTTTCATGCTAAGGGGTACGCATGCCTGGTGTGCGATCGACATGAATCTTTCCGGTACGCTTAGTCCGATCTTGCAACCCGCCGACCAATTAGCGAGCAGATTGAAAAAGGAACGGACATCAAACCCAGATTTAGGTAGGGGGTCCATGTCTTTGATTGCTTTCTGGCGTACGCGTGCCAACTGGCCCTTCTCACCATATCCCACAGTCTTACCAGTGTTGTCGATCTTACCTTCCAGGTACATCGCCATGTTGTGGGACGCCGAGCCGAATGCCGAGATATCCGTCAGATGGAGGATTTCACTGATCGCAGTTTTTTCGATCGCCATTGCTTCTTCAGCAGAATTGCACTGAAGATTCAATTTGGATAACCACTGACCTACGGCCTGTGCAACGGCTTCGTAGTTTGGGTGAGTGGTCATGCTATCTTTTACAGACATTTAAAAAGCCTCTTGTGGAAACGAATTGAAAGAACTGTACCCAGTGCACCACCAGTCATTGCGGTGAGCAATGCCGGTAGACCCGCTAGGACCAGAAAGGAAAGGTTAGCTGCAAAGGTCAGCGTAACGGCGCAGGATGTAATACCCGCTGCCAGTTCACGACCTTGTGCAATGTTCCGGGATTGGAAGCACTTCACGAATGCTTCACCGAAGTTGGATAGTAAACTACCCAACAACAGTATCCAGATCGGGATAACAGGTAACCCGAGGATTTCAGCGATGCTCAAGGATCAACCCCATAGCTTCAGGTTCGGTGTACACCAACTCGCCGTTAACGAACTTACAGCTCTGAAGATGCAAATGCGCTTTACGGAAACCGTAGTTACGGCTAGCTGGATCACGTACGATCTCTTCGATCTTAGCAGCGACGATGTTGATTGCCGCTTCACGAGTAACCAGATCAGACTTGACATGTTGATCAACCCACTGGGTCGCATTCTCACGTGCAGTGGTCACTAAAAAGTGTTCCAACTTCTCTTTGTTGTTCATGTACTACTCCTTAACGAGAAGTTACGAGTACAGGTTCGCCAGTAGGACCGATGCGATGACCGTAAACGATTTCAGTTTTGTTTTCTTCAGCCTGCGGAGGAGTGGTCAGCTTTTCGTTAGCGAACATTGCACCGAGGATGATACCAGATACCAGAAGCATAGCTTTCATTTTTAGATTCCTTCAATTAATGAATTTAGGGTTGAGGCTCCTTAGAGCCCCATGGTAGGTTGTTGGAAGTGTGCCAGTACATCGTTCAAAGAAACGTTGGAGGGAAGCTCCAGCGCTTCAGCAAGCCCTTGTGTCAGGCTTACTGTACAGAGATCATCATGAACACCATTGGTGTCCAGCAGATAGAACGCACGATCCATTTCACTGAAGGGATCATGGATGCAATATTCGTTGTCATCGAGGATATGATCGATGTGGTGAAAGTTGCGGGTCAAGATTTCGTTAAGTGTTACACGACGCATTGTTTTAATTTCCTATTGGTCAGACTACTGTTTTATTAGTTTACGTATTGCTTTAACGCCCCAGCAACCTAGTTCCCAGATACCCCAAAGCGAAGCTAGTATTGCAAAAAAACTCAAAGTAAAAATTACCATACTAGTGAAATTATCACTACTGGTATCAGTATAAGAAAATAAAATGTATTGTGTGGTGGTCATGGGTATGGTCCATCATAGGGGAATAAAAAGGGAGTCCGAAGACTCCCCTTGGGTATTACAGCCAGGCACCATAAAGCAGTTGGGCCTTACGACCGGTATCTGCCATGGTGTAGGAGTGATCCCACGAATCACGATGTTGACGGATGAATGCAATCATCTCGGTCTTCAGGTCTTCATCAGACAGACCCTTGGCACGAGAGATGGCTTCATGAGCTGTGATCATATCTTCGATATGAGTCAGAGCTTCTTCGTCAGCGACATGCATGCAGGTAGCGAAGATAACCGCACCAGCAAATGCTGCCAACGAATATTTGATAATAGACCCGATCATTTAAATTCTCCTTAAAGACCGTTACCGCGATTAAATGTTTGCTGCGGACTCTTCGGCTTCGGCAGTTGCTTCAGCACGTTGAGCGTTAGCCTGATCTTCTGCGGCTTTACCATCTTTGTCTTGCAGGTAGAAGTAAGCAGCAGTACCAACAGCAGCCAGAACAGCAACACCAGCGTATACGAATTTCATGTTGTTTCCTCAGAGCAGATTTGGATTAGGTCGTTTAGAGCGAAGTCTTTAGCAGTTCCCCGATACATCAGGTCAACTTGCTCAAGCATTGAATTTACCACAAGTGTAGCGATGTCTCTGATCTCGTCAGCTCTCTCCTCAGGAAAGAGTCGACGGTAGTTATCACATTGCATGAGACACAGATGCAAACGCCTCACAGCGCTTCGTGCGCGGTTTGAGTGATATATCTGTAACTCTCTGACATCACCTAAGCGAGCAGAGACCAACAAAGCTACGGAAGCCACTACAGCTACCGATGCCGCACAGCCTACGGCCATGCCTTTCATCATCCGACCGATGTTCATGGGTCAACCGCGTCGACTACAACTTCGTAGACGACACGCACCACGATTACAACAGTCATGATGCTGATCAAACCCTTGACCACTTCACGCATCGTTTGTTTCCTTTTGTCGCATCATTGGGGTAACAGCACCCCACAGACCGTTATCAGTTTTCTCTTGATCCGCAGGTCGCTCCACGATCCGATAGATCGAGTTCAGAGTTTCCACCTGACCTTCTTCGATACTACCTGCAATGATCGGGGAAGTCCGAGTATCGCCGCCCAGGATGGTACCGTTAGCCAGAACCATAATGCCGACAGCGACATTACGACCCACGGCTTGTTCATGACCAGGCCAGAAAGTTTCAGCCGAGACCAGTTCAACGTCACAGATTTGGTAAACAGGTTTAACGCGTTCTTGATTAGACATGGTAGATTCCTTCAGGTTGGTTAATTCACAAAAGTAATATAGCCTTGAGTTGGCTTCTAATACCAGCTTGCTTGGTTAAAGGCATCCCGATACGACATGTGGTCAGGTACACCCAGATTTTCTTTTACAGCGTCTTGTATTACAGTAGTCTCGGCTTCGTAGAAACACTCAAAGCGTTCCAACGGTACACCGATACGTTCTTCTTTGATCGCACGAGCAATCCCCATTCCTTTAGGATATACATAACCCTTTGGCCATGGTCGAGTCGCCGGTTGGTGAAACCAACTAGGACGTTCTTCTGGTTCAGACCGGCGCCTTACTACAGCGTCGATCTCTTGGAAGTCTTTAACTGCTTGGTTAGACGCACTGAATGCGCCGACACCCATTGTTTCTTCGATCTCAGCCAGCATCTGACTGATTCGGCTAATTGGTGTAATACCTATTCGCACAACTATCTCCTCGTAACGTCATAAGACCCCTGCGGTTAAGCAGGGGCTTTATGTTAATCCCACGCGTTAGTGGTTTCCATCCATGGCGGATAGACCACTACCACTTCATTCGGCATGTGCTCAGCAAAGAGTTTAATGCTTTCTTTTACATCCGAAAAACTAAGCCCACCGTTTGCACAGCCCAGAGGAGGGACAATGATTTTCCACGTTGGGTCGATATCACCTTCTTCACCAACTGAGTCTACCATCCACTGTAAACCAGCAGATATGTATTCGGTCAATGATGGATCTTGCCAGCGATCCTTAGTAGGGAACATCATGTAGTGCTTGCCGTTATCAGCTTTGTAGATTACAGGATTACCGATTGTAATAATCTTCATCCGACAATCATGACGATAGCGTTCATATAGGTCGGGATGGGCGTCTTTGAAAGATTTGGCTAATCCTTTGCCCATCACGCCTACACAGTTAACGGTGATTAGATAAAGATCACCTTCTTGACGAAAGATGTCTTGTCCAATTACGAATTCAACCATGGTAGGTCTCCAAGTAGATGTGTGTAAATTCACTCATCTAATTGGGCACAATGGTTATCTTACTTCTTCGTACACCTTCTTAGCACCAACGATTGCTGCACAGATACCGGTGAACAGTGCTACAGCGATTACATAATGCTGCGTCACTTCTTTGTTGTGGTGTGCTTTCGCGAATTCTTCCGCGTTAGCTTCTTTGGACTTCTTTGGATCGTAGAATTTACCGAACATATTGCGTACCTCAAAAACCGTTTAGACAGAAAGTTATTAACAGTGTCACAACAAACGTTACAGCTATTCGCATTGGTGTTATCACGCGGACCGCAGGGTCATGCATGATGTTCTCTTTCCAATATTTCTCGACAGCCTTTTTATGGGCTTTATCGTAAGCAAATGTAGCCTTATCCATTGGTTATTACTCCTGTAGGTTCACGATTGTAATATAGGCGTTAAAACGCTTCTAATCTCAATAGTGACTACGATGGCGGTCAGTATACCCGTATCATCGCAAACAGTCTGTATCTTCGTTATAGGTCCTTGTAGGGCACCCAAGGATGGTCGGTGGGTCTGGTGTAAATCAATGAATGCCTGAGTGATCTTATTTGCAAGTTCTGGGTAAGTATTGCACAGAGCCATAGCCTGACTAATCGAGGCATGATATTCGGTAGAACATTTACTGTAATGGTAATTGCATTGCGTCTGAAGGTAGAGCATAGCCGAACTATAGAACGTATCCAAGAAAGCCATGAAGTCTACCTTACCGATGGCAGGCTTATTGAACTCGAAGAAGTGATATGACCACGACGGATCAATGTGAATCAATATATTCATCGTGGTCTCCACGTCAAGCGATAGTTACACGTTCATTTTCAGTAGCCCGTACCAAGAACAAACTCAGGTTGGCGATACCGTCATATTTGGATGTGTTGTTACCGCCGTCCGTAGGGATGCGGTTATCGTTCACACCCAATAGCGTACCGTAGTAGGTCTTAACGGTATTACCATCTAGCGTCTGATACTTAACTGGCATACCCGGCTCTAAGAGATCGGGGTTAGATCTGAACCATTGTACGTCAAGCTTCTGGCCACGCTTCTGAGCCATTGTAGTGTATTGCTTCAATGGGTTACCAGTAAACCGATCTGCTGCCCAACGTACGTTGTTAATACCTTCTGCCAGTGCTTCACTAGCAACCTCAAAGAGACTGGTAGCTCGATCAATCAACATCCGGTTATCTTTAACCACACCCATTTGCAAAAGCTTCTTGGCATCACCAAAGCGGAAACCGTTGCCCTCTTGAATATTCTTAGAGGTAGACTGATCTTCACTTAGGTTGTCACCAGTACAAATAATCGTTAGGGATCTTGGGGTATCGAGGAAAGTCTTTTCAGTACCTTTGAAACGTTCATTCGGCATGTTGATGATGTTAAGCACTTTTGAATGCTTTTGGTATCGTGTTGTATCAAACAGGGGATAAACGTAGAATTGACTGTTCTGAATGTACCGCCCCAATCCGGTTGGGTAGACTCCAGCTTCATCGTTCTGTAGGAACCTTGGGACATCCTTCAACATCATCCCATCTGGGAAAGCAATCTGATGCTGAATCTCTGGGTTAAAGTCTTGTCGCCAAACGTTCATAGTTTCGATACGTTTGTTAGAACCTTCGAAGACTTGGTCAAAGTAATACTTGTGAATCCAAGTCAACATATCTAACGTGGTCATCTGCCGAAGCGTAACTCCCACAGTGGCCATCATCAGTTTATAACACAACTCATCCACCAGAGTGAACACAACGGATTTCATACCAACTTGGTTCATCTGTTCACGTGTAGACATGGCAGCAGATTTGTTCGTCAGTGTAGTGTTGTCACCACCCTTAAGATCTAATACCGCCTTAAAGCGTTTAGTACCTGCAAAGCGTTCCCAGTTACGAGCACTAGAACCCTGCATCAGTGGGGTTTCATTTATGTCAACTTTTAGGTTATCCCGGTAAGGTAAGATGTCGTAGGTGTAATCACCCAGCAACATCAGTACCTCAATCTGACGGATATCCCCCAAAGCACCAGTACCGTAGTCGCGTGCCAAGTGAATGTGATCAAAGCGGTTAGGTTTAATCCACTTACCATTCGCAAGAATGTTAATACTCATACGAGTACTGTGGTAACCTTCACCCGCCGTGACGACACGTTCGGCAGCTTTATTAAGTAGCGTTGCATCATAAGACATTAGTAAAGGTCCGCCATGTAACGTTCAATGTCATCCACGATGGATACATATGGACGTAGTTCTTCTTCACGAGCATCCAGCGACGTAACGTATTTGTTGGTAGCCATCAAGTTACGTCGTCTGGACATCTCAACGAAAGAGTCAAAGATACTGGATCGTACCTCAGCTCTAGGCTCTAGCTTTTTAGCAACACGATAAACTTCCAGAGCCAATGCTTCAAATGAACGGAGGTCTTCCAGTGGCGGCAAATCATTCAAATGAAATGCCTGCTTAGCGGCCTGTAACATATCTCCCAAGTGATCCTGAATATCAGCGTACATCTGAATGCAGTCAGTCAGGTTCGTGATAGCGAATGAGTGGCCCTCAGCCATGAGCATAGCTAGGGCAGCGGCTGTGAAGTTTTTATACTCCATCCGACCCATCGCTAGGGTGTCGACTTGTTTGTTACCAGTGACGTTCATAATAGCTTTGCCACTGGCAAGGTATTCAGTAGAGACCTCGGTCAAACAACTTGCCATACACTTGTATCGAAGGTTAAATAAGCGCCATGCAGGAGTGTAGCGTTTGCATAGTTTGAATGGTTCACCGGACATGTTATTTCCTCAATGTGTAGCCCAGCAAAAGAATCAGAGCAGGGTGGTAGTAGAAGCGTTCAAGGTTATCCCAAGAAAGGCAGCACTTAACGACAGCCAACAGTTGTTCCTTGTTGATGTCTTCACCACGAATCATTTGCCAAACCAATAGTTCCAGTTTACTTTGAAGCTTAGCGTCTTCGTAATAGAAGGCTTCAGAGAAAACGTAATAGTCGTCGATTACAACAGGTTTGATATCAGGAGGGAAACTCCATGCCTTGTTGAGATCGAGTTGTTGTTCAGGTGGTACACGTTGGAACCACTTCTCGTTACGTTGAGCTTGAGTCTGATAAGGACCCTTTGGTGGACGACGTGGTTTACCGGCTTGGTATGGAATACCTTCAGGACGGCAACGATTCGATCCATCGTAAGCAGAGTCAACATCAGTAGGTGCATCGATTGGATACACCATGCGTGGAATACCCGAGTAACCGATTGCTTGGAGTTCAGGTTTCCACCGAGAGATCATGGTCATCACAAGATGAGCACGCTCAGTAGCACCGCACCCAATAGCTGGGTTCTGTCTCACCAGCATATCCCACACTGTAGGTTCAGACATTACACGTTCAGACTGCACGTTAAGGATTCTTGCTCGACGTAGTGTCCAATCGCGACTGGTATCCAGAATGCTCAGCAACAGTTTCGTTACAAAGTGATCGTACGTGTGGTTCAGTTGATCTGGTACCAAGAATGTGTAGAACTGAGTGGAGAAGAAGTCTGCGATATAACGCCGAATGATTTCAGCTCTTACCTTTGCAAACTCTTGTGCCATAGCTTGTTCAGCTTCTGTGACAAAAGGGTTGCAACCGTTAGCGAGTTTATCAGACGACCAGTAATAGGTAATCTGAGTCTTACGTTCGAGGTCATCGATTTGCTGTTGAGTTAGGAACCCAACCATCTTCCATTCGATAGCGTACGTGGAGTCCCGCATGAATGTTTCACGCCGAGCGCTGGTGATCGTAAATATACCGATACGACCATCGCCGATGTTACCAAACATCATGTCCCCTTGGTTAGGGGTAAGTGCTGGATACGTGTGACCACTGCCTGTAACACTGAACGTACGAATACGTTCATCTTGGGAGATATCCAAAGGTTGGTTAACCTTAATGTCAATCCCCATGATCCGTTGGTACTGTTGATACGGTGGTTCCCGATCTAGGGCCAGCGGAGTTGGTTCTTGTGTGGGTGCCAGGATCTGAGAGAAATACGTTACTCGCCAGTTAGAACCATTGATCCAAGCCAACATGCTCGATTGAGGCATGTACTTAGTATCAATGGCAATACCCCGATAAGCTTCAGGATAAGCCTTTACCTTGACGGGGTTTACCTGCTCAGAGACTGCTACACTCTCATCTTCTTCGTACAAAGGCATTTAAGTGTCCTCTATGTTTTCGGTTTACGTTCAGCAATGATGCCAGCGTAAAGCACGTTGGTTGGACCCCAGTTATCACGTCCGATCATCCCACCCCCTGGACCATTAGGACCTGTCTCATCAGGGTTGGTATCACCACGTTGAATCTTGGCGCAATGGATATCGGACATCTTAACGATACCAGTACGGAATGTAGGTACGTCTTTAGTCCAATCGGTAGTACCTTCGCCTGGCCACTTAGGATCAACTGTCCTTGGGCGACCTACACCGAGTAGTTGCATTTTCTCGATAGGCTCACGACCAAAGCATGTAAAGAACATTCGAGCCAGTTGCCACAGTACAGTTGGATAACGACGCATCCCTTGCCAATAGTCGTTAGGGATAGTCAACCAGTCACCATTAACAGAGATCTGAATATGGTAGTAGTAATGTGGATCTAGATCAGTCAACGTCTTAAGCTTGAGTGTTCCGGGTTCCATTACCAAAGGTACTTTATGGCGTTCACCATTACGGTACAGTCGGATATTAAACAACCCACCGTCAATGAAAGCTTCTGTCCCTACAGTATCGAAGAACTCCAATACGTGTGGACTGAACGAGAAACGACCTAACGACTTAAAGTCCATGACGTATTTAAGGTCTTCACAGTCTAGTGCGATCAACCCAGTAAAGAATGTCAGATGCTCAGGGAACTCATCGGGTGCAACCCATTCGTCTACGTCTGGATACTGGATGTAAGGTAGTCCTCGACGTTGGGCTAGAATGAAAGCATGTTCCAACGATCCACGTAGATTGGTAGTCTTACGATCCACTTGCTGGTAGTTGTGATACAGGGGAGCCTCAGGACGGAAGATCTTAGGGATAGGGCATTGATGCACTACCATTGGATATTCAACGTACAAATGAGTAGGACGATCGTAACGACAGATATAACTGAAGTTAACCTCATAGGCACCAGATTTATCTGAGACCGGCTGTGGCGTCTCTGGAGTGTTGATGAAGTCGAAGTGACCCACGACATCAACTTGACGTTCATAGATCGACAGCTGACCGTGTGTGCCCGTCATGGTGGTCATATCAGTAGTTGGTTGAATAAACCGTTCGTCCAACCAATCTTTAAACTCTTTCCCACTAGGCCAAGCTGATTTCTCCATCGTATCGTAGAGACCTCTGAACAGAGCCATCAATGGATGTGGAATGTTGTAATGGTACTCGAGGAAGAATGTGAGATCACCTACACCTTGAGACAACCGGATACGCATGTCATCAAGCCAACGCTGTGCAATAACAACGTTAGGGGCTTGGTAACGGATATCAATACGGAAGTCAACAAAGCGACGTACTGGACGAACTACAATCCCACGAGTCTCATCGATAAAGATCGGAAAGTTCTCTTGACACTTAACGGCTGTGGACAAAGTGAAGTTCTCTTCGGCCAGTTCTTCGTAGGTTACTTCCACACGGGTTTCTGGATCGAAGTGAACGGCGTTAGCGGTATCACAGCAATTACCGAACATCCCGTTATTCATAGGAACTGTTTCAGAACGTCCGGGGAAATATACATTAGTATCTTTAGGCAGACCCATGAAGTTAGCGATCTGGCTCACGGCACTTACAGATACGGAACGCATGATGGTTTCGTATACGTCTGGTAGAACAATAACGGCGGAGGCCATGGTGTAGCCCTCAATTAAAAAGATCATAAGATCCGGCATAAACCCCTACCCGAAGGTAGGGGCATTATGTTTACTTGATTGCTTTCTTAGCAACACCACAGCAAGCGTCAGCTACATCAACGCAATGCTTAGTGATGAACTTGTACAGATCGACGTGTGCTTGAGCAGAGAGCTTCATTGCTGTAGCCAATGCATCCACACCTTGTTCGTCACCCTTAACACGACTGTCTGCACCGATTGGCAATGCGCGATCACGAGTAGTACGAATCTTGGATACGCTGCTAACAGCGCGATCACCCGTAGTGTCAGCCAGCTTACGTGCAATAGCAACGTATGCTTTAGCAAACTTCAGCAGGTTAGCGATATCACCCTTGGACAGTTTGTAAGTAGAGCTTTCGCTTGTCTTACCAGACTTAACGCCGACTGGAATACCGGTGTGACCCAGTGCTTCGAGTTTGTCGTTACGGGAACTACCGCCAGCTTCACGGATCTCAAGTTTGCAACCACCCAACAGACCTTTAGTAAAGGCTGTACTTGGGAAAGCTTCTTTGGTACCACGCAATGCAACAGCTGCATCTAGAGCCTTATCGATCTCTTTATCAGAACCTGCACCGATCACGTCATTCAGAGCTTTAATCAGATTGTTCTGGAAAGTCTCAGATGCCTTGATCCCTTTTACAGAGATATCAGTAGTCAGTTTAAGATCGTCGCCTACTGCTTTAACCAGATTGGTTTCTTCGGTAGACAGATGGCCACGAATACCAGAGATGTCACCGGTAGCGAAGTCAGCGTCTTTCAATTGAACCAAGCATAGATCGATTTGTTTGTCCAGTGCATCAGCACGAGTCTTAACTTTATCGACCATGCCACTAGCCCACCACTTCTCAACCTGATGGCTGATGCGATGAGTTGCAGTAGTGATACGGGACAACATACCACGGAAAGATTCCAGAGTAGCCCGATAGGCCAGATCCAAGTCTTTACCGCTGTAGTCTTCCAGAGCTACTTTAGCAGGAGTCTTATCTTCGAAGTGTGGATCAAGAGCAGCCATCTTCTTACGGAAGGGTTCTACCGAGCCATTCATGAATGCCAGCAAACCAGCATCATAACGTTCGTTAGCAATACCCAGTTCCAGCAGAGCACGGAAGGTCTCCAGAGATTCTTTCTCTTTCTGAAGTTCTTCAATGGTCTTGTCACCGATATCCGCTTCCTTCTCTTCAGCATCGCCCCACTCACCAACTTCAGCAGCGTCAGCCATAGCTTCTTCTACATCTTCATCAGTGGTATCGACGTCTACATCTTTGACATCCACTTCGCCAGCTTCAAAGTCAGCTGGTTCTTCAGTTTCTTCGATTTCTCCAGCCTCAGCATCCACAGCCCCAGTTTCGTCAGGGACTTCTTCGCTAGTTTCATCAGGAGACTCGTCAGCAGTTTCTTCAACAGCATCACCGGCATCTTCTTCTACCTCAGCAGTTGCATCAGCTACATCGTCCATCCCGTCTTGCAGGTCTTCAGAAGTCTGATCAGTTGTGGACTCTTCTACGGTTGCAGCAGAACCGTCACTGTCACCCATGTCACCACCAGCAGGGGTCAGATCTTCCTCAGCATCAACACCGAGTTCTTCTGCACCTTCCAATGGAGTATCATCGTCTTCAGCATCTGGTTCTTCAGTTACCTGAGTAGCAGTGGTTTCATCGTCACCCGAAGTAGCCGGAGCTTCAGCTTCTGCAACAATCTCTTCGCCGTTGTTCTGATCATCCGAAACAGTAGTATCGCCAGTCTCAGGAATCTCACCCGATTGCTCTGGGGTTTCATCTGCAATGAAAGCAGTTTGGTCAGCATCGGAACTAGCAGCTTCAGCAGTTACGTCGGCGGCTTCGTTCTGTTGCTCTACCTCTTCGGTAACGTCTGGGGTTTCAGTTGAATCATCGGTCGACGTTTCAGCACTCTCATCACCCGTGCTATCGCTAGACTCGGGTGGGCTATCGGCCAGAGGATCTTCTGTACTAGTATCGTCGACACCCAGATCAGTAGTATCTGTATCACCAGCAGATACATCATCAGTACCCAGATCATCGGGAGTAGACTCATCAGTGGTAGTATCGGTACTATCACCCAAGTCTTCAGCGCCATCCAGAGGCGTGTCATCATCTTCTGCTGCATCGCCACCGAGATCTCCCAAATCGTCAGTACCTGCATCATCGGTACCAGCGGCTACATCACCGAGATCATCGCCACCCGCATCGAGGGTATCATCATTGATGGCTTCGCCGAGTTCTTCGTCGGAGTTCTCATCAACTTCTGCTGCTTCTTGATGAATGTCTTTAGCGGCAGCTTCTTCCTCTACCTCTTCTTCGATATCATCTTCAGCCGCGTCTTCTTCAGCATTCTCAGCTGCTTGTTCTTCGGTAACGGCATTACCGTTAACGTCAGTATCTTCACTGGCTTCACCGCCAGTTGCTTCAGCGGTTGCTTCTTGAACGATCTCGTCCTTAGTCGCAGCAGCTTGTTCACCCTCTTGGAACAGTTCGGTCATCTCAACGGATTGCTCACTGTCACCAGTGGTGGCATCTACAACTGGTGCGCCGTCAAGAGGAGTGGTATCTTCGGTCTGAGTGATATCAGCTTTGTCGTCTGCTCCGATTTCTTCTTTCGGAGTGGCTTGACCAATATCATCGCCTGCCTCAGTAGTATCCGCGTCAGGTACGATGGGTGCAACTACTTCTTCAGCATCAGCTGTCGAGATAGCGCCCTGCTCATCAAGTTCCTTAGCAGTCTCTTCAGTGTGATCTTCTTTAGACACTCGGAAAAGATTTTGGGAAGTCACTTTCAACATGTTGTTTTACCTTTGTAGTATTGCTTAATGTGGTTAGGTAGTTCGTCCTCCACCTAACCACGGGACGAATTTATACTATCAGATAATAAGTCAGCAATGTGGTTAGTTGTTGGCATCACAAACGTTCAAGATGGCGGACATATTCCGCGTCATCAGGGCCAGCAGGCTGAGGTAGGGGTTAACCAACCAGTTGTTAAATGCTTCCAACAAAAGAATGTAATTGGTTGCAGCTTGTAGGTCAGCACCTTCATAAACACCATTCGCTACGTCCTTACGGATCGCATCTAGATACTTAATGAGGTCACCTACACGAGTGGATCTACGACCACGTGCCATTACACCAATACGAGTAGACAGATCGGTAGCGGTTGCAATAACCTGACGAAGGATGCTTTGTTCAATCGACCGGGCAAACACATCAAACTCGACGTATTCTGGTGGCGACTTTGGTTCAGCATCCGAAGGTTGCAACAGAAACTCTTGTCCGATCAATTGCTCGAACTGTTCACCCTCAGGGTTCTTGTTCAGAACGATGAGTTGTTGGTTACCCAACATGTGTGGTCCCATGAAACGACTACCCTGATCGTTAAAGCCGTTGACCTTAGCGAAACCTACAGGACTCACATTGCTCAACAGGTTAACCAGTGTATCGAGTGCATTGGGTTCAGTCGGACGGATCGTCATGATAGCTGGGATAAGCTTCAGCAGCTCATCGTCTTGCCAGCGGTAGTACTTACGAACCATCTGGTCCACAGACTTTAAATACATCATCAGTCGTTGCGGGTCATTGATGATACGGAAGTTGATAGACAAATTCTGAAGACGTGTATCGATCTTGAACTTACCTTCTTTGTTCACTCGGTGGTTAGCACGGGATTCAGTATTGATCTGTTCTGCACGGTTGATGATCTTAACGAGGTTAAGACTAATACCAGCTGTACCGTTAGCTACGTCTTCGATCATGCGTGAAAGGAAACGGATGAGGGTATCGAGTAACCGCATAAATAGGTTCTGGTCCTCACCGGCTTCTAAGCCTAGGGCGAATTGTTTGGTAGAGCGTTGACGATCATTGCGGTAGTGTTCAACCGATCCAATTAAGGTAAGGATCTCAGCAGCCAGCAAATCATCAGCTTCTAACAGGTCACTCAGTACCTTAGGATTAGCTTGAACACCCTCAGTTGGATGTTCCTGATATTTAATATCTTCGGTCATAGCGATACCTAAATAAAACGGGGCACCGAAGTGCCCCGTCGAGATTATGCTTCAGCTTTGGAGCCAGACTCGATAATCTTGATCTGTTGCCCAACTGCAACGCAGTGTGCCTTGGCGTACTTGACCAGATAGTCAACAATCTCACCAGCCCGTGGCGAAGACTCTTGAACCATTTTACCGACCTTCATAGCCATTTCATCATACACACCTTGGTTCTCTTTGCCGCCTTTGGCCATGGCTCGCTTAGTAGCCTCCATGAGCTTATTACCGGCTTTAGAGATCTTCTCCGTTTCAGGACGAATCTCTTTGAGTTGTACCAGCAGTGCTTTGATGTCACGCACATGTTTACGCAGAGCCGCAGTAGTAGCGACTGGAATATCTTGCGACTTCTGATCGAGAGCAGGACCTTGATCATTCGCATGGCTTACACCAATCGATAGACCATGTTCACTGATGTCAAGAGAAAAGTTGCCTGGGAGGCGATCTTTATCAGCTTGCTGTTCAAACAGGAATTGCAGAGGTTTGGAGTACTGGTCAAAGAATGCATCCAGTTCTTCTGTTCCAGCGCCGTCGGCATCAAACTTCAGCACGCCCTTGGTCATGCCGTCGAGAAACTTGACAACTGCTTCTGGATAGGCGTAAGAAGCGAAGTGTGCAAGACCATGTACATCAGGACTTACCACACGATCGAATTCACCTTGAGCATTCAGCAGATATGCACTATTAAAGGTAAAGGTACCTTCGCCACCAGGAGCTTTGATCTTAGACAGTTGTTGATCCAATTGATCTACGGCACGCTCTACTTGGGATACACCATCCCAGCAGTTCTGTCCGGCACGCTTGATGAACTCGATGATCCGCTGGACAATCTCCAAGAATCTCTTCAGAGCAGACGAACTGGCTTCTTTCAGATCTTCCAGAGTAATGGTTGCGAGATCATGTTGTTCACGTGGACTTTTAGCTGTAAAGGATTCCATCGAACCAATCTTAGAGCTAACCCCAAGAACTCGACCAGCTTCACGCAGTTGTACTTGCAACAGCTTAGCCGACGTCGAATCGATACCGTTAAACCCAGTAGCACGAACGATGGTTTTGTATTCCTCCATCGCGGTTTGCAAGGCAATGAGTTGTTCGGCTTTCTCTTGCAGAGCGGTATGCTCACAAACAGTTTGCTCGATCATCACCTCAGCATTAGTAACCGGGATATCTTCGATTGGAGCTACCACTACTTCTTCAGTAATAGGAGTGTCGGTTGGAGCGGTAATAGGTACAGCTGCCGATGGGCTATCGGCTGGACTGACAACAGTTTCTTCTACCATCAGTTCGGCTGGGGGAGCGTCTTGGAATTCTTCCACGCTTACTCCCACGTCAGCCATTGCTTCTTTAAACAGACTCATGTGTAAATTCCTCAGGATGGGATTATAGGATTAGGCCAATGCGTCCAGTTCTTTACGAACGGTTGCGTTACGGGCAGCACCCACACGAGCCAAGTAGCGGATGATAGGATCATAATGAGGGTTAAGACGAGTAATCAAATCCATCATCATATTCGAGATAGCATCAAGACCATCGCGCGCACCTTTAAAGATAGTTTCCCCGCGGCGACCTTCTAGATCACCCAGAGCTTTGGCCAAGGTAGACATCTCTTTAAGGACGTTAGCTTCTTCACCGTACAACTTACCCAGAGCAGTCATGGTGGCCATGTTCTTACGAAGGGTACCGGTCATCTCGATCTCAGTACGAATCTCGTAGGTGTGCGTTGCAGGCGGTTTGGCGGCATCTTCTACATCAACCAACTCAGGACCCAAAGCGACATACTTAAATCCGATACCTTTGTTACCCGGTAGAACGGCTTTGGTGATACTGGCAACCAGAGACTCATGATTACCAATGAAACCAGCGTTAGCATTGAAGTTCTCGGAGTTACCGGACTCAACGTCGTATTCACTGATCATCTTCTTAGCACGGGTGATCTGGTCGATAGCGTACTTAGGCCATTGGGTAAGGAAGAACTTGATTACGTCCTGCTCAGACTTACAGTCATCAATGCAGAACTTACCATCGGCAAAGAGGATACCTGGGTTGTCGATCGTGATGGTACGATCACCCTCATGGAACTCTTGTGAAACGTGCTCATTAGAACTGCGTTTCTTTCTGCGGATCTGATCAATCAGTTGTTCGGATGTAGTCTTAACTGTTTCCAGACCAGACATCATCTTCGAAGCAAACTGTTTAGCCAACTCAATCAAACGATTGATCACCTTCATGATCTTCTCACCGAGACTATGAATAGACTCAGAGAAATCCTCAACCGACAAAGTATCTTTGGAAAGGTCGAACGATTCCAGGCCTACCGAGTTACGACTAAGTTTCAACTGACGCAAGTTAATCTGCATCATCTGACGGGCGACTGAATCTAGCCCATCTACACCGGCGGCAGCTACTTGATCACGGTAATGTTCAAGAGCGGAGCGGACACCCATGAGTTCTTGAATCTCTAAAACAGAATCCTGAACAGAGTTAGCGTCCATGTCATGAGTATCGATGTCACCAACAAGATCAGGCAGGTTACTTGGATTTTGACGAGTATCGTCGTGCATAATTAATCCCTTGTACTAAATAAGAAGGGGAGGCGAACCTCCCCTAAGGTTTACCAAGCCTTAGCCATGGCTTCCAATACAGCTACAGTATTAGCGCCTTGGCGTGCAAGGAATTTAACCGTGCGGAAGAACTCATCCAGGTTATATGCTTCCTGCATTTTGCTAATGACGTAAGCTTGGATTTTCTGGCGCTGATCTTCTTCCAAATCCTTACCTGAACCCTTACGGAATTCAATCAGGGCTTTGGACATGTCTTCTTGGGCTTTAGTCATGATGTCCAGCACACGATTGCTACCCAACAGTGTCAAGAACTTTACAGTATCTTTGATCTGCAATTTCATGTCACCAAGGTCTACATCAATCTTTGCGTGGTCTGGAACATCTCTTTGTTCTTTGTTATCAAGGAATTTGATAAACTGACCTTCCTTACGCAGTACGTGATCACCTGGAAGATTAAGAGATGCACTAAGGTGACTTCTTTTCTGATCTTCAACGATATCCTCTAATTCTTCTAGAATAGAATCATTAGCTGGGCGTTTCAAAACCATGATAAATTTGTTTACCATATCAACGCGGATATAGTTGTATTGCTGACGAAGAAATTCGTTACACTTCATCAGATCGCTGTCGAGATGGTCGCCTACGAAAATACCGGTCTTCCACATATCAGGGTTAGTTTGAACAGTAACTACGTCCGACTTCGGATCACCAGACAACTTATCGATCACCCCTTTAGCGGCTTCAGCTTTAGTCAGGATACCATTCACACCAGCTTTATATTTACCCCACATCATCTCGGCCCGTGCCAACAGCTCTTTAATCCACTTGAGCACCTTGGCGCCGATCTCGGCAGCTCGGTCTGTCAAAGATTTCTCATTGACCTCGGCATCTTCTACAGCGGCACGCGGTGTAGTCAGATAACCTTCCATACCGGTAGCACGAACTTTAAGACCACAGATCTGGTCGATGTGTTCCAAGCCAGCTTGCAGTACCGCAGCAGCCTGTTTAGAGATGCGCTTGTTAGAACGAAGAATCTGAAGGTGTTGCTCGATAGCAACCTGAGCACCATGCAGTGTATCTACTGCATCTTGGATGCGACCAATCTCAGCAATCTCTGGTAGATCCAGTGGATCAGTTTCTACAGCGGTCAGTTTTTCGGCTACTTCTGGAGCAAGCGGTTCATTACCATGGGCAGTTGGCTCAGTAGTGATGGCTTGTTCTACTACAGCATCGTAGTTCTCTTTAGAGACTTTACGGGTAGCATGAATCTCAGCTTGGCGCTTGAGCAATTCAATACGAGCTTTACCAGTACCGACCGCTTCATTGATGCACTCAAGACTCAGCTTAGTTACGCCACTTGGCTTACCAGCACGATGGTTAATAAACCCGATTGTTTGGCGAAGACGTTCTTGATCCCGACGAGGGTAACCGATGATGTCGAAACGACCGGCGTGTTGGGCATAGTCTTCAAGCGACTTGGTTGCGGACTCAGTTTTCTTGATCTCTGCATCAGTCGCTTCAGCCGTATCGTGTTCCAGTTTTGGTTCATCAGCTTCGGCCTCCGATTCTTCTGCATCGTCTTTCTTTACGAATGGCGGTGCTTTGGTTGCCCCATCACCGGCTTCGGCATCGGTATCTTTGGAACCTTCATCCGGCTTAGTTGCAGGAGGAGTTGGTTTCGATTCTGTGCTGTCGTCAGACTTGGCTGGAGCTGGTTTGGATTCACCTGTCTCAGCAGACTCTTTAACAGTGTCGAACTGCTTTTCTGTGGCGTCATCAGTATCTTCCTTCTCAGGAATTACTTTAGCAGGACCCGGACTATTGGTGTCAGTACCAACGTCCCCGGTTTTGGTACCGGCAGCTACGGTCTGGGCATTGGGAACTTCTTTAACGCCATCATTCAATGGCTCATGTGCGTCAGCAAAGTCTTCTTTGCTACCGACTAGTTTACTCAGGTGGAAAAAGGACATGTTCTAGACTCTCTTTGGAATTAGAATAACATAGCATAATGGGAACCACGTAGGTTCCCACTTGGCTATTGATCGAGTTTCTCTTGTACAGGTTGAGCAGGTTTCTCAAGCGGTGCTTCGTACGCTTTCAACTCAAGATCAGCAATAAAGCCCATGGCCCCCAGCAATCTAAGTTGACCAGCTAAAGCATTGTTGTAGTCACTTACTAAACGAGTCATGGAGTTCATGATCGTGGTCAGGTCTCTAACGACATTGGATACGTTAGGTTTGTTAGGTTGTTGTACTTCAGCATCTGGATCATCACCGCGACTACCACTGAGGTCACCACCTACTCCAGGCATATCGTCATCACGAATGTTCCGAAGGTTATTACGGATCTTATCTGCGGATCGTTCCAGCTTACGAATCTCCGTAGAGATCTTTTGGTCGTAGCCTTTACTACCAGCTAACCGTTTAGCAATCCCCAGTAGGTAACTAACCCGTTGACGGATGGTCGTTGGTGGATCAACTTTGATGGTGTTGTCAGACTCATTGATCGGCTGTACATCCGGGATCTTTAAATACCGGAAACGCATCGATCGAACCACATTCATGAAATAGCCCCAATCCTTATTATTAAGGTTAGGGTTTTCTGGATCTTGGTTCTCATTCTGATCAGGAGCCGGACCTGAGTAATACAGTGCCCTTTCACCTTGAGCAGTTTTACTACGAACAACATAAGCCGCCGAACGGAAACGATGGTCAGGTTCATCCAAAGGTTCAAAGTTCTTCATCCACTTATTAGCAGTGAAGAGTTCGAATCGCATGGCTGAGCCATCATCCCACGATTGGTTCACATTAACCGTAGACAGTAGTTTGTCGACTTGCTTAAAGTACTGCATCATGACTTTGTCGTAGAAGTCAAAGATGTTGTTGGTATTCTCCAATACCGGGCGAATGTCTTTCGGTTGGAATCCACCGTTAATAGAGAACTTAAGATTCTTCTTAACAGAGACTTCTTCCTTGAAAGGTTTAGAGTTAGCTTTACTGGCCAACCCACTCAACATCTCAAGACGTTCAACCAAACGTTCGGCACCAGACTGGATAATCTTTGCGTAGCCAAACAGATCACTCTGAAATCTACGCATGTTTACTTTCACTCTTTCCCAAGCCTGTTCCGCTGCCCGGTCGACGTCTTCTGTAGAGATCACTTCTGTCAGGTTATACTTCTCGAGGGCATAACCGATGAGCTGGGTTTCACCCTGCTCGATTACAGTAAAGAGCTGCTCTAAGGCAACCATTTCCTCGACGAGTTTCTCTGAACGTACTCGGTGTGATTCTAGTGAAGCGAGGTAGTCATTGGACAAGACGTTAAAATCGGCGGGTATTACCCCGCCGAAATTATCAGGTTGGGACTGGTTAACGGAATTAACCATGATCCCTCCTAGCGATTAACTTGCTCAGGGACAGTACCGAACAGTAGATGTAGGGTATACATCAGATCATCGAAACCGCCTTTGTGAGACAACCACTTCTGAAGAACTTTAGCAGAGTCCGTTGGGACATCCAGCTTATCCATCATGAAGTAGATCTCACGACGACCTTCAACCGATTCAGTTACAACAGGAACGTTGTACGAAACCAGTGCAGGCCAAGTGTGGATACTGAACTTACGTGTACCACTTGCAATGAAGCGAATGGTGTCCAATACGAACGCGTAGTTCTGATCGGTAAGCATGGCATTGGAATCCTGACGGATGAACCAGCTATACTCACCAGCAAACAGTTCCTGTGCAAGGTCGACTACTTTCTTACGAAATTGCCAAGTGATTGCTTGCTTAGGGAAGTTAGTGAATTCCACAAAGAGTTCATGAACCCGTGGATCACCTTGACGCATCTCGAATCGTTTGCCAGCTTTATACTGACCACCGGAGTATTCGCGATTACCGTCAAATGGTTTAACAGCATTAGTCGCCATGATGCCTCCTTAGTGCAGGCCAGCTTTCTCTTCGGTCTTACGCATCTCGTATTCATATTCAGAAATACGTTTCTCGTAAGCTTGGATCTGTTTCTGGACAACTGGGTTAGATGGGTTACCAGCGTACATGTCTTTGAGTTCTTGCAGTCGCAGTTGCAGACCGTAGAATTCTTCCTTAGCTTCGTGGTAACGATTAACCTGCATCTCAGCCAAGAACTTGCCCATCAACATGAAAGGGTTGTTACGTGGAGAGAAGCCGTCCATTTCCAGTGGGTCAGTCTTCTGAGTACCCAGAGACTGTTGAGCCAGTTGGAAAGTCTGTGGATCTACAGTAGCGTTAGAGGCTTTCTGGATACGAGACTTGAACTCAGCTGGTGGAATCGACATGGTAACGTACAGACCAGCGAACTGATCCATGTTAGTGTCGATCCATTCCGATTCAGCAGCCGACCACTTAGGAGCGGTAGCTTTACCGACGGCCAGTGCTTCTTGAGCAATAGCAAACAGCATGAACTTACGTGCATACCTGATGTAGAATGCCAGAGCTTCAATGAACTTCAAAACGTTTGCACGCTCAAAGGACATGTTGCTATTGGTGAACTGAACACTGAAGGCAGTCCGCACATCTTTCTCGATGATGTCGAAATAGCTACGGATGTTCGACAAGTTGTTGAGCATCAGACCCAACGAGTTACCGTTGAAGTTAACGTAACGACGATGGACGGTATCCATACGTTTCATCAGCATCGACTTCATCTGTAGGCCACCAAAGGCTTCACGGACTTCATCGATGAATGGAGCAACGGTATCATCGTACTCCATCTTCAGCTGATCAACGACCGTCATTACTTGACGACGCTCCATCACTGCGGGGAGCGATTCAATAAAGGCAAGAATACTCATCGTAGATTCCCTTAGATGTTAGTGTGCATTTGTTTGCTGAACATTTTGAAGATCTCGGTGATATCCTGACCTTTCGATTTCTCAGCAACCTTGATGTCGTCGATTCTCCAGCTAGAAGCCAGGTCAACGCCACGGTGATAGATGGTTACACGGTTCCAACGCTCGTCTACAGCCATCAACATCAGCAGGTAGGAGTTATCGAAGAACTTCTTACGTACGTTAACGTCATCGATCTTAGCGTACAGGGTGTTAGCAGCTTTCTTCATGGTGGTAGTAGAGATGATGGCGATGTTAGATGCATCAGCCAGACTCAGACGACCCGATTGGATTGCTTGGGATACGTTGTTACGACGACGATCGAGGATAGTCTTGTAGACACCCGATTTGTCAGTCATCAATGCAGTCATATGTGCATCGATCATATCCTGACCCATAACGAAGTCGCGCCACAGTTTGATCTGTCCAGACTTCACCAAGAACAGGCGGTGAGCCCAAGTATCACGTCCACCAGCAGTAAAGATATGAGTGATTGTATCGGAAGGCACAACCGCAGGAATGAGTTTAATCATAACTGGGAGCTTGGCACTTTCGTTACCGGACTTAACTTCAACGTTGAGCAGTTTACCAATTGCAAGGTTCTCCGCTTCATAAACTTTCTGGGAATCCCCAGACTTCATGCCATGTACTGGAGCTTTATCGCCCTTCTGATCGTAGTCGTCATCCTTGCCACCAAATGCTTCAAGAGCAACTTGTTGGGCAGCGTATTTCTCTTCCGAGTATTCAGCGATCAGACCTTGACGGACCGGTTGTGCAAATGCTTCGAGAGCAGGCAGGCCGTTAGCATAAGTTTCCGTTGCGTATACCGCAGAACGGAAGTTCTCAAAACCTAGTGCACTGGCACCGCTACGCTCAGGGTTAAGCGTATCAAATACCTTAAGGGTATCAATCTTACCCACGCCAAACACCATGTTAACTGCTTGCAGGTAATAACCGGCATAGAGACTAACACCCAGCTTGAGCAGGTCTAAAACGTATGGTTGATCAGCGATGCTTTGATCGATGATAGTGATGGGTTCTACTCGCAGCGGTTTCGTGATATCGGCCAGCGAGCTAATGCTAGACATCGACTTCGCAGCAGTCAACACTGTTGCCATGAGGTCGCGCCCGACAGCAGCAGCGTCTCCACGAATTGCGGAGTTAATAATGGGTAATGGCATACTCTCTCTTCCTTTAATTGACTAAGAGATTAAGAAAATGGCTTTAAGTGATTTCATCAATCAGATTATTAAGAACACGGGTTTGTCTCCGCGGGATCAAGCTGTACATGATACCTTTCGCGGGTTGAATATTACTGGCCGTAACAACGCTGTTCCCCTTAACACAGAGAACCACGGTTACACATTCTTTACTCGTCCGTATCTGAATTTGTCTGACTCAAACTGCATGGTCGATCGACGGTTGCAAATGCTGCTAAACCCGAACCCATGGAGTATCGAACGCAGAGTACGAGCGTATCTAGATCCAGAACAACACAAGGACAAAGGTCCAGATTGGTGTCCAGGTGTGGACATGCTAAACCCTTTCATTCCTTTGTTATCCAACAACTTGATTAGTCTTACCGGTTGGGAAGACTTCACGCTGAACCTGGCTACAACGGCTCCGGGTGTATATCGTGATGCGATGGCATATGTAGACGACGTTCCGTACCAATATGGTACTTATGACCTACAGATGACAACCCGTAACATTGACGGAGATCCTATAACATGGATGATGGCGATGATGGAAATCTATATGGGCCTTAACCGGGAAGGTCGGATTATGCCCTATCCTGAATTGCTAATGCTCAACGAATACGATGCTAACATCCGTATCTACCGACTGGTAATGGACTCTACCAAAACTTACGTTCAACGAATGGCTGCTCCTGGAGCTGCACTTGCTATGAACGCCCCTACTGGCCAAGGTCTGAACTTCACAGGGGACGGTTCTGAAACCCCGTATCAAACTGTGAGTGATCAACTGAACTTTAGTTGGCGTTGCATGGGTTTGACAATTTACGACTATATCCTCATTTATGAGTTTAACGAGTTGGTACAGGAATTCAACCCAGCGATGATGGATGATCAACGTGGTAAAGCTACAGTCAAGCTGAAACCTAACGAGAAAGACTGGTTCAACTTTGAAGCTTATCCTTACATTAACGTGGATGCCCACAATGAATTGGAATGGCACGTAATGCGTAGTGATTATGAAGCTCGCTTCGGTGGTAACCTCAAACTCAATTATCAAGATCAGCAATAAGGTATTTCAATGAGCAGCTTTAAAGATAACCTTTACGAGGTTCTTCGTAACCCGGCACTGATCCAGTCGTTGATGTTAAACGAATTGGACTCACAGCTGAACCCCGATCCAAATAACCCCACTTACGATATTCCAGATGGTAGTCTTCCTTTCGTATATCTGATGGAATGCGGTAGCATAGAAACAGCTGCTAACATCAGTGAGATTGAAGCGTTGATGCGTCGTCTGTATGCACGGCAAGCAATCACCCAAGACGAGCTGTACCTACACATGTCAGATGATGACTACTTGGGACGCTTCGCTATTCCTTCGAGTACGCCTTGGATGTTGATCCTTGACTACGATGAGGTCATTGCTAAGGCTGTGCCGTTTGGTGATCAGGGACTCAAGCGTTTGGTTATCCCACGACTGACTCAATTCAGTGCTGGTGGTCTACCATTCACAATGCAGTATCCAATCCAAATGACCGTCATGCGTCATGGTGGTGTAACAGTCGAATACGTTCTGGACAAGGAATCTCCTATCCAAGCGTTGACCACTAACATCGTTGAATGGGATATGATGATTTCTAAGGTGGACAATCAACGTCGCCGTTTGATGGCTATGACCATCCCCGTCTACCAATTCCAAGTGCGTACCTATTCGGATGTACTTAACCCTGAAGACTTGTTCCAAACTGAGTACACCTTCGATAACCAGTTCTATTACGCTCGAGCTTATATCTCCCGTGATAACGAACAGACGTGGGAAGAGATCAAAACGACTCACTCGGATCTGACGTACGACCCTATGGAACTCACCATGGTGTTTAAGGTTGTGAATAACTCCTTGAAGGTGAGTATCCCTACAGTTTACGTGACTACAGGTTTGGCTGAAGGTTCTATTCGGGTCGACATCTATACCACGTTGGGACCATTGGACCGTGACATGGGTAGCGTTCAAGATACGGACTTCAAAGTACAGTTCAATTCGATCGACGATGATAAAACCTTTACCGCTCCACTCGATACCCTGACGACCTGTCAACCATTGGCACGTCAACGTGTTACCGGTGGTGCAAGTGCGATGGCTTTTGATAAACTGCGTGAGCAAGTTATCAATAACACTTTGGGTCCAATGCAAGTTCCGATTACCAATGTGCAGTTGTCTGCTCAGTTGGATCGCCGTGGCTATGCACTGGTAACTAACGTCGATAACATCACCAATTTGGAATACCTCGCCTCACGTCGCCTAAGCACCCCTCAGGCGTTGGATGTAGTTTCTGGGGCAGGTGTAGCCATGTCACAGATTACGTTCAACATGGACAGTATCTCGGGCTCTCAGCATGTATCTGACAACGGTCTTCGGCAAACTCTGCTCCCTTCGATGCTTTATGCATTTAATCAGGGTAAAGTCACGCCATTGACTGACGCAGCTATTGAACGTTTGGATGGAATGACTGCTGAACAGCGTGCACGTGAGATGAACAACTCTCGTTATGTGTACTCGCCTTTCCATAACGTACTGGATGCATCGAATAACAACTTCGACATGCGTCCTTACTACTTGGACAATCCAGTTATCACACAGAAACTGTTTGTGGGTGAGAACGACACCGCTAACTTGCAAGTAGCCATTAAAGAGTACGACGTATATCGCACTCCTAAAGGTTACGGTATCCGAATCAAATTGGAATCCGGTGAACAGTTCCGTAAGTTGGAAGATAACCAAATCGTAGTTCAGATTGGTTACCAACCAGATGGTGAAAATCGTTGGGCCTCGGTGAATGGTGTTCAGACTGGTATTCAAGACCAAGAACGTATCTTTGAGTTCAACATCGAATCCAACTTCGACTTGAATCAAGCGGGTGAACTTCGCACCACTAACATGAGTATGTTCAGTACTGTACAGAATGACTACTTTGTCAAACTGTTGGCAGATCTGGATGTTACCGTTTGCGTGGTCAACTCTATCACTCCGGGTTACCAACCTAATGACCTTGATGAGATGGTTCAAGTACACTTGTTGCCAGCACAGTTCATGACTGTTACCCGTGAACGTCTTAAGGTCACGTTTGGTTACGACCTTACTCGTCTGTGGCGTCGTAGCCGTCCTGTACTGAGTTCTGAGAGCTATAAGAAGTATGACCATAACGTACCAGCCTACTACACTACTACGGTGTATGAGACTGATGCCAACGGCAACATCATTATCGAGATCAAACCTGATGGTACTTTGGATTACAAGGTTCTCCATCGCGTAGGTGATCCGGTATTGGATGTCAATGGTAATCCAGTGTTCGATCATCGAGCTGGTGATCCTATCATCGATGCTGATGGTAACCCTATCTTGCTGGAACCACGTAAGCTGTTGTATGAGACCACGTTGTTTATGGTTGATGGCTTGTTCTACTACGCTAATGAGCGTGATGCTGCTAACTACGCCAAAGAGATCCCTATGGAAATCGTGACGTGGATTCAGAATGACATCGCAGCTCTCGATTCTCGGTTGTTGAGTGAGGCTGAGCTTTACCTCTATCCAACTACGACCTATGGTGAAACTGTAGCGAGTATCCGTGAAGGTCAACAGGTTACCATTCCTGTGGATCAAGCATTTAGTCTGAGTTTCTACCTAAGTCGTTCGGGTTACACTAACCCAACGATTCGACCTAGTCTGATTGATAACGCTAAGTCGATCGTTAACGAACATCTGCAACGTAGCACTATCAGCATGTCTGACATTATTGCTAAGCTGAAGGAAACTTCTGGTGAAGACGTAATGGCTATCGAAGCAACTGGTTTGGGTGGGACTAACAACTTCACTATCTTGACAGTTGAAGACGATGCAGTGCGGTTGGCTGTACGTAAGAAACTGGTAGTGTTGCCTAACCAAGAACTCACCGTTGAAGATGACGTTGTATTCAACTGGTATCGCCACACGCTTGAACCCGTCTAAGACGACATATTGCCCCTGCTTAATCGCAGGGGCTTTATGCTGTTACATACCCATCTTCTTAAGAATCTCATCCCAGATCTTATTCAACTTAGTTACCACTACGCGCTTAACGTCTTCATCACCATTCTTAGCAATTTGATCCATCAGGACCTCACGACCACGAATGTAGAAGTTAGCCATAGTTGCAGAAGCTTTGTAGTAATCTGCGTAGAGTTTCTGCTTGAAGGTGATTACACGTTCCAAACCATGGATACAGCCAGTGATGTTCTCAACGGTCTGCACCAAGATATCTACTTCTTTCAGGTCATCGAAATTAGCGTTACGTTTGATGTTACGCATTTCTTTTGCCAGACGTTGTACTTGAATGATGTTGTGCGATGGTGCATACACAGGTCGACCAACCAAACGCTTCGGATGCATCCAGAACTCTGTACCCAGATGAGTAAAGAAGAAGTCAACATCGTCTTCAGCTACTTGAAGTTCTTCGAGAGCTTCAGCGGTAACATGTAGATCAGTTGCAAAGTCAATACCGATCGCCATTGGTTTGTTCTGTTCGATGTGAGTCTTCAGGGAAGCCACGTCTTTCATCAACAGGTTAAAGGTGTAATCGATATCTTTGTCCGCATGGACAATAACCGAGTCTTTACCCTTAACGCCAAATGCAATCAGCATGGACTCACTACGAGTCAACTTAGGATCGCTCAGTACTTGCTTAGCGATAGCGGTCATCTCTGGAAGCATGTCCACACCAGCCAGCTTGTTACGTACCAGACAATCATTGAATGCGTTGTACATGGATTGCAGGTTAGAATCCAGAGCTTTCAACCGCATGCGGATAGTGTTCTCTGAGTTCCATACCACACGACACCAGTCAACCAGCTTAATGACGTAGTCCAAGAACTTGAAGAACCACTCTTTCAAAGTAGTCCCGATCTCAGCCAAGGTAGCCTCTTGCGAAACGACTTGGTTAATCATTGTACGGTTAGGTGTAAACATTCCCTCATAAGCTTCCAAAGCAACCTTTGGAGAGAGGGTCATAAACGGGGACATTCGATCACGGATACTACGCAGTGCTTTGATATCAGCAGCCGATACACCTTCATGGGAGATGGTGTGGTAGAGGTCACGTGTAGCCTTCAGGCATTCAACGGTAACAGCCAATGCTTGACCGGCGTCAACGTCACTTACCTCGTTTGGTGTAACTGGTTCTTCGGAGTGTTCTTCCAACTTATCCAGTACAGCATCGAGGGATTGGACTTGTTCGTCCAGAATTTGATCTTCAGTCAGCATTGCCGACCTCCTTTAGTTTATCTGCATGTAACTTCTTTCGAAGGTCATACATCTCGAGCCGGATAATCTCATTGATGATCTTAGCTCGTGCGATTTGTGTTCCGCGTTCAGGATCAAACGTTTTATAGTTAGCGACGATTGCATCAGCAACCAATCGCTCACCATTCTTAAGTCTGACCATTACGACCACCACTGACATATCAGTATCAATGATGATCTTCTCCATGGCGATAAGAGCTTTAGCGGTGGCTTTAGTAATACGAGGGTGACGGGGGTTGTCATCGCTGGTATCCATAGCCTACTCCCTTAGCCTTCGCTTGCGAGCGTCGACAGAACCATACGCATACCGTTCTGGGCACGCATGAATTCAAGGTTAGTGAGCAGTGCAGTGGCAGCAACGGTCTCAGCACCAGTCTGATGTTGTTCAGCGGTGTGGGACTTCATAGCGGCTTCCATGATGGAGATATCGCAACCACCAACAATCAGTTCGTGACGGATAGAAATAACCTGCTTGAAGATTTCCAGAGCCAGTTTAGAGTCCAGCGAGATGTTCTCGTTGATCTGGCTAATTACCTTACGTGCTTCATCAGCATAATCGGCAGCGTTGTCGATAGCAGACTTAGCTGGGTCGATAGGGAAGTGATAACCCAGAGCGTTAGCAACCATCATAGCCCGAAGGATGCGGTCATTGCCTTCCTGGGTCTTTACTTCTTTCAGGTATTTCGAGATTTCATAACCAATACGCATTGTGAGGTACCTTTACAGTTTACGGAGTTTGTGTGCCTGTAGGAACAGGTCGTTGTTCATGAGTGATTCTAAATCATCTTCAACCTTAGTATTCTGTCGTTGCTTACGCAGATCAGGGCGGAAGAAATTAACAAAACTTTCGATTACCGAAGTGTTAGTAGAATACTCTTTGACGATAGCGTCAATAGCATCGATGTCAGCTGTGATTTCATCACGACTAAGTGGACCAGGATTCTTTAGTTGAGCAATCAGGTCACGGCGTACTCGGATGTTACGCGTCATTGGGTCATCGTAACGTGCAGCTGTTCCATCATGGATCAGAGGATCGTACATGATCATCCCGATTACAGCTACCGGTAACAAGACCAAGCTAACTAGGACCTTTGCTGTTTCAGCATACCAACGGCGCCCATGCAGTTGTGGGTCACCGTAGTGGCGGTCATGCTTATAGTTACTACTCACCAGATACTTGCCATAACCTAGACGAGTAGCGAACATATCGGCAAGCTGCTCTTCACGACGGTTAGCCATGATGGGGTTATTGGTTAGGTGGTGCCGTGGTGCACCCTTCAGCAAGCTGAGTATAACCCGCTTAGCATTCTCTTCAGTTTTACCGCTCATGAACTCATCACGGATATCCTGAGGAACGTTCTCGTCAATCCAACGTTGGTTAAAGATATCCAACTTGAGTTTGTTAGGCTTTTTGCCCAATAGGATTTCGATACCGTCTGTCAGATAGTAGTTCAACCAGATGTAATCACCTAGAGTCATGAACGTATTGAAGATGTGACCGAACTCATGGAGTAGTGTTGCAATCAGTTCGTTCTGAGTATAGAACTCTGGATTGAAGAAGATCCAATCTGTAAAGAACAGTTTAAACGAAAGTAGTTCAGCTAGAGAGCCTTTGACTGTTACGTTCTTAAGGTCGATCTCTAACACTTGATGTAACGATACACTATCGTCAGATACGATTTTGTATGCTGGATCAGCGTAGTACCTTGAACCTGAGTGACCATTGAACCACATTGCAGATATCACACCTGCGGATGGTCCATCGATGGTAAACATGTCGATCGTTATATTGACTCCGACTACACGCTTAACGTCTTTAATAAACTTAGAGCTGATCTTACCCATGTCGTCATAGAGAGTAGTGGGTTGGTCATGTGGATAAGTAGGCCATAGTGCACGCACATCCTTCACGTAGGTCTCTACCAACTTCACCAAGGGTGTCTTTGCTCCAATGGCTAGCATCTCTAATGAGATAATTTCTTTGTACATGGGAGATCCTCAATTGTAATCATAAAGATTGTGTTAAGAAATACTTGAGAGTGCTCATCTAATGTAGACTAGACTAAGAGCAACGGAGGGGGGCTTTTTATTTTAATTAATATAAGCGATTAGCTTATAGCCTTATTGCTCTTATCATTCATCTTCAGGATGAATAAACTTGACCGTATTAAGTTATACAGCTATACACACATTGGGGCACTGCAATGAGCGAAGATTTCAAACAGGAAGATGTGGTAGGCATTGAAGCCAAACACATTACCTTTGTAAGTGAACGTGGTGGTCGTAATGACATGCACGTTGTGAAAGAAGTTGTACACCTTAAGGACAAGCGTAGGATTAGTCGAATCAAAATGATTCCTAACTACGAAAGACCTTTCTATATCGATCCAGCAGTTTACAAAGAAGAACGACTGAGACCGTACAAAGAGAAGAAGGACTATATGCCGCTGAATAAGCTGCGTAAGTTCATGACTACTCAGTCTAAGATGCCATTTGCAGTAGCAAAGGCTTTGAAAGATTACAGCATGGGACCTAACCCAAGGATGCGACAGTTAAGTCGTAGCCCTTACCTTTATGGCTCTGACGTAAGTTCTGTATGCTGCTTGAAGAACGACTATCGGACCGACTATCCGGGATTGATCTCACGTAACACCGTAGCAGGTGGCGACATCGAGACCAACGTATACGAAGATGAGAACGATGGGCAGATCATCTGTATGTCTGTTACTCACAAGTCTAACGTATACCTTGCTTATCTGCGTCATTGGGTACAAGACCTTAAAGATCCCATTAAAGAAACGTTTGAAGAACTCGAACGTATTCCTGAATTGGTTACACTGCGTAAAGCGCGTAACCTGAACATTCAGATCGAAGTAGTAGAGACTCCAGCTGATATCGTTATTCAGTGCATGAAGCGATTGCATGAATGGAAGCCTGACTTCTTTGCCTTCTGGAACATCGACTTCGACATGTCCAAAATCTTGGCTACGTTGGAGCGTTATGGGATTGATCCAGCTGACGTGTTCAGTGATCCTAATGTCCCTAAACAGTTTAAGTACTTCCACTATCGTCAAGACCAAGCGATGAACACCACAGCTTCTGGTGTGACTAAGTCTAAAGGTCCAGAAGATCAGTGGCATTGGATTACAGCTCCAGCTAGTTTCCAATGCATCGACTCTATGTCTACGTATCGCGTTACTCGTTTGGCTAAGGGTAAGGAATCCAGTTATGCGTTAGATGCAATCCTTCGTAAAGAACTAAGCGTGGATGAAGAGTCTGAGATTAAGACAGAAGAAGAACTCAAAGCCTTCATTAAGAACGCTAACAAAGCAATGGAAGACCGTTCGGGTAGTCACCCTTACTGGAGCGTATCGAACCCAGCTGAAGATGTTATCACAACCGAGACCGTTACTGAGACTATTGAAGTTGAAGACGACGATGAGGAAGAGACTGAGGAAGGGGAAGATGATGACACCGTACCAGACTTCGATGATGACGATACTGTATCAGCGATCTATGAATTCGAAGAACACACGTACGAAGTAGAACACCGTGAGCCAGTATGGAAATCGGTTGATGAACTCGTATGGGGTGTTAACGTTTTTGAAGGTTACAAGGTTAGCTTTAAGCTGAACTTTGGTAAGTTGAAGTTTGCAGAAACCGACCACCTGTTCGGGATCGAATGGCACAAAGTGATGCAGACCCAACATAAGGTCCGCTACGGTCTTTACAACATCATCGACAGTATTCGACTAGAACAACTCGATGAGAAGATCAATGACTTGGCCAGTTCGATTACATTGTTCTCTAAGTCTTCGGACTTTAAGAACTTTAACTCGAACCCTAAGCGACTCTGTGACGACATGCACTTCTGGTACCTTAACCGACCAGAGCCATGTGTGATTGGTTCTAGTTCTGACCAGATGGTTCATGACTTAGACAAATACGTTGTGGGTCATGATGGGTGGATCGTTACACTGCCTTCCTATATGGCAGGTCCTAATGGTGTTAAGTGTGTTAAAGACTTACCGGACTATCGTTCGTTGATCTGGACACACGTAGCTGACTTGGACATCGTATCGACTTACCCTAACGTTAGTCAGATCCTGAACATTGCTCGTGAAACTACGGTTATGGAAACTGCTGCCATCCAAGGCATTAGCGATCACCATAAACGTGAGCTGGGTGTTAACCTGACGGGTTGCCGTGTGAACGTTCTGGAGATTGGCCAGAAGATTCTTAAGGCTCCACGCTTGGATGTTATCCTTGCAGCTTATCTTGCCTCTAAAGAAACTGAAGTCCCAAAGTAACTTACCGGTGGAAGCGTCGCGGAGGATTTGAATGCTCCTCCGTTGGCGACAAACGTTTCAGTGCACTCTTTGCCTATATGCCGGATGGACGAACTATCGAGTGTCATTATCAGTGTGATGTTAAAGGTTACAATCCAGGTGGTACAAACTGGAGAGACGGGAAAGGTAAACCTCCTTTGGATACGTCCATAGACCTCTGGGGAGCTTATAAAGATCTTTGGCGAGTGTGGGCCAAGGCTAACCCGGAACTCATGCGTGAGCTGGCTGTAGGCGCTCAAGCTAATGATCTGTGGTTAAGTGATTGCTTTGCTAATACCGACATCTCCCAAGCCAGAGCTTTATGCGAACTATTGAATGAGGGTTACTAATGAACGAGGAAGCTAAGACGTTCGATGTAAAGAAACTAGACGGTGAAGCAACGACCGCTTACTTGGCTATGCCAGATGCAATTAAGTTGTTAGTCCGGTGGGTTGAATTACCTGACATGCACATGTTGAATGAGTTGATGGATGTAGCTGAGAAACTCAAAGCTATTAAGCCATTGCCTGAAGGAACTAACCTGTTCCGTGGATTCTATCCTACGTCTGCTTATCAAGACACTATGGGTTTGATGAAGCGGGATTGGTTGGGGGCTAACGTAAAACCTCATCGTGCAGGTGAGACTTATACGTACGCTCTAGAACGTCCTCTAAGCTTCACTACAGATCAATCCATGGCTGAGGCTTACGGTTCAACTGTAATACAGCTACACGGCCAACCAGAGGCTTACGTTTGGATTACAGACGAGCTTAACCTGTTGCTTGCCACAGCTAGACGTAAAGAAGCTAAATCGGAGAAAGAAGTGATTGTACTTCCTCCCTTCGATGCACACTTCACGATCCTTAAGTCATAAACGGCTTCCCTTCGGGGAAGCTTTATGCCGTCAATCTTATAGTTGTTACAAAACAGGTCAGCTGATATGATTGGATTAATGTTAAGTCTCACTGAGGGAATGTAAAGTATGATCGAACAGTATCTAGCTTGGGCAGGATTTAGCAACACTGCCAACCCTGATGATCCAATGGTCAAAGGTGGGCAGGTAGCTTATGCAACTCCGGGTACTTATATCTGGACTGTCCCTGAGGGAGTTACATCTATTAGCGTAGTGGTTGTTTCAGCAGGCCAACAAGGTCGTGCTCAAGCAGCTGCCGCAGTTAACGCCGGCCGCGGTGGGTCTGTACGATGGAAGAATAACATACCGGTAGTACCGGGTGAAACTTATACCCTCGTGGTAGGTAGTGGTGGTATCGCACAGTCTGTTCCGTCAGGCACAGCTAGTGAACACCAGACTGATTACGCATCTAGTGCATTTGGTTTATTCGTGGGAGTTACATCCGCAGAGTCTACACCAAAGTCTGCTGAGATCGGCGGTGGCGATGGCGCGAATGGTGGCTCAGGTACTGGTCAAACATTCTATGGTGGTAACAGTGCAAGCTTCAATGGTGATAACTCAGTCGTTAACGGTCAAGGTATCACATTACTGAACGTAGTCTCTCCACGTAGCGGTATTAATGGTGGACCATGTGGCGGTGGCGGTGGTGCAATCGCTGTAAGTAGTGGTAACCGTTCTTGTGGTAAAGGTGGTGACGGCGGTATCCGCATCATGTGGGGTAACGGTCGTGCTTACCCAGGTACACAGATTGCTGATCGTCCATAACAGCATAAAGCCCCTGCAATTAAGCAGGGGCAATATGTCGTTAATTCAGTTTACTGAAGAACTCAAGTACACGGGAGTGGTACTGTGTAGGTACACCACGGATCAAGGAACCGGTATCGGTCTGAGCACGCAGTTCAGTCAACGGGTCAGCGTATACCAAGAACAGAGTCAGCAGAGCAGCATGGGATTCCTGAGTTTTGCTAGGAGTACGCATGTCTTCGATGAAACGGAATGCATAGGTATCTTCAAACAGTTGACCCGGAGCACGGTTAGCACGGAAGTAGTCAAGCAGCAGATTCATTGCACTACGGCTAGCAGCTGGATCTTCCAGACGGATAGCATAGTTGATGACTTCCATCAGCAACTTCTGAGCTTCACCACCAGTGGCTGGAGTAACCGCTTTACCCGGCTTCATTACGTTAGCAAATGCTGCCAACGATCCTTCGATGTAAGATTGATTCATTTCGGTTAGACCTTCGTATGTAATTTGTTTGGTAACAGATGCTTTCTGAGCTTCAGTTACGACAGGAGTTGTAGCGGTCGGAGTTTGGGTAGCAATAACTTTGTCTACTTGACCAGTACGATGACGATAGTTAGTCAGGATAGCCTGTACATCTTGCGATGGTACATTCAGTGCCAGACGATCTTTCAGTTCTAGGGCCAAGCCGGCTGGCAGGGTAACGCCTTCTGGCTGAATTTCTCCCAAAGCCCAACTCTCGAGTTCTTGAGTAGACCATTCATGTTCACGACGGAACTTGCGGGTTTCATCTTTGACCCAAGCACCCTTGGACGTTTTGGCAGGTACAATGCCCTGCTCCAGAAACGCCTTGCACTCTTCGAGGGTCCATGCGTTGGACAGCTTCGATTCACGAATGCGGTGTTCGGTGATAGCTTGCTTAACTGTGGAGTGATAAACGTCTACATCTACTTTACCAGTGATGTAAGCTTCCAGTTCATCAGTAGTCCAAGTCGTTACAGGACGATCGTTCAGAGTAGGTTTAGCAGGTTCTTCAACTTCCTCCTCAACTTCGTCATTCAGACCTGGATTGGATTCTTCATTTGCACGTTCATCTTCAGCTGCTGTCTGCTCGTCTTCTACAGACTCTTCCAGTGCACTTACTTCATCAGTAGTGATTTCACCTTCAGGAGCTGCAAGGAAGGAGGCTTCATCAAGATGAGCATAAGTTGGAGTTTGACCACGAGCATAAGTAGGAGCGGTATCAACGTCACCGAGATCTTCACCTTGAGGATCAACTACGTGTACGTTAATAGTGTCACCCTCACGAGTTACACTTTCTACTTCCTTAATTTGTTCAACTGGAGTTTCCAGATCAGCAGGAGTAGTTTTGACTGCGGCCAAAGCAGCGAAGCCAGCGAATTTATTTTTAGCCATTGTGTTTAACCTTGGTTGGAATTTGTGAGGGGACTGCTAGCAATCCCCATTTCATAAGATGTTAGGTAATGCGTGCGTGCATATCCCATTTAACTGTACGGAGTGTCGAACTGTGCATCTTCGACATGAACACCATCAAGAAGCGTCCACCAACACCAGCTGTAGCGGCAGGGATACCGTTAGGGTTCTCAGCCAATGCAGTACCAGCACACACAGCGCAGATGTTCTTACCTTTACCGATGGTGCCTTTCTCGATATCACGACCTGCTTTACAAGTCATTGGTCCACGAATAGCGATACGTTGACCACGTAGACCTGGAGCGGCCTCTTTCGTAATCAGTACAGACTCACCATCTTGAATATACGAGTAACCCACAAGGTCCTCGTAGTTGAAATCGGAAACCATCGTTGGAACACCCAACCATGTTTTGCAATCGTCTTCAATGATTCGAGCAGTACCAACCATTCGGTAAATCGTTTTAGTGGATTCCCCACCCAGTGCTGTTTGTGCACCACGGTTATAAGAACCGAATCGCAGTGAGTTGTTCATCACAGACATGTGGTCGGTATCAATACCTTCCTCAAGAGACTTCGAGATAAACTCAACAGTCGTACCATCAGAGAAAGGAGATTCACCACCGAACATGTAATGCACTTTACGTCGTGCACCTTCAAGCTTCTTCTTAGCTTTATAGAAGACTTGGGACTCATCGCCATCCAAGTGTTCGTCGTCTACCTTAGAGGCAATAACCGATAGTTCAGCTACCGCAGCAGGATCACTAAGACGATGTTTGTTCTTCTCAATCCAAGCAGCCCGGATCTCAGGCCATTTAGGGTTAGAGATAAGAGACTTACGAGTGGTCGAGGTTACCAGTCCGTCAGCATAGCCTGGGATCGCCAGACAGTGGTCACAGAACTTAAGGTACTGCCAAACGTAAAGCTTACCGCCTGTAGCCATTTCAGTTTCATCGCCATCATCCCGATCATCGATCATGTTGTCCAAGATGAAGTCTTCGAACTTGGAGGGAACAATAGTACCCGCAGCAAAAGGAATCAGATCACCAAACGGTTCAACCAAACACAGGTGGTTAAAGAACACGTTCCCGTAAGTGGTTCGTAGTGGCTCAGTTCCTTTATAGTTGTCTAGCTCTCCCGGTTGGAGTATGAACTCATCGCGGAAGTGAATAGGCGCTTGTCCTTCAACGTAGTCATCAATATATTCGACCACATCGTTAGAATCACCATTACGGTAGAAATACATCTTACCGTCTTTAAAGTAGGGCTTGTATCTGAAGTCTGGAGTTTCATCATTGTTGTAGATGATACTGACCAAACTATTCATCCAGATACGCTTGCGACCCATCCCGGCTTTCAGAGCCTCAAGGAAATAATCACGTAGCTTCATCTAAGTTACCAACGTTACGTTTGATGACAGCGATCTCGTCTAACATGAATCGCCTTTCCATCGGGTTATCAGTGTAATCATCCAAAGATGCATCGATCTGTCGCCAGATACCACTAAGTGGCAAATCACTGAAGAAAGCCAGACCTACCATTTGACCAGCTGCTTCAACTGGGTTACGGGATTCTAGCTGTGCAAAACTTAGAGTGATCAGTTCCTCGTAAGGACGACCTACTCGTACACCTGAGTTAGCGAGTTCTAACATCAGGCTAAACTTACCAGACTCATTCGTGGAGAGCAGACGGTTAATAACCTTTACTCGAGCGGTGTCTACACGTGTACCGACGTACTCACCTTGAGTCTTCAGTCGGACATTAATAGACTCACGCAGATAACCGATAATCTCGTCACTCACTTCCTCGATATGCTCCAGAGCTACATCTGGTTGATGTTCAGTGAAGTAAGGTACGATATGTGCAATCGTTTCTTGGTTATCATAGTCACTGTTAAAGATATGAGCTAGATCTTCTGGAATGATGTACTGTGGGATGTAGATGAGTGTCTTATAAATGTCATGTCGAAGTTTCAACGATGCATCATCACCCAATGTAATACCGAAGTCATTCAAGCAGTAGTTCATAGCGTACGTCAGAATGTCTTGGACTCGGGCAACCAACATACTGGAGTCGGCATTGTCATCAGCCATCATCAATACTTGATTAAGCTCATCGAGTGCCAAGCCATAGTCTTTCTCCAATAGAGTATCGACGACGTCAGAAATGATCTGCATCTGCTCTGGTGGAATTAAGCTCGAGAGGGCATCTTGGATTTCGAGTTTCATTTAAGTACCTTTAAGGAATAGGTTTAACATACCGTTAGGTTGTTCCGTACTCTTTAATAAGAAGCAAAGTTTACCGAGTGTGTATTATCTATGTTATCAACCGTGACGTAAGGAATATCCAATGGACCTCAGCAATGCTCAAATCCAAGCTCCAACTGGACACCCGCCACATGAATGGACTGCTGAAGAAGAGGCGCATCTAGAAAATGCCCTTCGTACAGTAGCCAAGCAAGAAGACCGCGAACACTCCCTTATTCCAGGTGCCCACGAATTTGCTGGTCGCCCACCACCGACACCCGAAGATGAAGCCCGCCTTAAGGCTGCACTCGATAAGATCTTTAGCAAGGAATCCAAAATGGAACAAGCAACTCCAACCGTAGACATGAATGAAGTAATCGAAAAATCTGCTGAAGCAGCTAATGAACTGCTGGCCCAAGATGGCTGGGCTATTGTTCATCAACTGCATGAAGCGGCATTGGCCCTGATCAATCAAACCGGTTTGGTCGTTCTGCCGATCATGACCAACATTGAACAATACAAACTTAAGTTGACAGACCCAGTTGGGTTTGAGAAGCGTTTTGCTACGCTCTCCAATGACGTTACGCATCTGATGGTTGCAGTGAAAGCACTGGGTGAGAAGTCTGCCGGTAAGAAAGGCAAACCTACAGCTGAAGAACTGGATACCATCGGCAAACTGACTATGGACTATACCAAGGTCCAAGGTCACATCGAACAAGCTGTCCAACCGCTCATTCTGGTTCTCATTGAAGAACTGGAAGCTGTTGGTATTACCGAATTGAAAGTAGAGGCTTAAGCATGGGTGACAACGAAACGATTGAGTCGAGTGAAGTACCTGATCAGTTCGAACAAGATGATGGTTACGTGAATGTATTCGTAGCCTCTCCAGAATCTAACGGGATGCCTCCAAGTTTGGACGTACCCGAAGAGGAACCAGAGCCTGAACCACTCTGGACTCCTGAGCAGAAAGCTCAAAACTTCGAACATGAACGTAAAGCTGCTGGCACACCTATCGAAGGTGAGAAGTCTATCATCTCTTACGTCCGTGAAAACTTCGATACAGTTAACGCTGTACTGGAACGTAACAACGAACTGCTTGAAGCAATGCGTCAAGGTCAGCTCACTAACGCTGACACTGATGTCCGCTGGTTGGCTTCGCTGATCTCTGGGTTGCAGAACATCTCTCTGGATGAAGCCCCTAGTGGTGCACTGTACCGTGAAGGTTCTTTCTGGCGTGATGGTTGCTCCGTACCTAATCATCCGAAACTGGTTCGTCCGGGCCGTCCTGCTCAGAAATATGAGAAAGGTAAACGGCAGTCCAAAGAAGCAGCACTTGCTTACCTGAGCTATCGTTCGGGTATGGGCGGTACTTACGAGACCTTCCTACCGCATTCCGGTATTTGGGTACGCCTACGTCGCCCATCGCTGGGTGAAGTAGTTGCAATGCAAACAGAACTTCAGTCGATCCGTGTACAACTCGGTAACGATACTAAAGGTCTGGCCTTCTCGCATGCAAGCTTCCGTATGCTGGATGCTGTAACCGATCTGGCGATCAGTTGCGTAACTGGTTCTAACCGTCAGTACAAAACTGCATCGGACCTTGAGTCTGAGATCAGTATCTTCGACGAAAGCATTCTGCATCACGCACTGGCTTCGGTAATGTACCCAGATGGTTTCAACTACTCGGTACCTTGCATCGCTGACCCACGTAACTGCTCTGGCGTTACTGAGTTCAAGATGAACATGTCGAACATCGTTAACTACGATGACTCGGTATACACTGTTGAACAACGTAAGTTCATTGCTAAGCGTCTGGAGCCACAACCGGAAGATGCCTTCACTGAATACCGCAAGGCTTTCAGTATCGGTAACCCTAAAGTGTTCTGGATGGGTGATGTCGGTGTTAAGCTCTCTCCACCGTCCGTAGCGGAACGTCGTATCGCAGCTAAGCTTTGGTATGATACTCTCATTGAAATGTCCCACGGCGCCTTTAACGAGTCCCCAGAGGGTAATCAACGCTTCGAGTACATCCGTCGTCTGCAACAGGCTACTAAAGCCACTCAATACGCTCACTGGGTATCGGCAATCTATCTGAAAGATGAAGAAGCCGTTGACTTTGAAGATCAACTCTTCACTGACGATCCTGAAGTTATCATGGAGTTCATCTCCTCGACGCTTTCCGAACATGAGTACTTTGATAGCTTCGCTGAGAAGGTTAACACTTTCTCTAATGAATCGATCATCGGTGTTATTGCAATGCCTTCGCACAACTGCACTGAGTGTAACTCCCCACAAGGGATTGCATTCAATGAACGCTTGCCTCACTTGGTGCCGATGGACATGCTATCAACGTTTTTTACGTTAGCGGCCCGGAAAGTGTCGCACCAGGGGTAGAAGCACGTGATCCTAAATCCAGTCGCTTGGCCATTGATCTAAGCGACCCGGATGGACATGTCACAATGCTTTCCTTTGGCTTGCAGGAGGTAGAGAACTCCCGCTTGGAAGATCTCTATATGACTCAAGGGCCAATGCGTCCTGTTGTTACAGAGATGGTCACCCGCAAGGCGTACCAGCAAGATCGCGGTATCTGCACACACCAAACCAATGACCCCTTAGACCTAGTGCGTCTGCACCCTAAGGAAGATATTGTTGAAGGTGGTCCTAAACGAACATGGCAACGTAAGTATGCTAACTACCGAATAAAAGATGTGTGGGGCATTAGTGTCCTAGACTTCTTTGAGTTGACCTTTGACGAGGCTCGATTCTACGTAGAGTATGCACAGACCATCTCCGTTCAAGAAGGGATTAGTGCAAACCAACTCATGAATGGGTTGCGATAACGCAAAAAAAAATAAGACATAACGCCCCCTCCGATTGGAGGGGGCTTATGCCGTTTCAGAGTGTTGCATCCACCATAGCCTTAATAACCATGATGAACGCAGCGGCGATAATTGCCACCAGATTGAATAAGAAGAAGAATCCCATCCAAGCATAGGTGCTCTCGCTGAGGAACAACTTGATATTAAAGCTACAGATCATCAACCTTCCTAACGCTTTGAAGAACAGGAAGGCATAGACCATAGCTACCAGCAACAGTAGATAGTCCATACGTCACCTCTTGAACAGTTCCAGAAAATTCCAGAATGCCCAACCGTTTAAACAAAATAGCACGATGCCAAGCAAGGTCCACCAACGCCGAAGCGTCATCATACCGAGTGACAACAACGCTACCGCGATGTAGAACAGAACCAAGATGGCCATGACTACTCCTTTAACGTCTCCAGAAACATCATGAACGAGTACCCATCCAATACCAGCAACGCGATACACGATAGCATTACCAAGACCGTTGCCATCGGAGTCTCGCATTTGAGCCCGATGAAAAAGATCCATATTGCTAACAGTAATACCAACACATGAAGCAGAACTATAGCGAACATATTAACCTCCTCTAGTTCATGGTTGTAATATACTGTTATAACTGGTTCTAATGTCGTCCTATAACAACGAGGGATGTAATGATTAATAACACCCCCATGCCAACCGTTGACCAAGTCAGTCGTCTAAACCAATTCCATTGCTTTGTCGGAACCGGGAAACCCCTGCGCTTCATCCGTTCAGACATGACGACCATACCACCTAACTGAAGTACGATTATTACAAGCACCGTCCCAAAAACAAAACCTAGATGTTCAAAGATCATACAGTTCCCCTCGCAAGCATTTCAAGATACACGGCTTCTACAAACTGCACCAGAAACCATGTCCCAAGGCCCAGACAGACCATTACAAAGCTTCCAAGCATGTACCTGCCATAACGGTAGTCTCTTGGTTTGTACATCGCCAGATGGAACAGGAGAGCTTCTATGGTACCACCAATTGCAATTACTAAAGCGATTGCCTTCACTACAGCAATCCACGTCATCATTGGTAGAGACCCTTACTAAGATTCAGTGCTACAGCCAACCACTGTAAAGCGACGATAACGAAAGTACCACTGATAACCATACCCTTCAGGACACCCTGTGTCATGTAGGTTTCATATGGGCGACACATACGGACTACGCAATAAATAATCGCAATCAGTACCAAAGCAATAGCCAGTGCAAACAAATGGTTTATCGCGTACGACATTATAACTCCAGACGAAATAAAGCCCCTCCCGAAGGAGGGGACTATTACATGGCAATACGCATCATCTTGAAGTTAAGCGTTCGACCAGCGAAGTGCTCTTTCTTATTAATGGCGTACCTTGTATGTTGAGGGATTGCCTCACAAGCCAAGAACGTAAGCCTTGGCGTTAGATCAGGGAAGTCACGAAGTTTCCGTAGACGCCCTAGGATCTGAATGTTATCTTTCTTGGAGTCAGTTGCTTGGAGCAAACCAACCTCACGAAGGTTAGGAATGTCAACACCAGTACCCGAGGACTTAATCGTCGAGACAGTGATATCGTTCTTAAGCAATCGCTCATAAGGACAGCCCGAAACGTGCCCGTTGATCTCCAGATCAGGGAACATATCAACTAGGTACTGCGTTAACGTTTCAATGAACGCAACCGTAGCACACAGCAACAACATTTTCTGACCCGGCTGACGATCTTTGATGAACAACCCCGAACAAATCTTACCAACCATCTTAAGGTAATTGTGTAACCGCGTCTTGTCTTTCATCATCACGGTTTCATAACGCGCATGGTTATACGTGTTCTTGAACGGAGTTAGATAGTCTTTGGGCTTGATCTTAGGTTCTGAATAGATCAGACCCAAACAGTTGATGTACACGTCGATACTAGGTAGTCTCACCATAGTCTCCGGCGGTAGCATCTTCTCGATCATCTTCGTTACGTAAGCATTACCTGTAAAAGGAGTAGCAGACAGATAGATTTGAAGATTAACATTGCTATACATATCGATGCGATACACAAGCCCTGGATCTTCTTGGATCTCGTCGTTGATCTGCATGCCCACTTTGATAGCCTCATGGAACCGTGGAGGCGGAGCGTTATAACCCAGAGCAACAATTTCATGGCCATACTTTTCGAAGTTGTCAATGTACGAGCGGTACGTGACGTTGGAGATGACGATAACGTCAACGCCCTCCAGGTCATTTTCTATTCCTCTGTCAATGAGTTTTTGGAGTTCAGCTGAACCACTTACCGTCATGTATTTCAATAGGGTCGGGTTAGCGTATCCTTTATAGGTGTTCTGCAATGCCTCAATCCAAATACCGAAGTACTTAGGCGGAACCATTACTACAGCACGACCACCACGTTGAGCAAGAGCGGCTAACGCACTGAGCGTCTTACCCTTACCTGTTTGTAGATCAACACGTGCCGAGTGGTAACCCGGCCTCAGGATGTCTTCAACAATTAACTCTTGGTAATCCCGTAGTACGTATTTCTCGTACATTTCATAAGAAGCACCCGCAGCTACTGGGATCGGAATCTCAGTTAACTCGATAGCTTCTCTTGGGATGTTTCGGTTGGCTAGATAATTCACAAGGTCTTCGTAGGTATTGCGATGGATGTAGACCTCTTTGAAGTCTTCAAACACACCGTAATACTTCTTCTTCAACTCCATGATCATCCGGCCACCCGGAAGCTTCTTAGGTTCCTTCAGACTTAAGCCTTCAAGGAAACCAGCCATCTTCTCAAACGTATCTCGTGTGAATCCCGATAGGCGAACTCCGTGCGTATAACGTTCAGCTTTTAATAGCGGTTGCATAAAAAATTAACAAGGTAGACGAGAGAGGCCGTAGCCTCTCTCGAATGCCCCGACCTCCGTCTTAGTTAAGCTTTCCTCCCATCACCGCATTCACATAAGGGTGATCATTACGTTGCGTATACAGGAAGCTTGCAGGGTTGGCAAATGGTTCATGTTGCTTCTCGAAAGCCATCGTGCCAGCCAGATCTCGCGATTGCATCAGTTTGTTATACTTCTCAAACTGACCACTGATCCCCGGCTTAGGCAGGTTGAAGTCTTTCTGCTGGATAGATTTTACTGTCATAGCATACGCGAGGACTTCGCAGTGTACCCATGGCAGATGGATCTTTTCGTTTACCAGCTGAGCAGTAGCAACCACACCTTCGATTACGGAAGAGTAGTTCTTTAGATAAGTCTTGCTAGTAAAACCTACCTTGTCGGAACTCAGTTTCGAACCTTCAGTGTCGGAACCCGAATGGAGGAAGGACTGGATTCGCTTCATCACTTCGTACATGTTAACGTGCTTGTACGGCAGTGTCAGGAAAGGTAGATTGAAATCAAACCCTTCCATGTCGATGATAATGTTGCCACGATCATCAGGAGTCCAACGTACTTCTTTAACATGCTTCAACATGTCAAGAGACAGGCTAGCCTTACGGTTATACAACGATACCGTCAGGACATCACCTACGTCTTCACCATTCACATTACGGACCAAACCACAGCGCGTCATCTCTGTTGCAGACGTCGGTGGATAGCCATGCAGGTTTTCGATCATCAGTACGTCAGCAAGGTGTTCTGCTTCGGCACGGGCAATCATCAGCTTAAAGCCTTTACCTGCAAGTTCTTTCTTCAGATACAACGTTTCTGATTGAGCACCCTCACGCAGATAGTTAGCTTCAATGCCACCCAACTTATATTGCTCTACCGCAGAAGTTGCGTCAGTATGCTTGGTAGACAATACAGACGAGGTGATCTTGTCACCCATCGATACTGCTGCTACCTGACCGATGTTAGTTCCGTGAGGAATGTTATCCGCCAGCAGACCATAACACGTTGAGCAAACGCCTTGTGGATCTTTGTGGACGCAACCGATAACGGATCGCATCTTGATACGCTTACCGATCAGGTGAGTTTCCTCGCCCGTCAGTACATCCATCTTACCGGTCTCTTCGTTCAGATAGAACTTACCGTTCATGGATTTGAGATAACCTTTCATTACCGGGAAGGTAACGTAATCGGCACCACAATCACCACGATGTAGGTTTCGTACATACTGAGCGATCAGCTGAGACTTACGGTTGAAGTACTCGGTTACCCGGAGCAGCTCTTTGTTATACAGCAGAGCTTTAGTACCAGAACGGGATTCAACCATGTTCTCGTACAGACCCCAGATACCTTCGATATAACCTTGCATTACTGGTTCTGGGAAGATATCAGAGTTGATGTCTGTTGGGAAACCACGAGGACCGAATGCTTGATACAGCTGTTCGATCTTTTGTGTACCAGACTTAAGACCCTCGATGATCGAGTTACCGATAAACAGGTCGGGGTCCATAAACGCGTCTTTCAGTTTCTTATAGGCTACACCCTCGATGCCATGTGTTGTAGGCTCAATGTCAGTATTGGCCTCACGGACTTTGGGGTGCTGCCATACATCGTTAATCTCAAACATGCTGAGAGTCGCGAAGTATTCAGGAAGCTTTAGGGCGGATTGATTGTAGAACACGTTCTTAGCTTCAATGGCCAATCGGGCCAAGTGTTCTGGATCTACTGGAGTTGGATTAGTGGCATAGATGTGCCAGATAATCTTATTCAGCATCTTAACCAGAGACTTCGCTGTAACGCGTTGTTCTTGAAGGTGATGTTCCTTCAAGATCGGTACCTCGGGATATGCTTTGAAAGGTGCCCAGAGCATGGCAGACAACTTAGTGATCCGGTCCTTAGTGATGACGTCTCCGTCACCGAACTTGATCTTGTGCCATTCAGCTGGAAGTGCAAACAAATCATCGTAAGACATCTGTGCGATTTGTTGTGCGCTATATTCGTTCAGTTTTCTCATGCATATTCCCCTAAGCCCAATGCATCTTCCAAGTTAACCCCACTTGGCAGACCCAATGCATCGGTAATACGTTCTGTCAAGCCAGTATCTGCGAAATTATCGAAGCTACTGTTATATGTTGCCAAACGCTTTTGTGCACGTTTTACTTCATGACTCACCTTTGGTCCGATGTAAGGCTTTGGTGCCTCAGTGATAACCGGATTACTGGCCATGTACTCAGCGTACCCAGGACTTGGTTCATACACGAACTCGACGCCACGCATCTCGAGCATGTGATCCAATAGTGCCACTGGTCGACTATTGCCGAATGGAACTTTCTCACGATCTACAGCACGTTCAATATCAGTTGGACGCTCCGCAGTCAAGATACTGTTAATCACATTGGTGTGTGCCAATGGGTTGTTGGTTTGATCCAACAGTTCCATGGTAGCCTCGGGACCTACAGTACAGTTATACGAACGAGTCTCAGATTCACCGAAGGAACGAATAGCAGATTCACGGCCCGGTGTACTGGATCGATCATTGTTATTGAGTTTCGATGGGAGACCGAATTGTTGAACCTTAACAGATGCTACAGCGGACCAGTCATCACCAATCTTCTCGAGCAACATCATGTACAGCGGACCGATCAGAACTTTATCTTTGGTAGTGATCTCCTTACCGTTAGGACCCATGAGTGTTACAGGAGTATGGTTAGGACAGAACCGACTATTAATGACGGTGTCCATTGCTGTTGGAAGGTGAGTCTCATCATCAATCGGAGTGAAGATATAACTGAAGCCTTGCTCCATAACTTCGTGGATGTACTCTTTCCGATTTGGATGGTCTTTCATGATGTCGTGCATCGCTGGAGCAATGATCCACCAGAGTTCCTGGAACTCGTTGAATGCATAGTCGATGAACGCTTGATCGTTTGCTTTTGGATTGCTACGCAGATCTTGTTTGCTAAGGATACCGTGACGCTCGAAGCCAGCTTCAACACGAATGCGTTGAGCCAAGTCACGAACCGCCGCACCGAAACCATGTTCGTAGATACGACCATAGTTAGATCGACGCATAGTCGAACCACCGAAGATCACTACGTCTGCTATATTACCAAATTCATCCCTCGGCATTTGTGATCGTGGTAGCGTCTTACATACAACGCCTTTACCACCGTGGAAGTCAGTGATCTTGTAAGCACCACCCGGCTCTTTCAGGGATTCATAAGTGATCTCGATACGCCATTCGTCCAGAGGATCAAGACGATACATCCGAGTCAGCTTACGCTGGTTAGCTGCTTGAGGCAGATAGATCATTGCCTCTACTACCAATTGGTTGAACTCGTCAGTGATCCGCAAGCGGTCTTTACGTTTAGCCTTCAACGAATAGTAGAATTTCAAGACATCGTTGTAATACGTGCACAGTGCATCGTAATACTTCATCAGCTGCTTCTCCATCCCAGATGGAGTGAAGCTTGGGTTCTGACGTTCATCACGATAGATCTTGATGTCTTTAACGATTGCACCCGGTTCACCAATCACAACTTTATCGAAGGTACGATCGATTTCACGAAGGGCGCGAGGAGTCATCTCAGCTGGAGACAGATCGTCGTCCAGATCTCGCATTGCAAACACTACGCCATCAGGACGAATCTTTTCACCGATGTCTGGGAATGGTTTATTACCATACGCATTCAACAGGAAACTCTTACGACCACAACTGGCAATAGCTGTACCATAAGCACGTGGGGCGAACTCTTCGAGAATCTCATCGGAGATCAAGAATCCGTCTTCAATGGTGGCATAGTGAGATAGGAAACATGCCTGTACGTTCAGACCTGCACAGAAGTGTCCATCTTTACTTAACCCTGCCGACTGAGACAGAATGGTATCTTTAGGAATCATTGCACCGGGATGAATGTTTTCCCATACTTCTTTATTACGTTCAAGCTTGAAGCCGAAGGTTTGGTGGAAACTCATGAACTCCGGTACGCGCAATACGCCGACGGTTTTGTATTCGTCATAGTAGTGTTCGTAGAAGATCGTTGTCTCTGGGTTATGTTTAATGGAGTCAGCACCGTGACCAGTTGGGTACTTACGTAATACCGAAAGGATCTGACAGTCTTCTGGAATCCTCACATCGAAACTATGTTCGCCGAACCGCAGTTCACCACCGGTTTGGAACCAGCGGGGTTCTGCGCCTTTGATCACTGGAGCCTGAGTAATCTGACCCAGCAACATCGCACCACGAGCTGCGGAGGTAGTACCGAACCATGGATCAATAATCGCGTTACCAGCATAGTGGTATCTGATCTCACGAGCTACCCGTTTCATCTCAAACATTTAATTTCCTCAAACTCACACATAGCCAGGTTGTAAACGGCATAAGCCTCTGACCCCGGATCATGCGCTAACACGAACCGATGCCAATCAACATTACCTCCAATCTCATTACATACTAGTTTGCCCTCAAGTAGTTCTTTACGAAGAATCTCCTCTAAAGGAGGTCCAGTATATTTTGGCATGCTTCTATAATACGCTAGTGGATCTTTTAAAGCTTCGGCAATCTGACAGGACATAACTCACCTCTCTTAGACATGGCTATTATATAGATCTCAAATAAAATCTATGGAGTCCTTCAATGGCTTTTACAATCATGACACTAAAGGAAGATCCTGGTCCGGGGATGTTTTACGACCCCAAGTTCAGGCACATCCTAGAAATGCATATGAACCAACTCAAGACGATTTACGGTATAAAGCATGAACTGACCGCAGCAGAGCTTTATCAGTTTGAGGGAGACTTTTCAGGCTTCCTGATGTCTAAAGGTCATCAACTGGAAACACATTGGTTGTTCACCCGTGTGAATGGGATGACTAACCCGAATCAGTTTGGCCGAGAACTAAGGGACCCACTAAAGCGCACTTACCCTACGTACTGGATCGAACCTAGACCCAATGCAGTCGCTGAGTTACAGCAGTACTTCATTACCCTGAGACCTTAAACCGCGCCGTGCATCTTAACGTATTTATCAGTGCAGTAATGTGGTTTATCTAGACCGTAACGTTCTAGGTCTTTCTTGAATGCATCCACTGTGGCCCGGTGCTTCTTTACGCTACCGAAGCCGATACCTTTCATGTAGTGGATAACACCTAGGGGTGAAACCAAAGTAACTGTTAGACAGTCAGTGCCCTCAGTATTCTGCCAAGTATCACCTTGACATGGATACTCATCACTCAGATTGTTTGGATGTGACATTGATTACCCTTTGAAAAAATAAAACATAGACCGGGGTCCGAAGACCCCAGTTTATGCCGTCTTTTAGATCAGACCAAGACCGCCATTACCTGCGCCTTGACCAGTTGGTGTAGCTGCCATGAATGGGTTAACGGGACCATTGTTCTGTACTGGTGCACCGCCCATCCAAGTTGGAGCTGCTACCGCTGCTGGAGCGAAAGCATTGTTATTGCCTTGGAAGCCATTGTTGAATGACTGTGGCGCAAACTGAGGTTGTTGCTGATTGAACGTTACTGGTACGAAACCAGTATTCATCACTGGAGCTGGCTGTTGTTGGAAACCACCAGTAGCTGCCTGTGGCTGAGTAGCGTTCAGGAAGTCTGCCATCGAAGCAGCTTTCTTACCCGTGGTCGGTTCTTCAGAATGCTTAACTTCAAGCACTTGACGACTCGGTTGTGGGATTACCTGACGCGGTGCTTCAGCTTGAGCTTTCGCTACAGCTGCCTTCTTCGCGACGCTTACAGTTTCGCTAGCTTCTTCTGGTTGTGCATCAGTCTTACCTTCGTTACCGGAGTAAGGAGGGATGTCCGCATAATGCTTGGTGATGATGTCACCAATGTCCAGATCGAACAGAGCGAATGGCTTAACTGGGAGATGCAACTTCTCAGCATAGGCTTCGATCGATTCGTTCAGTACGGTTGCGGTCTTGTGATACGCAGTCAGCAAGCTGATGAAGTATGGAGCCACACGTGCCGTAGTACCGAAGGAGTATTCCTCTGGGTTCTCGCCATTAGGTACCAGCAGATCGAACAGAGCGATCAGCGTAGGACGCTGTTTCTTCGGAACTGTTACGCCCAACACGTTAGTGTCTTTGAGGTCAGCCTTCAGATCTTCGATAATCGGGAAACGGATGATGCACGAACGGTTTACTTTCTTACCATCGTGCTTGCCACCGTTCTTCAGATACACAGTCAACAGACGGTTCTTCTTAACGGCTGCGCCAACCAGCTTCTCGAACAATTCCTTGGTAGTCTTGTCCGCATTGGACAGCTTCTTCAGGAACTCAGTGCACTCGAGTGGCAAGTCTTTGTGAGTGTCTTTATCGACAGCCACTTGCAACAGACCTTGACCCAGAGTAACCAGAGCATGAGCGATACATGCCTTGGCTTGACGTTGCAACATCTGGATGACAGGCGAAGTACCTTCACGAGACATTACTTCACAGCCTGGGTGATAAGGCTGATAGTCTTCACCATAGCCTTTACGCTGCCAGTCTTTAGTTGGCAGTACCAGACGACGACCTTCAACTTTCATTGGGGTCAGTGTACCGGTTGGGTGTTTCTGACTGATCATGCCTTCGTCATCAACGACGAGGGAGAATGCATTCAGAGATTGTTTATAGGAGTCCAAGATCGGCGACATTGTTGCTTACTCCGTTGAAAGCTTGAGGATTGAATTGTGCAGCTTGTGCTACTGGATGTTGGTATTGCTGGTAACCCTGACCGGTTGCGAACTGGTTCATGTTAACCACATCATTATCACCGTCAATTACTTTCTTAACCAGCCAAGTAATGTCGTTAGCGATGTTACCAGACAGCTGATGGTTACGAGTGATCACCGGAGAGAACAGACTATCAGCGAAAGTCGGCGCTACGAAACGTTCAACAGCTTCGTTACCGATAGAGATATCGATAATCGATTCACCAGCCAAGTCAGAGATCATGGAGATCTTGAACGGCAGCTGATTACCACGAGTGATGTTGTGTAGTACGTCTACCTTGATCCGGCGCTCCAGTTCGATGATGTACGGGCGCATGTCAATACCGTTGATGATACTGGCAGTTGCCTTTGGATGGATCTCGAACAGATATTCGTTTGGACCATTGCCGTTAGTTACCGCGAACGATACTTGACGGAAGAACGTATCCATCATGATCGATGGGATAGTCTGAGCCAACAGCGATGCACCGATAGAAGTATAGTCAGCACCGTTCCAGTTCTGAGACTGACCAGCGTGGGATACTTTACGGATACTACGGCCATCGTCCATGGAGAAACGCGCTACGGATGGTTGACGCAGTTCAGGGAACAGCTGTTGCAGTTCACCCCACGTTACATAACCCTTTTCCATATAACCGGTGTGGTCACGCAGGATTTGCAGGAATGTATTGCTGGTGATGGAACTGTTACGGCACATGGCCGCTGCTTCACCGAACAGAACTTCGTTCGAGTCAGTACCACGGCTGAACAGAATGTCATCAGTGTCATGAGTCGACGAGTTATACTCTTTACGAGCATGCTGATAAGCACTCAACGAACTCGACAGATAACGAACTGGCGAAGTATCTTTACGCATCGAATACTTGAACGAACCACCTTCACCAACCATGGTGCGATGATCATACTCAGCATCGATCTTAACATCGATCAAGCCATTGTTTTGCAGATTCTGTGCAACTGCACGGGTCTGCATCTTATTGAAGTTATCTTCAGGACGGATCAAGAAGCTGGATGGCTTCGCGAACATCCCATTGTCACCACCAACCATGTTCACCGGAGAGATGATTTGGTTAGAGCCGATGATCTTAGCCTGAGTCTGAGGACCGTTAGGCGTATTGATGATCGATTCAGCTACTACGGTTTCGGAGTTGAAGTACACTCGCATCTTAGGGTCCATCAGACCCGCTTGAATAGCTGCATCACAGTGGTCGGAATAACCATAGAAGATACGCTGAGTGGTTGCACCTTTGAAGAACGGATGCTCTTCGAATACACGACACATGATGCGGAAGCGGCGAGAGTTGAAGGACTCTGGAATCATTACCTCACCTTCGACCATAGCCTGAGGTGTGATCACGTTTGCCGCGATCTCTTGTACGGCACTGACACCAAGATTCAAACCATCATTAGTTGCCTCACGCAGCTGTTTAACCACATGCTCGGAAGTGTTCGGGTTAAACGGACGAAGCCATTGAGCTTGATAGGTACCAGTCTGAACGGCGATGAAACCATTCTCACCAAAACGGATCTTGGTGTTACCGGTATTACCTACGGAAGCGCCAGTGTTGATATTGAACATGTGTAACCTCTTACTGATTGATCTGAGCCAGGTGAATCACAACTTCAGTGATCGTGTGCTTGATGGTTTGCGGAAGGATCAGCACTCGGTTGTGAGTAACTTGATTGGCTTCTTTGAACAACTTATCTGGTCCATGGTAAACCCAGTTTGAGCCACGGATAGAATGGTTACAGTTGTTGATTGCGAGACCTGCCATGTTTTCAGGCTTAGGAGTCTCATTACCATTTTGCGGTGTCTTCTGAAGTTTCATGTGCGGGAACAGTTCATCCAGTTGTGGACGGAACCGATTCGCGATACGAGAACCCTGACGAGTTTGACTCAGTTGCGTTGTGGAATCATGAGACCCATGGCGCAACGGTTCAACCTGCATCAGGATGGCGGCATCATTAAAGCCCCAATGCCATAGCAGTGCCTGAGTTGTAGCCAACAGGTAGTTCACTGGTAGTTTGGAGATATGGTAGAATGCTCTCGCTGGGAATGCCTTAGCCATTACCCACTGTGCAAGCAGGATTTGGTGTGGACGGATCTCAACGTTACCAACGGAAGTGATACAGCTAATACATTGCCTGAGTTTATCTTTGCAGATCGTTGGATCTACTTCTTCTGCCAGCAGTTCATAATCCATTGCATCGATGTTGTAAGCTTCGATGTCACCTGGACTGATACGACCTTTAGTTTTGTGAGATTCGATGAACGATGTTTTATCTTCGTCATCACCGCCACCGCCTTCAGGAAGTTTCTTAGCTACACGGTCAGCGGTACTACGTTCTGCTGGTGTGAGGTTAGTCATCACATAGCGGAAGATGTTTGCAACGATCGAGTGACTGGTTGGATCGTTCAGTGGAATGATTGTCAGACGACGAACCAAGACTTTGGATTGCAGCAGTACACGAATGTCAGTGGAACTCAGACCAGCCCAAGCGCGTGCCAACGATAGTGGTTCATCATCAACACAGTACTTAACATAACCGCCGAGCTTATCGAATACAGTTGGGATCTCTTCACCCAATACATCGACTTCGTTCATTGGCCAGTTAGCCAGTTCAGTCTCAGACACGAGACCGATTACGTTGTTCTCTTTATACAGCTCTTGATCGGTGCATTGATCAATGTACTCACCCCAAACTGGAATCATAGCTTGGAGAGCCAGAGCTACAGTTGCGATGTTGATATAGTCAGACTTCAGATAAGTTTGCTCACGCTTGTTATAGCGAGAGTCTTCCGTGATGGTATCCTGGATATCAGCAGGGATGTGCAAGTTACCGATAGTCAGCAACCAACGGCGCAGCCGGTTCATTGGGATCTGTTTATAGATCTCCCCGATGTGGTGAATCAAACTACTAACGAGCATCGATGGATCGAAACCCATCTTGAACAGCTTATGGATTTCTTCATAGCTGTGGAACAACCGATCTTGCGTAGGTGCATCAACGTTTTCTAGATAGCCATTCAACTCCAAGAAGACCCGATTAGGATCAGCCAATTTAACTTTACTGTACGCACGAGCACTCCATGACAATTCAACATCGCCATGTGTAACACTCACCTGAGTAAAGCCATTGCCCTGTACATTAGTTACAGCAAATTTCATAGCGAACCTCTGTTATGTACTACACCTGTATGATATAAATCTGAACTTTTTTCTATTGACCCTGAACCGGGCGAGAGGGCATAGGGCAACCCTGAGTTAAACTCAAGATCGCCGTATGTTAAAGGAAGGACTTAGAAGTCAAAGTTTGGGAGTTCTTTGTCATCGAAGGAATCGAAGCCAGTACCGCCACCGCCTTGTGGACGAGGACGTTGGCCACCACCACCATTGCCGCCACCGTAGCTGTTACCACCACCTTGCTTACCGCCTGGGCCAGCACCGCCATTCATGTTGGCAGGGTTAGCAACGTTCTTCGCATTAGGATCGAAGTTACCACCGGTCAGCAGGTTGTAGATCATTGGCTCAACAGTACGAGCGAAACCGTTAGCATAAGCTACGGACATTGCTTCAACGCTCAGCAGGGAACCATCGCCATTCTGGATACCATGATATTTGGTAGGACCGAAGAAGAAGCGAATGCGTGGACGGTTCTGTTGCGAACTCAGTACAGCGATGTAGATACGACCATCGGTAGCTTTACCGATTACCAGAGTGGACAGAGTCATTACTCGATCCAGTTTCTTACCTGCAACGAAGTCATCTTGATAGATCAGCTTGAGTTCGTTCGGGGTATCAGGGACACCTTCAGTCAGCTTGCGCAGGTAGGCCATTGCTACTGCGAAAGTACCGAGGTCCATGTTGAAATCGATCTTACCATTGTTCAGGTCACCCTGTACGTTGGTTTTGACAGTAACCCGTGGACAGTTACCATAAACACCAAAGCGCAGGTTAGGACGCTTGTTAGAACCTTCAACGGGATCAGCAAACATCCAGTTGGACATTACCGAGAAGATGTTCAGAACTGGTGCTGGGAAGTTTTGTTGCGACATGGGGTATAACTCCAATTGGATTAAATTACACTTCGCGAGAGTGTGGTACGTAGTATATGCTGCTGGAGTATTATCTCAGCGTAGCATATGATTCTTTAAGTTCTTTCGATCCGTAAGCCTGAATGTCATGATACAGCTTGCCTTCGGTGGTAACAGGTGACCACTTCTTATTGATAGCTAACTGACGTAACTGACCTACGATCGCTCGTGGTTGAGGCACTAGATCCACGCCATCTCCAAACACCTGAATGGTGTATTTGAGGAACGGCATGGGTGTATCCTCTTTTATGTTGTTTAGCTTTGTATACCACATTTGCCATGGCTTGAACTTACCCGTGTGGGATTCAAGCAATAGCAGACGTTGGAAGTGTTCCTTCCATAACAACTCATGTGGGTAGTGAGTCATGAGAGCAACAGTACCTTCACTAGGTGGAGGTTTCTTATTGATCTCTAGAACTTCTATCCCCTCAGCTTTCATTCGCTGAGACAACTCAATAGCGGCGTACCGCTCGTAAACTTCATATGCCATTTGTTTAGGCGTTTTGGCTTCTTTAAAGGTAGCCTTGGGAAACATCCACTTCATTGCGTCTTTACCTGCAATGTAATAGCGGACCTTCGCCCTAGCTCCTGACTGTGCCAATGCAACCGGGATAGTCTGGACCTCCTGCATCAGAACCTCGACAGCCGCAGCTGGATTCAAGTTCGCTACTTCAGATGTAGGTACAGCCGACCAAAGATTCCGAGCCAACGTTCTAAGGTTGACCCAGATCTCTTTTACCGATTTAACGTCAATTGGTTGCTTAGGTGGATTCGGATGAGTACCTAAATAACCCTCAAAGGCAAGAGAGGTTCCGATACTAACAGGTATCTGCCCAACTTCTCTTTCAATGAGATCCATGGTTTATCCCTTAACTAACTCTTTAAATCTCATAGCGCAACGTTCCACGGTCGTCTCTGAGTGCCCTTGGTTTTCCAGCTCATACAACAACAGTTCAAGAATGTTATCCTTGGTGATAGGGACAAATTCTGACATGTCGAAGTTCCGCATGGACTCCATCACAGTATTCTTCTTGGCGGTAGCTTTTTCCACAGTGATCTGCCAATCGAAAGCTTGGTACTCTCGACGATAGGAATCAATGTCACCGTTAGCTACATCACCCGGATCACACCTTAGGCGAATAGAAGAACCTCGAGGCAGGTCTTTAATACGTTCTTTGATCTGGAAGTTAAGTTCTTTGGTATCTAACCCATGGACTTCCCAAGTAACGTATTTCTTAGCTCCCCGGTTCTCAATGAACGTAGCGGTGAATGTATCATCCTTACGGACTTCAAAGTGGAACATGCCTTTAGGGATTTCATCAGCATGGCAGATTCGATCAAATGAACCAGCGGCATAGATCCTTTCATTAACAGTCATGTTGTGAACGTGACCGATGAGGATTTGATGTTTCACTAAGGCGAGGTATTCTTGTTCGTCATGTGTAGGTTCTTCAACGATGCTAGGTAGCTGATAACTGAATGCCCCGTGCATTACAGCGAAGTCTACCTGTGTAATACCCATCTCCTTCATCTTAGCTTTCACTTGACCCAAGGTCACGGAAGTACTCGGATGCCATTTGTCAGGGACAAAAAGGAAATGAGCGTCAAAGCGCTCGTTGTATAGAATCTCTAGTTCTTTAGCGTAGTGTAGTTCCACCGGAATATTGGCGTTAACTTTCTGCTCAATAAAGAACTGAGACTGCTTACGGTCATGACTAGGTGTTCCTTCTACTATATACAGGTGTACGTCGTACGCAGCACATTTATACAGCAGGATTGTGATCCAACGGTTAATAGCGTTTACGTCATCATCACCGTTGTTCAACTGACGATCAAATAGATCCCCAGTAATAATGACCATGTCGAGTGTTTTCAACAGGTCATCTGTAATCAAACGTTGTAGGTTTTTGATGATGTGAGATGCTGGAGTCAAGCGATGCCCTAAATGGACATCGCCTAAACTAATGTACTTGAATACTCCAGGCGTCTTAGTCCGGTCAGTCTTCATCCAATAATCCGTCGCTTTGGAATGGGTCACCCGCCAGCTGAATTACTTCACCTGTGCTACTGGTTGTAGTAGTAATTGGGGAGCCATCAAGCGAGTACAACGGATTACCCTCGTCGTCGAGGAAGGTCTTTCCGTACAACGCGAGAATGGCCCCAACTGGGACAAGGAGTTTCTCTTCGATCGGAACGATCTGAGAGATCTGATGTAGGTATTCAGTGATGTACTGTTCTACCGGTTCATTGGTACCACGATGCCGCAACATAGAAGCATGTTCGATCAAGTGGTTAACCGTGATCCCACCGTTAGTGGAACTCATGGATGTATCCACACGTGCATGCAATGGAGGTACAGTAAACAAAGTAACGGTTTTACCATCGCGTACACCCGCTACACGCAGAGGCATAGTCAATTCAACTACGTACCGCTTATAACGAGCTAGGTTGTTTTCATCCCATGGCCTTTGGAGCAATGGAACGATCTGATGTTCAAACACGTCTTCTGCAACAACAGGGGTTTGCCGTTCGTCGTTGGAGAGGATGTCTGCACAAGCTCGCATCACCTCCATCTCACTAACCCGCATACCCGCGAGATAGTTAACCTTCGACATTCTCTGTTACCTCAGCAGGCTTTGCAGTGGTATAAGCGATAATGTTAACCAGTAGCTCTTTACGATCAGCGAAGAGGTTTGGGTTAGCATCAAAGAATTCACTGAACGGACCACAGCCATCATTCATGATGTTTTCTGGATCTCGTGCCAAAGCGTAGTTATAGCCACCATCTTCGAGTTTGGTGACTACTACAGTCTGGCTGTTTTCAGTAACAGTCTTACCGTCAACAGGATAGATGTCAAACCCACGCTCCAGTGCCGCTACGCCTTTTGCAGCGTCTTCAATGGAATGGTCTAGGTTGTCTGTCAAACCTTTGAAGGTATTGCTCAGAACGCGTGCTACGCGGACTTCAAAAGCATCTTCACCCGACTTGAACAACTTCAGGACCTTCAGAATAGTCTGGTCCATATCATGCAATCGTTTCTGAATAGTGGCTTGCGTTTGTTTGATAGTGGCTACGTCTTGGGCCAGCTGATCTAGTGGGCTATTAGGTGTAGTGTCCATTTAATTATCCATTGTTGATTTTAGCGATTCTGACGACTCGTCCGTCCTCGACATAAACAAGCTTACCGACTGTATAGGGTCTACCAGAGTTATCGTAGACTGTCCCTGTAAAGCTGATGGAATACTGATCAGGTTTAGTAGGGTCATCAGCTGTGACCTCTACGATTGCTTCAGCAGTATTACCGTAAACAGATTGGAACTTAGTCTGAAGGTCTTCAGCCATTTGTTGTTCGAGACCGAGCATGTCACCAGCATTAGTCTTCAATGTATATTGCATTGAGGTATTTTGTTCAGCATGTAGTACTGAGTCAGATGCTTCGGTTGCAATGTAGCAGGACAACAGGTAATCTGCCGTACCAGCAAAGTCATTAATCCAACCGGAAACACCTAGCGTGGGTAGGAACTTAGGCATAAATCACCAAAAAAGAAAGGGTATAGATGCGGAGCCCTAAGGCCCCGCGATTTTACTCGGTTCGGTTAATGCGGCGATAACATTGCAGAACCGGATGATCCGATGGAATCATGAGGCCCAGCAAGTGGATCTGACCACCAGCATTAGGAATGTCGTAAGTGACAGAATGAACCAAATCAAGATCACTTACTGCTGTGGCATTAGCCCAGAAGTTATATCGAGCGTCACCAAACTCAACTTGTGCGATACCCAGTAGACCTGTAAACAGACCTAGTACCCCACCGTCTTCTTCGTACATCTTGAAGTCCCACTCAACCAACTGAGTGCGTACGCCGTTTTCATCTTCAACCCAAGCTAGTTCATCATCAAGGGTATATTGCCCTTGTGGGTTCCGCTTAAGAAGAATGTATTGCTGTGGATCGAATGGCCCTTTCTCTGCAACCAGAGCAGCAAAGCGTGGCAAATCGTTAATGCTGGCATAGGTGCCGAAAGTATTATCACTCATGTGAAGCCCTCTGTAAAAAAAATAACAAGTGAATGGAACCCGAAGGTTCCACTACACAAGATATTGCAGAGTTATGCCGCTGCGCTATGTTCGTCCGCATCCGGTACGATCAATGGTGCATCTTCCATGTATGGAAGACGAATCATAAACTGATTAACTGGAATACCGTGGTCCATCGGATCAAGTCCACCGAAGGCAACTTTCACCTGATGCAGTTGACCACCAAAGAAATGGATAGCCAATCGTGCTGGTAACTTACCAAAGTTTACGGTATCCATCGAGAAGTCACGACCGTGGAACAGATGATCCCCCACGCCCGATACCACACTGATGTGCGGTCGAATGTATCTTTCAAAGATCTCTGGGGTATAAGCAATGTCACCTCCCCATTCAGAGAAGAGAATCCATTTACCGTCTTCTTCTTTCTGGAAGTGATAGTTCAGAACTACTTGTTCTTTAGCTTCAGACATGACTATTACTCTTGAGTTGATTAAGCAGCTGTTCCACCGTATACGTCTAAATCCACTGATTTACGATACACGACTTCTTCTTCCTGGAACAACCAGTTAGCCGGATGATCTTGTGGCAACCGCAACACGTGCACTTGGTAATAAGCACCGTCTTTACCTTCTTGCCAGATCTCGTGGCAGAACGCTTCTTGTCCGCGCGTGAAATAGGGCAGGTGATAACGTTCGCCTTCCCATTGGATCACGACTGTATTGAAAGGTGTGGTGTGTACACCTTTAATATCAGGACAGTTCACGAACTCTTCTGGCTTAAAGCGTGGTCTACGCTCATTGGTCTCATCGATACCACGGTAAGCAAAGCTACCCGCACGGTTACGATAGAAGTCGTTGTACTCAGTAGTAGAGTAAACGGTTACGACTTCATTTGGGCCACGACCAGGCAGGTCATTAAGACTTGTGTATTCAGTTTGCATGTCTACCTCGGAATAAATGAGAGCCCCGTAGGGCTCTCTTATGGGGTCTTACAGCAGATTACCGATTGGACTGGTTGGGTCCATCTCGTGTTCATCCAACGAACGGTTAACAAGGTTCCAAGTACGGATGATGTCAACCTTCTCAAACAGCGTCAGCTCTTTATCTTCTTCTGGTACGTTCTCATAGAAATCGTTCCATTCAAAGTGAGTGTCTTTAACGATGGCCATGCCATCCATCACTCGACGATAGTCATAGTGGTTCACACCGATAGCATTACCATGATAGTTGGTATAGCTACCAGCATAACCTTCGACCGAGTCATTGAGATACATATCTCGCAGACGTGGTTCAGCCATGATGTACCGTTGCATAATCGGGTTAGCTGTTTGAAGCTGCTCGATGCTGTTGCAATAGTGGATGTTGTTACCCATCCAACTAGTGTCAGCCTTCGCAGTTAGGTTCCGTAGAGCCTGCAATGCATCTGACTCGGAGATCGTCTGATAGAACGTCCGTGCTTTATTGAACCATCCAGCTGTGGTAGCTGTTACGTTCTGCATCAGGTTGTGCGTGCGCTCTTGGAGCCAGTTCGTGGTATTCGAATCGAGATAGCCGCCAGCAGCGATATCCATCAGGTCAACGCCGTAGGCTTGTTGTAACATATTTCATTCCTCCCATATCACCAGTTGACGTGATCAAGTGAGTCAGGTATAAAGGGTTCTTTCAACTCTTTATACATTTGCGCGATCAGGTCAATAACCTGAAATGGCGTTGGTCTACCCATTGCCTTAATGCGTTTTTCAAGTTGATCTAAGTTGATGCGTTTATCCATCGTCTTTACCTTGGATCTATCTAGGAGAGCTTCTATCTTTTCACGGATTTCAACTCGACTGTTTGAATCAACCCGTATACCACCAACCCCGTCACCTAATTTAACCAGCTCAGCAATACACGGATTCATTCATATCCCCTTAGTGATATAGATCTGAAATAAAGTCTACTCAGTCAATTGGCTATCTAAGTCAAACTTCCGTTCAACCCGCAGTTTACGCTTACGCGCAGCTCTCACTAGGACACGTGCATCTTTACGGTCTTTGTAAGTACCATGCGTAGGAACAACACAGCGCCATTCTTCTGGGATGGTAACTTCTTTACCACGTCGTATTCTAGTTTCAGCCATTGAACAAACTCGTTACGTCTACTTCGACCTTAACCAGATCAAAGAAAGGGTGATTGCGTGGAATCATCAACGCTGTGACTTCACTGTAAACGTCACTAGAGATACCAAGGATCTCATAGTTAACCCCGACCTCGACAGTGTAGTTACTATCACGAACACTGATACCGACCCTACTAAAGCCGTTAACGAAGTTATAGAACGGTTCACTGTAAACAGATTCACGTTTCGGCAAGCCGCCCATTTTAATAGGGTACTTACGACCATTATATTCGACGAACCAAGAACCGGCTTCATCTGTACTAATGCATACATCTGTGTTTTCGATCATATCAGGTTCTTCTGTTTCTAATTGAGGTAGGACTGGAATGAATGGTGGTCCGATCTTGCTGATGAGGTCGACGAGTGCATTCGCCCAATACATAATTTCAGGCGAACCTAGCATCGTGAACAGGATAACCCGATCAACAGGATTGTTATCTAGATCTAATCCAATGCCGCATGACCACATGTAGAATGGATGGATCAGACGCATTACTTCATAGCGATGCTTACATTCTTCTGCGGCTTCGGTATAATCTAGACCTAGCGCATGTGACAACACTGTACTCCATGGATCAGAGTACAACGTCTCTTTTACTGTATCGTAGAACGCATCAGCCAATACGTGGAGATCCGTACTGACCTGACCTACTGGCCAGATATTAAGTAGTTCCCGCACTTCGTTCATCAACCACTCCGTACTTTGCTCATACGTGAGATCACTGTAGCTCATGTGAATGAAGGGCTTGTTGCAGCGTTCCCAGAAATCTCGCCTGAAAGCGTCTTCGCTAGAAAACTTTGCTCGGTTACGGATTCGCCATAGATCGAAAGGATGCGGCAAGTGGAACGCACCCATCAACCTTTCGTATTCATCCATACTTCCTATGGGCCCAATGGGTTGATAGCACGCCGACATTATTTTCCAACGGTCGTCTGTCCAACGCATGTTTACTACGTGTGTCCACCATGTTGCGGCAGCCACTCTACTACGACGTTCTTTGGCGTCCAATATGTCCTCAGCCCTTTGTGCTTCTACCTTCGCTTGGTTCTCCCGCCAGTTGGCCCGAAACTCAAGCAACTTTTTTCTGAAGAACCCGTAAGGCGCCCGGTTCGTTACACTGGTTAGGTCATCCAAAGCTTCCCGTTCAGCTATGCACAACCTGTCGGGGTTGTGACAAAGACAGACGGTCCGACAGGCTGGTGTGTGCATAACTTACCCTTTTAACCAATCTTCAAGTGAAGGGAGATAATCTTCGTGAACATAGTTAACCACAGTTTCCACTACAGGACCTTGCAGTTCTAGGTTACCGGAGATCTGGTGTGGGTCGTCAGTACTGAGTACCCAAGTGTGTGGAGCAATACGGTCAGTCGCATCTGCCAGATAGTTGTCTGGAAGCAGAGTCAAGTTCAGTTGGTCGCCATCGAAGTCAGCGTTAGGAGACTTCAAGCACAACACCGACATACTGATCGAGTTATCACGCAAGTCAGTTTTGATCTTGGTGATAAAGAACTGTTGAGTCGAACCACGTTGCAAGGTTGGGTTACGGTGGAACGTACAGGCAGGACCTTTATACTTCGCTTCTGCGATCAGCTCTTGAAACAACTCATCCAAGATGGGGTTGTATTGTAGAACGTGTTCGTAGATGAAGCTTTGGGCCTTACGCGTAGGCATCCGATACTTACGCTTGAGCTTGTTGATCAGGTGATACTTAAACAGTTGACATGCAATGCCCCAAGGGATATGCAGTTCATCATAATCGTGCGGATCACTGATCGAGGTAATTACACCACGAGCAGTCAAGTTCAAACGACCACCCAGAACGTGACGTCGACACAACCCAGGCTTCTGTGCAATACGCGACTTAGCCAGAGTCTTGTGATACAACGAATAGTTCTTCAGGGACTCTGCAACCCGATTCTGGACAACGATCGGCTTGATTGGGATTGGGCTACTACTAATGGAACAGAACGTCAGTACCGCTTCGATAGCCGGTCCAATAGGTTCATCCATGTAGTTACCGCTGGTAGTGGATTCCACCACGAAGCAGAGTTTGGATGGGATAGGAATATGTCGTGGAAACATCTTCCCTTTATTCTGCTGGATGAATTCGTTCATCTCAGTTTTGTTATTGTTGATGATGTTAGCATCTAACAAGAACTGGAAGATCTCATCGAAGTTCTGAACGAAGTTGTTCAGACCACGAGGGAAGTTCTTCTGAAGCATTTTGTCAAGCTTACGTTTAGTCTCTTTGGAACTGATCGAGTTATAATCGTAACTATAACTGGTGTTCGTTAGATACTCAAGGAAATCGAATTCCTTCATCGTCATGTAGTTAGACAGCATAATCCAGAGTTGTGGACAGATCAAACGATCTACCCCTTCTGGTGCTCGAATCCACATAGACGGAACGATTGGACGGTTACTGGTGGATACTACAGGACTACCGCAGTTCTCACAGATCACACCCAGTTTGTGTGCATCCGTAATATGGTCACAATCACAAGCAGCAGAGTTCTCTACTGCATCCGCATCCTGATAGTGCGAATAGAAGTGACGTTGGAACGCTTCTTTACCTTCTGCTGTACTGGTATTAAAGTCATTGGCATAAACCAGCTTGCCTTTGAAGTTGTCATGCACCACGTCTAAATCGACAATGGACAGATGTAGACCCATTAAGAAACCTCATCACCAAAAGACAAAAAAGGAATAACTAAGCTGCTCCCGAAGGAGCAGCCCAGTATTCTTTAGTCGATCATCACGCTCCATCTGGCCAGTACCGGTTGCTTGGAGTTTTACAGCCACATCTATTTATCCAGTATTTAGGTTAGACATGACTGGGTCTTTGTGAAGACCGTAGTTTGAGTGATCCCAACCACCGAGATGGTTGGGTTATGCCGTCACTCGTCTAGCACTCGACTATTAGTAGAAGCTACCAACGCTCGAGTTGTACTGAGGACCGTAGCCTTGTTGCTGACCACCGTACTGTTGTACTTGTGCGGTACCACCAACCTGGAACTGGTTGATTACCGAGTTACCGGTGAAGCGCTGACCCGAGTTCAGTACCGAAGTGTTGTCCATGGTTACGGACAGGCCAACTGCTACGATAGCAGCGTCCAGTGCTTCGATGAACTTAGGGTTGAAGGTGCAACGTTCGGCTTTGCCAGTGTAGGTAACAGTGCTACCCAGGTACTGACGGTCGAAGTTACGGCTCTGCTTAGCACGCTGATCCGGGTGGATGTTGGTGTTCTGCTGCGAACCGTAGTAAGCCCACCATTCGTTCAGGTTACCTTCCGATGCGTTCAGGGCACCGAGGTTGTCCAGTTCACGACGGTCACGCTTCTCGCCATCTTCGTCGAGGTAGTGACCCAGATCGATAGTCTGACCAGTCTTAACCAGAATCGGCTGAGTGGTGTAGTCGAAGAACTTACCGAAGTCTACGCCCAGCAGGTTGGTGATCTGACGAACTGCGGTTGCTACTGCTTTCTGTTGGTTCTCACCACCAGCAGCGTCCAACAGCATGCCATCGATCGGACCGTTCTCACCCAGACGGTTGAGGTCGATCTGGAACACTGGCTTGTCTTTGATCATGCTTACGGTCAGCATGCCGAACTGAGCATCGTCGAACGATGCAGCCTTGGTGTCGATCTTGTTCTGAAGCTGCGACAGCCAGCCCAGAGCACCGATATCACGCAGGTCTTTAGCCTTACCAGTTTGTGGCAGGAATGGACGAGCCCAAGCGTGACCGTGAGTTGCACGGTATGCGTTAGACAGAGCCAACCAGTACATTTCTGGAGTGTTGGCCTGAATGCCATCAGCGTTACGTACGTCGGTGATTACGACAGCAGCGGTGCACGGTGGAACCGGCTGACCTACTTGCTGACCTGCACCGAAGAAGTTGCTCTGTTGAGCTTGCTGCTGGTACTCGAGGTTGGTGAACATCGACACTTGGTTCAGCTTGACGTCAGTCTCGTAGAACTCGTTGTCCTGCTGTTGGCCTTGACGACGAACACGCTGCATGCCTACAACCACGTCGGAACGGATTGGGTTACCCAGAGTATCGGTAACGGTCAGGTCACGGGTGTCGATCTTGGCAGCCAGAGTTTCTTCTTGGCCTTTCAGCATGCTGATGGTGAATGGCTTCTCACCGCTACGACGTTGCAGGTGATCTTCACAGGCGTTAACCGATTTGATCAGCAGAGCACGCAGTTGCAGTTCGGAATCCTTCAGGACCAGATCAGCAGGGATTGGGAAAGCACCAGCCAGAACGACTTCAGCGTTAGGCTTGCTCAGAGCAGCTTGCACGTAGGCAACCAGCTTACCGTGGTACTTCTTGCTGAATACGTCACCAACCGAAACTTCGGTTTCGATGACTTCTTGATGCATGCCGTTTTGCAGAGTGATCTTGCGGGTCGGCAGTTCGATCGATGCGTTCGGCATGATCAGAGGACGGATCACGATCAGAGCCTTACCGTTGATGGTGGCTGCTTTAGCGATGATCAGCGAGGACCAACCCACTTGGTTTTGGTCACGGTCGAAACGCAGAATGCTGAAGTCGTCCTTCAGGTCTTGCGATTCTACAGCCTGAGCTTTCAGGCGGTTGAAGAGTTGCAGTGCTTCGCTCGAACGAGCGTCGCCACCTTGAGTCTTACCGGAACGCTCGAAGTTCGAGTTCAGGTCACGACCAGCGAATTGGTTTTGTTGCACTTGTGGTTGTTCCATTTGAGGCGCCTGCGTTTGTGGTGGTGCTTGGGTAACTGGAGCTTGTTGAACTGGTGCTTGAGTTTGGGTGGCACCGGTGTCTTTGTCACGAATCATGATTCTTTCCTTTAGCGATTACGATTAACTTGATCAAGTTATGCGATTGGATCTGGGTTTCAGATTCACGTGTATGATATAAATCTGAACTTTTTTCTATTAACGACGTTATAGACCTGAGCGACAGGCTATATTTGCCTGTGGGTGCAACACTGTAATTAGTGTTACATATGATACTACAAAAAGTATTCCTTAACTGGAAACCTTTTGCTTAACCTTTATCTGTTGAATGGTTCCGCGTTGTAAACGCTTGAACAGTCGACGTGCTGCATCATGGGTATGCTCAGCTTCTGGATAAACACCGCCATGAAAGAAGTAACCTGTGTTAGCCACAACTTTAAAGAGATAGGATTCCATTGGTCGCCTCATCAGGGAATAAGTTAAGGGTGGACAATCCAATGACGGCATTGTCCTGTATTAAATATCACGCACAGGTATTTCTTTATTTCAGTGCACTGTACAACTTGTAGAAAGCGATCTCTTGTTCTAGTCGTGCGATCTGAGCTTCTACATAAGGACGACACATCTGACCCTTCTTGGAGAGGTCTGCTTCGATCTTGTCACATTCGTCTGGCCACTTAGCTAACGACACCTTAATCCCTTCAGGACCTTTCCAGTGGAGCGTTAGCAGGGTCTCGAAGAACTTACCGTTATCATGATGACTGATACTCAAGATACGACCGGGTAACCCATTAGCACTGGTCAACCAATCTTCAGTATTCTGAAGTTGCTCGAATGGGATCTCACTTAATTTCATGAATGTTCTCAGGTGTGATCACTTTAAAGGTGGGTTCCATACCCGTCTGACCGAAACATTGGTTACGGCTTGGACGGTGTTGTTTCTGGATATCGTCGTGATGTTTCTGGTACATGGCTACCCGATGACTGGATACCTGAAATGCTTCCACTGGGAACTCTACCAGTGCTCTGATGAATTCAGCTGACATTAGAAACCCCCACGATTGATACGAGCCACCTTAATCGAGACAATGCTACCGCGATGCATTCTAACCATCAGACGATCAGCTGCTTCCACGATAGTTTTAGGACACGTGAACAGTTGAGATCCACCGAGAGAGAACCCGTGAGTAACGCTAGCTTTAAACAGAAATGATTCCATTATGAATCTCCAGTTATTGTACAACCATGATATAAATCTCAAATAAATTCTGTTGCCCTTATAAAGGAAGGGAATGATATATACTGACTAGGCCCATTCTATAGTTTTAACAATTTATAGGGACAACCAAATGTACGCACTCTTCAGGGATCAGCCTAACAGGAAACTGGGGCAAGCACTCGATCCTAACCTCGCTTACGTACGACGTACGTTTAAGACTTTGATACACGATGTTAAACAGTACTACCGAAAAGCTCCTAAGTACGTTGACTCTAAGAACATGATTGCGCTGATCATTCAACAGTACGTTATCAATACGAAGGTTGATGATAATGAATGGATTAACCAAGTAGAGCGTTGGTCACGAGGTTTCCTAAAAGACTTCGGTATTACCACGCCTATTAATAAAGGACGCATTCATCCAAAGGGTGTAACCTTAGGACCACAATCTGAAGAAGTTGTTATTGCGAGTTATGAGAAGTTTGATACAGTAGGTCTTGGTAAACGTTGGCGGGAGCTTACTCCGGTTAAGTATCTTTACCATACTCGTACCGACTGTACGCTTCCCATTATGAACAACTCAACTCCGGGTCGTGCATTCGGTGTGATCAGTATTAACATTCCAATGCTGATGGTCCAATACCGTTACTGGCGTAGATGGCAGGAATCCTTAGGGGTTATCCAATTCGAGAACGCTTATCGCTTTGTGGGTAGTTTCGTATTACCTAACATGATCGACAGCTTCTTGGACATTGCCTTCTTTAATAGACTGGATCGTCAGTCTCAAAGTATCCCTACTCCGACCTTCCCTGTGTCTCATCCTTTCTATTTAACTGACCTGACTCCTAAGTTGGTAAGACTGGAAGAGTTCATTAACTTCGAAGCTATCCTTAAAGGGATTGAAGTTGAAGGCTTAGCAGCGATTGTTCCTATGCTCGTAGAGTCCAATCTATTCGAGACTCTTAAACTCCCACGTGAACCTGTGACTTATCAGAACCAGTGGGCTATTACCTTAGCGAGGTTACCGGCAATTCGATACCTGTGCCGTATGGTCCTACGCAATCATGGTTACGACGCGTCTCAATTGAACGCTATCATGATTGACTTGATTGAAGGTTCAAACGATCAGATCTTCAACGCGATGGGCAATACCGAATATGTGAAGCAGTTCCGCAAACAGATTCAAGAGTTGATCCGTGAACTAAAAGAAAAATGACATAAAGCCCCCTCCAATTGGAGGGGGCATATGCCGTCAACGTTGGTGGTAAATAAGTACGCCTTCCTTACTTGGATTAGTTCGTGTATCCAACCCGATCAACTCAATGGTCCAATGGCTATCGCGATAAGAAACCGAATCCAATTTAAACTTTTCAACTACGATCGCATAAACATCATCTTCCGATCGAGCAGCTACCATGAGTTCCATATAGCAGTCCCAGTCAAGCAGCTCATAACCTTCGAACGATTCCTCTGGATCATCGCTAGGCACACCAAGTGAACTTACGTGCCAGATGAAGTTTCCGGTGTGGGTGGTATTACTGTCTGGATCACCGATCCGAACGAATTCGACCGAATGATCGTTGCGCAGGTTAAACTTTTTAGAGTTACTGAAATCAATTGCCGACATCATTATTTCCCGATCAGAGTAGTCTCAAGTTTATCTGCTACTTCACGAAGTTTCTTAACGAACTCCTCGCGCTCTTTGGTGTTATGGATGATCTCGCTTCCATTACGACCGATATCTTGATAGATACCCCATACCTCGTCACTTACATCAACCTTTTCCATAGCACTCTCTTTTAAGCGTGAAGAAAATCCGTCATCAGAACAGGGTGTTCACGGTCAGGGAAATAGTCTTCCCCTTCAACCCGCGCCTCCCATTTAGTACCTGCATAATCCGAGTGGTTGTAGTCAGGTGTCATTCGTAACAGATGAGCAATAAAACGCTCATTAGCCTGAGCATAATTTGAAGCGCTCAAGATCATGCCTTCAACCATATCGTGACCGTTGCTATCTTTACCCTCATACTTCCACAACCAGGTCTTATCGGTAGGGAGGTCATCACGAGTAGACGTCGTCACCGTAAGATTATAGGTCTTATTTTTCTTATCGGAGAATTCAAGAATTGTAGACATAAGTCCCCTTAGAACACCGGTGGTTTATATTCAATCATCAGAATAGCCTTATCACGAGAAGGCATCAGATCAACCCCAGTCAAGTACACATCGAAGTGGTACCGTTCCTGCGCGGGTGAGAGGATATCGTTATTGAGGATCTCTTCTGCTTCACCAAAGCTAGCAGCTGATATGATCGCCTCGGTTACGTGATGACAATCCACGTAATGAGTTACTCTCGTGCCCAGACCAGCAACTTCAAAGGTTGCTCCCCGGTTAAAGAAATGGTACAAGTATTTAGCCTGACCATCGATAACCACTTCTGCTTCGTCAATACAGTTAAAGGTAGCCATGTTAGTAGCACATCACGATTTTGTCAGCGCGACCAACAACAAAGTCTACGCCAATTCGTTCAACGGAGATAACAGCATCTTTGTAATAGTCGCCACGCAGGAAGATACGTTCGAATGTTTCGATGGCTTCGTTCATGGAAGAAGCAGAGATCAACAGTTCGGACATTTCTTTATCACCCACCTCCCCAGTTTGCTTGAATTGGAAGAGGTAGTTCTTATAACCGGCGGTATCGATGTCGGTACGATCATCACGATTGTAGGTGATGTTCATATCTTTACCAGTGACCACCGGACGAACCTTCTCAACAGGTTTGGCCTTTGCCTTAGGTGGTGCGGCAACTACGTTCAGCGGTGTGTTAAACATTCTTATTCCCCATGAGTGGTGTATCCCAGCTACCCATACGACCAAGGGAAGCATAGAAGGCAGGACTGTTCATGTAAGCCTGGCGACGGTTGAGTTCTTCAAGCGTTACCGGTTGACGTTTTGCAGCACGTCGCTTTTGTAACATGTCTTCAAGGAACTGTTTCATATTAACCTCAGTCATCGGTTGATTTAGCAGCGAGTAGGACGGCGTGTTCACGCGTGGGATAGTTGTCCTCACCTTCGCAAGTGAGATACCATTGAACCCCTTCGTAGTGATACGACTTCTCTGAGTTACGACGCAGTACTTCAAGGAACAATACGTAAGCAGCGTTTTTATTAGCCGCACTGAGTATAATACCCTCGTACAATCCGACCGACATAGCTTTTTCGGTATGGAACGACCACAGGTATTTCTTATTGTCGTCATAACCTTCGATCGGGATAACCCCCACAGGTACAACAAACACATTGATCTTGTCGTTACGCTTGTTGAGCAACGTCAGGAAGTCTGCCATCAGTCGTTCGCCTCAGCTACTTTGATACTGTTATGCAACTTACTAACCAAACCTTCAGCATAAGCAATAACCTTTTTGGTACTGCTGCTACTCATGATCAGATTCTGGAAGTGGTTGTACAGATAACGATTCCCCGGAGCATAGCAACCCAGAGCACTCACCCAAACGATGTCTTCGTCTGGCACGCGACGCTGCCTACGCAGATACAGGTTATCAAACATCTTGAGACACTCTACGTTGGTCCCCGGATGTTTAGCCCGCTCGATGTTAGGGTTCTCAGCCAATCGATCCCAGATCTCTCTGGAGGTCGATACAGTGACATACTTCAAATCAAGACGTGGTTGATGTGCACAGATAGCGGTATCGTAAGCTGCGAGCAAGTCTTCACCTTTAATACCGAAGTGACGACGTAGCATAGCGATCTTACTAAAAGCGGCATGACGCATATTAAACTCCTTTAGGGCATAAAGCCCCTCCCGAAGGAGGGACCACTATTTAAGCAACGATGGTTTCCAGAGGATGAGCAATACTCATCGCTTCGGTTACCAGAGTTTGTCGATCGATCGACATGTTGTTTTTCAAGACAGCAGCACGAACTTGTGCAACGATCTCTGCGTGTTTCTCACCTTGCAGATCATCAGGCAGAAGATCCGGGGTGATGTAACGAGCCAGTGCGTTGTCGAGGTTCTGTTCGAAAGCAGCTTGACGTTCTTCGTTGGTCAGCTCCACCGCCGGAACATCCATGTGCAATAGTGGTGAGGTGAGACCACGACCTAATACAGCAGACGTAATTGGTTCTTCGGCTTGATCCTTCACTTCGCGACTAACACGTTCTACGATCGGAGCAGATGGGTCGGCTTTAGCTTGCATAGCGTTCAGCAGGTTAGCTTGATAGTCAGGCAGTTTCTCACCCGATGCCAGCTCTACGAAGTCTGCCAGTGGGATCTCTTTCAACAGACTACGTTTGTAGCTGTCTTGAGTATCCTGTTGAACCTTACCCAGCATGTTCAGGATGGTAGCACCCAGGACACGTTTGGTACGTGCGTTGCGCATGTTCGGCAGGTGGTTGGACTTAGGCTTGGACTTCTTACGCTTGACCTTACGCTTGGAATCACCATTGTAGTCAGCAACAGTCATCTTGTGCTTTGTAGCGTCAACATTTACCTGACCCGCGGCTTCAATCAGTTCAGCCAGTTCTTGGGTGCCTGGAGTTTCAGGAACGGTCAAGGCGTCACCCATTTTGTTGTTATGCGACGAGATGATTGAAATTTCACCGCGACGCTCACCGCCGAATACACCATGCTCTTTAGCTTGGGTAAGTTTAGCGATTTGCTCAGATTGTTCAGTAAATAGGGTCATGATGCCTTTTTCCTTGAGGGATTGTTGGACTGCGAAAGAACCCATTAGTTTTGTTCTTTCTTGAAATTGAATATGCCGTACGGCGCCTAAAGTTTTGTACAGCTCAGTAAGGTTTTCCTCGTGTTCATCGTAAAGCTCACGAGCAAGATCCATTACTTCTTGGGAGTCCATGTGTTGACTTGGGACTGAACCCGAAAAGGAGCTATAGAGCATCTTCAGGTTAGGATCGCCAATCAACTCCCATACCCGACTGTGTACTTGATGCTGATGGATATCGTTATTCAAGGTGGCATACTTCAGCATCGAAGGTTTCATACCCAAGGTGCAAAGCGTGCTACCGGACATGGGCTGGAAGATCTCTTGACAGAGGTTGTTACCCCGAATACGCTCTGCGTCAGTCCAGGTGTCAGTCTTATACGGGTGCGGCAACATTAGCAACCTCCAACAGTCGATCTCGATGATCACATTCAGCGTGGATATCCGATGTAACTTTGGTCATCAGTGCGCTGATATTCTCAGCGTGTAGCGCATTAACTCGTTTGATGTACTCGTCACGTGGAAGCACTACCTCAACATTATTGAAACCACCGTTGAAGGAGCCGTAGCACGTTTCCTGTGTGGATGGTTCACCAATGTCGTTCAGAATGTTGCTCTGGACACAATAGTCCACGCGCACAGAATGAATCACCCCCGGATATTCTTTATCCTTAGAGATGTGGTATTCCGGTTTCATGTCAGCAAAGTTCGTGAAGACACATTCGTCTCCCTGACGCATCAAACGGGTATTGCCAGTTCTTACCTTATCCATCAGTTATCTTCACTCAGTTTGTGTACGGTATGGTTGTGGTCTTCAGACAGGATTACCCAGTCACCCGGTTTCAGATGGGTCTTAACCTTAGTGAGTGGATGCACGAAGTCAAAGGTAGCGTAGTCATAAGCACCGAAGTGTTCTGACCAATCCATGACTTTAGTTTGGAGGATGTGTTCACGTGCCCATTCCAGGCAACCACCCAGAGTATGAACCGGAGTACCGTCAAGCTCACCGTCGCCACAACGCTCTGCAAAGCCGATACGGATGGCACCGAAGACTTTGTGATGTGGGTTAGGGATCTTGGAGTAAGCTTCCATAAACGCTTGCAGACCAGCTTCAGTGATGGTCCAGCACTTGTCTTCATCACCATTGAAACGAACCCATGCATTCTGTACCAGTTCCTGCATGTGAACCTTAGAAGGGATCTCACCAGCTTCACGTGGGTCGTTTACTACCAGCTGATACAGATTGTCATAGACACCACCATCCATCTGTAGTGGGGTCATCATTTCCTTTAGCTTTTCTACATCAGTTTGCATTTGCTGCATCCTCTAATATCTTAGTGCCAGCGGTAGTTATACGGAAGAACTTTTCATCGCCTTGGAATTCATGCTCGATCAAACCCAATTGAACGCCATGAGCCGTACCACCCCATGTACTACATTTGAATAGAGGTAAAGGTCCTTCGGCTTTAAGTTGTATTAGTGCACGATGTACGTTATCAGGTAAGACTTCTGTCATCGCAACATCCCGATATAGTCGCAGGTGAATGGCCTCGCGTTACACCGATCAATCTCGGCTTGGGTCATGGTAGGCGCTTTAGCCGTAATGATCACCACTTTGTTATTACCGGTAAACTTACGCATACGTTCGAAAAGTTGTTTGATCTCAGAATCATTCTTAGACATGTTAACCTCAAGACGGAATAGATGCTAACGCATCGGTTTAGGATACGTTAGCATGATATAAACTTAAAAGGGGTTCTATTAACCTAGGGCTTTTAGCACCATGGCTTCAAAGTCTTCTTCGCTCAACCCTACGAGATTAGGTCCCAACTCACGTACTAGCTTAAGTACGCGTGTAGCCGACTCAATAGCTGACCAGCTGCAATCATCAAGACCTAAGCCTATCCCGATACCATCAATAACACTGTCAATTTTATCTTTCATTTTATTCATTCTTATTATCCCTTCTTGATGAACGTATGATCGAAAGCAAATTCATTTACTACATCAACAAAACTACCATCCATACGAGTTACATTGTAAGAGTTAACCGCGTTGGCCTCCTCAAGGAACTTGACGGTCTTGCAAGTATCGGAAGAATCCATTACCCAATTGACTGGCCATTCAAGGCCTTCCAGCTTGACTGCGACAATATACATTAGCTAATCACCTCATGTAGTAAAGCTTGAATGTTACCTTCAGATGTATACTCGATGTTCATGGCATCGTCTCTTAGGTATTCGAGGAGGCGAGTTACTTTCGTGATCGCCTCCATATTGATACCCATGCCACTAATACAGTCGTCGAGTTTGTCGCACAGGTCGGTTATATCTTCTTCGAATGTTTTCATTGGCTTAGTAGAAGTCCGAGATGAGACGGGTGTTCTTCTTATCCTGAAGCATGATACCCAAGGATTCCATGATCAGATAGAAGCTACCCATCGTGTTAGCGATAGTTTGACGTACGTTTGCTACGCGGGTGATAACCTCAGGAATACCATGGTTCTCAACTACGGACATTGGTACGTGGAAGTTGGTAATGCCTTTCTTATTGTTCTCGAGTGCCCACTTCTTCAAACGCATAACCAAAGCTTTATCTTCGATCGTATCAAGCCATGCTTCAAAGCGAGTACGGTTGTCGATAGTCACAGAGATCTTAACGAAGGAATACGGTGGTGCTTCCAAGAAGCCAAACGATGGTTCGAATACTTCTTTCCAGAACTTGTACTTGGCATAGGTAGCGTTAGTCTCAGACTTGTATGCATCAAGCTTCTTCACTTTACCAGTCGTCAGGTATTCTGCCTTACCAGTATAGATCGAGGTCATGATGTTACGCTCAATGTCACCAATCTGTTTAAGCATTGCTGGTAAGTCGAGGGTTTCTTCGCGCTTGATTGTAGTGATGACGTGTTCCATCATCTTCTTAGCAGCTTTGTTGATACGAGGTGGAACTTTAGAATCTCGTAGCCCAACACCTTTAACTTCCATACGTGCCTTAGCGAACATGATACCCTCTACCGCATCCTGAGACGCGTAGTAGTGTTTCGATCGGGTAGTCAGGCTCAGTACTGCGAAGTAGTATTCGTTCTTCATAGCAAGCAGGCGGAGCTTCTTGGATGTAACACCCATGTTGATCGACTGCAATGCCAGAATGTGCATAACCACTTCGGACACCAAGAACACCAAAGCAAATACCAATCGCTTGGCTTCATCACTAAAGGTCACACGACCAAAGAATTCTTCCACCCAGTATTGCATGGTGAACATAGTCGAGTCTGTGTCGGAGATTACTGCTGCACGGCGATAAGCCGTAGGGAACGCGTGGATACTTGGAGGTACGTTCTTAGTCAAGAACAAAGCCTTGATAAACAGAATGTACTTATTCAACACTTGGGAGATATTGTTACCGGTAGCGTAGATCAGATCAAACACTTCCGGGTTTTCTTCAGCGAGCTTCTCGTTGTTACGACCTTTGATCGTATTGAAGTTGATGAAGCTTGCCAGCAACTGCATGTCGCCATCGTATTTGTTGTATTCGTCTTTAGAGACAACTTGATCTGGTGTACCTACACGAGACAACTCATTCAAGAACCCTTTAACGAGGTCTGGGTTGTATTTGTAAGTGTGGTATAGATCACCAACGTACATAATAGCTGCACGGCCAATCGGGGACATACCCGCTGCGAGTTTACGCAGCTGTGCAGTGTATTCAGGGTTGGACCAGTAGTGGGTAGTCGAATAGAGGATCATGTCAATGATCTCATCGGCTGTAGGGTAATGCATATTGAAACGCTGCATGCAGTCTTCAAGCATCTTAAGGTCGGTGTTATTGACCAGACTGAGCATATTAGCTTTAGTCACTTCTGGGGAGTAGTAGTGACGGTTACCCATGATGAACTTCTCATTGTTTGCGTTAGCATAAGAAGTTGCAGTACGACAAGTAGATGTCAGACTCGAGTGGGTAGACTTGTAATAGAGAATCGTTGCAGCACTAACGGTGGCTCCTGAGTAGGAGTTATTGTTAATTTTGAAGTTCTCTTGTTCGCCTTTACGAACCTGTGCTAATTCGAGTGCTTCAGCTGTACCCTCACCTTCCAACCGCATTTGCTCTTTCTTAACCGCTTTACGGTTAGCAACGCCTTCTTCAATGTACTTGGCATGAGTAGATGCTCGGATTTCTTCTGGTAGATAAACAGTCATGCTCGGACTGAGCAGCAGTTTCTGCTTCTTTACACGACCAAGGTATTGACTGAATCGGACAACCTTCTTCTCCCGATCGCCATTCTCACCTTTGTCCAGAATCATCGTCTTAGGATCGTTGAGTTCGAACTGACCACCGGGGGCCATAGTCGACTGTACATAAGCCAAGCATTTATCCAGATCATCTCCGGTCATGCTAGAAAGGTACAGCGCTGTGTCACGCATCAGTGGGTTAACAATCTCGAGTTCACGCTGATATTCAGAAATGTCTTGGTAAAAGGGATTTGGTTTTACATCGGTGTGAGTTTGTTCCATGAGAACCTCCAGAAATACATATTAGGAGGCTGTCAAGTAAAAAAAGAAAGAAGGGAAATGGGCTACCCGAAGGTAGCCCGAATGGGTTTACAGATACTTCGAGTAAAGCTTTTCGTTGTAGGCATTCAACTCCGCATGATGCACGCCACTGAAGAGGTGGGTGATATCGTTAGCGATGTTGTAGTGCACACCTTTGACGATTTCCTTACGGGTATCGTCATTGATGTTGATGGCCTCGAGGTGCTTGTAGCGCTCATCCATAGAACGCTTGAACGCCGTGAGGTCAACGTGGTGGGTATGGACCTGCACGTTCTCACGCTTGGCCTTTACCGCAATCCATACCGATGCTCCAACAATCAACGTCGTAGCAGTGGCAACACCAGCGAGTACGTAGTTGTTAATTTCCATGGTATTACTCCTGAAAAGGAAGGGATTTGTGTACGTATTGCACAAGAGTAATATAGGGATTAAACCGGTTCTAATAAAAAAGAAAGGGCATAAAACCCTCTCCGAAGAGAGGGCTTTAGTTAAACAAAAGTAACCGAGGTAGGATTCTCACCTTGGGCTTTGACTGCGGCCAAGATACGGTCCTTACGAGTTTCATCAAAGTCGTCGAACACCATAGTCAGACGTTTACCGTTATGCACCGATAGGGTCCCAGTACGAATCCATGGAATACCAAGGATCTGAGTTTCCCCAGAACTGAAACGGATCTGGAAATAGTTGTACTGGGTTGGATCTACCGGCGTACCCGATGGGAGTGACTGGTAAACGTTTTGGTTAGCGCCTACTACGTCGAAGCCGAGCATCCGGGCAATGCCAGCATCGAACACGGCTGTAAGGGTTACGGCTTTAAAGTTGTTACCGTACTGTGCAGATGGGTATACCTCAAAGGAGATTACTGTGCCGATTGGGATCTCTTGAATAGTTGCCATGGTGATACCGATTGTTTATGGATTCATATCTTTGGGGATAACTACGAATCCAAACGTTCCTTCGAAGTCCAAAGGCATCATGGTAACGACTGTTACATTAGGGTGAGTCTTATAGAACTCAGTAAGGATTTCTTTAACCGATACGGCATCAGCATCCTCAAAGAACTCGTCTGGGTAATGAGCATCACGAAAGTACTGACGGTAAGTATCACGAATCTCGTACTGAAATGAATCGAAGAATGAGACAGCAACTGTTGTTAACTCAATTGCCAACTCAGCCTTCGTCTTACATTTAGCCATTCGACTATAGATACTGAAGTCACCCCTTGGTTCTGAATGAAACTTAAGGCGTAACTCGTAATCCTCGAGTACTCGTCCAGTGGCGTCATTAAGATCTATCTTCCAGCGTTCAGCTAGGATAGGTCCCGCCCAAGGGACCATGGTGATAAAGCTATACTTTGGGATGTCCATTTGTAACCGCCTTAACTACGAAACCGAAGGTGCCTTTGAGATCCAATGGAATCAAACTCTGTACCGTAAAGTTAGGTTCGTTCTTCTGGAACTCAGTTACGATCTTAATAACGTCGTGCATGTCGGGTGTCTCATTACCTTCGATCAACTGCTCAACCAGATCATCATCGTAGAATGTCATGGCGTAGTGATCGAACGTATCAATAACCTTGCGCTGGAACTTTCTCAGATCTAGGCCGTTAGCTAAAACATGGTCGATAATCCTTAGGACAGCTGGATCTTCTGGACAATCCTCATTGGCATGCATCTCTTTTTTATGTTGCTCGAACTCATCGATGAATCGCTGAGCTATGAGGGGACCATTAGTAGGTTCCCCTACAATGAATAGGTTTGTGACTGCCATCATATTAGTCCGTGCTCCGGGAATATAGCTGGTAGCATTACTACGGGGGCTTCAGCGAGAGTAGTTACTGTATCCTTGATACCATTGAAGGTTACGCGGGGCGCCATGTTACGATAACGACTCTCGAACGTGGGGTTAGCGATCTCTTCTACCATAGCTTTATTAAGGGCTTGAGAATATACACCCCATGCTTGGTTAGTTTCTTGTTCTCGCAGTTCTTTCTTCCTCATCTCCCAACGAGCTAGGACTTCAGGTGAATCATTAATGATCATACCCTTAAGGTCATCTTCCTTAGGATCGTACGACTCAGCATTCTCTGGGCTTTCACCGAATACCAAGTAGTACGACTCATTGGTGTTGAGGGTATAAGATTCAACCTTCTCGATAGACTGACCTGCACGAGACAGGTCCTCTATTACTGGAGAGAGCATCCCAGCCAAGTTACCGCACGCCATTGCAAACAGAGCCGATAAGTAACTCAGGGTTTGTGGGTTCTCGTTGATGTGATCCTGTATAAGTTTGAATGAGTCATTTAGATAGTAGCTGAACTCAATAGCTTTTGGGTTCTGCATACCAGCATTGAATTGTAGGTAGTGTTCCAGTGCATCTTTGAGCAGTCCTTTAATAGACAACTCATCGTACGCCGTTAGAGTTCCTGTCTCATCGAAGAACTCAAGGTGTTGCGGATGACCGACTGGATAACGTGCTGTAGCAACTTTGTATGCAGCATTACGAATCACGTCAGCCATCTGTGTTAACGTGTGTTCGATTTCATGATGGTTGATCATCATTCCGATTGTGCGTGATTGATTCATATTACACCTTAAGGAATTATTGGAGCGTCAGTACTAAGTAAAACCCGGAGGACTCTGTTTTCATAGCCTAGTACTTGCACAGTATTTATTTTCCTAGCTTGGAATTGTATTCTACGTAGCACAACTCCAATCTCTTCATTAAAGGCATCTATTATTAGTTCGACCAATTCATCGTATCGAGCCTTAGTACTGATAACCGTACCATCGTCATTCATTACACGGCTAATGAACTTACGGGGGTCATGACAATCTAGGTCTTCAACGTGATCAGTCTGGTTGAGCACCGCCGATAGATAAGCTTCGTCGTAGTAGGCTCTTGTCAGGGAAGGTAGGTTACCTTCGTAATAACGGATAGCGTATTGTAAAGCTGACCCATACTCCTGAACGATGTAGTCGACCATCTTCCGGTCATCATTAGGAGATAGGTGCCGGTTGAATCTAGTCGCATCGAAGGTCAGTAGCGTGTTCATCAATTGTCCCGATGACATAGAAGCCATCTTTGATAGTCCGGGAGTAACGCAAAGACTGTATCGGTCCCGGTACATAGGAACCGATTTCCACCATCTGGGCTTGAACGGCATAAAGCACAGAGTACCCCACGGAGTCACCCATGAAGTACTGCTGTACGAATTCGCTATCGTCTAATGAGTGACATCCATTAAACCATTGATACTCAATATAAGCTATCATGGCGTCATTTATATCACTCACCGATAAACCAACACGATCACCTAATAGTTCAACCAGATGTAGTGATGGCCCGTATACCACTTCCGGGGACAGTCTGATCAGGATATTCTTTATCATCATGATGTTTGATTATCAGATACAGGTCTTCATATTCAGGAGAGGTCACAAAGGAGTGCAGAGCGAGTGTGCCATTGTCCGGCAGGTATGGACGTATCGCTTTATGACAGTCAAGCAGATAGGAGACAACGGCTTGTCGGTCATCATCGGAGAGATCCTCTGGTGGTGGATGTTCTTCGTCTGGATCATCAAGCCTTCTACCAATAAGTTCCTCTGCTGTTTCAGTAATTGTTTCAACATACGTTTCGCCGAGTTCTTTAACTGGGTTGATAACGGCAATCGTAGCGATCGCGTTTAGGAACTTACCACGGGGTCCGAAGAACCACGAGGCAGTAGCCCAGTGGTCGCTTCCGAACGCTGTTGCATTCCAGTGATCTAATGCAATAAGGATGGTTTTCATTGGCTAAGGTTAAGTACCTGTTGGGGACGCTCGATATATAGACGCTCCGCGATTACCCGTTCTTTGTCCGGGAGATAGTCATTACGAATGAAAGCACGCAGTAGGTCTTCTTCATACTTTTCAGTCAGCGAGGTAAATTGTTTCTTGAAGATAGCCAAGATGTTGGTACCGCGATAGTATTCCAACGTATAGCTTTCGTCTTTCTTGATACTGCTACCCAGCCAACCCAGACCAAAGGCAATGATCAGTTTCGATACCACATCAGATTGGAACTTCTCAAGATCATGGATGTTCAACATCTTAAGGAGAATACCACTCATCCGAGGTGCTGCTGTCTGAGCCAGTTCGATCTGAGGGTTAACCTTGATCAGTGTGTCGCAGAAGATTCCAGAGATGAACTCCGATGGATCAGCAAAGAAGTCCGAGATAACCTTACGCCAGAACGGATCAATCTCCACCATTGGGTTCTGTACGTGTGCCATCAGGGCAGCCATGTTACCACCGTAACGTAGTTTGAACTGATTGTACAGATAGTTGATCGGGTTGCAGCAGTTTACAGTTACCACCGCTTCGTCATCAGTACTCAGAGCTTTCGCTTCTTTGTGGTACTCGGTAATGCGATGGTCTTCACCTTCATGCAATGCAATCAGTGTACCTACCTTAACGGCATTCCAATCCGTCCAGCTACCCACAGTTACATACCGGTTGATCTGCAACCCGATTTCATAGACCGCACCTTGGAACAGGCTATGACCTTTAATTTCACGGAACATGTCAGTATGAGCTTTAGTCAGCTTGTTCTTTGGGATACCCCAGAGAATAGACATGACCATCTCAGCGTTGGCTGGATCACCGAGCTTGTGTTCCAGTAGCGCATCCAGCTCATCACGAACGACGAAGTAAAGGATGTTAGTAGCTTCACGTTGAGTGATTGTTTTCAGGCCAAGTTGTGGAGCCGTGAGTGCAAGGTGTTCCACGAGTTGTTTGATGACACCTGCTTGGTCTTGAATTTCAAGCACAATAAAACGTTTAGATCCAGACATTTCTTCTACCATTAATACTTAGGAACTGCGAGGAAGATCGTGTCATTAATCCGTTGATAATGAGCGTACATTCCTGCATGTTCGGGTTGGAATATAAGGCATCGGTACAAAGCCGACCAAGCGAGATGACAAGTTTCGAATGCACGTTGCTCGTCATATGTGATATTTCTCAGGTTACGGTGAACCCAAGTATGTTCGAACGAATTGATAGCCCGACAGATCAGGTCATCGATTACGTTCTCACGGTGCACTCGGATCTTTTGGTCTCCTATTGAACCTTGCTTAATAAGGAAGGCATGATCAGGGTTATGACCAATCTCCTTTAAGTATCGCGTCTGTGCGATATGGTTAATAAAGGATAGATCCAGCAGCGGTAATACGGGACGTATGTCGAAGGTCAACATTACGTGGGGGAGAACAGGCTGGTTATACATCAGTGATTCCTCAATTCGTACACCATCATGATATAGATTCCAAATAAAATGTATTAAATGCTTCCCCTCGTATAGTATACCCCTTGCGAGTATTGTTACACGGGCGGGAAGGCCTCTGAAATGCGATATAGGACGTTTTCGACATGAGCGCTATCCAATATGCGATTAACTATATCCGACCCCGTATTCCGCGTCAGATTCTGGAACAGGTTTTTGTTAGTAGTAACAACGCTGACCAGAATGCGATGCTTGCACCTCTAACAGGATGTGGTGCAAACGTCTCTATGGAATACCGGATTCGTGAAGCAGTTATCGAGTCACGTATTAAACCTGATCTGGAGATCATCGGGGGTACGAAGACATTCATTCCTCTGGACTATCCGGTTCGTGCACAATACGTCGATCCGTATACCACTATCTACTACGTCCCAGACGAGTATACCCAAGGTCGTCCGATCGTACAGCTTTACAGTATCCACTTTGGGGTACTGGGTTATCAGAACTCTGGCTATGCCATGCACTTTAACGAGTCGTCTATGAACTCTGCTACTCGTCAAGTGTTGGATGCAGCTAAGAAGGTTCCTGTGGCACAGACCAGTTACTTGGGTTTGATTAACCACAACTCTTTTATGGTTCGCTTTATCTTCATGCCTTCGGCTACTGCTTTCCTAAGCTGTCGTCTAGGTAACGATGAAGAACTGAACAACATTCGTCAACCTAGTTACCCAGCGTTTGCTAAGCTGGTGGAATACGCTGTTCAAGCACACTGCTACAATGAGATGTTCATCAGTATGGGTGAGGCTCAATTGAGTGGTGGTCAAGAACTCGGTGTGTTCCGTGATAAGATCTACGAGTGGGCTGATGCTAACGAGAAATACGATGAACAACTAAGACGTGTTCAGAAGATCCTTCGTTGCTTTAATGATCCAGAGGGTAACCGCTCTCATATTCGGACCATCACTGCGAGTCAGTAAAAAAGAAAGGTCATATTGCCCAGCCATCACGGCTGGGCTTTATGCTGTTACTTGACTTCTACGCATTTACGGACAGTGGATACCGTAGACCAACCCATTTTGGAATGCTGAATGATAGCAGTCTCATCAAGGCGTGTACTCTCGGTTAACGCCCTTGAAGAGTCAGGGTTATTTTGAAGGTGATCGATGTACTTAATACAATCAGCCATCTTACCGGGAACAACTGTCTCAGTGAGGGTAGCCGATTGCATACCGAATATACCAAACGCCATGGTTACGGTTTTAAGCCAGATCATAGTCCTCTCCCCGCCACTTTATTACAAGCCATGATTTGTTCAGGGGTAGCTGTACCATGTTCACCAGCCACGGTAGTAATGCAGAACCGGAAAGCAAACTCCGGTGTAGCCTGCCATGCTTTTAACTCAAGTTGCTCTTGCTTCTTAGCATCGAACTCTTTGCTACTGCAATTGGCGATCGAAGCGATAGCAACAATTGCGAAGGCCCATGGCCAACTAAATTTCATATCCAGTTTCCTTTTGACAAGCTTGCATTTGGTCCAGTGAAGTTACTCCAACTGATCCAGCTTTAGCGCGGATACATCCTCGATAGTTAAGCTCGATTTGGGTTGGTACCGATTTATGTTCAACAGGCTTATGCCGGATGTCGTATGACAATTTCCCGAAGTACACTGTTGCCCCAATGGCTACCGCTAATGCTAACCCGGTTGTTACTTTCATTCTGCTTGGTTCTCTTACTTATCTCGAGGAGCAGCTCATAAGCGTCAAACTTAACTTGCTCAATGAGCGCTTTGGTATCCATTAGTTAGACTCTACAGCTTTCTCTAGCCCGAACAAGATCAGCGACAAGATCGGGGTACTACAGTTAGGGATCACCATACCGTTCAACGTACCATCTTTCTCCAGCATAGCGAAGCCTAGATCGATGCTCTGACCTTTGACCTTATGCGTCAATCGAATACGTTCGTTATGCCGCTTAACATTGAGGCTATTGAATTGATCCAACGACGTGCAAGTCTCAGGTAGATCCAGATCCAACCAGTCTCGCATGTTCTTGTGCAGCTGTTCTTTGCGATGCATGCTAAGTCCTCACTCGTACCAGATATCTTTCATGGCTTTAACAGCCAGATCAAAACAGTTTGACATAATGTTTTCATTGTCATCACTTGGTGTATCGAGCAAGCGGACTACACCTTCATCATCGATGAGTTGCGAAAGCTCAATTCTGAGACCGCTGCCATCCAGTGGGGTACGTACTACATACACCACTTTGTCACCATTAAGGGCTTCGAAGGTATAGCGTAGGAACAGGTCACCATTCTCACCGTCGAGATCCAGACGTTCAAAGGACATTTTCCCCAGAGAACCTTTGTCTACGGTCAAGCCATCGAAGTGGTTACCGTTAACCAAATGGATCTCGATCAATGAGGTAAACAGATCATCCCAAAACTTGAGCTTATAGTTCATATTGAATTTTCCTACGATGGAATAGAAGAGGTTTGGCCCTAAGACCCATGACTAGTTCAGGTACAACCATTGAAGTTACACATTGCGTGAGATTGCCGGTCTCGAATGGCAGGCGTCTATCAAACTCGGATACCGATTTCAGTTTGATCGGAGTGAGTGTATGACCACATGCCACGTAATAGCGTTTATAGAACTTCTTATTCAGTCGCTCCTCAATAACAGGATGCGACTGGAACTTAGGTAACTTGATTCGCATCCCATTAATTTCACGCCAGAGTGGTAGCAGATCGTAATGGACTATTTCTCCGACTTCATAAGCGAAGAGTAATGCCAGTACAGGATCTGGGTTCTCGGCAATCTCCCGTATCGTTGTGGTATGGGTTGAAAGTACAAGACCTAAGTCCCCTGCAACGGCACTATCTATCCGTGCTTTGGACTTAGACATACTACACCTCTAAAGAGCTGACCCTAGCATCGTTGCTATGGTACATACAACAAAGGACCACTGCCATTTACAGGTAGGGTCGCCCTCCACCCAACATCCGAACCAACAGATGGCGGTGAAGATCATTCCAATGATTCCCCAGAAAGAGAGGAAATAGGCTAGTGTCATGCTAAACCTTCTGGAAGGATGGCCGGTACAACGTCTTCATTAGTACGGGCTGGATTGTTCTTCTCTTTCTCCAGACGCACAGCAAAGTCGCGTTCTACGTTGTGGTAAGCAGCAGACATCTTTTTCATCTGACGCTTGGTCAAACGAGTGTCACCTACGATCTGTGCATTGGTACCTTTGAACTTGGTCTTCTTCATTTGTTAGCATCCTGTAGGCGTTGTTGAATTTGTGGATGATCAAAGATCGCCCGTTTCAAAGTATAGTAGACGTGAGTATTATGCGCATCAAAGAAACCCACGGTGTAGTTCAACGAGAAGTCTCGTTTGTACCCAAGGTAGTCAATCATGAACTTTGCACACGCTGGACTACGTGATACACCTGCGGCACAGTGCACCATAATGTCTTCACCCGGATACTTATCCAAGAAGGTGAGGATCTTTATAGCATCGATATAATCGAATACACGATAGCTATTGTCTGGCGCTTCGGTGACGTCATCACAGAAGATTCGTTGCACGTCTTTGTGGTGGGTACCGAGAGGATAAGTGTGTCGCTCGTTAGGAGCTAAGCCGTTCCACTCGTTGAAGCTGACCACTGGCACCGGAGGTTCATACGTCTCGGCTGCCCAACAGTTAAGGACAGTTACTTTAGCCATGACTACCTCGCATAGTTTACATTTGGAAGCATTACCAGAGTTTGTTCGTCATCACGGATAATGATATCGAAATTATTATATTGATGACCACTGAACAAAGGTAGCTTGAGGGATAACATTACGTTATCAGTGCCTTCGAACTTATGCATGGTGAAATCATCATCGACTCCCCTACCGCCAATAGTGGCATGTCCACGGACGACTACTTCACCATCGCCGAGCAGAACGATTGTGTACCGAAGACCCTTCTGGAGGGTAGGTGCTTCAAATACATCAGGGTTGATGTAGTAAAACCCTTCGCCTCTTTTACAGTTAGACATAGAAACCTCAAATACGGAATAAAGCCCTACCCGAAGGTAGGGCGTTTTATTTAGACTACCATGCCATCGTCATCGATGCTGTCGTCTGGATCGAGCAGCGGGTTACGCTGTACGAACATTGCTTGCTTACGGACTTGTTCGGTGCGGGTATCAGCGATACCCTTCATGATTTCCACAACGCCTACGGAGTTGATCACGAAGTGCATTTGGTCATCAGTCACATCGGTATCATCAGCTTTCATAATACCGGCAGTGCGAACGATAGGGTTACCGAAAGCGTATTCCTTGGACTCATCCAGATACAGGCTGGCTGTAGCGATTGGTTCAGGGATTGCTTCAGCATCTTTACGGCTGGTCTCGATATGCAGCTCACATACCTGAGGAGCCAGTTCCTTATGCTTGTCAGTGAACCGTACCCAGTTCGATACGTCATGCACATCAAGACGTACATGATTACCGTTGGTCAGGCATACCACACGACGGATGTTCTCTGCGACGCTACGGTTAATAGCATCGAAGGTAATACCGTTTACGTTCGGGGTGTAGTTAACAACGATCGGCAACTTCATACGCATGGAAATGGCTTCAAGCGATTTCATGGTATCGATATCGTTTTGCAGAACCTCAGGAGATTCGGTTGCACCGATTACGAAGCTTACGAACGAAGCACCGCGTTGAGCCAATTGGTTGGTGATCAATGGAGCAAGAGTAGAGCCCGAGCCACCACCCAACGAATAACCGAGGATGTAGAAGTCAGCTTCTGGCAGGGTTGCCATGAAGTCCTTGATCTGATCACGGATCAGAGGCAGGATGTACTTACGGTTCTTACCAGCACCACGAGTACCCTTAGTCAGGAACACGTTGGTTTTCTTGTGAGCGTCAACCAGGTTCTTGTCGCAGGTATCAACACAGTGGACGTTAGGCAAGTCCACCAAATGGGTAGCGATGTTAAGACCAGCACCACCAGCAAAGATCAAGCAGGTTTTTACTGGATCAGTGGATTTTTCAAAATCGTAAGGTGTCATCTAGTAAAGCTCCGAGCAATTGATTAGTGAAACATATGGTTCTACAACTGAGTAGACTTAAGCCAACAGGTCTACGATTTCAGATCCGTTACGATCTTTCAGGAAACTGGCAAGGTACTCTGCATCGTCCTTCGCCAATGCACCCAGCTGCCACTTATGTTCTTCGCCCTCGACGATGACTGCACCGCTCTCCGGGCCAGCATTACGAACAATAGCAAGCGCTAGGTTATTAAAACCCTTCAGCGTATTCACGCCAGTTTCTTTCATCAGCGTATCGATCGATTCCCGATTGAAGCACACTACGGTGTTACGGGAGAAAGCATACTTAATTGGAGATGGAGTAGTCACGCAGATAGATCCTCGGGGAAGAATTCATAACGAGATTTTACCTTACCATTCATACGTAAGGTGAAGGTCAGTACACGGTGGTTATTGAAACGCTCATAGCTGCCGCCATCACGGATGTGAGATTCGATCAGGCTATACATCAACTTAATTTCAATACGGTCTTTATGGTAACCGATATCGTTAAACCAATGTTGAATCACAGACCGTGAAGGGATCTTACGGGTAGGATCAATCTCCGGGAGAGTTAGGTTGATGTTGTGCGTAACCAACCCTTCCGAAGTATAGAACGTGAAGACCGTACCTTTACCGAACAGCTTGTTGTTCATGGTGTAGAAACCCTTAAGGTCAATACACTCACGAGAGATTCGTTCGATCTCACGAGCTTGATGGTTAGTCAATGGAATACCATCTAGATGACATGCTTCCAACAACTGGCCCATATCAATCACTGTGGTCATTGCACCCAAAGCTTCAACCATTACATCTGGTTTAACGGACATCCGTAGTCTCCTCTTCTTTAGGGGTTTCGATCGACAGTCGGGAGAACTTAGTGCCCACGGTAAGGACCACTTGCTTACCCGCGTCAATAGCGTCTTGCAGATCGGCGTTCAGATTACTATGCTTTTGATTAGTTTTGAAAGTTGGCACGGCATGAATTTCCTTGATTAAAGAATGGGTCGCTAGCGATTTGAAGTGCGATGGTTTGCAAAGGATTCTTAACTAGGCCGCCGGTGGTATGGGCAGCGTAACTAACCGATTGACTGCGTGCAGTTACAATGGCTTCAATCTTGGCTTTGAGAGCGAGTAACTCGTCAGTGCGTAGAAGACCGAGTGAAGAATCACTGTAACTCTGTTTACCACACGTGCAAGGATTATCCCAGCACGCACCACAGTTACCTAAAGACAAGTTACTCATGTTAATACCTCTTAATGCATTTCGATATTGAAGAAGCCTTTGTTGAAACGAACTGTAGCCAAAGGACGATAGCCACCACGTGCCTGGCGCAGTACACGGAAGACATTAGCTTCAGCAGCATCGACCATGAATGAACGACGCACACCTTGATACTCGAGATGTGGAGTCAACACAGCACCGATTTGAGAACCGATAGCACACCGGTTAGCAGCGTAGATCTTGTCGAAGTGGTCACGGTCATACGCGGATGGAGTAACAGTGTTCAACTGCTCTTCATCACAACGTGCCAAGAACTGAAGAAACTTATCGTGAATGTTGTGAACATCACAATCAATCACGAGACGGCTTTCTTTCGCACGTCTTGCCTCAGCAAAGATTTTCGAAAAGGTTGGCCAGATCTCACCATTGACTAGCGCTGGTTCCGACACAGTAGCTTCTTCTACTTCAGTCGCTTCAGGTTTATCGCCAGTGGCGAGTTCTTCAAGACCGATCAATGCTGCTTCAAGATGACCTTTACTAAACTTCAACGAATCCACAATACGTTGCAACTCAGGTGGGACAATGTCCTTAGCCGATTTGACGTAGTTAGGGATCAACGTCGCGATGATCTCGTCGTATTGATCCAGAGGGAAGTTCTTCTTAACGAATTGAATCAATCGTTGAGTGATCTCTTCATCGCTCTTACCGGTATTGGAACCTTTCAAGATAACACCTTTGATGGTTGGTACTCCGATTGCAGGTTCAGCGACCGGGTAAGTCGCAATCGAGTAATCACCCTCATTGCTATTACGGATAACGGTTTTGGTTTTACCGTCCTCATTGTAGAAGTACTTAACTGTTTCCTTGAAGTTAGGACTACGGCTAATATTCGCAGTACGGCTAGCCTCAAACAGGAAGTCCTCGACTTTACCGATGTTACCATCTTCCAGCCACAGCTCGTAAGCGGTTTTCTCTTGCACAGGTGGGTTCACATTGGTCCTCAGCATTTGCCAATCTTTACCGAACATGTTAGTACAGATTTGATTGATGATCTCTAGAGATTTACTTTTAGCCAGAAAGTAATCCTCGTACTTTGGAATTCTAAGTTTCATGGAGAGTCCACTGTTAGGTAATGGTACAGTAATGCCAACCTCTTCAGGGGTCTTCACAGTTTGTGGTTCCAGCGCTTCACTGAATGTGTCTACGCGCTTAGCGATAACTGGATCAGCTGATCGAGCTAACTGCATACGACGACTACGTTCATCCAGTGCATCGGTATCAACGACCTGCTTACCATCAACTACCTTAACGATCTCTGGTAAGACTTGTGGATTAGCATCCTTAGGATGATATCCGATATTGGCTTGATCAGTTCCACGTACAGGGAAGAATAGATCAGCAAAGACTCTATGGAGCATTGGAGATTCAGACACTTTACATTTATCCTTGGGGAATAGGGATGGAATGATTACGTTGTTATAGTAATCTTGATGTAACTGCGTTCGTGAACGTAATTGCTCACGATAGTCAGGTAACGCTGTTTGGTACAGCTTATTGACTGCAAGAGTAATCTCTTCTACGTTGTCTGCATTCATCGATAGTAATAACCAATCGATGGTAGCTTTCACATCACTTGGAATATGGAGTCGCTGTAGCACTCCACGACCATTTACTTCACCAATCAGATCGTCCCCATACTCAGCTACGACCTTATCCCAGTCACAGTAAGTGTGTAATGTAGATACACGACCATTTGCACGCTTAACGCGATAGTAGTGCTGCATATCCCCTCCATAGGGCATATTCGTGCAGACATAGTCTACACTAAGAATAAGGAATATTATTCGAGGGCCCCTACGGCCCCCTCTCATAATATACTATTTATATCTAAGTAATTCATTTAAAAAGCAAATTACAAAAGCTCTTTAGTAAACAAGTTTACTGTTGTAAATTGCTTCTCCTAGAATTACTTATGCGGCGGGCGGGGTCACCAGCATCCCGCTGACCAGCCGATCGAATTTCTCGTCATCGAATACATCAAGCGTTTTGGGACAGGTCTCGGCGATGTCGAGATCCTTTATGCATTCAAGGCTACCTTTGGCGTATATCCTACCCGATGCACTATGCTCATGATTAAAGCCGCCACATGGAACACGGTAAAAATCAGCTTCAATGTCATAAGCAATGATCTTACCGGGTAGACCCTCCAATTTAGGCTTATCGCGCATGATGGTCAGATGAACTGGGTTATCTAGAGTCTCGATCGAAATGAATGTCTCTACGTCAAACTCAGTATCTAGCTTACGACAACCATCATAGTAACCTTTGTTCGGACGCTCATACAGGTAAGGGCTTGCCAGATGCTCGTCCATCCTCTTTCTGAACCGAGCTACACGATCAACTACCTTTGGATCTTCCATTTGAATAAGCCACTTATTTACAGTAGCTTTAAATTCTGGAGACGGTTCAAAGAACCAGAAGGTAGCATTACGGAATGAAATGATATTCCAAACGTCGTACAGAGCCCACAGGTGCTTTAACTTACCTTTGCTGATGCGTGACATTCAATACGTCCTCAATGAGCTTACGATGCGTTGGAAGGTCTTCTGACGCTACACCTGGAGTCACCGATAGTAAAGCTAGTCCGGCAAAGTACCGAACCCGCATATCCTGAACGGTATTGGCTGTAGACTGATATGGAAACGACAAACTAATGGCTGGAAGATTAGACATCGGTCGGACCCTTCTCAGTGAATAGTGTAACCATAGGTAACCCATGACGAGGTTGTCCAGTACTCTTGTCGACCTCAACCACACGTTGTCGTCTAACTGGAACATCCAACGCTAGGTAAGATTCAGGTATACCCATTTCAACCATGAGCTTATTAGCATTCTCAGTTAACCTGCGGCGAAAATCCAACCGTTTGGCATTTAAAGCTTTAAGCTGTGAATGCGTAAGAACTGGTTGGCTGAACACCTCACGGAGTTTACCGAGTTGCATCAGACCACGGTATACCTGAACTAGATACTGACGCTTACCCTTGGATACTCTGGCCATTAGACTGGTACCCCTCTAATATTTCATTTCTGATCTTTTGGAGAATTGCTTCTGTTGCAGCAGATGGTTTAACGAAAGGTTTAATTTCTACATTTCGTGAATTAGTGCAGAGTGTGGTACTTAAGCTCTGTGCCTTCGCAGCTAAAGCAAAAAGATCTATTTTACCGTTACGGATAAACTTGTCACGAAATACCATAGCGGCAATATGGTCAACCAGAAACTTTCTTTTACCTTTACTAATCATCTATCCAGTCCTCATCGTCTAGTGACGGGTTAACACAATTTTCAGAACGTTTGCGGTGCCACGCATTATCTCGGATGGCAGCTTCTTCGAAGAAGGTTGTGTAACCACCTACCCCTTCGTAATCACGTTCCCCGGCCTTACCCCATAGGTTCATTCCGGTACGACGATATTCAGCAGCGTCTTCATGACCACCCACCTCAGTACGGCGATCAGATTCAACTGGATCATTACGTGCCACGGTCTCATCACGGAAGTAGTTATGTGACCATTCACACCCCATTCCGTTAGATGCTGTTCTTACTTGTTCGTAACACCGATATTTGTAGCGCTTGAGACCTCGGTTAAGCCCCCGGAAGAGAGTTACTGATGATGACATAGCACGCTCCTGTGTAAACCACCGCTGAGGCAATGTAGAGTACCCGGCGATCTTTAGCATCCCAGTTAGGACTCAGACTACCCAACATGAAAACGTAGCTGGCAAGAACAACACTAATGGTCAAGCAAACAATACCGATAATAACCCAAGGCATGATCTAATCCTTATTTGCAGAAACTGAAGAGTTGGCCGAGCGATGGAGTAGCTGGCTTTGGAGCAGGTTCATCTGGTTGGTAATTAAGCATCCCATTACTATCGGTAAGCTTAAAACCTTTAACCTCATTAGCCTTGGCAGCTTCTTGTTTGAGTGCGTACTGACGATTGTGTTCGGCGGTTGCTGCAATCTTACGGATACGGTGGAAACTATTCTTTTTAGCCATGTTACGCCTCGAAGTGATAATTAATTGTTACGGTGGCACCTGTAACATCATAGGGTTTATTTTCACAACCTACCGGATACATGTTCGTGTACATCTTACCACGGTGATATCCAGTGAGAAGACCAGTCTTGAGATTTTCACACAATACAAAATCACTGTAACCGAATAGGTCACGGAGATAACGGAACTTACCTTTAGATATTCGTGCCATTAGTTTCCACCATGGTCGTTATTAGGATGCCAGCGATCCCGAGTGTTGGAGTTAGATCGAGCATCACCACGGAACCAAAGATTTGTTTCAGCATTGGGACTAGCTTCAAGGACCAAGATGTTACCATCGGTACCACGTCTCACCCGTCCTGCATACCAACAACATTCTGCATCTCTTTCTTCTCGATAATGCAAAACAGCTTGACGATTAGTATACATAACGAAACGACTTGGATCTCGTCCCATCATAACTCCATCACGCTGTCCGTGGTAACTAGCAGTTTTTAAATCATGACGTACGCCCATGTGAGCCTCGTTAATGAAGATACCCAACCATGATATAAATTTGAAATAAATTGTGTTGACGACATAAACCCCTACCCGAAGGTAGGGGCTATTATTACGCTGCGGGGAGCCACACACTCAAGTCATACACACCGGGCTGCGCTTTAAAGATGTAGGCTGTTACAGATTCAGCATCTGTACCTTCACCTGGCCGCAGACCGATTACAACGGTATCTTCCCCATTCAACAGTAGACGTTGTGTACGTACTGTCTCAAGGCTAACACCGTCGGCGTCGACGACTGGAGTAAACGCTTTAGATTCTTCAACGAAATGAATCTTGTCTGGGATCGTAGTAAACGGAGCCATGTTAAACAGCTTCATAACCAAACGCTTCATTACAGCAAGGGGAAGCATTTTAGCAGTAGCTACAGCAGCTAAGTCATACTCGAATTTGTCAGCAATTGAAAAAGCCATTCTGTGGTCCTTTCGTAGTAAAGTACGTGTGGTATGCGCGAAGGATTGGGTTATCCAAATCCATCTCCTGATAACGGATGCGTACCTCAGTATCAGTGGAGTGGTCACGGTAGGCAACCCCTACAATCGTGAACCGTTTCAGGTCTTCAAGTTCTTCGTTTTCAATGCGAAGGAACTTAACCCCGATCTTACGGAAGCGCTTCAACAGTACATCTGTACCATAGGCCACTTTCGAAACGATATCGGGAAGTTGGATAGGCATGTCGCTATAGAAATCATTCCATTGATCTTTCGTCATCGGTTCAGCATGACGGAATGTCGGTAGGTAATCGGTTTGGAATACGATAACCCCCAGATCTTCTTGTATGGGTTTGTGAATCACATGAGACTTCATCGGTACACGAGACAACTTGTACAATGTAGTCGTATTCGTTTCTTCCATGGCCTCTAGGAGGTCCTCCATGGCACGATTAACGCCACGGTTATACACGAGTTCTCTGAAGCGCCAATCGCGCTCAAAAGCTTGCTCAGGAGATTCCTTGGTGAATTCCTTAGTCACACTGTATTCGATTGTTTCGCCAGTAATGTTATCAGTCACAATGAACGCATAAGTCATTGCATCTATACCGGTCCACTGAACTTTGAATTGTTCAGGCTTGCATGGTACTACACCTGCACGCTCGTCTTTCAAATAGACAAACATATCTTTCAGGTGAGCCCAAGTGTCACAAGGGCATCCGAGATACTCAAACGGAATGTTTGAATCTGGGACTCCTCTAGGGTTGCAACAACTCATGGTTACAGACCTCGATAAAGTTATTGGATACAAATGATAAAAGAAAAAAGAAAGCTAACCCCCTCCATTACGGAGGGGGCTATTATTACGCGGCTTCTTTCTTACGTTCGGATACGATGTTACGGATCTTGTAAATCATCTCCGAAGGGCAACGCAGTGTTGGAGTACCTTCTGGTACCCGTTGCGCAACCCACTCCTCGACCATGTCCCATTGCACCAACCCACTAGTAGGGTTAATGTACAGAACCTTCACGCCGTTAATGACGTGAATCAGAGGAGATACCCAGAGTTGATATTTGGCAATAGTGCCGATCATCTTCGATGGACCACCCGTGTCCTGCTTGTAAGTCCAACCTTCTTTAACGACTTCGTCATACAGACGATGAACTTCGTAGCTGGAGTTGATCTGCACTACCAGATCTACCGAACTGTAGTCCTTACCGTCTTCTGGACTTTCAATGCGGATGACCTCCTCAGGTAATGCTTCGTAACCGATCGGCATACCGAGCAACCAGCGAAGAGCGGCATTGATTTGACTGGGCAGATCCTTTTGTGGAAACACCGACTCCAGCACCTTGGCTTCACCGAGGTAGAAAGCCAGCTGCATGTTGACGTGTTGTACACTTACTTCTACCCAGCGATCACCCAGCTTGTATACCAAGCAACGATCACCGATATTGGTGAGGATAGTGTGGTAAACATCCATACCGTCGATATCTACCTTCTTTGCCGTACGGACGAAACGGTCATGGAACGCCATTACTTCTGCCATTACAACCGAACCATCAACTAAAAGTGCCATGTTTGTATTCCTTACAGTAAGAGTTATTGTTTATCGAATTCTGAATAGTCCAAGCGAGCGATGCCCACTTGATCCAGTTGTGCGTGACGTACTTCATCGGGTGTACCTGGAACCTTCGCCACCGCTTCTTGTTGAAGCTTCTTCCGACTTGCCTCATAAAGAGCTTCACGCTCCAACAAGGTAAGTGGTCGGGCGATAAAACTATGGACGATGAACTTTGCAGCTCGCTCAACTTCCTTGGTCCTCATCGGATAAACCGCGTGACCATACGCCGTCGTGACGCTAACACTAATGCCATCGTTATTAGCTTCCAGGCGGATCGTCCGGGCCATATTGGCGCGCCTGTAACTAATACCGTTCGCCACGTGATAAGCGTCGAGGTCAAAATCCATTGACCCCATCAATTCAACAACCCGTTCAGAAACAACTTGAACGGCCATGTTCACGGTATGATAAGTAACCTTACCCATCATACCACCTCTTCGATTACAGATGGATCAAAGCTATCTTCCAGAAAGCCGATAATCTCATCAGTGATCTGCTTCAGGTCTTTACGGTCGTAGTCTTTATACGTAATGACCGCATCCTTGGTAGCGTTGTTGACGTAAGTAACCCGCGCTAAGCCACCCTTGATGTGTCGTACCGTAATTTCTTTAAAGCGTGCCATGGTGTTGAAGGCCAACCCATCTTCGATGATGTCTACGAACACCCGCTTGTACGGCATATCGTTACAGCTACCTTCATGGTTGAGGGCGGCCAACAATTGTTCGTTGAAGCTGAATACGGGAGACGGCATGAATCTTAACATTTCAAAGTCCTTTAGGTTTATTGGAATACGCCACGAGCAACTGGTTCTTCGATCGATTCACCATACATCAGCTCGAAGGTTACAGCGTTGACTTGCGGAGCATAGGTAGTCTTACCACCGGACTTCGGATCTTCGATAACAACGATCACGTCATCCAGTTCGGTAAATACAGACAACACCTCGTCTTCGCCAACCGTTGCATTGCGAGTAGCCAGATAGGCGTAAACCGCATTGGTGCTGATGTGGGGTGCCGGAAGAACCTTCGGAGTGATCTCCAGAATGTACATCCGATTTGCTACATACAACGTTTGGGTGATAGGGTGGATGAAGTAGCGACTTTCCGGTGTAGTCGGATTAGTAGCGTACTTGTTACCGGGACCACCGGGACGAACGATCTTTGCAATGACCTTTTGGGCCGTATGCAGGAAGGTAGTCCACTCGGGGTATTCCTTACCGAACTCTAGCGCTTCGATGGAGGTGATCTCTTTCATCTCACGACGATCGATCTGGCCATGGATGCGATAGATCAGCGAATGCGTATCCGCAGCACCATCGGTTGGGATCAGGTTAACCCAGTCCTTGATCTGATACATACGGAACTTGGAGAATCGACCACCGATCCCACAATCCATAAACGCCTGAGCGAAGATCTTGAGGGTACCTTTAGAAAAGGCATTCAGTGCAGTTTTAGAAACGGTAGCTTCCATGGTTAAATTCCTTTAAGGATAAGGGTTAGAGGCCGAGGGATTTAGAAGCAAAACCTACAGCGTCACGTACAATCTCAGTCAGGTCAGGTTGACGAGTGAGTTCGCCAGCGGTATAAGCACGGTTATGCTCACGGGCCAGCATACGCTTGCGTTCTTTGTTGGACATAGGTGGGAGATAATCGACATCTTCGATGATGTCATGATGTGCTTCTTTTGGGATTGCATTCGGGTTCATTGGAACGTCCTTTAGAGTTGGGCTAATACACAGATGTAATATACTCCTTAAACGCCTTCTAATAATACATCTATACCCAATCATCTGATTAATCAAGAGGCTATAGCCATGGCTAAACAAACAATGCGGGAGGTAATGGATGAACATTTCAAAGATGTTAAATTCGATACAGCCCTATGCAAACGGATTATCGAGTATTCGATTCGTTTCATGAACCGTAACGAAGACCACTCTGCTTTCTTCGGTGGTGTGCTGATGGGTGTGAACCCTGTCTACTTCTACGACACAGACCGAGAGATTTGGTTTGATGACGTATTGAAGGTTGACGAAGATCTACTGCAACACGACTTCCAGAAAGCTGAAGGCGTAGACCCTAAGAACCAGAAGGTAGCATCAGACGTGATGAACTACACTCCTGGTTACGTAGCTATGCGACTGATGAAGCAAGACGACATTCCCCTCAAAACGCGCGAGGAGGCGTGCAAGCATGCGTTCCAGGTCCTACACTACAAGTACATCACATCGTTGCTTGTACGACGTTTCAAGTACCCTGCTCGCCGTGAAGTAGCTGAAGCTTCTTTCGCTGCACTGAATTACAAGTTCGATATCAAGACAATCGGTAGTTGGGGTGCTCTAGTACGTGATCGTGCTGAAGGTATCATGTCACGGGAATCGATCTATCATGACGTACTGACAGAGAAACCCGGTGTTGATTACGACTACTGGACTCGTCGGATTGTAACCGATACTCAGACTCGTATTCGTGAGCTGATCAACAAGTACTACTCCGTATACATCGCTACCCTTAATGCTGGCCACACTATCCGTACAACTTCGGATATCATGGTTAACACTGATGGTGAGATGGCACTGCGAGATAAGGTGAATGGTTATCGTACCTACCTGACTTACATGCACGCTGTGTGTACTAACAAGGATAACCTGATTAAGCTTGAGCTGTTACCGATTGTTAGTTCTGCTATGCACACCATGCCAGAAGAACAACTGATTAAGTCTCTGGAGTTCTTGGCTCGTAACTTTAACCAGCCTAAGTCTAAGGACCTGACCAAGTTTGTGGATGAGTCGTTGCTTTACTGCTTCGAATATATGCAGTCGATTAAACAGTCTGTTGCACGTCAGAACGATCTTAAAGAACTGGTAACCCGTTTGCGTCTACTGTTGATGGCTCCTAAGTCTTCTGACCCACGAGTGTTGTTGATTCGCGATATGGGCGACCAGATTGTTAAGAATGCCACTAACTCTCGACATGCTGGTCAAATCGCAGCTACTCGTACAGGCTTGGTCCTTTACCTGATTCTTCGGGCAATGACGAAACAGTACTATACGAGATAATACTCAGCGGGACATGATGTGTAGCAATATCGCTACACTACTACTAGAAGGCAATAAGATGTACTCTATCAAAATCATGTCCCGTGAGAATATGCCAGACGCTGATGTCGGCAAAGGTTTTAAAATGATCCTTGTTGACGCAGGGGATACATTTGAGTTCGGTCATAATGACCAAGGTGAACCGATTGTTACCGTCAGTGTTAACAAGGGTGAAGAGAGTAGCTGTATTGAATATCCAGTTACAGGCAATGCCTACGTAATGAGTGAGACAGGTAAGACTGTAGCATCATTCTGGGCGCGTAACAAACAGACCGTTCGAGTTACCATTGATCCACGTGATCCTGAACCAGAACGAACCGTAAGTGCTATTCAAGCCGTCGTACGTGAATATAGCGCTGACGGTAAATCGGCATCGCTTGGTCCAGTCGGTCGGGATTCGTATCAAGTTGCAGTCGATCGATTTACTGTTGCCGATGAGGCGATCACTGACACTACCGATGTAACGACATACAACGCCGAACAACGGTGTATGATCTACCGTACTCGTGTAGGTGTACGTATGAGAAACGGTGCAACGCAGGCAGAAGCCATGGCTGCTGAGGCACGTTGGATTCAATAAAACGCAGCATAAAGCCCCGGCCTTTCGGTCGGGGTCTTATGTTGTCTTTAAGCGTAAGCGCTGTTGGCTTCGACTGGTCGAGACCGAACACCGTCTGGCTCGTAACTATCACTGGTGACTGCACTGGCAGACTGGTTGAGTTGATAGAACAACCCAACGTCTTCACCTGCGGCTTGGAAGCCTAGCATATTTTTGTATGCGTCAGCTTGATCCGTAACCGCCGATGGAGACTTACCTGTGTATTGGGTTTGCACCCTTTGCAGCGGATACGTATTAGCCATTAGTCAACCCCGTTGTAAGTCACACGGTTAGTAGCAGAACGCTCAAGTTGTTGCTTGAGGCCGATGTTCGCAGCATTAACGTTGGCACTGATGCCTTCGGTCCAAGTGCGTTGATCGTTAGGGTTCATACCACGGATGTTCATACGCTGGAACAGTTCACGAGCATACATGATCACGCCTTCCGATACGTCAGTCATAGCAGCGAACTCAATAGAGAGGTCGAGGTTCTGACCAATCTGGGAAGCATCCTTACGGGACTCCCATGGACCGGTAGACATTGGGAACATGTTAGTGCAGAGATATGCACTAGTTACGTCTTGGAAGGTTGGGTCCGGTTCGATGAACAGTACAGTAGCACCGTAGAAGGTGGCATCGTACTTCTCTACTGGAACGTTACCTTCAGCAACGATACGTGGAACTTTGGTGTTCTCGTCAGCGATACCGTAGGTGATCCACCAGCGAAGGAAACGCTGAATGGCACGACCTTGCAGTTCCCAGCAACCCAGCGAAGGGTTAGAACGTGCACGGGTAACGTTGGTAGCTACCTGAATAGCTTCACCCGAACCACCCCAAGGGGCGTCCGCGGTATCAACCTGAATGGTTTGTTGCAGACCATCAATAGTCCGAACGTGGTTTTCAATCAGGGCTTTGAGAGAACGAACCAGTTGCTTTGGATCTTTCGCATATTGGAAGAACCGAGGTGCCTCCAACAGGAAAGGAATAACGTTCCGACTTACGTACGGAGTGTTACTCGCAAGGTTAGCCAGGTCTGGACGGAATACGTCTGTACCTGCCTGACTCAAGTTAATGGTGTTCTTCGCCCCACCCGCGCCGTAACCAGTGACGGGCGCCATTGGATCATTATAGCGTTTCATTCTTTATTCCTCTAGTAGAGTGCTGTGAGGGAGTTGCCACTTATACAGTGGCAACAGTACCTTCAGTAGCAGCTTCACGACGAACAGTTTCCAGCTTGAAGTTCATGACCGTACGTGGGTTGTTAGCCGCTACGGTTACGGTGCAAGTCCAGCTGAAGCCGTTGTTGTCATCGGTTGGGGTGATCTCAGTACGAGGAGTGATATCTACACGACCGCCGAAGAGGTCACGGGTGATATCCAGAATCTCCTGGTCGCAGCGCTCTACAAGTTGTTCTTTAGTCAGGGAAGCGTTACCCGAGAACTTGGCGTGGATTCTGTGGATCAGGCGCATGATTACGCAGCAGATGTTCACAGTAACCGGCGAGAGCAATACCGAAGTATCGTCAAGCATAACCGAGCGGTGGCAAGCGTAGTACTGACGACGCTTATTGTAGGTAGTCGATGTGGTTGCACCGTTAACCCACAGGTTCGAAGCAACACGAGCATTGAAGAACGGAACGTTCAACGACTTAACGAAGTTAACCTCGTTATTCGGAGATTGGTCCATTTCCATACCCGGACGCAGGATACCGTTACCAGCACCAGCATACTTAGCCCAAGCCATTGCAACGTCAAGCACTTGTGGAACACGCTTGTTATAGTTGCTACCCATCAACTTACCAGATTGCAGAACAATAGATGCCCGGCAAACAGGGGTACCGTAAAGGGTCGACTCAGGGAAAGCTTTCAGACGAGTCATGATCGCGATGCAACGAGAAACTTCGTCACTGGTGGACAGGCCACGGGTGTCGGTTTCAACGAAGCTGGTGAACATGCAGTACAGGTCACGACGTGCGCCCAGAACTTGCATCATCTTGTACTTGGATGCCAGAGGCAAACCGGTATCGTAGATGAAGCCGAACTGATAACGCGCGATGTCTTCGTACTGATCTTCCAGTTGACCGAAGTTGGTGTTCTCCAGGTCAGTCAGGGCGACATAGTTCTCGAAGCTAGTAGTACCATCGGAACCGCCGGTTGCAAACACAGTAGCGTTCTTACCAAGCAGTACACCGCCATCCAGAGCGCCCAGCAGTTGGACGGTCATGTACGGATCACCATCCAGATTCAGCATGGTCAGGAAGTCGATTTGACCCGGACCTTTAACCTGATCACCGAAAGCTGGGTTAGCCAGCAATTCCGAATCCCAGACAAGCTGTTGAACCATGGAGATGTTTTCGCGATAAACGAAAACTTGGCTGAAAGGCGAGAACATAGGAGTCAAGCCGTTTTCGATACCGTCATCTTCGTACTGAGCAATCAACACTTCGTCGATGGTCAGGTCACGGTCAGTAGACTCAGAGTAAACGCCTTCATCGAAGGATACGTTAACGTAGTCTTCACCCAGTGCAGTCTTGATGATCTGCGGGGTGTTCAAACCGTTCATCAGTTCTACGAACTGAACGCGATACATACGGGTATCGAACTGGTCGGTAGCTTGTTCATCGTAGCCTTCGATATCCAGAGCAGTAGGTGCCCAGATACGCATACCAAGGTTATTACCCAGAGCACCGAAGAAACTGGTTGGCAGTTCCATCAGAGGATACATAGTCGACTGAGTGCCATCGATACTCGAAACCATGGTACCAGGCAGAACGCGCTGCATACCGATCTCGGTGTCGTTGTCTTCAATCAAAACGATACGAGCTTTCAGACCTTCTACAGTGACGTCAGCCAGTGTGCTTACGCCACCGCTACCAGCCAGAGTAGTTGTTTCAGGATACAGGAAACCGCTCAGGCGAGTTACAGCCTTAGGTACCATATCACGAACGATGTCGATTGCCAGAATCAAACGTGCCGAGTTACCAGCATCTTCTGGACGCAGACGTTTTACATAGAAACCATTACCCTGACCCAAGAGGTTCAGAGCAAGAAGCGATTGTTGGTTAAAGTACTTGCTACGTGGATCGAGCGACATCTGACCATAGATGCCAGCAAAGCCATCATCGGTATCGCCAACGTAAGTGGTGGCGGTCGGACCAGTCTCAGTGAAGAGACGCAGCAAGGGGGTGTGTTGAGCGTAGGTTTCATCTGGACGAATCAACGCCCGACGACTACGATCGCGAATCCCGTTAAATACTACACGCGGGACCGCATTAGTGAAAGTTGCCATCTTTTGGTTCTCCCAAGTATGGAGCTTTGAACTCGATGTTATGAGTGTTAACTAACAGTCAATCATATTTATTAAACACGATTGATCACACTAGTTAAATTTTACGACCTTCAATAAAGGAGATTCGGTAATGCACACGCTACCGTATCAGACTAAAATCTGTAGCATTTATCCACAAAGTCAGCAGGATAAACTTCGACGTGAAGTGAACAAGGCTGCCCTTAGTGTTCCATTCCCTCAGGTAAAGACCACAGCTCAATACCTGCTTAAGAATTGCCATTTCGTTACTCCGTTGCCAGAACACGAAGACATCCCTATGTTCACCCAGTATATTGATATTGGGACTCCTGGGGAACCTAAGTTGCTGGTCGACGGACGACAGTTCATGAAGTATGAACCACGCTCTGGTACATATCGTCTGGTAGCAAACAATGACTGGACTTTCCAATGCATTCGAATGGCTTTGAATACTCGGTTGCTGAAAGGCGACGAGACGATGTTCAGTCGTTTGGGTGACATGCCAGCTAAGGTATTTAACCGCTGGGTGAGTGGTCCGGTAATCTCTAAGTTTGGTCTGCCAATCGAATCGCAGATGGCGCTTTACGTAATTACCGCCTACTACTATTACGCAATGTGCATGCCTGAATTGCAAGAAACCGATATCGAGAGCCGTACTGAATTCGCTCCGGTCATTTCTCGTATTACTGGTGTACCACCTGATTTCGTTATTAACGTTATTGCAGATGTAGGTCCGCTGCGTAATGCTGAAGATCTGGCAGAAGCCATGTCGACTAAGTCTTATCAGGAACGTACTGGTAAACTGAAGTTCCAAGACATCTACATTCTGTTGGCTAACTCGTGGTTCGGTGTACACGCACGTGAGAACGTTGGCGTTGCATTGGAACACTTGCCTACGTACGTTGCAATGCTCTACATGGCGATTGCTGACCGTAGTTATCGTAAGACTGTTATTACCCAGCGTGCGGACACAGTTGCTCGTCCACACGAACTGAAAACCTTTACGGATCTTGTGTTCCGTCAAGTGAGCGAGCAATACGAAAACTTTGAGTAAGGGTGTGACCAAATGGATAACTATCTCTTGCGCTACGCAATTGATAATGTCTGGTGTAACCCAACGCAAGATAAGCAGTTCACGTACGCTCTACAGAAACTTACCCCGCGCTACGGCATCCGGGGTAATTACGTTGTAGAGCAGACTCGGTATTTCATGCCGACGAACAACAACCGTGACTACTATCATATCTTCCAGATTGGCCAAGTGATCCCAGCGAATATCGGCATGCCGAAGACGAAGGACACTTGGTTTAACCTGACGACACTTGCGAAGGATCATCTGACATTAGCCCACGTATACCCAGTCAATGGTGTACGTTACAGCATGTCTGAAACATACGTGATGGTTACCTCTCGGCAGAACCTTTTGGTTGCTGTTAAGATTAACGATCGTTTCCCTGATTTGGAAGACCAACCGATCTTTATGCACCTTTACCATAATGCCTTCTATGACTCAGAACGCAGTGGTGCAGTTAATCGTCGTTGGCTACATGCTGAATCTATCGTGGCTGCTAACACAGAAGCCATTCGTCAGTTCCAAATCCGCAACGCTGACCGTATTGCCGCTGATGGCGGAGTCGGTATGTATTTCGTTAACGGTAAACCAGTTAATGAGATTAGTGTTGTAACAGCTGTACCCGGAGATCACTGTGATTTCATCTTGGACCCAACCATTAAGAAAGTGGTTGACTTTAAGATCCAAGATCTCCAAACGTTTAACAGTACTCTAGACACCGAACGTAAATACATCCTGCACTATCCGGGACAAACAGACGTAATCGATTTCTATGATGACTGCACAGCATTGTTGGTTAAGCGCGGCCCTACCCCTGATCAATTCAAGGGACTTACGTACCACCACAACAAAGGTACTTGGCTGAGACAACTGACCCACAAGGATTACAGTATCTCGGTAAGTAACATCCAGGAGTTTATTGCAATGACTCCTGAGTGGTCTGGTCTGGATGACATGTACGTTAAGTTGTACATTCGGGATGGTGGCTATAACCGACCTCTGGTTGCAGACTCTCATCGGATCTGGGAACTGTATCGACTGACCTCTGCTCAAATCCTTCAGAACATGACGGGTGTTGATGCCACTAACCCATTGTGGCGTGCAGAGAACCTTGAACGTTCTTATTACGTTCAGTTCATGTCAGCTCAACCTAGCTTTGTGTATCCAATCACCTACAACGATCCGGCACTTAATAGTGAGGGTAAAGTAGAAGCACAAAACTTTGCAGCAGAAGTCTTCGGTTATCACGAATGTGCTAAGCTCATGAACGATAACCCTGCTAAGGTCGTCGTAGACCCCAATACGGGCGTTCGTATGGCACAACTGGCGTTCTACTACTGGCGCAATGCAACGTGCTTTGAATACGACGATAAGGGCGTTCTGTTGGAATACCATTATCACGTAGGTGGTAAGGTGTATGTCCCTAAGAATCCTAATTGCGCAATGGTTGAATGCGTAACCGGTAAAGGTTCTGATAACTTGAACGGTTATTACGGTAACAACGAAGTAGCCTTGAAGTATGGCTATAACTTCCGCGTTTACGTAACAAAGGTTTGGGGTGGGGTTCCATCGAGTGAATGGCAAGACATTACCGATCTACCGAACCGTGGTGATTGGGGTTACTTCGTAGACGATCTGTATGCTCCTAAGTGGGTATGGACTGTTCCTGAATCTCAGTGGATGGGTTACCTGCGTACCGATGAATATTTCTACCTTAAGGAATTCGTCTTCAATGACGATCCGGGTGTTATTCGGTTAGCAATCTCTGCATGGGAACAACAAGGTGGTCAACTGGTTAACAAAACCATGGAGATCCCTTTTGGTCAGCTCGATACGTTCTTTAACTATCGACCTATTATCCAAGGGCTGGATTATCTCATCGACGGTGAGTTGGTTGGTATCCATAACCTCGAGTACCGTGAAAACGGATTGCAAAAGGTTCTGTTGCGGGGTACTGGGTTCTGTTCTCCAGACATGAAACGGTACGATCCAGCTGAGTTTGGTTTCGTTGAATACGGGGTGCTGTCTAACGATTCGGACTACCATATCCACTCGCACAAAATGCAGCGGATTATCGTAGATGGTCACTACAAAGACTATCGCGATGTGGTATTCGAAGAAGACCGTAATGGACGGGTAGTTGAGGGCGAACGTAATGGTTCACCTTATCAGATTCAAACACCACAGGTAACTTTGAAGACCGTCTTTAAAGACGATAAGAAAGCCCGCGTGGAAGATGACCTGAGAGATCAACAAACTAGTGAAGCTATGGGTTTCTATTTCCCTAAACGGGATCGACCTAACCCGGACGTGTTCACTAACCATTACCATGTCTATTCCGCGTTCTCGAACAAAGTCGTGCAGGATATGCTGAAGGGGCGACTGAAACCTCCTTTTACAAATGGTCGCTACACTGACATGGATATCGTGAACACAATGAAGTCGTACGAGTGGCTACAACCACTTGACATCCTTAATCACGATTACAACACCAACCATGTGAAAGTATATCCACATTGGAACTCTAGTCCCATCGGGCTGACGCAGGATCAATACGACTTCTATCGTCGTGTTCTGAAACTGTATCTACGCCAAGATATGGAACTGTCTCCATTCTTCTTCATCACGGGGGCTTAACACAATGGCTGATTTTGACAACTCGAACTTTTATAACCCGGATCGAGGTTTTCGTACTTGGCTCAAATCGGATATCCTGCTTGAAGCAGGGCAAACGAATAAATGGGTTGCCAACGTCAATGACTTGGTAATCAACTACGACAAAGGTTTCGAACGTGTAATCGATGTCGAGTTCGGTACATGGGTTCCTACCCTTGAGGATTGGGAACCTAAGAAACACACTGATCCAGACGGTGAAGAAAACGTACTGGTTGGAGTTGGCCCAGGCTATAGCTCCGAGTCGTATCGTTGCTTTATCGACACTTCCGTTACCCCACACGTTCTTGCACCCGATGCACGTCTCCATTTCTATGGTTCGATGATTGCCTCGTATGCGGTGTTTAAAGGTAGTGACATTGACAGAGACACTGGGGAAATGATTTCGGCCTTCTACGACCCCTCTGGGAACTTCGTAGGGCCATTCATTCCCGTTGAGTCCGCTACTATCACAGGTCAGGTAGTTTCGACTATCAAATCTCCGATGGTTGGCTTCTCTACAGTTGACTTGGAAGATGGCGAACGTGTAACACTGGTTGCTTACGACAGTAAAGAAGGCGTGGTTAGCTACGCTCAATTGCTGGTCATGAACACTCAGGTATTGCGTCAGACTGACCAATCGAAACGTTACGTTGAAGGTATTCAGATTGATACTCCTTTCCTCTCGGCTTCTGATCCTAAGGTTATTGAATTCCCATTGAACGTAATGGTGAAGTCTCTGCCGATGCAAGGGTTGGTCAAGTATCGTGGTGGTAAGCAGGTGCGTCTGGACGTAGGTATCCCACCAATGAGTATTCTTGGGTTGGAGAACTACGTAGCTACAGCAGAGGGCCAAGAGTTCCCAATGACTCTTCGCTACCAACTTGCAGCTGACGAGATCAGTTACAAGAACGTACCTACTGTCGACCGTGCTATTACCGAAGAGTATATCGCTCGAACCGTACCAGCAGACAATGCTTATAGCTGCCGTCTGTTTGTATACCCTACTTGGGTCAACGCAGCCATTGGCTACCGTCTGGAGTTCTGGCTGTACAACTTGGATCGTCAACGCTACTACAACGTTACACCTTACGTTGAACTGGGTGTTAACTCCGCTCCATATCGTCCACGTGCTTACGGTGAGCTTCAAACGCTGACCTACGCTATCAACCTGAATAAGGTAGATGGTCGATTTGCACCATTCCGGTATGTGAGTGAATTCCAGATTGCATTGCTTAACTCCGGTGAAGGTAACGCTAACTGGGAAGTCTACCCACGTCCTAACGTTGATGCTGCTTATGGCCGGGATCTGAAAGCAGATGTCGATTACGTAGCTACCAACATGTGGGATCTTCGTTTGGCTAACGGTGCACAGTCTAAGACTCAGTGGCTGCAACGTATGTACTACAATGCAGAACCTTTGGTCAATACTGAGGTAGAAGAGTTCCCTCCTGAGCCTACCCACTTCATCCTGCACTTCTTGCATAACCAATACAAGTTCAGTGTAGATCAGTGGCAAGACATTCTGCGAGTGAACAACGATTTGAACAACGGTGAACTCATGGGTATCCAATGGGTTCGTGAAATGTTCGATACCGATCTTCAACTGGCTTACACGGGAGTACCAATCTTCCGTCGTTCTAATCCGTAAGAACGCAAAAAAAAATAAGGCATAAGCCCTCTCCAATCGGAGAGGGCGTTATGTCGTTTAGCAGTAGATCGACATGTAAGCTCGATTCTGTCGGTCCATGAATCCTGACAGATGAAGTTGACGTGCTCGGATGATAGCACGACGAGTGATAGCCATATCTTGCGCAGCCTCACCCACGATACGAATCAGATACTTCCGCTTATTTTTATTAAGCTTATTTGCCATCTTTTAAATCCTCAGGCTAATACGGTTGTTGATATTGCAGCTCACGCTTGAAGTACGGTTGATACTCAGCCATCAACGATACGAGTCGGTTGTGCCGAGAACGAACTACAGCTGCATGACGTTTTGACCCTTGGCTCACTGCGCGATCTAGATCACAGAAGCTCAGAAGAAATGTGGAATAAACGACGTCATTCTCATCCTTCTTAAATAAGCGATTGATCACCCGACGTTTCCGATAGTACTCCAGTCGCTTTAACCAGATCCCACCTGTCTCAGGGAAGAATTTAATAATACCCAGTGCAACGATAAGAGCGAACGCAGTTAAAGCAATCAGGTGGTAGGGGATGGTTCCGAGCACGGCAGTGGTTCCGAATAGATGTGAAGTTCAGGTGAACCCGAATCGCTTTCACGAAAAGAGAATTGACCTTGTTCCAAACCGAGATGCATAACGACCATAACCATCTCGGCCATATCAAGTTTACGTGGTAATCCGATACGCCACTCACGACGATTACCAGTAGCTACGGGATTCCATTCAAGTGAATCAATGGAGACACGTAGTTTACTAATGAGGTCGGGGTGATCAGAGAGCATACCCATATTAATCCACCGGCAGATTGATGCGCGAAATAACAGTGAAAGCCCTTTGAAGGATTTCACGCTGGAGACCTTTTTCAGACAAAGAGTACAGTTGATCCAACCGTGCCACATCTGCCCATTCGGTGATTACTCGACCACTAACCTTCATCACCTGAACCGAACTAGCCGCTTGGTAGACCCGCACATTGATTTTTTCGGGCTGGCGGCTGATCTGGTTATCGTGCATGAAGTCAAACGAATCGACCTGCTCAATAAGATCTGATTCACCATCTTCCCACTGCAAACTGATCGCGTTGGCGTAGGGGTAGACCTTCTTAGTAACTGAAGTATCCACAGTCACAGACATTTTGAAGTTACGCATCGCGGTTGCAAAGTCTGGTACATGTACAGAGACTGTAGGCTGGTTGCCAGGGAACGCATCGAACAAAGCCACGTGTGGCAGCAAATTGCAGTCAAGTTTAGGTGTAATCAAAATGAGATAATCTTTTTCCATGTCAGATATCGCCTTCAGCTTTGTAATAGTCTTTTGGGGCATCATGTTGATTCATGTAAGCGTAGTGCTCAATCATGTTACGATGATTCTTGGTGTACTCGGAGCAGAACGATTCTGTAATACCACGCATGTCTTCAGCCCACTTATCGTAGCTGATCTCACCCGGCTTAATCCCCGAAAGGATCTCATTCAATCGAGGGATGATTTCCGAGACATATTCACATTTAATGAACGGTAACCATGGAAGATCATCGTACAGCTGGGTGATCATGTTCATGGACGCTTCTAAGCTGTACTCTTCAGCATCGAATACACTCACAAGACCAGCATAGCAACTACCATGACGATCGAACGACACCAGTGCGAAGTCACGCCTTATTTTGAACGAGTCTACTTTAATCGACATTGCATGTCCCTTAGTGCTGATATTGATAGTGCATGATACGCGGTTCAGTTTCGGCTTCGAAAGCGTCACCGATGCAATGCCATTCCCAGTCATTGTCACGAGGGTCCATCTCAATCGGGCAACCGCCGCCATCACGGAGAGCCTGATCTTGATTGAACCCATGCATGAGTTGTTCACACTTACTTTGAGTTGGGGCACACATGAGAACCATGGTCACCATACCCGAACTTTGGTCATCACGTTTAGCGAGAAACAATCTCATTATTGAATCCTTAGTTATTATGATCGAGTGCAGCCAGAACCATCTGACGACCTACGTGTGCACCGGCTTGATACATGCCATCACACCATGCCTTGTCAAACGGATTAGTAATTTTGTGCAGTCCCATGTAATCATAGAACTGTTGACCCCAACGAGTACCGAGCGCCTTGTCATAGACGAATCGATAGTACGTTGAGGCCGGGACAGTCATCGCCACTTTTAACTCCTTAGAAGTAGAAACCTACACGGTTATCGCGGATGGTGACATTCTTCCAGCCAGCCAGAATGATCATCTCTTTAACCAACTCTACTTCTCTTGAATCGAGGTGAACTACCAGATTAGTAATCACCTCATCACCCTGATCGAACTCAAGGTCCGTCAGACGGGTAAGGCGAATCGACCGATTGATCTCTTCGAGTGCAGTCTTGCAATCGGCGGTCAACAGTTGTTCCAGTTTCTGGTTACGTTGAATAAGCATTAGCGGATAGCCTCGTATTGAGTGATAGCTTTGTGACCGTGACGTTTTACTTTGCGTTCGAGTTCATGGCTAGAACAGCCCACGACCCAGAACTCACCGTCACGACAGTCGTCCATATTTACGTTGAAGCCTTGTTGCATCAACTGAGTGATGGTGCAACCCAGTAGTTTAACGCGCCAGCTAAAGTTCATGTTCCTACTCCTTATTTGCAATATTTTTGATAGAGGGTGTCAACTTCACGAGCGTACCACTCATGAACGATTTCTCGCTCACGAGTCATCAGCCCACGCCGGTTATTTACCCAGCGTTCTTGCGACACCTTTCTAAGACGACGTTCATACTCGCGGCGAAGCCAGTAGCTTAGCCAAGCGTACTGCAACTCTTTCCACATTTCTTTTTCTCCTTGAGCGAATCACGATAAGCTTTTTGATGATCACGAATGTTCATGCAAACCATGCCCAACGCCACGATGATGATACCCGGAGACAATACGGCTCCGAGCAAGGCGTACTCCAGCTCAATACCCACGAGGTCACCCCGGATAATGGGAGTGACTTTGAACAGCAGGGTATTGAGGTTGAGGAGGCTGGCCAACATACAGAAGGCGAAACCCGCGGTAAACCAAGCTTCTTTCCAAGACGTTTTCATGTAACTTAACCCTTCGCTGCGGTCATCGATACATCGAAGGCTTTACTGGCCTCTTCGTTCGATTTATAACCATCGTTGACCATCTGGTTGAACTCGACGTCAGTCAAGTCATCGTTATGTTTAATACGTTCACGAATGGTCTCCATGGATTCCTCGTGAACTACCATACCGTCTTTGAAGACAGTCTTGAGTCCAGACGTATCGCAATTCACACCAACCCCAGATGCCTTAACGGCGTGTAAACTGTGGTCCAGCGTATAATCACGATAGCCCTCACTCATGAACGACTGGAGTTCTTCAACAGCAGTGGGTACATCAACTTCAGTCACTGGTTCCTTTGCCATTGCTTCACGCAGGTAGTCAGCGAGGGTTTTATCAGCGGCAACATCAGCGCACACGGACTGTGCATCGTCCATTGCATGGTTATCACCATTCGCCTGATCAGCGACCATCTGGTTCCAACGTTCCCCTTCAAGATCATGATCTTCGAAAGGGATTTCGTCAGCACGCCGACGACCTTCTTCAGCGATCATTGCGATGTCCCAGGAGTCCATCAGGTCTTCTTCCAGATCACGATCGAACACATCCATAACGCGATGTCCCGTTACTGTCCAATCTTGATACTCTGTATCGGAATACCACGATTCACGGAAAGGCGCATGTGCAATCACGCAATAGTTGATCGTGTCATCTTCTTCGATTACACGGTAGGTACCTTCGGCCGAACGAGTCTTACTCTGGTAGAACTCCAGGTAATTCAGTTCAGCGATGAAGTTAGACAGCGGAAGCTTTTTGTTAGTCATTTTAAGATCCTCTAATTAACGCGGGGGTTATTGGAATTTGATGCACTCTACAGTGCGTTCAACGTTTGCAGTGTTAACCTTCTTGGTACTCACCGTAGCGCCACCAGCAACAACTGGATTGCTGAGGGACATTACAGTTTTAGCCCGATCACACTCAATGTGTGATTGTGGGCCTTCGAACCAGATATGCATCTGATCCACATTGACAACCGAACCCCCGTTAACAGGCGCGCCAGCTAACAGGGTAGAGATCAACAAAGCTTTCATCGGGCTTTACCTACAGATGTGCTGAGTTTGATTACATGTTTCTCGACATTACTGTGCATGTCGACTTCTGAGATCTCCCAGAATTCCAGCGATTGAGCTTTAGGGTAAACCTTAACGCCCCAACGACTATTGTTGTTGTCTTTCACGGTGGTGCGATAAACATCTTCGCCCATCTTTTCAAACAACTTCGAACTACCCAGTTCAACCACCATTGCGATTGCGTCCTGAAGCACAGAGTTAACACCCTGTTCAATCTCGGTAGCAATGCCTCGCTTATCCTGATTAATCCGCGTAACCAGTTTGTTGATGTTGTTGAGGTCACTCCCTTCCTTATTACGGCCAGTTACTGGATTCTCTTGGAACCAAGTATAGGCCTGATGCAAACTACGAAGATCACCGACCATAACACCATGTTGCCGGATGAAGTTATGTTCTGTCATCAGGGTCAACATCGGGCGAACTTCGATCTTGCCGGGCAACTCGATGATAGGACCGAGGGTATCAGTATTCACATCGTGATACTGAGAGAAATTAGCCCAGTCTTCCTGACCCAGTGTTACATCGACATCACCGGTACTGGTGTTGAGACCATGTACTACCATGGCGGTACCGAAGGTGAGGAACCAACGGTCTACAGGAATACCATAGACGGTTGCCAACGATTCAATGATGTTACGGACTTTAGGGCGGTTGTAATGTTGCATGATAAAACCTTATTCGGTAGGGTAGACGATTTTGTTGCCTTCGGAATCGTAGGTACAGAGCAGTTCAGAAACCACGGTGAGCATGTCTGCCAACAATGGTGCTGTTACCAGGTGTTCGTTGTACTGGATGGTAAGACGATCAACAAAGTTATCTTGTGTTCCATCGTAACATTTATTGCGACCGAATTTCACCATCCAGCTGAAAGGACCTTTGTATTCAATGGTCCAATCACCCTCAGATTTACTGATCACAAAAAATCCGTTAGGTAGAGGAATTTCTTTACCCACGAGCTTTTCGAGACAGTCGGTGTAACCGTCATCAAACAGACGGCTAAATACTGCCCGGTGGATGTCGTTCAGAATCCATTGTTTCTTACGGCTAATTGCTTCAGCTTTGGTATTCATAGTTAACTCCTTAGTTTTTAATGTAGACCCACCAGGTGTCCCAGATACCGTGCCAACGGATATGGTCAGCATGGAAGAGTTTATCCACCGCAGAAACACGACGGAAGTGTGTATCCAGGTATTCATGGAACTTGTCGCAACCAGTGCAACCGCCGTCCCCTTCACCCTGATAGATCAGACGTTGACCAGAAACCATTTTACGAGCAACTCGGTATGCGAGGTTCTCGTTATAGTTAGGCCACGTCATTACGATACAGTCAGCTTTCTTAAGGTTAACGTTAAAGCAACCTTTACGAGTGAACCCGTAGTTAGGACGCTTAGTACGTGCCCAATGAGAACGGCATGGATCGTAAGCGCGATAGTTGCGACCCAACCCGGAAGCTTCACGGAGATGGGAGGCGATATAACCCGTGCCAGCGAATACTTCAATGACGGTATTGAACTGCTGTAGGAATCGACCAATACGTTTAGCTGTTTCCTCAGTGAGGATACACCACGCGTGTTCTTGAACATGATCCCTTCGGGCCGTCCAAGAACATTCCCAATCCCTTTCTTTAAAGCGTCTTTCCCATACTGCTTTTGACTCTAGTGCTGGAGCGATATTACCCAAACGCATACTAAATTCCCTATTACTTATTCAGAAGCCCAGCTGAGAAAATTCCATACGCATACAACAACGACTACTGCTAGGACTACACCGCATACCACTTCAGTAGTTGATTGTTCGCGACCAAGTTCTTCATTGTAGTACATTTTAAATTCCTTTAAAGAGATTAGATTCATGTAAGTAATATAGGCTTATATTAGCTTCTAATACTTACCCTATGAGACTATACTTCAATAACCATAGGTAATTTTCAATGGATATGCTGCTTTTTGCTTCTGACTGGGACAGGTTCCATACCGCCCGAGCAGACTTTAATACGAAGAACACAACCTTCTTAAAACTCGCTCACTTGTATCGTGACGAACTTAAGATTAAGAATTGGAAGTTCCATCTGGCTCTGATGCAACCTGAACTATCGGGTGTCGATCCTTATGATGAGACCTTAGATATCACAACGAAAGCTAAGATTGCTTTTGAATGTAAATGGAACCCATGGTATTACTTCCGTGAGGTATCCCGTATTCCCCAAGTCGGTTCGGTACCATCCCCGTTCTTGGCTAACCGTGGTAACATCGCGTTGTACTGGAGTTTCTTTAACCACATTAACTTCGGTCTACTGCAACCACGTCAAACTGGTAAGTCTGTATCAACGGACGTTCTGATGGTTGGCCTGATGTTCATCTGGGGCTTCAAGACAACTATTAACTTGATCACTAAAGACTCGAAACTGCGAGACGCCAACATTGAGCGACTCAAGGAGATGAGGGAACTCTTACCTGACTATATCGACATGGTTGACCGTAACGATGCGGACAACTCTGAGATGATGACTTGCACTCGTTTGGGTAACCGTTATAAAACTTCGGTAGCTCGTAACGATAAGATCGCTGCGGATAAACTCGGTCGTGGTTTGACCGTACCTATCATGCAGTTCGACGAATTTGCATACATCAGTCGTATTGAGACTTCCCTGCCGGTAGCACTAGCTGCCGGATCTGCTGCCCGTGATAACGCCCGTAAAGCTAAACAGTTCTTCGGTAACATCTTCACTACAACTGCTGGTGACATTACTACCCGAGATGGTAAGTACGCGCACGGCTTCATGACAGGTGGAGCTATCTGGTCTGAGACTTACTTTGACCTTCCTACTCAAGCTGCGGTTGAACTCGTGGTAGAGAAAGGGACTACAGGTAAGACGCCTCTGATCTACGGTGCATTTAACCACCGTCAGCTGGGCCGTGACGATCTATGGTTGTTCCGTACGCTGCGTGAATCTAGTTCCTTTGGTGAGATTGCTGACCGAGACTTCTTTAATATCTGGACTGTGGGTGGTGAAGGTTCTCCTCTGACACTTGAACAGAAGAAGATCCTTAAAGAAGGTATGCGTGAGCCTAAGCACATCGAACAAAACGATGATGGTTACATCATGCGTTGGTACATCCCACAAAACGAGATCGCTTCTCGTATGGCTAACTGCCGTGTGGTAATGGGTTGTGACCCTAGTGAACTCCTCGGCGAAGATAACGACGCCACAGGTCTAGTAGGTATCGATACTGAAACTCACGAGATTCTGTTTGCTGGTCGTTATAATGAAACCAACGTAGCTACTCTGGCTAACTACATTGCTGACATCATTCTCAAGTATCCGGGTGTAACATGGGTACCAGAACGTAAGTCTACCGGTATTAGCTTGATCGACATCGTGATCCTGATTCTGCACTCAAGAGGCATCGACCCATTTCGTCGTATCTTCAACCGTGTAGTCGACGAAGCACAACTCATGGAATCGGAATACGAAACTATCCGGGCAACTCCGGTTACTCAACGTACTCCACAGTTCTACGATCGATTCAAACGTCACTTCGGATTCAACACCGCAGGTAGTGGTCGTTACTCGCGTAATGCTCTCTACAAAGATTCGCTGGGTAGTTCCGTGGATCTTGGTGGTCGGACTATGAACGACAAACAACTCATTACTGAGATGCTCGCCCTTACGATTAAGAACGGTCGTATTGACCACAACAACGACGCACACGACGACATGTGTGTATCGATGCTGTTGGCTCACTGGGTATGTATCCGTGGTGAGAACTTGGACTTCTACGGTATCAACTCTAAGACGATCTTCTCTCGGGCTACTACACGAGATGTTGAGCAGACTAACGTTGAGATCTATCGTGACTCGCAATCACGTAAGTATAAAGAAGAGTTCGATATGCTGGTCGAGAAGCTTAAAGGTGAATCCAACAAAATGGTTATCACCAAACTCGAAATGCGTATCCGTGCTATTTCTCGTTGGATTGATGTGTCTGATGCTGGCGGCGTTGGTATCGATGCCTTGATTCGACAGGTCCATGATGAACGTGTTCGTAAGGTTCGTTCTAACCGCTTCGGTGACGTAGTGCGTGAACAGAACCAACGCTTCCGTGGTAACGCTGTAATGATGTAAAAAAGAAACAGCATAAAGCCCCTGCGATTAAGCAGGGGCGATATGTCGTTAAAGGTTGTACTCTCGGGTGAGGAGATCTTTGATCGCAGCAGGAGAGGGCTTTGTAGGCTGTTTGACCAGACGGTACAGAGTAACTCCAATCTCAATAGCTTTACGACGTGCAGGATTAACCCCAGCAACTTTCATTGACTCAAAGAAGATCTCATCGACCTCTTTACGATTCAACTTCCGTTTGGTAGTTTCCCAAGTCTCACAAAGCTTATCGTGAACGACAGCACATTGACCATGTTTACCCCAGACTGGAATCAACCACTGTAGGAACTTAGGTACACTAGCACCATCTGACAGATAACCTCTTGGGATGATAACCTTTTCAGTGTGGTCGTTATCCAAGTAATATTCAAACCCCGGATCAACCCACTTATAGTCACCACCTAAAATCTTAGAGGCTTCGTCAGCGTCGTGTGTTTGGAGTTCCCCTGAGAACCGCGTGAATGAAGACATGATGCATTCCTTAGTTGGTTAGATACGAGAGAGCCTAAGCCCTCAACATATCATTTCCGCTTAAGGTGGAAGAACTCAAACAGTTCATTACCAGTTTCACCATCAAGACACGGCCAAGACTCCTTGACTTCCCAAGGAGGAATTACGGTATCGTGATGAGTGTAGGTCTCGAAGTTATAATCGAAATAAACCTTTTGATCTTCTGGGGTTGTGTTGTTATCACTAAGAGTACACCAGTTCATCTCGGACAGGTATACTTCATCTACGATCTTAACAGCTTCTTCGTAGATAGCCTTACCACCAATGAAGATCAGCTCTTCAACCCCGTGTAGCTTACACCATTCTACTGCATCTGTAATGCTGGGTGAAACACAAGCTACACCATCCATACACTCAGTAGCGAGGTTTTGAGGGTTAGCCGTGATAACGATGTTCATCCGATTAGGGAGCGGTTTCTTAGGAAGAGATTCCCAAGTCTTCCGGCCCATTGCTATCGCCTTACCTTTAGTGATATCTTTGAAGTTGACCAGATCAGCTGGACACTTCCATGGGAGTTCATTGTTAATCCCAATGACGTTATCCATAGAACGAGCCAAGATCATACTAAGCTTCATTCGATGCACCCTCATGGCTGTGCAGGGTGTAGCCAGTAGGACTATAGGTGAAGGTGTAGGACATATCGAACGTACCAGCTACGTCTTTGAACTCTGGACGCTGACCAGAGATAACTCGACTCAAGCTGAACTGCTGAATGAAATCGAACCCACCCAATGCAAAGGTGAACTCCTTATCCACACTACCCTCACGACGCAGAACGCCTTCTAGACGTACTGTACGAGCTTGGTGAAGTACGCTGATGCTGTACTCGATAACAGCCCAACCATCCAGACCCATAGTTACCAGATCATCGATCCCATAAGCAGTTACGAGGTATTGGAGTGGAGTGATGTGAGGAGTTTCACGTTTGAGGTCAAGGATATTAACCAGACCATCCATCTGCTCAAAGGTAACGTCATGGATAACACCTTCTTCAGTCACCACTTTAAACGAACGTCTCAGCAACGTCTCGTTAGGGTTCTCAGAAGGGATCAGCAGATCACGGGCGATGTCATTCAGGATCTCAGAGTCGGCTACAACTGGTTTGGTAATCAGGGTCATGCGATGGGTTCCTTGTATGGGCCATAAAAGAATTCGAAGAGTTGTTGCTTATACACACTATACCCGAGGATACGTCCATTCTCACGGTAGTGAGTTACAATGTAATCTCCCGGACATACTTCACGGTCAGTGTCAGTTGGATGGTAGTAAACTGTACTGTTAATCATCCCATGCTCACCCATGTGTTTACTACAGATGGGACATACCAGCAGTGAGTCACTATGCGGTTTAAAGGTAGGATGACGCTGTACTATGCGTCCTGTGTTGATACGGTTGATTGTACGGTCTTCTGGATGGTCTCCATTACGGAACCATTGGTTAGCTTCCATTACTGGAAGTAAAGCGGAATAAAGAGCCACCTAGCGATACTCCAAAAATATCATTACATAAACTTAGTACAGCTGGGTATTCTGTTATTTCATTGGAGAGTAACTATCGAACGTTACAACCGTCTTACTCGCAATGTTATCGCCTGAACCATGATGTTCTTGAATCACAGTACCAGCACCGAAGACTTGGTCATGAACAGCTTGCTGAAGATTAGTACGAATACCATCTTTAATAATATCCATCATCTCACCAGCTAACTTCTTAGCCGCCTGTTCACATTCAGCCAGCTCCTTAGCGTAGTCCTTAGTGAAGATCTCTTGGATCATATCAGGCATGTGATCCATATTGCCCTCAAGATCCAACCAGCTCACGATAGGGGCTTTAGTCTCATCATCCCACTTAACCCCCAGACCCATCACTTGGAAGAGCTTGGCTGCAAGTGTATAGCGTTCAACAGTTTCAGGAGGCGTCTTACGAAGACTATCCATGATCATGTCGTACATGAGCATCGTTTGACCACTATTGCGGGGATAAACGTTACCGAGATGAAACGACTGGAGTGAACCACCGTTCAGACGTTCATCGGTTATGAACTTACCTGAAGGAATATCGAGCAATGCTCCAGCATTGAATTTAGGAGCTAGATGCTTTACGTGTTTCGCCAATTCTTTATTCATGATAACTCCAAAGTCATATTAAGGGAACTACACCAGTGTAATATAAATCTCAAATAAAATCTGCTAAACCTTATGCAAGAGGAAAGGATTCTAAAATATACTGACTGTTCAAAGACTATGTTAGAATCTATTTCAATCAAAACCATCAACACTAAAACTGGAAGTAAGAAATGATCGAAACCATTATCAAACTGGACGGAACCGAAGAAGCCTTCAACGCCGCCAAGCCTAACCGCTGGATGGAATGGGGGGCTGAGAAACTTAAGGATAAGGTGGATTGGACTTCCATCGTAATGGAGGTAGCGGGTTCCTCCCCTAAGAAAGTAACTTCGCAAGTATTCCAGATGTCTTTGATCGAACGTACATTGGCTGGTCGCACGTGGTCTCACTACATGTTGGCGGGTAAACTGTACGCAGCGTGGATTCACAAACACCTGTATGGTTCTGACGGCATCCCTACCGTTAAAGCGTTGCACACTCGCATGCAACAAGACCGCTTGATGGTGAAACTGAATTACACCACCCAAGACTACATGAAGATCCAGAAGTTCATTAACCATGACCTGGACTTTGATCAACCACACTTCGCTCTTCACCAGATCCGCAAGAAATATGCTCTGGGTAACCGAGTTACAGGTAAAGAATATGAGTCGCCTCAATTTACGTACATGCGCATGGCAATGGCGCTTGCTGAGAACGAGCCTAAAGCAAACCGCATCCAAGTGGTTCGTGACTACTACGAACTCTTTGCGCACAAGATGCTATCGGCACCTACCCCTAACTATATCAACCTCGGTACTGTACATCGGGGCTTCGCTAGCTGCTGCCTATTCGCATCTGGCGATAACGGTACTTCTCTGGCGATCGGGAACTTCATCGGCGACAAAATGACCCAGATGTCTGCGGGCATCGGCGTTAACATCATGACCCGATCCGTAGGCGATGCTGTACGTAACGGTCTGTTCCTGCACCACGGTAAGAAGAAGTATTACGATGCAATGGGTAAATCCATTGTGGCCAACATTCAAGCTGGTCGTGGTGGTGCTGTTACTTGCTTCTTTGAAGCATTCGATCAAGAAGTTGAGTTGATCCAAGCCCTGCGTAACCCACGTTCGACCGAAGACCGTCGTAACCGTGATATGCACTTCGCTATGCTGGCTAACCGTCTGTTCGCTAAGAAAGCAGCTAAGGGTGAAGATATCTTCGCATTCAACCCGTACACTGCACCTGATCTGCACGAAGCCTTCTACGGTAAAGACGTAGAACTGTTCGAAACACTTTACGCTAAATACGAAGCAGACGAGAAGTTCGTTAAGCATTACGCTTCGGCTCGTGAAGTTCTGAAGACCATGCTGAAAGAAGCTCAGGAAACTGGCGTAGCTTACGTGGGTCAGATTGACGAGATGAACCGTCACACCCCGTTCAAAGATCCTATCCGCAGTTCTAACCTGTGCATGGAAATCGCTGAGCCTACCGCTCCGTACTACGAGATGCCTGACCTGTTCTCTTCGGAAGACCATGGTCGTGGTGAGATCGCTACTTGTTCGCTTGCAGCTGTATCGGTTGAGAACATCCCAGATCTGGCTACCTATAAGAAGGTTTGCTACTACGCTCTGAAGATGATCGACTACTGCATCCTGAATAGCTCTTACGTGTTCCCTCACTTGGAGTTCACCGCTAAGCAACGTATGAGTGCTGGCGTCGGTATCATGGGTCTGGCTACTCACCTGGCTAAGAATGGTCTGAACTATACTTCGGACGCTGGTAAAGATGAGATGCACTTCATTGCTGAACGTCACATGTTCTGCTTGATCGAAGCTTCCCTGAAGATTTCGAAAGAACGTGGTCTGGCTCCATGGATGCATAAGACTCGCTGGCCTGAAGGTTGGTTGCCAATCGACACCTACAAGAAAGCTGTTGATACCATTAAGTCTGACGGTACTACATTCAGCAACCTGTTCAAGTGGGAAGACCTGCGCGCCCAGATCATCGAGAACGGCGGTATTGGTCACTCCGTACTGGCAGCTTACATGCCGGGTGAATCCAGCTCTAAAGCGCTTGGAGGAGCTAACAGCATCTATCCTGTACGTCGTCTGACTCTGTCTAAGAACGATCAGAACAATCACCTGTACTGGGCTGCTCCGTATGGTGATGATCCTGAAGTTAAGTACCAGTTCGCTTGGGATATTCCAACCAAGGACATGATCGACTGCTACGCTATCTTCCAGAAGTTCACAGACCAAGCAATCTCTGCTGACCTGTATCGTCGTATCGTGGGTAACACCCAGATCGATATTAACGAACTGCTGAAAGAATACTTCTACATGGTTAAGATGGGGATGAAGTCTCGTTACTACTACAACACTGAAACCTCGTTGAACCTGTCGTTGGAAGCTATGGAATCTGCACACAGTAACATTACCGAAGACACTGACTGCGGTAGTGGTGCCTGCAAGATGTAAACAAAAAAAGAAACAACATAAGACCCCTACCCGAAGGTAGGGGCTTTATGCCGTATCAGTTATTCAACAATGCGGAGACTATCCTTATTGTTTTTGATCAGCATCCCGATCATCTGATCGAATGCCCCGACCACCATGGCACGTTCCATGATGAATGGTGTAACGCCACGCGCCAGCAGCGGAGCCACTTCTTTAAAGTAGTGCTCGGTGCCATCGACTTCAGCCAGCTCAGCTACGAGCTTGGTGAATTCACCGGTGGTATCGTATTCGTTGAAAGGACTTTCCCGGTTGGCCTTCATCAAGATGGCATGCCATGTTGGATAGTCAGGCTTTTCCTTGACCATTTCGATCATGGAGTCGTACATGTCCGCACTGATTTGGCGCAGTGTACGGACGAGCGGAAGATCCTTTTCATCAAGGGCTTTCTGAATCAGCTTAGCACCGATGGCGCTTGCACGGTTGTTCAGATCGGCGAAGGCTTGAGCAGACATTGTGTAACTCCTGTAGATAAAGTTGAGGTGATATCCGTTTGAATATCACCTTTGTAATATAGCGTTTAAAACGATTCTAATGCAAGCTTTATTTCTGAGCGCGCTCACGCATCAGTTCGATAGCCTGATCCAGATTGTTCAGCTCATTGATGTAATGGGCACGTACTTCATCTACCGATACCACACCGTAGAAAGGTGTCACGTAGGTGTCGTAGTACTTCTGTCCATCAAACTTAGCGAGCATATCCATAACCTGCAACAACACGCCAGTCTGATCGAACTTCAACAATTCGATCTGGTGATTGGTGTAGTTACTGAAGCTGAACCACGTCAGGTAATCGTAACGCTTGCCGAGGATCTCCACGAGAGCATCACGGGAAGTTACCACGTCTGCACGCAGCGCTTCCATGAAAGCTACATCGTTTGCACGGATAGCGGTATCCGACATCTCGGTACTGAAATGCATAACGAAGGACATCGCGTCCATGTAGTTGTGAATGTCAGCAACGTTGGTAACTGGGGTATCGGTGAATTTGAACATGTTGTAACTCCTGTAGATAACATTGACGGTAGCACTCACCATTGAGCACTACCTTTTAGTTACAGCGTTTTAGGCTGTGGGCGTAGTTTACTGCTTTTCTTCTGGTACCGCAATACCTTTTTCTTTGTCTTCCTCGGCCCAGATCTCACACATCATTACATGCTGTTCCGCCAGCTCGAGGACGTCTTTATCCAGTTGTTCTAGGTTGAGGTACGGAACTACGATGGTATCGAAATACTCATGTAGGTCCAGATTGCTCAATTCGGTGTGCAGTGCCATCAACGCTGCCAGTTCGGATTCACTGAAGAATTCCTTACCACCGATGTTGGCACTGACGTCCAGGAAGTAATCGCGCCATGCATCAAAGGTAATACCTTCTTTGACCATATCACGAATCTTGGCAACAACCTCACTACCACGAGTCATGGCGGCGAGCATGAAATCACGCTCTTTATCGGTGCCCATCAGTTCAGCCATTTTAGAGCCGAAGATGTGACCGGACGCAGCACAGATTTCATTAACGCGTTGAGCAGTCATGTAACTTTCCTTCAAGGAGATTAAATTGTGGTTTCGCCTTCGGTCATTGCTTGACCAAAGTACATCAACATCAGGCCGCCAGCAATAGCCAGTTCGTCACGATTGCAATCACCGAATGCGTAACTGCGCACACCATTGAGATTAGTCAGCGAACGAATGGAACACCATTCGAAAGACAGACTTTTCTTACCGACGCGCATGTCGATCTTGTACTGACCTTTCTCACGATCGATTGGAATGACTTCGATCTGACGATCGTTTTCCCAGATGTTCATGGCTGGGATATCTTTACCGCATTCAACCCAGACTTCACCCATCAGTTCGTTGATGATGGTCATGAGACCCTTTTCCATTGCATCTGTTACCGGACATATCGACATTTTTAAAACTCGTATTTAGCTTTGATCCATGGGAAGTATTGATCGTAGGTACGGATAGGACCGACGACCGTAATAGCTTGAATGTTCTGACGACGACTGAGACGACTTACCGCCGCAACCGTACGTTGATCACGACGAATGATCCGAGCTGGAATGGCATGATAACCACTGACTGGCCAGCTCACGAACATGTCATTGTTTGCATCCACCTGAAAAGTGAAGAACGTGAACTTCTCAGGACTTTTAAGCTGTGCTCGACGTTTAGCCAGGAAACCAGCGATGCTATCGACGTAAGCTTTCATTGGCTCTTCGAGAATGACCTCTGCATTGCAGTCAGTATCGACTGGCATTTGATCATCAGGGATAACCTGAACGGCCACGCCCTTACCGACCAGAGTCGTATCAAGGTGCAGACGATAATCAGGATCAAGTTGCATGGTGCTACTCCTTATTTACAGAGATCGATTACACGGTCGACGTTAACGATCTTCGCTACACGCCACAGTTTGAAGTATTCACGAATGTGCTTCTTGGTGCAGTGGATCAGACCACCAAAGTGGACATCACCTACAATCACCACATTACAATTCTCACCGTCGCGCAATACCAGCTCCGAGAAGTTATCATCTTCATCAAAGCGCAGTTCGAATTGCGGACGAACCAACTGTTCGAATTCAAAGATGATGTCGCCAGCGTTGGCACGTTCGACCATGTGGTTAATAATCCCTACGGCGTAGAGTGCAGCCTCATGGCTTTGCTTACCAGTGAACAGATCACGGGTAATACGTTTGATATCGAGTTTCTTCAGTTTCATTACAAAAGTCCTTTAAGGGTTATGATTCACAAAAGTAATATAGGCTTTAAACGGGTTCTAATACAAAGATTACTCTGCAAGCGTATGTATTGTAGACAAACACACATCACTTAAAGGTCCATCATGTCCAAAGTAGATCTCCCGATTAAAATCTTCAATGCTAACAAAACCGACTACGACTCCAAAGAGATCATTCTGGGTCAAGAACCGGGGCTGTTCGATTCGATCAACAATCACCACCCCGTACTCTTCAACCTTTATAAGCGTTTGAAGATGATGGACTGGGATGAGAACGAATTCCCTTATGCTGACTGCCTGCATGAGTTTGAGACTTGTGACCGTACGTCTTACGAGATGATGATCAAGACTCTGGCTTGGCAATGGGAAGCTGACGCTACTGCTTCACGTTCGATCATTAACGTGTTGGCTCCAGTACTAACTGACTCGCGTGTATTCGCGGGCTACAGTCTGATCACCAGTAACGAATGTCTGCATGCTCTGACTTATTCGGAGATCGTGCGTAACTCGTTTAAGAATCCTCAAGTGATTCTGGATGAGATCCTGAAAGTACAAGAAGCTCAAGAGCGTCTGGTAACTGTAGCTAAGGTAATGGGTGAAGCACACGACGCTTCTCATGCTTACGCTTGCGGCACTATCCCGAATGATCAAGCTCTGTACAACAAGATCTTCAAGTTCCTGCTGGCTCTGTACTACCTTGAGCGTGTTCAGTTCATGGCATCGTTTGCTGTGACCTTCGCCTTCGGTAAGATGGGTCGCTTCCAACCGATCGTAATGGGCGTTCAGAAGATCGCTATCGACGAGTTCGAAGTACACGCTCAGTTCGGTCAAGAAGTTATCAAGGCTCTGCTGAAAACAGAACGTGGCCGTCTGGCTTACGAACAAACCAAAGAAGAAGGCACTAAGCTGTTCTGGGAAGTTCTGATGTCGGAAGTTCGCTGGTTGATGTACCTGTTCTCTGAAGGTCGTGAGCTGCCGGGTGTAACGCTGAAGAAGATGATCCAATGGGTCCTGTTCAACGGTAATGCTGCTGGTACCTTCACTGGCCACAAAGACATGCTGACTGAAGAGCATGCCGCTGAGTTCTTGGCGATCACTGGTTTCGAACTGGAATGGCCTGAGAAGAACCCACTCCCGTACATGACCGAATACCTCGATCTTGCTGCAAACCAAACCAGTCCTCAAGAAGTAGACAATAACCAGTACATGGTTAACGCTCTGGACACTTCCAACGAACAAGCAGAATTCGAAGTCGACTTCCTCGATTAACATACTTTCTTGTAATAGTATGTAACGGAAGCGATAACGTTACTCCATTAGCTCCCTTGTGGAATGCATGATGGTTCTCCTTTAGTGTTGGTTTGTGGGTTGGTAAAGTTCCTCCCTTCGGGGAGGACTTTATTTTGCCTCGAGCTTTAAGGATTCAAAAATGATTGTTATTAGCGAAGACCGATTAGCCCTACAGCAAGGAATCTATGACGATGTATTGTCAGATATCCTACCTGTGGTTAAGGCTAAGTGTAAAGGTGTTGCTCGGATCATAGTAGTCAAGCGAAAGCTTACTCCTACTGAAACTGAGTTCACTTGGATATTCAAAGGCACCAACAACGAAACCGAAGTTTACCATACATTCACAATTGAAGGAATGCAATAATGACCCGTAATGAACAACTGATTAATACCATCCGTGACCTGCTGGGTGATGCCGACATTACATGGCAGGAACTGTTGCAGAAGATCCACACCAGCCACAGTGATATCAAACATGTCTATGGTATCCGTGACCATCAGGCAGATATCTTGTCGTTGTCTATTAAGTGCAATGATCGTACCTTGATTACCTGTAACTTTGTACGTGAACCAATCGAACCGCCTCAAAGCTGGACGCTACCAGTCGAGCTGTAAGACGAAATAAACCCCTCCCGTTAAGGAGGGGCTTTATGACGTTATGGAACGAGTTCCAATACTGGACGCCAACCGTAACCGGAAGTCGGAGGAGTTGTATCACTAATAGCCCACGAAGTCTGGATACTAGTAAACCCTCGGGTCGTACCACCGTAAACATGCGTGAGAACACCTGGTCGTACAGCACCATTTGCAACGCATAGGTCAGTGTTATTATAAGCTGCCCAGAAGTTGGTGTTAACAACAACGGTAGAGTTATCGTAAACCGAGTACATGTAACGGTTCCACTCGGCATCCGTCATCAGACGGCACTTGTAGTTCTTACCTCCGATAGTAACCAACTTACCATCCGCTGTGTTACTGATACCAGCAGCGTTAAGTACCGAGCGGTTAATACCATCGCGGAAACTCTTCTGCGCGATGTAGAGTTCTTTACCGTTCTCTACAAACTTCATCCACGCGCCAGCGCCGGATACTACAGTACCGACAGTCACGCCAGCTAAGGTCGACAGATCAGCTACGTTGATCAGTTCCTCGGGTTGTACCAGTCCTTTATACGGGGTTACTGGAACTGGCGGCGTGGTACCTTTCTCAACCAACATCGGACGCCAACCGTAGTACATCTCGGTATTGTTGTCACTAGTGTACCAAACACCCATGACGTTAGGAACGTTGTTAGTGATAGGGTAGCACAAACCACGAACAGCGTGTCCAGTATTGGTGACAATTTCCTTCATGTAGGACATGCCACCCGGTGGGAAAGTATTGATCGCCTGAGTTTCTGAGATAAGTGGGATACCCAACATCTTCTCAGTATAACTACCCCAGTTCTCACGAGTAGCTGGAAGTTGGTTAGCCCGTTCACCAGCATAAACGTTGTAGATGTAACGATCCCAAGCACCGCCACCGTTAGCATTGGATGCAGCTAGGTTATTAGCTTTCATACCAGTCATGAATTCAACGAGGAATGTCTTCCCACCGATAATGATTTCTTTACCAGTCTGAGCTGTGTTAATAGCTGGCCATGTTAATGCAGCGCGTAGCGGTTTCTTGGCGATGTAGATATTGTATCCGTTGTCTTCAACAAAGTGTAGCCACCCGGCATCACTGTTAATAGATACACCAGCGGTTAAACCTATTTGGCTTGCTAACTGCGAACCGGTAATGAAGTTCTTAGCGCTCACCACCCCTTTAAATGGCGTCCCAGCCGGAAAGGGTAAATTACTGTCATCCGAAGCGGGGGCCTGATTTCCAGACACTAAGAGTTGTTCTAGCATGATAGGTTTCCTGAGGATATTTATATAAGCATAGGATTAAGCCAATACCTACCCGATTATGATATGTTTAAGATTATCTTTGGAGCGAGTATGAATTCGCTAGACCTTTTGATCCGTCGAATTAAAGACCGGATAACCGTTTCTAATGAAGATGCGGTTGATATAGTAAAGCAGTACTGGGATGACGCCGTAGATACAGTTAAGGGTTACTGGCAGGACGTTGACGAGGCGATCGTAGAAGAAACGGGCATTCCCCGAGCTTCTCTATCACAGCTCTTAGACGACAACCGGCAAGCTCATAGCTATGCTAACGTTGGCGGTAACTCAGGGGTAGCCAGTTACGATCTTGGAGATGATTGGTTTCTAGTGAACTTCACAACTGGTTCTCGATACCTCTACACCACCAAGTCTGCTACACGCGAACAGATTGAAGAAATGAAACGGTATGCTAATGATGGTAAAGGTCTGAACTCCTACATCATGCGTACTCTTAAAACCAATTATGCTGGACGAAACGTTAAAGGAGAGATCCTCATTAAACCGGGGATGGAACATTACTCTCGCCATGCATTTAAACGAATCGAACTATTAGAGGCATACCGAAGTACCATGAACACACAAGTCGTAAGTACTGAAGGGTTGATTGCCGATATTAAGAAATTCTTCGGAGTATCGAACAAATCCGCTAGAAAACTCTTTATTGACAACACTTTCGGCTGGAGTGTAATAGAACACATTGAGCGCGATATCCTGAGACCAGAATGGTTGAAAGACCAAACCTACAACAAAGGTGAGGTTAGTGGTAAGAGCGTTCTGAAGTATATAGGTAAAAACGGTAAGGTTGATATCACTGGTGCAAATAAACAATTGGATGCTTTCCTTGCGGCGCGCATACGAGTTAAGAAAGCTACCGATGACTGGCGCCGTAAAACTAAGCCAGTTGCCGATATACTGATGCAAAACGCTAGAAAGCTAACGCCTGAAGTCTATGCCAGTGCCAAAGCAGCCATGGATAAAATCCCAGTCGAGAAATATGACGTGAACTATCCAACTACCCCAGTGGTGGGTAATGGTAAACGTCATGAGAATCCTAAGCGGGTAGATTTTGTTTACACACCAGTTGACCAGCCGATACCGGCACTCGATGAGGGTGAGGCTCTTAAATTAGCTGCGGATATCCAACGGTCGATTGACGAGTTTAAGAAAAACATGACGGGTGCACCAGATGAATGGCCCGATATCATGCATGCCATGGTTTATACCATGCAACCCAAGAACTACGGTGGTGTTCCTTACGACGATTGGAATTCTCTTATTTGGGATATCCTTAGCCCAGACACTAACGAGACAACTCACTATAGCGGCATGATCGCAAACCGACTGTACTGGGATGCAATCGTGGGGTTAGTTCGATATCTTGATGTATCAATCAAAGGGGACACTATTATTTCTGGTGAAAATTACACACCTTCGAATGTTAAAGAGGCTAATATGCATCGCACGCTGCTAAGATATAAAGACCAAATTAGTAAGGCCGGCCAAGACGGTCTTGATCCGGTGGCCAGACAGTTTATGTCGGTAGGTCTTGAGTCATTGGGTGGTGAACCATTGTCAACCCATGGTACCAATGCTCCAACCAATAGCTCTGAAGCGTTTAATGACCCAATGGTCCCCTCTATGGAAGACCTGCTTGGATCAATTAAGAAGTTCTTCACTAAAGGTAAGGACACCGCTATCTACGATACCGTAGGTAAAGGCTTCCTTCAAGATCTCGTGCACGAAGTGAAGAAGTATACCGATCCTAACTGGGTTAAGACCCTAGGTGTAGTAGAACCTCAGAAAGTAAGCGTGGATGGTGCTAACCTTATTGCCGATTTTGACAAAGTCGTTCCAGAGTTTATTAAAGCCTGTCAAGCCAACCGCGTGGAACACCACAAAGTGACCGAGCAAGCATTCAGTAACATGGAAACCGTGATGGACATGGTCAAACGTAAACAGCTTGATAACTCAACTAACGTTGAGAAAGCCATTACGATCATGAAAGCTACTCGTCAACTGAAAGCTCCTAAGGTAGAAGTACCTAAGGTGACTATGCAGAAAGGTGAAGTCAAGACCTTGAACGCTGAACAGATTGTTGATCACGCTAAGAAGGTACATGCCTTGTTCGATGTTCTGGGTGCCGATCTGACATTCGTTAAAAGGTGGAATGATAACTTCATTAACACCCATGCTTGGATGGATTGGAAGTACGTAGGTAAGTCCAACTACAGCGAGCTGTATCAACAAGTAAAAGATCCTAAGTTTACTGAACTGTATCAGAAGGCAATGGAAAATGTTTACGACATGCATCGTGTAGGCGTGGAGTTCCATAAACTACAGCCTTACATCATGGCCGTATTCCAACTGATTGAGAAATCGGTTAAAGACAAGTGAGGTTAGCATGTCTATCACTACCCTAACGAAATACAAAGACCAAATTAGTAAGGCTGGTCAAGATGGTCTTGATCCAGTGGCATGTCAGTTCATGCAAGCTGGTTTGGAGTCAATGTGTAATGTGTTGACAACATCATTGGAACATCAGGATGACAGTACCGCTACGCAGCGACTAGAAGCGATCGTTGACAAACAACTGGTGTCTAATGAAGGCATCTTCGATAACATCAAGAAATTGTTTGGCGGTAAACCAAAGCCTAAGGACGATGGTCCTGTTCCAGAAGCAGCTATCGAAATTAGTTCTGTCGATAAAGCTGAAGCATTTGTTAAGTCTACAGATACTGAAATCCCAGCCAAGACGGTAAGTAAAGGTTATAGTGCCTTGTTCCTTAAAGGCGGTAACTATAATCCTAATTGGCTTAAAGACCTAACCAAGGATTTGACTGAGTATGAGAAACTCATCCGCGCAACCGTTAACTATGAAAAGGTAATGAAGCGTTGGCACGACAAATATAAATCGCAGCTGGACAACTTCGTTGGTGACACTGAGCGTCAACCAGAATTCCTGGCCGTACTTAAACAATACGTGAAAGATCAACCCAAGCCATGGATCGAACTTTATCCATCAAATCACGACTACCTGATCTTCGGTAAACAGTTGGACGATGGTGAGGACTTCGATCGGGATGTTCCTGGGTCCGCTGGAACCACCGCCGTAGATATTCCAGAACAATCAGCTACCCAAGTAAGGCAGGTCGTTAACAAAGTTGTGACGGTTTACAATGATCTTTACAACGTGATCTACGATATGGGTTACTATGGTGCAGACTTCACCGATGCTCCTTTCCGTGGCTATGCGTTCGATGAGGAAGTGGTCGAGGAACTTAATAAGCTTCGCATTCACGCACATGCTAACAATAACCCAGTTGATTGCGCCAGTTCGATCGATAGTCGCCTGAGTACTATTCTCTCGTGCTTAGGTAACTATGTGAGTTAACTTAACGCCTCCCTTCGGGGAGGCTTTATGTCGTCAAGGATTACTGACCTGTGAAATCGTACGTAGCAATCCCGCTACATTAACTGATACCAAATCCCATTGGGGAACAGGATACAGAAAATGATGAAGCTAAAAGAAGCAGAACCCGTTGACGAAGTTGTACACTATAACCCACACCACCTGATCGAAGGTGATGCTGCGGAATATGATCCGAACTCTAAAGCTCGGAACGCGGGTCAATATAAATACCAACTGCTTGATGCACTATACCACTACTTCGATCCAGAGCCACACGGCGATAATGACGATCCAAAACCAGATACTGAAGGTGAGAGACCAGACTCATTGGTAGGTCACTCGGAAGCTATCGCAAAACTATTGGGCGGTGGGTTCTACCTAGACGCAGGTGATGATCCGCTGAATGCGTGTGCCCTCAGAACAGAAGTAGGTTTTACTCAGTTTCGAGATAGTACCACATTTATTGGTGGTGAGATCACCCGTGGACACCTACCTCAAATCCGACGTTGGTGCTACGCTCATCTCGGTAATGCCATTTATCTCGATGCAACTGGTTATTCGGATGAATGGGAAGTAGGTAAAGAGCAATCAGCATTTGAACAATTGATGTCTCTAGCTGGTCGTACCAAGGAAGTCATTGACGATGGGATCTGCAAGAACTGGCCAACGAATTCCAAAGCTGTGATGAACTTCATCAATGCTAACCAGACTGATCCGATCTACAGTATCAACCGCATCTACGAAGAGAGTGAACAGGTCGAAACGAAATGGCTTATCGAAGGGCGGTTCTTGGCAGAAGAACTAATCAAGATCCCAGGGTTCCAACAGAACTTTAACAAGCTGGTTATCTTCGGCGCGATGCGTTATATCCTCGCAGGTGAGATAAACCTGAACAAGCTCTACCGCTTGATGGCTAAGCTTGGCCGTATCAATACCAAACTTTACTTCGTAGGTTAATCATGATCCCAGTATTGGACTTAAAGAAACTTCGCGCAGCTGTTGAGAACCAATCTCCAGAAGAGCGTCGACGTAATCGACAACAGTCGCAAGAACTACTCAAAGCTGCTATTCGCTCGATTGATGAGTGCAAGCGAATCTGTGAAGAGAAAGGCATCCCCTACGTACCTTGCGTAGCTGCTGATCCATACGGGTCAACTTACTTCACTGGTGCAACTCGTCGACCAACTCAGGTTCGACTAGGCGATATCTGGAATAAGTGATAATAGCCCCTACCTTCGGGTAGGGGCTTATGTCGCAATGTTATAGACTTTCAAACTGGTGAGTGTTATGATCGAACTATTAATAGTTGAGGAAAAGATAGTAACTGGTCCTATTCCAGGTACTCCCACGCTTTTAGCGGGTAACGATCAACTAGGTTGGTATGGTGAAGTGCCAGTAACAGATTTTATAAATGGTCCAGATCTAGCTACACGCGTGGGTCTAACTTTGGGTACTAGTCAAAACCCAACCGGAGCATGGCTAAAGTTTGCCTATCAAGGTAAAATACTTTTTATTGCTAAGCAAACATATCGCCACTCTATATCGATGGATGCTTTCCTCAATGCACAGATTGCAACTGGCAATAGAACTGTAACCATAGGTGGTCGAACCTACCGGATAAGATTGATGACCGGTACTGACGGTGCAGGTGAACTGGTAACCGGTGGGGAATGGAATGCACTGATGTATCGCGTAGCTGCCGGTACACAAATTCCCGCTGAAGATAAGTGGGCGAACTACACCACATCTGAAATGAGTTATGGTTCAGGCGGCAATGGCTATATTACCTGGTGTCGTGAAGTTAGAGCCTCAGCAGGCGCTATATACGCCACACGTGGTAACGGCAGTATAACAGCCATCCATGGCTATACCAAAGCCACCGCATCTTTTCAATATGGTTGGCGACCAGTACTTGAGTTAGTTCCATGAGGTTACTATGATTGAATTAATGTTAACGGTCCCTAAGCCAGTGGTCAACCCTTGGCCGGCAGGTATCCCTGGACCGCAGACCATAGCTACAGGTGATCAGAATATCGGTTTCTTTGGTGAAGTGTCGGGTACTGATTTTATTACTTACCCTGATCTACAAACCGCAGTTGGCTTTACAACTGGCAACGCGATGAACCCGACTGGTGGATGGCTAAAACTAGCTTATAAAGGGAACGTCCAGTTCATCTCTAAACTTAGTGTTAGGAACAACGTTTCTTGGGCAGCTATGAATACGCTGGGTATTGTATCAGCCGCTCAGAATAAATTGATTACTATTAAAGGTAAGGTTTACCGTCTACGCCTGATAAATGGTGTCAATGTCGACCCGTATCCAGTTAACGCCGATGATGCCACTGGTGGACCATACACAACTGGTACTGAATGGAACCATCTTATCTATGGATTGCTATCAACCGCAGTTGGTGCACAGAACCTAGAGGGTCCGGCGTTGGCCACCTACGGTACTACTGATTTGGGACTGTCTCCATTTGGCAACGGTACGAGTATCCTTGTTAAGGAACTGGGTCCGGGTCCAGTGTCTATGGTTCGTGGTAACGCTAGTGGTGCTGTGCGTGGACTTTATCGTTATGCAGCGCTAGCTAACGCGGATACGATCCGTGGATGGAAACCTGTGCTGGAATACGTCAGCGGTTAAATAATACTTTTGTTGCAATAGTATGTAGGACTATGAATCCTCAACGATTTCAGGAAGTTAGTAGATTGCTTAAATGTGATTAAAAGCTTCCGCTTATTTGGAGAGGTTCCCGAGCGGCTCAAAGGGACCAGACTGTAAATCTGGCGTCTATCGACTTCCAAGGTTCAAATCCTTGTCTCTCCACCAAATACAGAGGTGTTTGATATGAAGGTTAAAATTAATCCCCGCCCATTAGTCAACCATGGTCCAGCTGATTGTCGCTGTTGCTCACGGTTGAACTGGAAGGATCTTAAACTTGATAAGCAAATTCTCAAAGAAGCTGTAAACGATGCTGACTACGCCCTCAGCAAACGTGAACAGCGTGCATAGTTACATGATTCTTGCAGCGGCTGCGCCTGAGTAAATGCTGTCTTAACTTAACGTTACGGCGTTAGGAGAATCACCCAGTTACATTCCATGATAGCTCAGTTGGTAGAGCCCACCGCTGTTAACGGTGTTGTCCCTGGTTCGAGTCCAGGTCATGGAGCCAATTTAAAAGAGAACTTCGGTTCTCTTTTATTCAGTGTTACACATGCCTAGCTCAATTGGCAGAGCAGCTGCCTCCAAAGCAGTTGGTTCCAAGTTCGATTCTTGGGGTGTGTGCCAAATTGAATGTAATGTAGAACTCGGGTTCAACTCCTGAGATTTGGACGGCCCGCCTAACAGGGCTATTAGCTTAAGCTGGTTAAAGCGGCATTACATTCGACTTAATCCCTGTGCACGGGGATACAATGTTCATGTGGATTACGATAGTGTGAGCGCCTCGTAAGCGTGAGAAGACCCTAGGCCTCAGGACAGAGGGAAAAGACCCGTAGCCACCGGAGAGAACATTGTAGTGCGTATACTTGGACGTCCCTCCATCGAACTGAAGCGTAGTTGGGAAACCAGTGTGATATTTGAGAGTCCTTCGGGACTCTCTTATGTCGTCTCAAGGATTACCAGACGGTATAGATGTATAGTTAACTAATCGAGGTGAGTATGATTACAGATAACCTGTTCGATAAAATCCTAGCTCAGATCGCCCCAACTCGGGAAGAACGCCTAGCTCAGGCAGCTGACCGTAGTCGAGTAATCAACGAGCGTCTAGCTAAACAACACGAAGCACAGCGAGTAACTCCCGAGCTATTAGCCAAGCGGTGTACGCTATGAATCTATTCAGCTTACTGGGTGTGACCAAAGACGAAGTTGCAAAAATTACATCTAAGCGTTTGAACGCAATGCGGGAAATATTGACTAAGTCCAATAAAGGTTACGTTAGCCACTCACGTGTAGATCAAGAGACCTGTCCACACTCCGAGTGGGCTCCCGAAACGAAAGAAAACAACTGGCGCAGCTTCTGCCTTAAATGTGGCGTTAAAGCTCAGGGTAGTTGCCAAGCGTAATCCAAGGAATATTCAATATGTGCCAACCATGCTGTGATAACACGTACCAGAAATACATTACCGAAACCGGTGATGTGACAGAGACTTTCCTCCAACAGAACTACGGCGATAATGCTAAAGTGGTTGCAGTTGAAGATACTACCTCCGAATTAGGTAAATGGATCTATAGTCGTGAACAACGTTATCCGGTCTACCATCACGTCGAGGTAGGTACAGCTAAAAGAAAGATCTGTATGTGCGATTGCCATAAAGTCGGATCTAATATAATGCATTGAGGCGAGTATGCAAGATTATCATCGGACAATGGACCGTATCATAGCACGTGAGTTTCCTAGGCTATCGTCTAAGAAGCGCGTTTATATTCGGCACCGTGTTTGTCGCTACATCAAGAATTTCAAGAATGATAACTACCACGTAGTAATCGGTGCTAATCCAGTATCTGCTGGACACTACACCAACGACGATATCATCTACGTCGGTTCAACTAAAATCTACATCAGCATATTGGTGGACTAATGTCAGCCCTAAACCTTATCAAACGCTATACCGCCAAAGCTGCGGGTATCATTGTAGACCGTCACGCTCCAGCACCAACTGGGAAGCTCACAGAGGACCCACAAGGCGAATGGATGAAGTGGAACGACCTCGCTATCCTTTACAACAAAGGCATCCTGATCGAGAAGACAGAGGCCTTGGATGATCTGGTAGCTGATGGGCATGCTCAACGTGCTTTCATCCGTGATGCTACTGCAATAGGTTATACTGACTTCGATGAGATCATGCGTGTCCTTAAAGAATGTCGTGATCATGTTTTGGTTGAACGTGAGTTTGAGATCTGGTCTGTCGGTTACCGGGATAATGGTAACCATACGCCACCTTTCTTGCTGGGTAAAGCTAAAGCCATGAGTTTCAACGAAGCATGCGTCAAACTAAAAGCTGAACTGGGCCCACAAAAGACTGATGATTGGAAAGTGGATCAGTACGGACGGCACAGCGATTGGTGCGGTTACCTCAGAGCATCTGAGAAGCTCAACTAGCCCTGTGATAAAATACCCAGTCACATCATCTAATGAAGTCGGGTGAGACACACTACGACACTTCTAAAGAGAAATCAAAATGCACGTAAATGAAGGCGATATCGCCAAGTACATACAAGAACACGATGACCTGTACACCTGCACCATCGACGGTAAGAAACAAGTACTGGTTGCTAAAGACAGTCACACGCTGGTCGTGAAAGACATTGAAGGCTACTTCATGTCGTTCGATTCGAATAAGGCACTGTTTGTTACAACTATGACTGGGGGAACGGTTCAAGTTGAAGTAGATGCAGTTTTCCCGTCTGAGTTGATAAAGGCTATTAAAGACGAAGCACTAGATAAAGCTATCCGTCATAGCCTCGAACGACTGCTCCCAGCTGCGGAAGAGATGATCAAGCATTACACTGCATTCGATAAGGCTCTACCCATAGCTCGCATGAAGACATATCTCCGTGTGTATGTCCTTAAAGATGCCGACTTCAGTCAAGCAGGTAAAGGTTCTGTGGTGATCTGTCCCACTGACAATGATCCGACAGGTCAGGATCGTGACATCATTAAAGGGTACGTTTACTGTAGCGAACATGACAGCATCAAGTTCGAGACCGTTCAAGCTTGGCGCTATCGTCGGGTAAGCGCAAGTAGTATCTTCACTTGTAAGTACGATACGAGCTGGATCTCATTGATGTCAGCGTAATAATACTCGTTGGTAGATAGTATGTAAGACTAACAGTCTCACTCGTCCAACTACCTGCCCCTAATCCCCTCAGACTAGGGCCACAGACTGTAGGTAGTTGTGATTAAAAGTATCCCGTGACGCTCTCTGACAAGTCGGAATAAGAGAGTATCAGGAAAGTCGAAGGCCCGCACCCCTAATAGGCTGAACATCTGACGACTCAGGTACTAGGTCCGTCCGCTCAACGTGCAGAGCACCCTTCCCCAAGGTATCATGGGCTGAAGCGAAACAGTAAACTCGTCCTTTAGACCCTACCTTCGGGTAGGGTTCTATTCCGCAAAATGAGAAGATTACAAATATGCAAAATGTCAAAGATCGAGTGGATGAATTAATCACTCTATACACTGGACCTGAGTTCAAAGGTTGCACGGCTGCCGCACGTGGGTATCATCTGGTACGAGCATTGGACTACGAAGTCTACTGCCAACTGTTCTCACCTTGGAAACCTACAATCGACTACAAACAAGCAGGTCCCCATGAAATCACAGTAACCATAACCGGTTATTCTCCACAGGCTTGGTCTATCAATATTAAGGACTCAGACAATGAGAAAACTTGAGGTAATGCGTAACAACATCCAACGCTTTAAAGCTCAACGCGAACAAAGATTAACTGATGAAAAACCGATCCATCCAGAAATTCTATCACGCCCTATAGGCGAGGATTATTCACTAAGTGATCGAGTATTAGCCCCACCATATAACCTGATCTATTGCTACTATAGTAACACCCATGAGTTCGCCAAGCAACATATCCTAGGGGATAGTAGTCTTACACGAGAACAACAGCGTGATATGTTAGAAGAACACTTACTGGGTCTTTGGAAAGCACAAAAGACGAGCGAGGCGTTGGGGTGCTCAAATAGATATAGTGATTGGAAACCATCTGTTAAATGTGGAATGGCTGGACTCGAAATTTATCTAAATCGTACGCTAGTGATGTCACTGAGCTGAAAAAAAAATAAGGCATATACCAGCTCCCGAAGGAGCTGGCTTTATGTCGTCATTTGACAATATGCTTCACCTTCAGAACCTTTACGGTCTTACCGACTGACTGGTCACATTTAGTACCAGCGTACAGCTGATAATACTCACGATCAGAGAAGTCAGGGAACTGACGTTGCATCCATTCGTAGGAGGCTTCTTTAGGCCACTCACGCATGTTTGCAAGAGCATCTGGATCAACTACCATGTGGTAGGCAACCCAACCGGCACGGTCACCCGGATTAGCCAAAGCGGCTTCGGACAACTTCACGCTGATCTCAGTATCATCAGCACCTTTGTCCATCATGCCTTTAATGAAGCCGGCAGTCTGGGTTACAGCATCGCAAACTTCCGGGGTGATCTTAGCATCCTTCTTAGGAAGCTTATACAACACCTCGTAACGATCATTAAGCATTTCGTTACCGAAGGCAGGTCGTGACATTGTCATGGAGAAAGCCATGATAAAGCAGAACACACCAACAGCTAACATTACGCCAAAGAAAGCGTAGCCTACAGTTTCAACATTATTGCGTCGGGACATCATGAAATTCCTTTTTGAGGTTAATATTCACATGTGTAATATAGGGCTCAAAAGGCTTACAATAAATACTAGCGAGGTAGATAGTGTAGACAACAACTACACGAGGTTCTTATGCACTGTCCAGACTTCATCACCCATATGCATGTCAAAAGTCGCTTTAATGACCAAGTCGATGATTGGGTTAAAACTATATCCGATGCTATTTCATTAGTGGTTAAACGTAACCTGTCGGCTACCCGTAATCAACTCATTAACATCGTCAAAGCTGATTTGAATTACCAGTTCGAATCGCAGACTATCCCACCGTCTATCTGGGTGAGTGACAAAGGTGAGCGGCATATCAATATCATCGTTACGCTGTTTGATATCGGTAAGATGAAGTTTAAGGTAATCGTACCTTCACTGCGTACACCTGAAGAGATTCAAAAGAAAGCACGCTATGACCTAGGTTGCCTGATTGGTGATCTATCGCAAGACGTTTACGAGTGCAGCTATAATGACTTCGACGTATACGTTGGATGGAAAAGCAAGACACTCAATTCCTATTGGTCAGGGATGTCTGAATCCTTTAAGGACAATCTTCGTACACCGCACAACCGTCAGCTGTTCATCGAGTATTGCAATAAACCCGGCTGGGACTGGGAAGCACTGCTTGATGGACTTTACGAGAAAGCTCAAGGCTGGCCTACTGATTGGCTAGACTCCTACAAAACACCGGATGAACTTTCAACCTTACCCTATTACCAGTATACAGAGGCAGCATAATGACTCAGTTGATCTTCAAAGAGCACCATTCGCAATTAGACCGATCAGTTAACTTCGAACATGTCTTTGAAGATCATAAGGGGCGATTGGAGGCACGTTACGTACAAAGGGTAGACGATTACTTTATCGTGTATCTTTCGTCTCAGACGGGATGTAAGCAGGCTTGCCGGATGTGCTGGTTGACAGCAACTGGTCAAACCGATTCACGTGATGTGACAGTACAGGAATACTTCGAACAAGCTGAGCGTGTATTCGATCATTATATCGACATGATCCGTAATAACCGGAGTGGTAGTGCTGCTACTAAAGTACACTTTAACTTCATGGCTCGTGGTGAGCCTTTGGCAAATAAACATTTCGTTGAAAATGCTGACGAGATCTTACGGGGTCTTAAGCGTATGGCCGAACAATGGGGTCTAGAAGCTAAGTTCCTGATCTCCACAATAATGCCTAAAGAGTTTGATACATACGAACTAACGGATGTGTTCAAAGATCCAAGTGTAAGACCTGAGATCTATTACTCACTGTATTCAACCAATCCTCGCTTCCGTAAGAAATGGTTACCTAAAGCAATTGACCCCGGCATTGCTCTTACGTTACTCACTCGCTGGAACCGCTCAACGGGCAAAGTTCCAAAGATCCATTACGCTTTCATTGAAAACGAAAACGATACACTGCACGATGTGAAAGAAATCATCGATCTGATCGATCATTACGGATTAGACGTTAACTGGAACATCGTTCGCTACAATCCTCCAACCGGGCACTGGTCACGTGAACCATCTGAGAAACAGATTGATTATCTATACCAGTACATCCAGAAGCGCTTGCCTGAAGCACGCGTTAAACTAATCCCACGTGTCGGTACAGATGTGCAGGCTTCTTGTGGGACATTCCTTAAATAGGTGTAACATGAAACTCCCGCAATTCAAAATAGAGAAACTCGTAAACAAACCCGGTAATGAAATGTGGCGCATCGGTGGAGGCTTCCATGCTTACCGTGGCTACTTCCGTATCGACATAGGTACTGTGGGTTATCGCATTACTCGTGACTTCGATTACACTGCTGATTTTAATCGTCTGTATAACCAGCTTACTGATGAGAACCAGAACACCGTGATGCGCCATATGGATACCCTGATGGCAGAAGCCCGTGAGAACCCAAGTATCGAAACCATAGATATTTGCCGTGGCGGTAACTGCATCGTTCGTGAACGTGTTGACTTGTGGCAGAAGATGTGGGCACGCACTCGTGAACTGCTCCGCGCCCAGAGGACTATGAAATGAGTGTACCTTTCGATGAGATCAAAAACGCTGTAGGGTCAGATCCTAGCTATGCATGGAGTTGGCACTGTAACTTGGCAATGTCGGCTTTAGATGCATCTAAGGGGACGATTGACCATACCACAGCTAACGTTATCGCTGCTGGTCAAATGCGACATCTGTTCCAGTACGATATCACCGTACTGCAAGAGTATAAAGATGTAGTTGCGTCAGGTGATGCTATGGCTTTGGATGATGACGATCCAGATCAAGAGTCTACGTTGCAACTGATCCTCAATCTCTTGCGTAAGATCGCAAAAAAATAAAGCATAAGACCCCTCCCGTTAAGGAGGGGCTTTATGCCGTCTTATCGTGAACGCAGCTTCTTTAGATCGTACGCTGTTATCTCAACAGCCTCGATAGTCTTTCGACCTTCTTTCAAAGCCTTGTATGCACGATGAAACCCATCAAGTGTTTTGAGCGTACCATCTGCATCTCGAGTCACAATGATAGGGAAACCATCGATGACTATATTAGCTAATCGTTTCTTACTAATACGGTCATGTGGATACTGCCAACGGAGTTCTTCTAGATCAACCGTTATTACAGGTTTATCCTTGGCATACTCTATTAGTTCATCCACAGTATAGCTCCCATGAGCCTCCTGAGCGATCGATTTGCAGAACTGCATGAGGTTTACTCGTGCCATTGTTATCGCACTCCTGGGCGACGCTTAGAACTCTGACGAGACTCTACGGTAACCACCGGGGTAGTCGCCTGTTTGAGGAACTCGACCTTTTCCTGCAAAGCCAATTTCTGGTCAGCAGACAAGATCAAATGCTCGTCAGGTGGAATGCCCTTTTGACCGTTACATTGCCAGTCGTAATCTCTCGGATGACATACGCCATCAGGATGTCCTAAGCGAACTACTGGCTTGATACCAGTGTCGCCTAGACGCGGTACAGCCTTCCCGTGAGCAATGATGATATCTGCTTCATCAATGGCTTCTGGATCGTCTGTAACGCTCACACCCAGATCTTCTACGAACTGGGTGATATCGTTGTAGTACTCTAAGGCTAAGTCAGTCTTGACGAACCTTGGACCACCTTTAAGCAACACGGCTCTCAACATGACCGTCTCCTATATTAGTTTCATAGGATTGGGTCACTTTGGCCGCGAGCGCTTTCCACCAGACACTGGCTTCAGCACGATTGCGGAACCGTGGGGAACGGAACATCACCGTGATATGAGAGATCTTACCAGAAATCTCGATCTCACGTGGTAAGGACTTCGAACGGATTTCAATGGTTGGTTGGGAAGCCCGAGAAGTAATGTCACGTACAGTCGACAACTCCGAGAGCAGATCGTTCATCATAAACGGATTGTCGCAGATGAACTGAATGAAGCCATTAGATACGTCTTCACCGATACCACTGTGAGACATAGCTACAACCGAACCCAGATTGCGGTTCCAGATATAGTTAACGAAGGTCAACATATCGGTGTTGTACTTGTCCCAACGCCCACCATCTTGCTTAGTGGCGAAGTGATCGTACAAAGCTTCATGTGACAGGTTCTTGCAGTTTACAGCTACGGAGGGAAGTGTTGGCAGACCCATATCAAAATCCTTTTGTGTGATTAGTAACAGTGGTGATAGCGTCCAGTAGATCTTTCCACCAGCGAGCTTTAATGCGTTCGTTATGGAATGCCATCGTCCGAAGAGTCAGAGAGTGCATACCCATGGTGTCGTAAGTGTTGGTATCGTGATACAGTGGGTTAGCATCCACATCAAACATCAGATGGGCCTTCTCGTTGTGCAGTCGCATCCAAGTCTGTGCTTGGTTCAGGATCGCTAAGAAAGCAATGTGGGTAGCAGCATCCTTAAAGATCCAGGTGATGTAACCCTTGTTAAGATTGCGGTCAGGATGACCTTCACAACTGAATACACTCACAGCACCGTGATTCACCATCGCGTACTTGATGACCGGCATGATCAGTGGATCGACGTCCTCGCCTTGCCCATGGACCGTATCGATCAGTTCATTGTACTTACGCTCAAAGAAAGCAGCGTGACCGTCACTACCATATCCCCAGAAACCACTCATACCGAAACTCCTTTGACCAATTCCATTAATAGAAACGACATAGAACCACCGAGCACCAACCCGATGGTAAGATTGAATACTGCTTGCTTCTGACGCTTTGTACGAGCCCGTTTAGCACGGGTTAATGGATCATCAAACCCCAACATCGTTTTACTCCTTATTATTGCTTAGAACCAACCAGAGACCTTCCACGAACGTGGATACTTCTCCCAGTTGACTTTAAAACCTTTTATACTCAACCAGTCTGCCTGAGCGTTATTAAGGCAGTATTGATTATCTGGATTTGGTTCGTCATCTAGATCTCGGAATTCAACTTCGGATTCCTTTGCAGCGATGGCTTCATTAATACGTGCCAACTGTCCCTTCATCGTCCCGTCATTGATCAGCATATCGCGGATCTCTTGACAGTGATTCAGGTCGTCAAAGAAATCGGCGAATGTAGCAAACGCGAGTGAGACAAAGCGGTACTCTTTATCGGGGTAGATACACACGACGTAAGGGTACGTACTAGGTTCATCATTAACGCCGCGAACGCTGGCCTTGGAACCGAGTTCTTCTTTTTCGATGACCAGATCAATAACCGACTGTAGCTCACCTTCGCTTTCAATCCGAAAGCGATACATGTCTGATGAGCCGATAGCTTCATTACGTACTAACTCTTTCATAGCAAGTCCTTAGTCGATATAGTAACGGTAAGCCAGTCGGTCCACAGTGGTGATAAACCCAATACCGGGTTGACCTTCAGTTTGAGACATGTTGAATCTGGCGATGCCTACCAGACGTAACTGTACTGGATGACGCCGGTAATTTTGGAAGAGCGGGTTCCTTACCGTACGGTAAAGCTTTTCGAGTTCATCTTGCAATGTCATACTTGCTCCTTAAGACGAAATAAAGCCCCCGCCAGATGGCAGGGGGCTTGGGCTATAATCTAACTACTACGTGCTGGCCAGCGCAACCCCCAGCGTATGCAGAGGTATCGCAGTTGTCAGTCGCTACTACTTACCACCCACAAACGCGTATGGTTTCGTAACTTCGCTATCCACAGTGAGTACCAATCAAAGGGATAACGCTTCGGTTCGACCATTGGTGATGGTCACTATGTTCTTCACAAGACAATATCCGAATATGGGTATTGCTTCACGTATACCGAAAGTTCAGTTATGCTAGGCGGAGTTCGATCAAGGCACCCAAGTTGTTGCTTATGGTGACGGGGACCCTACTTGGGGAGATGACCCTTGAGAACTCCTTTACTGTTAGGATCACTGCCAAAGCAATGTTCCGAAAGTTGGAGCCCGCGATCTGGGGTGTTGCCAATGGAAGGCATGATGATCACGGGAGGAGCATTCACTCCTATACTATTACACTGAGAGTATTTATTTATTCAACAACTCATTGTATCGTTTGAGTCGAGCACGGGCACGTTGCAAGACACCGAAGAGAAACCACTCTACGCAAACAACCAACGCAAGGTATGCGGCGAGCAACCACTTCAACAAAATGTGGTCTTCGATCCTTGGAACAATCATGATCTTAATCAGATCAGGAAAGATGTTTGGTGGGATACAGACAGCGACGTAGAACATATACGTGATCACCATAAAGATGAACAACATGCTCGCCCAGCGTTTAGCTTCAAGCTTTACCGTTTCCCACTTACTCAAGTCTTTTGTGGTCTGCAAGGTTAATCTCCAACCATTCAAAGGATTCAACATTCTTAGCTTCTTCGATTTTAAGCTTGACCTTGGTAGTCCGACCTTCATGGTTAACTTGGCTAGTGCGACACCCTACACCGATGGCAAACTTCTTCACAGTTTCATGAATCAGATCATGCACTGGATTCCGTTCACCTTCAGCTTTGGGTTTCGACTCAACTTCGTTCCACAACACGATTACAGAGAAGTCTTCCGTCCCCTCGTATTCAACTGGTTGGTTAACCAAGGACAAGGTGAAATGCTCAAGGTCCTTACTAGCGAACCTTGAGTTGTTTCCGAGCGTATGCCAGTTACGTACTAGGTCGATAATAAGGATCTGAGAGTTCATGCTTAGCCTCGTTTGCTACGATTGCGTGGGACCGTTTGGATTTCGCTGAACCGGATGGACAGATCAGCACCGAAGGTATCAGGGAACA